TAAGAATTGCACTAGTTGTAGAAACCAAGGACAAACTGCTTACATATGATAAAGAGCCTAGTCCATCGACTGTTGAAGGGATCCAAGTATCAAGAATTGCAGTTGTTGTAGAAACTAAGGACAAACTGCTTACATATGATAAAGAGCCTAGTCCATCGACTGTTGAAGGGATCCAAGTATCAAGAATTGCAGTTGTTGTAGAAACTAAGGACAAACTACTTACATATGATAAAGAGCCTAGTCCATTAACTGTTGAAGGTATCAAAGTGTTAAGAATTGCACTAGTTGTAGAAACCAAGGACAAACTGCTTACATATGATAAAGAGCCTAGTCCATCGACTGTTGAAGGGATCCAAGTATCAAGAATTGCAGTTGTTGTAGAAACTAAGGACAAACTACTTACATATGATAAAGAGCCTAGTCCAGTTATTGATGATATAAGAGTTCCTGTATCTACAATACTATATATATTAGATCCTGAGGCTAGAGATAACGAGCCGTTACTGGTACTAAGATTTGTATATCCACCGCCAGCATCATTAATATTCATTGTTTTTGTAAAAAAGTTTCCTAAAACTTCAAGAGTATTAAGTCCATACACAACCATTGTATATGTACAAATTGTACTTGCGTTAATTGATCCTACATTCATATTCGCTGTGCGTGTATTGATTGTACTAATAGTATCTACATAGAGAACATTTGAAGAATATATAAAGTTCGAATATCCTATAGCAAGAGTTCCTATATCATTTGTAGTTAAAACAGCATTTTCAATATTTACATTCATTTGTGCTCCAGTTGCTCCTACCTCACCCGTTGATCCTTGATTGCCTATAATACCCTGCATTCCTTGACTTCCCTGAGATCCTTGACTTCCTTGGAATCCAATTGGTCCAATCGCCGCATCTAAATTAACCGTCCAATTACTATAAGTTCCAGATCCTACATATCTACTAATGTTTACAAATAAGTTTGGTGAAGTATAATAAGAAACTGTACCATATATTATATTATTTACTGAATTAGCAATAACACACTCCATACCCGTTGTCCATGATAGATTTGAATCAACCGTAAACTGTATATCATTAGAACCCGAACCAAGTGTAAAAGAGGATGTACTTGACGTTTTGTATCTATCAGACTCGCCCTGATTTCCTTGACTACCCACAAATCCTTGTGAACCTTGGCTACCTGCAAATCCTTGTGATCCTTGAGCTCCTGTAACTCCTTGTGATCCTGTAGATCCCTGTGATCCTTGGAATCCTGAATCTCCTTGTGATCCTTGACTACCTACAAATCCTTGACTGCCTAAGGATCCCATATCACCCTGAAATCCTTTATCGCCCTGTGATCCCTGACTTCCCGTTAAACCATCATAACCCTGACTTCCCTGAATTCCTTGACTTCCCTGAGGTCCTTGACTTCCTTGAAATCCAATTGGTCCAACTGCCGCATCTAAATTAACCGTCCAGTTACTATACGATCCAGTTCCTATATATCTATTAACATTTACAAGTAAAATGGGCGAAGTATAATAAGAAACTGTTGCATATACTATATTACTAACTGAATTGGCAATAACGCAGTCCATACCCGTTGTCCATGATAGATTTGAATCGACAATAAATTCGATATCATTAGAAGCTGAGCCAAGTGTAAAAGAGGATGTACTTGATGTTTTGTATCTATCGGACTCACCTTGAGATCCTTGATATCCTATTTCACCTTGGAATCCTTGATCCCCCTGATAACCAGTATCGCCTTGTGAGCCGATTTCACCTTGGAATCCCATATTACCTATATCTCCTATATCACCCTGGTAACCCTGACTACCTGTAAATCCTCTATCACCTTGATTTCCTAGAATTCCTTGACTTCCCTGAATTCCTTGACTTCCTTGAAATCCTTGACTTCCTTGAAATCCAACTGGTCCAACTGCTGCATCTAGATTAATTGTCCAATTACTATACGATCCAGTTCCTATATATCTATTAACATTTACAAGTAAAATAGGTGAAGTATAATAAGAAACTGTTGCATATACTATATTACTAACTGAATTGGCAATTACGCAGTCCATACCCGTTGTCCATGATAGATTTGAATCGACAATAAACTCGATATCATTAGAAGCTGAGCCAAGTGTAAAAGAGGATGTACTTGATGTTTTGTATCTATCGGACTCGCCCTGAGATCCTTGACTACCCGTAAATCCTTGTAATCCTTGACTGCCTGTATGACCTTGAGCGCCTGTGTTACCTTGAGATCCTGTAGATCCTTGATATCCTTGAAAGCCTTGAGATCCTGGAGGTCCTTCAGGTCCTACATCGCCCTCTATTCCCATTTCACCCTGGAATCCCGTATCACCCTGGGCTCCAGTATATCCAGTCGCTCCAGTATTTTGAGCTTCTCCTGGAGTTCCTTGGAATCCTTGGAATCCTTGAGCTCCAGTAGCTCCAGTATTTTCCGCTTGTCCTGGAGTTCCTTGAAATCCTTGAAATCCTTGAGCTCCAGTGGCTCCAGTTTGTCCAGTGGCTCCAGTATTTTGAGCTTCTCCTGGTATTCCTTGAAATCCTTGAGCTCCAGTGGCTCCAGTTTGTCCAGTCGATCCAGTACTTCCAGTATCTCCAGTAGATCCAGTAGCTCCAGTAGCTCCAGTGTTTTGAGCTTGTCCTGGGGTTCCTTGAAATCCTTGGAATCCTTGTGATCCAGTATCTCCTTGAGATCCAGTAGCCCCAGTATTTTGAGCTTCTCCTGGTATTCCCTGAAATCCTTGAAATCCTTGAGCTCCAGTAGATCCAGTAGCTCCAGTATTTTCAGCTTGTCCTGGAGTTCCTTGAAATCCTTGGAATCCTTGAGCTCCAGTTGCTCCAGTAGCTCCTGTATCTCCAGTAGATCCAGTATCTCCTTGTAATCCTTGGAATCCTTGGAATCCTTGGAATCCTTGAGATCCAGTATCTCCAGTAGATCCAGTAGATCCAGTAGCTCCAGTATTTTCAGCTTGTCCTGGTGTTCCTTGAAATCCTTGGAATCCTTGAGCTCCAGTATCTCCTTGAGATCCAGTAGCTCCAGTATTTTGAGCTTCTCCTGGTGTTCCCTGAAATCCTTGGAATCCTTGAGCTCCAGTATCTCCTTGAGATCCAGTAGCTCCAGTATTTTGAGCTTCGCCCGCACTTCCTTGAAATCCTTGTAATCCTTGAGCTCCAGTGTGGCCTTGAGATCCAGTAGCTCCAGTAGTTCCAGTATCTCCAGTAGATCCAGTAAATCCAGTTGCTCCAGTATTTTCAGCTTGTCCTGGGGTTCCTTGAAATCCTTGGAATCCTTGAGCTCCAGTATCGCCTTGAGATCCAGTAGCTCCAGTATTTTGAGCTTCTCCTGGTGTTCCCTGAAATCCTTGAAATCCTTGAGCTCCAGTGGCTCCTGTAGCTCCTGTAGTTCCAGTATCACCTTCTAATCCTTGGAATCCTTGAGATCCTTGAGATCCTTGAGATCCAGTATCTCCTTGAGATCCAGTAGATCCAGTAGCTCCTGTAGCTCCAGTATCTCCTTGTAATCCTTGGAATCCTTGGAATCCTTGGAATCCTTGAGCTCCAGTATCTCCTTGAGATCCAGTAGCTCCAGTATTTTCAGCTTGTCCTGGTGTTCCTTGAAATCCTTGGAATCCTTGAGCTCCAGTATCTCCTTGAGATCCAGTAGCTCCAGTATTTTGAGCTTCGCCAGCACTTCCTTGGAATCCTTGCAATCCTTGAGCTCCAGTGTGGCCTTGAGATCCAGTAGCTCCAGTACTTCCAGTATCTCCAGTAGATCCAGTAAATCCAGTTGCTCCAGTATTTTCAGCTTGTCCTGCACTTCCTTGAAATCCTTGGAATCCTTGTGCTCCAGTATCTCCTTGAGATCCAGTGGCTCCAGTATTTTGAGCTTCTCCTGGTGTTCCTTGAAATCCTTGGAATCCTTGTGATCCAGTATCGCCTTGAGATCCAGTAGCTCCAGTATTTTCAGCTTGTCCTGGAGTTCCCTGAAATCCTTGGAATCCTTGAGCTCCAGTAGCTCCTGTAGCTCCAGTAGAGCCAGTATCGCCTTGTAATCCTTGGAATCCTTGGAATCCTTGAGCTCCAGTATCTCCAGTAGATCCAGTAGATCCAGTAGATCCAGTTGCTCCAGTATTTTCAGCTTGTCCTGGAGTTCCTTGAAATCCTTGGAATCCCTGAGCTCCAGTATCTCCTTGAGATCCAGTAGCTCCAGTATTTTGAGCTTCTCCTGGTGTTCCCTGAAATCCTTGGAATCCCTGAGCTCCAGTATCGCCTTGAGATCCAGTAGCTCCAGTATTTTGAGCTTCGCCCGCACTTCCTTGAAATCCTTGTAATCCTTGCGCTCCAGTTTGGCCTTGAGATCCAGTAGCTCCAGTACTTCCAGTATGTCCAGTAGATCCAGTAAATCCAGTAGCTCCAGTATTTTCAGCTTGTCCTGCGCTTCCTTGAAATCCTTGGAATCCTTGAGCTCCAGTATCTCCTTGAGATCCAGTAGCTCCAGTATTTTGAGCTTCTCCTGGTGTTCCTTGAAATCCTTGGAATCCTTGTGATCCAGTATCTCCTTGAGATCCAGTAGCTCCAGTATTTTCAGCTTGTCCTGGTGTTCCCTGAAATCCTTGGAATCCTTGAGCTCCAGTACATCCAGTAGCTCCTGTAGCTCCAGTATCTCCTTGTAATCCTTGGAATCCTTGGAATCCTTGGAATCCTTGGAATCCTTGAGATCCAGTATCTCCAGTAGATCCAGTAGATCCAGTAGCTCCAGTATTTTCAGCTTGTCCTGCACTTCCTTGAAATCCTTGGAATCCCTGAGATCCAGTATCTCCTTGAGATCCAGTAGCTCCAGTATTTTGAGCTTCTCCTGGTGTTCCCTGAAATCCTTGGAATCCCTGAGCTCCAGTATCGCCTTGAGATCCAGTAGCTCCAGTATTTTGAGCTTCGCCCGCACTTCCTTGAAATCCTTGTAATCCTTGCGCTCCAGTTTGGCCTTGAGATCCAGTGGCTCCAGTACTTCCAGTATATCCAGTAGATCCAGTAAATCCAGTAGCTCCAGTATTTTCAGCTTGTCCTGCGCTTCCTTGAAATCCTTGGAATCCTTGGGCTCCAGTATCTCCTTGAGATCCAGTAGCTCCAGTATTTTCAGCTTCTCCTGGTGTTCCTTGAAATCCTTGGAATCCCTGAGCTCCAGTATCGCCTTGAGATCCAGTAGCTCCAGTATTTTCAGCTTGTCCTGGAGTTCCCTGAAAACCTTGGAATCCTTGAGCTCCAGTGACTCCAGTAGCTCCTGTACCTCCAGTATCTCCTTGCAATCCTTGGAATCCTTGAGATCCAGTAGCTCCAGTAGATCCAGTATCTCCAGTATATCCAGTAGATCCAGTAGCTCCAGTATTTTCAGCTTGTCCTGGAGTTCCTTGAAATCCTTGGAATCCTTGAGCTCCAGTATCTCCTTGAGATCCAGTAGCCCCAGTATTTTCAGCTTGTCCTGCACTTCCTTGAAATCCTTGGAATCCCTGAGCTCCAGTATCGCCTTGAGATCCAGTAGCTCCAGTATTTTGAGCTTCGCCTGCACTTCCTTGAAATCCTTGTAATCCTTGAGCTCCAGTGTGGCCTTGAGATCCAGTGGCTCCAGTACTTCCAGTATATCCAGTAGATCCAGTAAATCCAGTAGCTCCCGTATTTTCAGCTTGTCCTGCACTTCCTTGAAATCCTTGGAATCCTTGAGCTCCAGTATGTCCTTGAGATCCAGTAGCTCCAGTATTTTCAGCTTCTCCTGGTGTTCCTTGAAATCCTTGGAATCCCTGAGCTCCAGTATCGCCTTGAGATCCAGTAGCTCCAGTATTTTGAGCTTCTCCTGGAGTTCCTTGAAATCCTTGGAATCCTTGAGCTCCAGTGGCTCCAGTAGATCCAGTAGTTCCAGTATCTCCTTGTAATCCTTGTAGTCCTTGGAATCCTTGAAATCCTTGAGATCCAGTATCTCCAGTAGCTCCAGTAGATCCAGTGGCTCCAGTATTTTCAGCTTGTCCTGCACTTCCTTGAAATCCTTGAAATCCTTGAGCTCCAGTATCTCCTTGAGATCCAGTCGCTCCAGTATTTTCAGCTTGTCCTGCGCTTCCTTGAAATCCTTGGAATCCTTGAGCTCCTGTAGCTCCAGTTTCTCCAGTAGCTCCAGTATTTTGAGCTTCGCCTGCACTTCCTTGGAATCCTTGTAATCCTTGAGCTCCAGTGTGACCTTGAGATCCAGTAGCTCCAGTACTTCCAGTATCTCCAGTAGATCCAGTAAATCCAGTAGCTCCCGTATTTTCAGCTTGTCCTGCACTTCCTTGAAATCCTTGGAATCCTTGAGCTCCAGTATCTCCTTGAGATCCAGTAGCTCCAGTATTTTCAGCTTGTCCTGCACTTCCTTGAAATCCTTGGAATCCTTGGGCTCCAGTATCTCCTTGAGATCCAGTAGCTCCAGTATTTTCAGCTTCTCCTGGAGTTCCCTGAAATCCTTGGAATCCCTGAGCTCCAGTAGCTCCAGTTTCTCCAGTAGCTCCAGTATTTTGGGCTTCGCCTGCACTTCCTTGAAATCCTTGTAAGCCTTGGAATCCTTGCGCTCCTGTGGCTCCAGTAGATCCAGTAGTTCCAGTATCGCCTTGTAATCCTTGGAATCCTTGTAATCCTTGGAATCCTTGAGATCCAGTAGATCCAGTAAATCCAGTTGCTCCAGTATTTTCAGCTTGTCCTGCACTTCCTTGAAATCCTTGGAATCCCTGAGCTCCAGTATCTCCTTGAGATCCAGTAGCTCCAGTATTTTCAGCTTGTCCTGCACTTCCCTGAAATCCTTGGAATCCTTGAGCTCCTGTAGCTCCAGTTTCTCCAGTAGCTCCAGTATTTTGAGCTTCGCCTGCACTTCCTTGAAATCCTTGCAATCCTTGAGCTCCAGTGTGACCTTGAGATCCAGTATCTCCAGTAGCTCCAGTATATCCAGTAGATCCAGTAAATCCAGTAGCTCCAGTATTTTCAGCTTGTCCTGCACTTCCTTGAAATCCTTGGAATCCTTGGAATCCTTGGGCTCCAGTAGATCCAGTAGCTCCAGTATTTTCAGCTTGTCCTGCACTTCCTTGAAATCCTTGAAAACCTTGAGCTCCAGTAGCTCCAGTTTCTCCAGTAGCTCCAGTATTTTGCGCTTCGCCTGCACTTCCTTGAAATCCTTGCAATCCTTGGAATCCTTGCGCTCCTGTGGCTCCAGTAGATCCAGTAGTTCCAGTAGATCCAGTATCACCTTGGAATCCTTGGAACCCTTGGAATCCTTGGAATCCTTGAGATCCAGTAGATCCTACTGTAAATAAAGACCATACTGTCGGCGATGAAGATGGTAAATTATTCAAATTGGAAGATGCAAATGAAACGTACGATGCTCCATTATAATATACAATATCATTCATTGAATATGATATTGGCACTGATCCAATCAAATCTGATGGTGAATATACACCATTATATATTTTTATATTATCAAATGATGAACCAAAAAATCCAATATAACTACCATTATCTATGAAATTACTTGTACTTAATGTTACAGGTATAGAATTAAGATATATAATCATAATATTCGAAAGACTTATTGATATAGTTATTGTATTCCATGAAGATATATTTAACTGATTCCCAGTATTTGATGGCGAACCAACTGTTTCCCATGCAGAAGATGTTACAATATCAGTACTACCATTGTTCCATGATAAATGTATGCTTTGGCCAATGCCATTACTATCACATCCAAATAGAAAATTTCCTGATAATGAAGCCCCATATACTTGAAATTGTAGAGTTTTTCCGAGAAGACTTGTTCGCAAATCAGTGTGCGCAGATCCTGATAGACTTGGTGGTGGATTTCCTATTGAACTTTCTATAGTTCCTCCTGTCCATCCTGATAAACTCGTGCCATCATAATTAAATATACATGTAGCAGTATTATATGCTCCTCTCCATGTAAATCCTGCACCTGTAGCACCGTCTATACCTGAAAATCCTTGAAATCCTCTATCTCCATCACTTCCTGTATCTCCTTGACTTCCTGTATCTCCTTGAAATCCTTGAAATCCTTGAGATCCTTGATATCCTTCAGATCCTTGAAATCCTTGGGTTCCTTCAATTCCTTGAAATCCTTGAAATCCTTGAAAGCCTCTAGCACCTTGGGGTCCTTCAGTGCCTACAACACCATCTAAATTAATAGACCAATCACTAAATGAAACACCAGGAAAAGTAATCTCAGTAATATCTACTACAAATGATGTACCTGAATATGATATAAGAGTACCATATGCTTTTCTAGATGCATCGTTAGTATGTACAATAATACATCTCATTCCTGCTGTCCATGAAAGATCAGCAGCTACTGTAAATGTTTTTGAACCTAAGGCAAGTGTAAAAGAGGTTGTTGATGTTGTTTTATATCTATCGCCAGGTGCACCTGTGGCGCCTGTGGCACCTGTTTCACCTGTGGCACCAGTTTCACCAGTGGATCCTGTGGCTCCTGTTTCACCTGTGGGACCTGTTTCGCCTGTGTCTCCTGTGGGACCTGTCTCTCCTGTGTCTCCTGTAGAACCTGTGTCTCCTGTTTCGCCTGTGTTTCCTGTTTCACCAGTAGCACCAGTCTCGCCAGTTTTACCAGTCTCGCCAGTAGATCCTGTTGCGCCCGTAGATCCTGTGGATCCTGTAGATCCTGTCGCACCCGTAGATCCTGTCGCGCCCGTAGATCCTGTAGATCCTATAGATCCTCTGGGTCCTGTAGATCCTGTAGATCCTCTAGGTCCTGTAGCACCAGTCGATCCTGTTGCACCCTGAAGACCTATAACACCATCTACATTAATTGTCCAATTTGCGAAAGATTCATCTGGTGAAACAAAACTAGTAATATTTACTCTAAATGTTGTATCATTATATTCGATAAGAGTACCATATGCTTTTACATCTGGGTCAAGTGTAGATACAATAACACAATCCATTCCTGGTGTCCATGATAAACCTGCCTCTACTAAAAATGTTAGAGGGGATGACGAATTAAGATTGACACTACTTGTTGATACTGTACTATATCTATCACCTGAAGCTCCTGCGGGACCTGTATCTCCTGTAGATCCTGAGCCTGAGCCTCCTGATGCTGATCCTCCTGCAAAAGGAAGTAAAATACCACGATCAGTATACGTCACAGGATCTGCGCCAAGATACATCCATATTGCTGTAGAAGTTGTAAGAGGAGTTATGCTAACAATATATTGACCTGTGCCATTTGGATCAATATATAATAATGTTCCTATTGGTGTCGCACCAAGATAATTAAATATAATGTTAGGAAGAGATAATTTAGCAGGTTCAGCAGGATTTCGAGATTCTGAAAAAAAACTACTTAGATCACTATAATATGTTCCAAATACCTTATATGTAAATGAATTTTCATTTGGTAAACCAATATTAGAAACAATTCCAATTGCATACTGTATATTATCATCTGTTGGTTTTTCATATGTCTCTGTACTTGTATTATACCAGACAGGATCCCCAATAACAAATGGCGGTGTTGTAGGTAGACTTACATTAACATATTGAGAATTTTGAGATATTGTATTAAATCTTGAAATTATGTCAATAGCCCCACCAGTTCCATTTAAAACAGGTAATCCTGAAGAACTTAATGTAAATATTGAATAAAAGAAAATTGGTTCAAGATTTGATCTAGGATAGTAAGCATTTGGATAACCAAATAATAATAGATTATAATTATCTACATCTTCCAAAAGTAATTCAACTATCGGAAGGCCCGTAGCAACATCAAGACCACCTACTGCATCAGGTTCAGGAACAGAATTAACAGAAACAATTCTAAAAGCCCAACCTTCTCCAGAAATCCACATTCCTGGGACAACTGAGGTAAGTGCATACTCAACTGAATTATATGATTGTGCATTTTGTAATATTACCCTACATGTGACTAGAGGATACAAAGGTGCATCTGAAAAGGTCATATATACTCGAAGACATATTGGCAATGAAATCAAGCTTGATGCCATTGAAATCTAAATATAAAATATAATATTTAAAACTTAAGAATATTCTCTTCATTAGTAAAATTTCTCTAATTCCAGTAGCTAGAGAAATTTAAGGAATTCCTCCTTTGGATGATTTCCTTAAATTAGATAATTTATAAGAATTAGTATTGTGGAAATATAACTTGCATCTTAAATGCTACATATGAATGAGGAGCAGTACGTAAAGGAATTACTGTACTAGATGTATAGAATGGTAGATATCCAGGAAGTCCAGTGAGAGTCATCCATCCTGCAGCTGTTCCGAAAGATACACCAGCTGGTCCAAGTCGTGACCTTTTTGGATTATCCAAACCTAAAGATTGTGCAAGATTCCAAGCAACTTGTCCGTTATATTTACCAGGAGCATACGCAGGATTTGCTGAAAAGTCAACGGTATTTACACTCGTTGTTTGAATAACTGGAGCTAATATAGTTAAAATATTTGGCAGTGCCATATATGCTTGAGTGGCATTTGCATTTGAAAAAAATAAAGTATTATTACTGTTAGCAGCATATGGAAAAGGAAACAGTGTAGATGTAGTCCATCCAGCTGGAAGTGGCGGTTCATATTGTATATCTGTAACCCATGTGCCATATCCAGTTGTAGCAGTTGGTGAAGAACCGGTATTATTAGATGTTATTGGACTTGCTGCTGCGTTACAATTATAACTTGTCATTATTACATTAACCCAGTAATATTGTAATCCTGCACTTCCTTGAGGAGCTGACCATCTAACATTAGATGCAGTTCCATCAACTGTTTCTAAATACTGACCTGCCGATCCTCCATTCGGGATACTTGTACTTACTGTAACTGCTCCCGTGGTTTGATCAACATTTATTCCTGTGCCTGGATTAATAGATGTTACACCTCCAGCAGCTACACTTGACCATGTAAGATTAGATGAAGTTCCATCTACTGTTTTTAAGTATTGCCCTGCAGATCCACCAGGAATACTTAATCCTGAACCCGCAGGACCTTGAAATCCTTGAGCTCCAGTTGCTCCAGTAGCTCCAGTAGCTCCAGTAAATCCAGTAAATCCCGTAGCTCCCGTAGCTCCTGTTCTTCCAGTAAATCCAGTTGCTCCAGTTGCTCCAGTAGCTCCAGTTGCTCCAGTTGCACCAGTGGCACCAGTTGCTCCAGTTGCTCCAGTTGCACCAGTTGCTCCAGTCGCACCAGTTGCTCCAGTATTTGTTGCAAATCCTGTATCACCTTGAAATCCTTGAGCTCCAGTAGCCCCAGTAGCTCCAGTAAATCCAGTAGCTCCTGTAGCTCCAGTTGATCCTGTTCTTCCCGTAAATCCAGTGGCTCCAGTAAATCCAGTAGCTCCAGTAGCTCCCGTAGCTCCAGTTGCACCAGTAAATCCAGTAGCTCCAGTTACTCCAGTAGCTCCAGTGGCTCCAGTGGGACCAGTTGCTCCAGTGGGACCAGTAGCTCCAGTAGCTCCAGTTGCACCAGTTGCTCCAGTTGCACCAGTTGCTCCAGTAGCACCAGTTGCACCAGTAGCTCCAGTGGCTCCAGTTGCTCCAGTTGCACCAGTAGCTCCAGTGGGGCCAGTGGCTCCAGTGGGACCAGTTGCTCCAGTGGCTCCAGTATTGGTTGCAAATCCTGTATCACCTTGAAATCCTTGGAATCCAGTAGGACCAGTAGCTCCAGTAGGACCAGTAGCTCCAGTTGCACCAGTTGCTCCAGTAGCTCCAGTAGCTCCAGTAGCTCCAGTAGGACCAGTAGCTCCAGTTGCACCAGTAGCTCCAGTTGCTCCAGTGGCTCCAGTGGGACCAGTAGGACCAGTAGCTCCAGTAGCTCCAGTGGGACCAGTAGCTCCAGTGGGGCCAGTAGCTCCAGTAGCTCCAGTATTGGTTGCAAATCCTGTATCACCTTGAAATCCTTGAAATCCAGTAGGACCAGTAGCTCCAGTGGGACCAGTGGCTCCAGTAGCTCCAGTAGGACCAGTAGCACCAGTAGCTCCTGTAGCTCCAGTAGCACCAGTGTTTGTTGCAAATCCTGTATCGCCTTGAAATCCTTGAAATCCAGTAGGACCAGTAGCTCCAGTAGCTCCAGTATTTGTTGCAAATCCTGTATCGCCTTGAAATCCTTGAGATCCAGTAGCACCAGTAGCACCTGTAGCACCTGTAGCTCCAGTAACACCAGTAGCCCCAGTGGCTCCTGTAGCTCCTGTAGCTCCAGTAGCACCTGTAGCTCCAGTAACTCCAGTAGATCCTTGAGCTCCTTGAGGTCCTCTAATACCTTCTCCTCCTGCAGACTCTATAATAAGACCTTCTAAACCTATTGTAGTTGATACAAGAGAAGAAGTACTTACATATCCAGCCGAACCCAACCCTTGTATAGTCGAAATAAGTGATAAAGAACTTATATATCCTGCCGAACCCAGGCCTTGTATACTCGAAGTAAGTGATAAAGAACTTACATATCCTGAAGTTCCAAGTCCTCTCACTGTTGATATAGTAGTATCTGTATTTTCAACAGAATATGTATTGCTACCGGATACAACGGTTAGAATCCCATTGCTTGCACTAAGATTTGTATAACCACCAGCAGTATCAACTACATTGATTGTACTTGTAAAAAAATTTCCTAATACTGTCAATGTATTCGATCCATACACAACCATGGTATATGTACAAATTGTACTTGCTAGTACTGATGTTGCTTGAATACTACTCGTAATTGTATTAAGATTACTCAGAGTACTTACATAGAGAACATTTGAAGAATATGTAAAATTGGAATATCCAGTAGCAAGAGTTCCTAAAGTATTCATAGTTATAACAGCATTCGGGATGTTTACATTTATCGAACCACCAGATCCTGCCGGTCCAGTGGGTCCTGTAGATCCAAAGCCAGAACCAGATCCTGCTGGGCCAGTAGGCCCCATTGGCCCTTGACTTCCAGTAGGCCCTCCTGAAGGTCCTTGTGGGCCAGTTGGACCAGTTCCACTAGATCCAGATCCAGATCCACCTGGTCCAGTAGGACCAGGAATTCCAGATAATCCAATTGTCCAATTGCTATATGATGCACTAGTTCCAGTATATGATATTATTTTTACATTAAAATTATCTGAATAATAACTATTAACAATGCCATAACCAATTGTAGATGCATTTACATAAAGATAACATGACATTCCTGTTTGCCATGCTAAGTTACTATCAACTCCAAATGAAACATCTCCCAGCTGTAGAGTTATTGGGGTTGTACTAGTGGTTGCAAATATAGAAGAAGCTCCTTGAGCTCCTTGACTTCCTTGACTACCTGTAGACCCTTGACTGCCTGTAGACCCAGTAGCTCCTGTAGCCCCTGTAGACCCAGTAGACCCTGTAGACCCAGTAGATTCAGATCCAGAGCCAGACCCAGCCGGTCCAGTTGGTCCAGGAACACCAGATAATCCAATTGTCCAATTGCTACCCGTAGTTCCACTATATGATTTTATATGTACACTAAGATCATTCAATACATATTGATTCACAGTACCATACGCAAATGTAGTTGAATCTGCATAAATGTATAACGGCATTCCTTGTTGAAATGCTAAATTAGTACCAACATCGAATGAAACATATCCCAACGTAAGAGTTGCTGGCGTTGTACTAGTCGTTGTAAACATAGGAGAAGCTCCTTGACTTCCAGTATCACCTTTAACACCAATAATACCATCGACATTAATAGTCCAAGAATAATATTGTGCTGGAGGACCTAATCCAGTAAAACTATTTATTAATACTGTAAGATTGCTTCCACTATAATTATTCACAATTCCTCTAGCAATTGTACTCATATCTGCTGCAATTACGCAACCCATGCCATATGACCATGCTAATCCAGATTCAACAGGAAAGGTGTAATAAGATCCTACAACTATACTTGTAGTATAGACACTCGTTGTTTTGTATCTATCGCCCATAGTTCCCGTTGGTCCAATTCCTCCTGTATCTCCCTTAGTACCAACAACACCATTCAAATTAATACTCCATGCATTATATAGAGTACTAATATTTCCAACCGACTTTGTTAAAGATATATATAAGTATCCATTTGTAGAATCATAATTAACAACTTGACCATATCCAATAGTAGCAGGATTACTATTTGAAACAATAATGCAATCCATACCAGCCATCCAGGCCAATCCTCGTTCAACTGTTATAGCTAAACTGGAAGTTAAGTTTGCCAAGTTAAAACTTGTAGAAGTACTAGTCTTATATCTATCTGCATATCCAGTATCACCCTTTGGCCCTGTCGAGCCTGTAGGCCCTGTTGTACCTGTAGCACCCAAACCGGTAGATCCTGTCGGTCCTATGGGACCACCAGAAGGACCCGTAGATCCTGTTGGACCAAGTATATAGGGAAGATTTGTCCAAGAATTTGATCCATCACCAATTTTGAAAGCATTTGTACCTATTGTCAGTGCCATCTCACCGCTTGCTAAAACAGGATTTACTGAAGCCCAATTAGAACCTGTATCTCTTCTAAATTGCAATTGTATAGGCATATCTGATTAAAGATGTAGTTAAAATTATAAAGAACTTCCACAGTCTAATACTGGTCCAATAGTAAATAGTGAACCGGCAGATCCTCCATCAAATATTGTTCTTGTAACATTACTTGTATATCCAGATCCAAGTCCCTCGACTGTAGATACTAGATTTGCAGAGTTTATCAAGGGATATATATTTGAATTATATCGTGATGAAAATATGCCATTATTCACTGTAAGACTTGTATATCCGCCCGAAGAATCTTTAAGATTTATAGAACTCGTAAAAAAACTCCCATCAACAGTAAGAGTATTACTACCATACACCACCATAGTATATGTACAAATTGTACTAGCTAAGATAGATACTGCCGTAATACTACTCACCAACAATCCATTTGTTGAACTGTATGTAAAATTAGCATCACCAATAATACTACTCCCCGTTGCGTCCATAGTTACAATTGAATTGGGTATTGAGACCGAAAAAGAAGGTCCTGCCGGTCCCGTTGGTCCAATAAAACAATTTGGATTTACTGTTGATCCTACAACAGAAACCATCGATTTTACACGACGTATTTCAGTTAATTGACTTGGGGTCAAACTTGTTGACATATCTAACGTGAAATATTAAAATTGTTTCACCTTAGATGGCTTCAAAGACTCGCAAATATAAATTTCCTCGTCGCTTTAGTAAAAATCATTGTATGCGGAAAACGTGTAAAAGGATGGGGTTCACTGAAAAGGCGTCGTGCCGTCCCTATAAAAATTGCTACACTAAACAGAATTAAATCCTAACCGACAAAAAATTCGGAGTTCTATTTGCTTATTCAATAGAAGAACTGTTGAATCTAAAATAGCATCTTGTAACACATGTAAGACATTAGCATTTTTTGAATATAGTATAGAAGTTTCATAGAATTGTGTACAGAGTATCGCCCATTCTTTTAAAAGTCCATGTGTCGGATGATTCTCCATAGCATTCTTGTAAATATTACTATAACATGTAACACCTTCTAAATTATACGCATTCTCAATAAAATCCATAAGTCTTTCTTTATAATCATAATGATTCGTATCCTTCATTGTCTTGCGAAATGCATTCAGTTGTAAATTTATAGAATATTCAATCTTAAATCTGTGCATCGTCCATTTACACTGTCGAAAGGTTGTGAATGCCGTGCTGACTGGGATCCCGCAGATAGATAACTGGTTCCATATTGAAATTGTTTGGCTTAGTGTTAAAGGGAGGTTTGTCAAGCAATTACGAGGTTCTTGTGGCATATCGAAAAACCCGTCGTGATTCATAAGCCGTGAGTTAATATCTTTCATGAGTGAAGAAGCTTCAAAGACATATTTGCAACGCATAGACCACTCGATGATTTCTATTTTATTCTTTGGAATATCTAAGGTTATCGGATCTTCTACAGTAAGTTGTCGAAGTCTCTTGTATCTCCATAGATGCAGAAACTTCCGAAGACGGAAGCGCATACAGCGTATAAATCGAACTGCATTTCTCAGACCTTGTACAATTTCAGCACTCCATAATCTTTTAAACGGATCTGGCTCATGTATCTTGAATCCTCCCAAAATCTCTAGAGGATTCTTATCCATCCCTCGTAAATAATCTACCTGCTGGCGAACATCTGGAGTTATAAATTGTAAGAGGTTGTATATTCTAGGGTGGAAAATTTTTTCTGGGAAAAAATTAAATGTTATAAGGCGAAAGGGGGGGCAATACATTGTCGTATATATGTATATATGGCTTAAACCGTTTTTTCAAAGGTGTACAAGACCCCTTCTTCAATATATCCCTTTGGTTTTCCATTCTTATCATGAGCAATACCATCGGAATCGACAAAATATGTGTGTCCCTCATGAGAATAGACTCTATCCACATGTGTATACACTTCTGAAGGCGAAATATACGGTGTATGAATATGACGCGGACAAGCATCAAATCCGAGAACACAAGGTTCTCTACACCTCAGACGGATCGCACCACCATCTGAAGATCCAGTTATATAGGGGCAGACTGTCGGCATTGCCTCAGTATTAATATCTAAGAGTCCAATCTTAATACGAGGCTTGATTTTTGACCAAAGATCCTTAGAATCGGCGTTTTGACGTTTAGCAATATCGTCTACCAGTCGTCTTGCTTGTGTTTCTAGGGCAGATTCTAGAATAGTCCAGAATTCTGCTACTATTGGGTATGACATTTGCGGACACCTGGTAAAAATACTCATACTATTCAATTTTAGTAATGACCGCAGTATGGGGTCCGCAACTCTGGAAGTTGCTCCATTCTATAGGATCACAGGGTATCTCACCAATGCCTCATACCAGAGTGGACGCAGCTCGGCAACTCAAATGGTTATTTGATAATCTGGAAAGAATCATACCATGTCGAGAATGCGAACTACACACACGTGAGTATAAGAAGAAAACTCCTCTTCCCGATACAGATTATAAGAAATGGGTCTTTGATTTTCATAATTCTGTGAATATACGACTTAGAAAACCCGTAGTTGAAGATCCAGAATACCCAGCTGTTAATATCTTGGAAGCGTGGAGGGTCTATACACAGATCTTAGAAGATTCATTGCTTAAGGGACGTGTAAAAGGGGATGCTGTGAAGGATTTTGGCAGACACTTACGTTTGTGGGCTAGTTTTTCTGGACTATGAAAAATCGATCGCTTAAAAATTCTGAGAATCTGGTATGATTCTCCTTTAAAAGCCGTCTATATATGTCAATAGGACTATCTTTTACAATAAAGAATATGAACATAAGGTAGGTAGATATAACAAATGCCGCAAATAAAAGAGCATTCACAGATATATCATAAGGAATCCAAAAGAAAGGGGCAAGATGAATAAATACTATGTAGATATTCTTCAAATAATGTTCTTTTGAAAAAAAACATTCAACACATCCAACGAGGGCTAAGACATTTAATGGGAAGGTTGGAAAATGTAAAATAGGATATATTGCCGATAAAAGGAAGATCCAGGTTGATAACAATTCATACCATCTAACTGGTTTCATTTATTGTAAGTGTAGATCAAAAAATTGAAAATCTCATCGATTGTGTAATAGGGTAGCCATGGAAGAAGGAAACATCAAAGAATATACTTTAGATGATGTTTCAGCCTTATATATATATCAAACAAAGAGTATTATAGAATTTAATGACGGTAAAACTGTTTCACAGTACACCGATGAATGCGATCCCTATTTTATCTCTTTCGTTGAATACATTACATCTGCAAATGAATTTACAAAGATTGAATATCCAGACTATACCGTTTGGATCTTAGAAGGATATACATGTATTGCATGTGATGAGAAATATTCATGCGGATCTTCTGGATATTGTGCCCCCTGTTGGAATGAACGCTATGGATGTGAGGATATTTAAGATCCAGGTTCAGCTGCCCCTACACACACAATCGGACGATCTATCATGTCAGGCGACACCATCCCTTGTACAATTCCAAGAATATCTGCCGGTCTTACTCCACATCTTGTATAAATTACTGTAAACCACGCAGATCCCGTTAATCCTATTATAATCAAGGGAACCAAGCTATATAAGAATCCACCCTCACACGCTGTTTTTGAATATCTGAATACAAGGAGTGCAATAAAGACGAAGGTTGATATTCCTACTATACTCGTTGTCAGACTCATACGATTGCTTACACGGATATCTAAGGCCTCCTGTCTTTTTTCAAAATCGGGAGTAGAAACATCCAGACGAGGAGCCGGCTCCATCATTATTGCCGATACATTAGCATATAAGAATCCGAAAAAGAAGGTAAGATGTACTAGCCATGCCGACGGTGTTGATCCAACCTTTTCAGCTCCAGGAACCATTGCGCATGAGTCATTTGATTCTGCTCTATTAGGATTCATAAACCAGCCTAAAATATTAAAGAAAAACAAGACTGGCTTATCATTTCCTTGTTGATACATTAAGAACTGTCCTATGAAAGGTATTAGGCCTAGGACATATAACCAAAACTTATCCCCACCACCAAGAGCCGTTGATTGAATTCCTAAGATCATCCCAACACTGTACAGCCATTTCGCCATGTGCGTAAGACTGAATTTTTTATCCTCGAACCACGCTGTACCAAGATCATTCGCCGCAAATGATAAGGCTGGGACAATGAGCAAATGTCCCAAGAATAAGTATAATAGACCAATATTTGATGTCATAGTCCCCAGAAAAAATATAAATCCTATAAGTAATAGAGGCAGTGTTAAAAATATATCTGCGACCGTAGAGCGTATTCCTTCTACCTGCTCCATCTAAGTTTATGGTTTATTTGTTGTTACACATATATAATCCATTCCAGACCGGTTTATCAAAGGAGGAATATATAGAAGATCAACCGAGGTTTTTCCAAGAAGAGAAATATTCTGATATGAAATCAAGTATCCCACCAAGGCTCCAATAAACACAGTCAATAGTAAACTTAGAATACCATCGCATCCATAGACAAATAGATAGAGTCCATACAGCAAGATGAACAGAGTTCCTCCAATAATGGACAGATAGGGGCGACTACTATAGGAGGAGCCCATTGCAGAAGACTCATTGCTAAATGCTAGAAGCCCTTGAATACAATATAAAACAGCGAAAGCTATGTAATACAAGGAATAATTGGGAAAAGGAGTCTTGATACCATTTTCTAGAAGCCCCTTGAATCGGGATGTTGTAAGTAATTGAAAATAACTCTTACACTCAGCAGATTGTTCTATTCCATCACTCGGTGTTTTAATGTAATCAGCAAAGGGGCTTATAAGTCTATACACTAGACTAGCTTCCATACAAGACAAGCCAAAGACTGCTAGAGGATAGTTCAAAGTGACTACAGACATGAATAACGATCCAGCAATCAGTACAATTGGTGATAAATGTCCAATTTCTGGAACCGTGAGTAAAAGGGATTTGTCAATTGGAATTAGAACAAATTCACGGAAATTATCAAAAATACTTTTTGTCTGTTCAGCCATTCTAAAGCTGACTTCGGATTTTCAAGGGCACTTAAATTCTCTACTTCGCTGTATAGGTAGGAAATGGGCATTCCTTCATATTTTCGAAGAATTATTCAAAAATATCCAGGGATTGTTAAAACAACGTCAGATGCTGCAAGTGCCATATGTTTTGACTTCAATTGTCTAATTTACAGATGTATGAGATCTCCCACTCTGATTAAAACAGATGACACCGAACTATGGGAATCATTATTGATAGAAGAAGTGTGTAAAACTGTAAAAGAGATATGGAGAATAGCTGGAAAACCAAAACAAGTATATCTTGCCATCGACGGAGTTGTGCCAATGGCAAAAATTCGCCAACAGCGTGTTCGGCGTTTTAAATCTGCCTGGCTTCGTAAAGAGTCTTGCTCTTCATCGTGGGACAGTAACGCTATTACACCTGGTACGCGATTCATGGCAAAACTCGGAAAAGAATTAGAAGCTCTATGCAATAGTAAAAAAGGCTGGAGTGTCAGTGGAGTAGACCAAGAAGGTGAAGGCGAACACAAGATTATGAAATGGTTGCGTGAAAGAGACGAAAAAGGAGGAGTAGTAATCTATGGACTAGATGCCGATCTTATCTTACTGAGTATGCTAACAGGTGAGATGATACAAAGAGATATTGTACTCTTACGCGAAAAACAGGAATTCGGCGGAACTGTCAGTCCAGGAGAACAAGAATACAGTTTCATGGATATTCAAGAATTCAAGATTCGTCTAGATATCAAGGGTATCGTAGAGGTCACAAATTATGTTGCGTTAATGTCACTCATGGGCAACGATTTCCTACCTCACAGTATCACTCATAAATTGAACGACGATGGACATGATTATATCATGCGCGAAGTACGAGCTATGAAGCAAGGGCGAGGTTGGCTCATTAATGATGCCGGTAAGGTATCGCGCGAAGTCTTGCTAGACGTGTGTAAAAGGTGGTGTGTGGACGAGGAAGAGCGAATGCTTCATTGCATTCAAAAGAAGAATGAACAAGCTCAGAGAGGGGTTGCCAAGGGAATGGACGCGTCGGAAGGCCTGCCCTTGGAATGGAAAATTGAGCGAAATATGACAAATGGCAAAACAATGGCTCTAAACTGGAGATCCCAATACTGGGCATTTATACATCCCCAAGCCGATAAATCAGTTATATGCTCGGAGTATGTATATGGAGTTCAGTGGATTATTGACTATTATACCGGTAAACCAGTAAATCTTCATTGGGTCTTTCCTTCCTGGATTCCTCCTCTATGGACGGATCTCGCGGAATGGCTTGCTAAAAAGGAATTCCCCCCTAAAAGAGCTGAAATGTACAATGCTCCCATTAAGCCAGAGGAACAACTTACCATGGTTCTACCTCTCGAAAGCTGGAACTTAATTGAAAATAAGAATCTGAAAATGGTTCCTATTCTTGCACCGCAGATGTGGCCAAAGAAATTCCCCTTTTTTTCCTTTGGCAGAAGATGGCTATGGGAATGTGAAGCACGAATCCCAGTTCTTACTGCGGAAAGACTTCATGAGATTTTGAATGATCTTACTATAGATGGGGAATGTGCAGGCAAAAATTCCTGAACCGCATATTCGCATGTATCAGAATTTATTAGGAATTAAAGCATATGCCACCAGAGTACAAATGATAAGAACAATTCTACATTCTCCCGAGCACCAAGAATCAGCTCGTATTGCTGGTATATATGGAACCCTCTTACACTATGTACAACTTATACAATCTGGCGAAAAGCCGCCTCTTCTCCCTGGCGAACAAAGTTCTAGTCAAGGCCAAGGACAAGTCCAAGGACAAGTCCAAATGCAAATACAAAACCAAACGCTAACAGTTAGTAACCGAGAAGAGAAGCCAGTGAATGAGAAGGGCAATGAACGTGCCATGAATTACTTCTCAGCCTGTCTAAGAATCTTAGAACTCGAAGAAGAAGTCGCCTTAACTGCCGATTCACTGAAAGCCGCCTATAAAAAGGCTGTCGTTCGCGCCCATCCTGACAAGGGCGGATCAGAGAAACAGTTCGAGGCCGTCACTCGCGCCTATGCCTATCTCGGCGAAATTCTCAAGCGTATCCACGGAGGAAGATCAACCGAAGGAAAGGTCGACTCTCCTACAGCTCTCAAGGGAGGCCGAACCAATGATGCCGATGCGTGGAAAATGGTAGAACCAGTTACTCTGAACCCTGACAAACTCGATGTAAATACCTTTAACACAATGTTCGAGAAAACTCGTATTCCAGATCCAGAAGAATCAGGATACGGAGATTGGTTAAAGGGAGAGGAATCGAGTGCCGCTCCGAAATTTAGCGGAAAATTCAACCGTGATGTATTTCACCGCGCCTTTGAAGAAGAAACACGCGCTAAGCCAGCAGGAAAACACAGTGTTATGACTGTACAAGAACAAACTCTGTCAAACCGTCTAGGATATGCCACTGAGCTCGGACGTACTGGGCGCGATGATTACACTGTTGCATCCCACGACAGTGCCGGTCTTAAATACACAGATTTGAAGAAGGCGTATACTCAGTATAATACCTTTAGTCAAGAAACTTCAGGTATTACTGTAAGTGCCAGAAGCCTCGACCAATATTCAAAAGATAGGGATAAGGCACCGGCACCTTTGGCAGATCATGAAATGGCAGCAGTTATTGCATCTGAGAAGGCCGCAAAGATTGCTGAAGAAAAGAGAAGACAGCGTCAAGCCGAAGAATCTGTCGCAGAAGAAAGATATTTCGAACGTATGAAACATTTAGTTGTCCGCAACAAATAGAGTGATTAATAAGAATGAAGACAGAACAGATAGTTGTTCTATGTATTGCCATAGCCTGTATTACATTGGCAGCCTTTCACGAAACATCTGCGGGTCCTCCCAAGGTTCTAAGAACAGAAATTACAACAGAAATTCTTACAATCGGATTATATCGGCCAAGAATTTGGATGTTTTTGAATGACAGTGAAACAAATACCCGCGTTTGGTCAGATTTCATGTCACGCAGCAGCAATGTTATAAATATTCCTCTTCTAAACCTATGTTATGAGACTGTGTTAAAGCATAATGGGCAGACCTATCAAATTGAAATTATCGGTGGCTTACAAAGAGTTGCCGAACTTTTGGGAGGATGGGAAGCCTTGCCGAAATATATGAGTAATCCCAAGGCCTCTGTTAATGAGCCTGAAGAAGACTGGATCCGTTCAGCGATTTTAGCTAAATACGGCGGTCTTTGGTTAAGTCCTTCTGTTCTATGTTTGAAGCCCTTCGGTGAATTACCAACCGATAAAATTGTTGCCTTCGGCCAAGACTATAGTTCCATGTATGGTTCCGCCATTCCCGGATTTCGCGCACTCTGGGCTCCTAAACCCGACCATCCTGTATTTGTTGAAATGGAAAAACGCTGTAGATCGCGCTTAGAAACACAGACAGGTGGTCGTCAGGTTCGTGGCGATTCTAAATCCGATTGGTTAGAGCTTGTCACCCCTGACATTGAATACCGTGTAAAAGAGGAACTTGGAAGAGATCCGAAAACGAATAAAAAATTAGACCTAGAACACATCTTTGCATCTGGAACTGGGGGAAGACTTCCCTTTGACATTCCAGAATGTGCAGTCTATGTTCCAATTCCTTACGACGATCTAGTGAATCGCAGAATGTTTGGATGGATCTTACGCAGCTCGCAGGATCAGATTATGGAATCTGATCTTGCAATACGCTATATTATTGAGAAGGCTCTTAGTTAAATGAGTGAACAACCCCAGAAGATCCCTGTAATTTGTACCACATTCCTTTTACACCGCCACATGTTTTTTCTTGGGCAATCAATTCTCTTTTATGGGAATGAATAAGTTGGCGAAGAACTGTTATAGCTCTAGCTTGTGTTAAAGGGTTGTGTACATACTCACTTTTACACGGAATATAATATGGTTCTAATTCTGGGAGAAGAGCTTCGAATTCTACAAGACGAATACATGATTTTGAAAACCATGTACTGTCATCAATTCCTTGAAGGTTTAGACATTTGATAAATTCTTCCACAAGTGTAAGAGGAGGTTGTTCGCGGAATATCTTTGGCATTATATGTATTTACGGGGCTATCTTTAATACTTGATCGATAATATCCATTGTATCCAGCCAATGTTCTTTCCCTTGTTGTATAAAAATCCAGCCCAACATTGTAAATTGTAAGATTCGGAAACGAACTGTGGGATCGGTACTTGGAAAAACAGAAATGCTTCTTTCTACACATAGTAAAATATCGTCAAGCAGATAACCATTTAAGAAGAGCTTTGTTATTGATTCACGAATGGCATTAGAGTCTTTTGCTTCAAGCCCTTGAAGAAGAGACTGTGTATGAATTTTTGAGGCAGGGAGAAGAAACTCTAGAGTTTTTAAGGCAGATGATGAGCTTTCACCGTTTTCTACCGAGGCCTTGTAGAGTTGCAGTACACGTTTAATTTCACCGACACTCACAAAATTTGTCAGACAGAAAGAAAAGAGAGCTTGAGTTCTATGTTGTTTAGGAATTTCTATGACATCGAGATAAAGAGGATATGCTTGAATAATGCCAATTGGTTCCAGTTCCATATTCTGACAACGACTGCGCAAGGGTTCAATTAAGTTTGAGACATAGCGACTTGCGAATATGAAGCGAGTAAGATGTGAGAATGTCTCCATTGGCCGACGTAGAGCTTGTTGACTTATGAGAGGAAGAGTGTCGGCATCATCGATCACAATCCATCGAAGTGTATTTTCTGTAGAATGTGTTCTCTTGCAAAAATCATTCACCTTTTCACGAATTGTGTGAATACCTCTGTCTTTTTCACTTGTTAACCAGAGTACTGAGTCGACTCTGAATGGGGCTTCCAGTTTCAAGAGACTTATAAAATCTTCTAGAAAGGTTGTCTTTCCAGATCCTGGAGGGCCCGTTATAAAAATATGGGGAAGTTCTGTAAAACTTTCTCGTATACTTTTGAATATGGCGTCTTGCCCGAAAAGGCGGCTTTTAAAGGAGGAATCCATTAGGTAGTTATACTTCTTCTTTCTTAAGCATGGTCTAAACCTATAGTGAGGCACAGAATAAGAATGTCTGATAACCTGTATGAAGTATTAGGAGTTGGTAAGAGTGCTGACTCGAAAGAAATTAAAAGAGCGTATTTTGACTTGGTAAAGGTACATCATCCTGATAAGGGTGGCGATACGGAAAAATTTAAGAAAATTCAAATGGCGTATGATACGTTATCGGACGATGGAAAGAGAAATATGTATGATATGACTGGTAAGGTGGATGGATCGGCTGATGGACCTGGACATGGACATGGTATGCCTTTTGGAATGCCTGGAATGCCTGGAATGCCTTTTGGGTTTGGAATGCCTGGAATGCCTGGAATGCCTGGAATGCCTGGAATGCCTGGAATGCCTGGAATGCATGTGAATATGAATGACATTTTTGGAAATATGTTTGGAGGAATGAAAAAGAGATCAGCACGTCGTCCTAAGGGATCCAATAAGATGCATGAAATTCCATTAAGTATTGCCGATTTTTACAATGGAAAGAAAATGCGCTTTGATCTAGAGAGACATGTATTTTGTACTGAGTGTAATGGTCAAGGATGTACAAGCTGGCGCACATGCGCTGATTGCAAAGGGTCTGGTGTAAGAGAGACTATGATGCAAATTGGACCCGGTATGATGGCAGTGAATCGTGGACCATGTGATTCTTGTTCAACTGAAGGACGGCTACGTGGAAAGGAGTGTAATGAATGTAATGGTAAGGGTCTTGTATCGCACGCGAAGGTGTTAGAGGTGAATATAGCTGCTGGTTCTTCTGCTGGAGATATCTTGACCTTTGAAGAAATGTGTAGTGATCATCCTGATTTTGAAAAACCGGGAGATGTACTTATTCGCCTTATTGTTGCCGATGAAAAGGCGGATCTTGTTCGGGATGCTTCGTCGCTGCGCCATGAATGCAAGATTAGCTTGACGGAAAGTTTATTGGGATGTCAGCGTACAATTCTTTCTCATCCTGCGCATTTGGATGGGTTGGTGGTTGAGATACCAAAGGGAACTCAGAGTTGTGAGATTGTTTGTGTAAAAGGCAAGGGTATGCCTGTTGCTTCTGCTTCTGCATTTGGCGATCTGTTTATAAAGGTTGTAGTCGTAGTTTCGGAAGGAGAGAAGAAGATATTGGAGAATAATAAGGAAACTCTTCAAAATCTTTTTAGTGTCTAAGCTTACTTTGTAAGGAAAGGATTGTTGAAATCGGCTGTACCGGCCTTCTGGGCTTCGGAGGCGGTGAGAAGCATTGGCGAGGCAGTTAGAGGAGATCCTTCGTAGCGAGATCCGCCGTACATCTTACGATTCTTACGGCTGCGATTCTTGCGACTGCGACTCTTGAGAGACTTACGGCTGCTGCGATTCTTACGGTTGCGATTCTTACGGTTGCGATTCTTTAAAGACTTACGACTGCTGCGATTCTTACGACTGCTGCGATTCTTGCGACTGCTACGATTCTTACGGTTCCGATTACGACGAGAGCCTCCCTGTTGGCCATGCGCTGAAGCAGCTGAAACCGAGGCATCAAGAGGCGCAACACGCGCCATTTCACGCAGGCCTTGTTCAAGCATACCTGTATCTCCAACGGGAGCTCCGCCTAAAGGAGTACCTCCTCCGAGCTGCAATTGAGCGCGGCGGAAGTCTCCCCCCTGCGCTAAACTTTCATCGGCACCACCCCACATTCCACAGCGTCTATTCTTACGGCTGCGGTTCTTATGACTTCTGCGATTCTTGAGGCTGCGGTTCTTGAGAGACTTACGGCTACGATTCTTACGCGATAATTTAACCATTCTAATTAAGAAGTTTTTTTATATTTTGATAAGTAGAAATGGAACCTGAATGGACGCGCCAGATCCCTAGTTCATCAATCTGTAATTTTTTCTTTGCGTTTTACGTAGTCTATGTAATCTTATTTTTACTCGCTCTCGTTTCAACGGTCAGTGTCTTCATGACAACCAAAAAACTCGGAGCTGCCGGTATTGCTCTCGGGGTCCAGGGACTTGTAATGACAGCCATCGGAGGCACGGCGATGTTATTTTATTATCTCATCTGTGATCGTGCTCTTTTAGGAAAGGCTGCCGAAGAAGTAAGAGAGCACTTTACCAACTGTAAGAAGTAAAAATTTACGGTAAAAACTTTAAAAGATAAGATTTTCTTAACTTTTAAACTTTCGGGAAATTCCTAACGGCGCGTCTTTCTCTTTTTGGATTTCTTCTGTTTCTTTGATCCACCACGCATATTATTAAGAATATTCAATTTTCTGTATTTAGTAAATAGGTCAAATAATTTACGATGAAATTCTTGAGGTGTTAATGCATCTTTTTTTATAGGATAAATATTATCAAAAGATTCATATAAATCATGCATTGCATCCATTTGTTTTAAAAAATCAATTGCTTCAGCACTTACATTCCTTGATGCATATATACCATCTAATAAATCTATAAAATCACTATCAGAACGATCAGTATTTCTATCTAAAATATATTTGGCATAGAAACCATCTCTAGATCTGTCATTTATATTCATCTACCATTAACTTTAAAAAAAGTTGTAATGGCTATCTGTGTAAAAGGTGCTCGCATCCAGCCTTATCATTGGTATCGGTCATACATTGTGTATACTCTTTATTTTCTACTGAACTCTTACCACTTGGAATCAAAGATCCAATAAATCTGTGGGCAAGAGAATTTCCAAGGCCAAAAGAAAAACCCTCCTTCATTGTTTGTAAAAATGGTGATCGAGGAAGAGGTGTGGTAACATTCTGAAGACTTGTGTTTCTGGACTTCTCTGATCTAGGCATTCTATACTAAATAGAGATTCTTGGATTTATCTTACTGAATAAACCATTCCTCTAATTCTTTATCAGCCCCAACCGTGTATACACGTCTTCCTTTTTTAGCCTCTCGAAATGCTATTTTTTCATAGTAGTCCGATCGACTTCCCAAGAAGAAGAGCAAGTGTGTGGATTCTTTCAAAATCTTAGTATCCCGCATTACTCTAGCCTTCTTTCCAGTACGTACCCAATTTGCATCCATAACCTGTACGTCAATGCTATGTCTACTTGCCCATGCTTCAATGAGAAGACTTGTAGATCCCTCTGCCGGCATCATAATTTTTTCCGGTAGTGCGCTATACTGACTCAAGAATGGATTCATTATTGACTCTGCAATGATAGTACTATTCCATTTCGATGAAGAAGAATGTCCCAAAATTCCTAGTACAAATTTTGTTTCAGGAATTTCTGGATTGTCATCAAGAAGATCAAAGGTTGATGTATATTCCATATGGTACTAAAAATATTCCAAGTACATGTACCAATTTTTATGTTCGCCGGCCAATTTCATCTGCTATTACTTCTAAGTCCTCTTCTGCTTGTGTAATAGAGGCTTGTACTGCCATTCGTAGACCTGGCTTAGTCTCAGGTATTTCAAGAAGCATCTTGACCCAATGATCCCGCACCTCTTCAGTAATTTTCCGAAGATGACCAAGCTCAGTTAGAGAATAATCTTTTATATAATTTACTAAGGATATATCTTCATCCATACTTTTCTAAGTTATATAGAATCGTTTAAACTTAATCAGTGCGCAGCGTATTGGCCTGTATTCTGCGCTTCTGTAACTTGCCACTTACAACATAGATGGAATTCTCCGTTAGTACAATATAATCTTCAGCGACCTTGTATGTCTTTTGTATGAGACTGGTGAATTCTTCCGCCGACTTTACAAGCATTTTTTCCTTCGTCTCAGGATCCTCACCCATAAAAGCTGTTCCATCATGTGTCTCGACATAATAATCAAGACGAATAGGATTGTCCTGAGCTATAGCAAGCTTCGCCGCCTGTAAAAGGGTGGCAGGGTTCGGTAGAACAGGTGTAGCAGGAGGGGCGGACATTTCTGTCGGGAGTTGAGGCGACCATAAGGGTAAAAAATCCGCATGTCACTTTTTCTAGGTCTCATGCTTTCGCAAACGGCTTAATAATCTCTCTCGAATGTTTCGTGAGAATCTTATTGATGAATATATATGCCTTCTCAATCTGTTCAAAACGGCGAGCACCTGTTATGATAATCGAGCCAGTGTGAAAGGGGCTGATAGTAATTTCCTTGCAGCTACCCAGAGTACGGCCATCGCCATTTCCAGCACAGATTGTATCACCGCAAGGACAGATCCCTTCTACGCTTCCAGGTACCGTGGAAGCGGCCTCGTTGTAGAAGTATTTTGTATCGCAACCCTGGTAAATGGTTGACTCAAAGGAGCTGAATAAGTTATACGTATTAATAAGAATCTCGTGTAACTTCTCGCGATTGATATTTCCATTCACTTGGTAATCGCTGTTAATAAGCTGGATGGTATACTTATTCGGATTCGGCTTGTCTTCTAGAACTGGCTGGCTGAAGGTGGTAAGTTCTTTGGCTAGCCAAGCAAGAGTTTCCTGGGCAAAGGTGTCAGAGGGGATGCCAGTCATTTGAATACCGCCATTCTTAAATAATTTTATGTTTACCTCTTTGAAAACTGGTTGTCCTTCCTTCGTAGCGTACTTTCTGCGAACAACCAAGGTTGACTGATTGAAGAAGATATTCTTAGACTTCTTTCTCTTTGTAAGTTCATCGCGAGAACAGGTTCCAATACTGATCTTCTCTTGCGCCTTCGCTTTTGCCTTGGCCTTTTGGAGCTCTGAGGGCGTTGCATCAGGTTTCGCGTGAAGAATTGGTTTGTATTCCACTTTCAGGAATCCTTCCCCAGGCCATGTAAGAGGGATGGCACGTTCGTGGAAATATTCTAAGAGTTTATGGAGATTGATCATAGTTCCTAGATGGGCTGTGACTACCATCGTTGATATACGGAGATCTGTTATCTTTAGCTGAGTTGGATCCATTTGGGACTGTGTAAAAGAGGTTGGCTGGTATATCAACTTTTAAGTGGGGGCTGTAAGTTCTCTTAATTGGTTTTCGTATAAACCATACAGATGTCTTCTTACTTTGCCATCTGATACAATATGTGTCAAATCATTGATTATGCCAGTATTATTAATAACAATCATTGCTTGCCGTTGAAGATTATATCTAATTGTATTTTTAGTTAAATCAATTCTATCTTCTGGTGCCCAATCAAAGCGAAAGCCCAAACACGTTAGGATATTCTGTTTACGACACTCGGCACAATATGTATATGTCGAAACCCAACCATCATAAAAGGTATTCTCTCTTGAAGCAGTTTCATTAGTATCATTTGCTACTACCCAGGATTGAACATCGTAGGTTCTTGTAATTTCCATATTTTTAAATTTTATTGTCGGTTGAGCGGTTCGTGTAATAGTAGTGTCGCACGTCTTACATGCAAGTATTCTTAGAGGTATTAGTGGAGATTGGATACCAAAGGCCTTATGACATTTATTTAGTGATAGAATAGCATTATTTAGAAAGTTAATATTTGTATAATCCTGGTGATATATTTTATTGCGAACTTCTCTACAAATATCTATATCTGTTAATAGAAATTCGGAAAGAAGGTATGGTTGAATTTGTGTATAGTTATCATGTATTAATTTCATAAGTTCGTTGAAATCCCTATTTGCTAAATTAGCATCAAGTAGAAATCCAGAAAGAATTGTAGGTTTAAGACAAAGGATCCTACTAATATTATTTATTAATCTATCACATTCATCTCTTTTATCTTGTATTAGTATTGACATATTTTGATACAAAAGTATATATAAGATATGATCAATTTTTATTGGCACCTTTGATGCTAATAAAAATTGATAAACATAAACCGACCACTATTAGGCATGGATGAATTACAGAATCAACTAGCAAGGCTGCAGGAGACACATCGGGCGATCGAGAAAGATATTCGAGAATATAATAGTAAACTCGGATCACTAGAGTTTGAAAAGGATGATCTTGAGATTAACATAGGCTTAGTAAAAGATAAAATTCTAATTCTTTCAGATGTATTAACAGATGATCAAGAGAGCAAGCTCAAGGATGATATTTCCAGAATTGTAAAACTACATAAGAATCTCGATTCAGAGGATAGTCTAACACTGAAACTAGTTGATAATGAAATCCCAGGAGCTGATTATTCCATTAGTATTAGCGGAAGTTTGGAAAATTGTACCATTACTATTTCTACGTCTTCTGAAACTATTAAAAATAGAATTAGAAAATCGTTTACACAAAATACTGGCTGTCACCATGAAAATATAGATAACACGCATCGTACAGAATGGTATATGGGTCCCTACGGCTGCTGTAGTAGATCGTTTCAATGCGAAGTGGCTGATTCTCATATATCAGGTCAGTGGCGAGGTCGCGGCAGAGGCAGAGGACGATAAAAATGAAGACATCCTTGAAGACCAGAGTTTGTATAATAATTCTTTTGTTATATCTTCATCCAGATAGGGCTGAGTTTCAGATGCTGTGAGAGCCGACCATAGAGAGAGTTCCTTAATGCTAATTGGCTGAAAGGATTGCTGGAATAGAAGAAACCATGAAATTCTCTCGCGAAATGGCGTACCTTGTTCTGTTGCTAAATTATATACTTCCTCTGGACTCTGGGCATGATGAAATTTTTGTAAGAAGGTTGTAATTTGATTTGATTGATGGGGGCATTGTTTAAAAAAACGGATATCTCCTCTTCTATATAATCTATCGAGTTTTGGTATCTGCACTGTTAAGATAGACTGTAGTTTTTTTCCACTCGTAGGCACAAATGGTACAATGAGAAATTTGTTGAGAATTTGCGGATGAATGTGTGAAAGGGAGTTACATATAAAGATAATAATAACATCCTTTGTAGATCTTTGTAGAAGTGTTCGAAGTGCGCACTGTGCTTGATCTGTTAGTGTTTCCGCCTCATCAAAAATAATAACCTTGGGGGGAGCTTCACCGTCCTTGAAAAACAAACTCTGCATACGACTTTCCACAAAGGGATAAATCTTTTGTCTCATAGTTTCCAGACTTCTTTCATCACTGCTATTTAAAAATAACATACTGGCAAAACTGTTACACTGTTTGCCGTGAAGAGCAACCGCGAAACTCTGGGAGGCGGTTGTCTTTCCAGAACCTGGTGGACCAAGGAATAGCATATGCGATCTTGTATATGGATATTCTATCATTTTTTGTAAGATGTTTGGCAAATCATCTTTTGATAAGATAGCTGCCATCTGTTGGTGAAGATATGTGTTATTCTTAGACCGGTTTATCCAAGTAGTCTAAAGTCTAGAGGGTTCATAACTTAGAAATGTCTGGAGTACCTGTGGTAAAGAGAGTTCGCAAAACGGCTCCCAAAAAGGAGAAGAAGCCAGTACAAGTTGTTGCCGTTGTAACATCTGACGGAATTGAAGGTTCCTTTAGTCCTGAACCGCGTAGACCTCTTGTTGTACATCTTCCTTTTCGCAGTTCTGATGTAAGTTTTAATGATTCTGAGATTCGGTATGATCCTCTACCCCCTCCTCATGTTGAACCCTATGACACGGAACAAGAGGTCTACTTTCAAGTGAATACTGATCTTAGTTCTGATGAGAATCAGATCGGTGTGGAAAAGGAGGGATGGAAGATGCCACTTGAAGAAATTATGAAGAAGGAAGAACCAGTAGCCGTGGCTGTAGTAATGCCAAAGGTAGAAGTACTTCAAAAGGCTCAGCTTCTTTCATGTTATTCTGCAAAGACTGGCGAATCATTCAAGGTTCCTGAGAAAACCGAGGTCGCCTGCTTCTGGTGTACACATCAGTTTGATAATCAGCCTTGTTTCTTACCTGTAAAAGAGGATATGGCTACGTATCATGTATATGGAAATTTCTGTACTCCTCAGTGTGCTCTAAGCTATTTGTTGAATGAGCATCTGGATTCTCATGTTCGTTGGGAGCGCATGGCTCTTCTTCACAGAATGTATCGTCCTTCTGACTCCGCTGGCGTTCGTATTTATCCTTCGCCGCCGAGAGAAAGTCTACAGAAATTTGGAGGTATCTATACGTATGAAGAATTCCGTACTATTATCTCTGATGCAAAGGTTCGTGTAGATGTGCAAATTCCCCCGATGGTAAGTATTCTTGGAACTCTCGATACGAAGCCCATTGATTTCTATGATTCTTCTCTTCAAAATACATTTACAGGAGGATTTAATCTTGATAGATTTAAGGCTTGGAGTGAGCAGGGAGGAGCTCTACGGCTGAAGCGTAGTAAGCCTCTGAAAGATAAGGAGAGTACACTTGATGCGTGTATTCAAATAAGTGTAAAAAGAGCTTTATAAAAATTGATTGAAGTGTGGGTGTTTGGGAAACGTCCCAACCATGAGTATTCGTAGCGTGTCCCTGAATGAAGTATCTGTTTCTGATAAGCCTACGCATATTATCGTCTACAATGGTGATGATTCTGTTGTCTCGGAAATGAAGAAGCAGATGGAGTTCATGAACTCGCAGATTACTAACCTTCTAGCAAAGGTGACGGCTCTCGAGTCGAACCCTGTGAAATATCTTGCTCGTCCCAGCCCCTTCTTTGGATCATCCGTTGCACCTGAACTTGCAGGAATGGAAGTACAGCGGCTTTCTCCGCAGGTTGATCCAAAGGAAACGTTCAAGGAAGTTGTTGAAACTATGCGGATTATTCATCATCCTGTCAATGATACGCCCTTTCAGCGTTCTAGTTCAGAGGCCGAACCAGATCTCGAGGATGATGCAGAAGTCGAACCAGATCTCGAGGATGATGCAGAAGTCGAGGATGAGGCAGAAGCCGAAGTCGAGGACGAGGCCGAAGCAGAGGCCGAAGAAGTAGAAGAAGAGGCAGTTTCTCTAGAAGAGTTTACCTACAAGGGTGAAACCTATTATAAGGATTCCGAGAACTCTGTATACCAGGTCGACCAAGATGGAGATGTCGACGACACTCCCATCGGTATGTGGAACGAACAGAAGCAAAAGATTATTAAATATAAGTCTTAAATAGAAATGGGGTGTTGGCCTTCAAACCTTGTTGGAATATTCTTTATTTTTATACTGATTGTGGATCTTTCAACAGGTGATATAGATTCTGTTCCCGTTCACGGAATTTTAGGAATTATCGGAACCTTACTTTTCTGGGGACTTTGTAATCTAGTAGGAGAAACAATTAGTGGAGGAATTTTAGTCGTTCCTTCTCTTGTTCTTCTTTGCTTCTTGGTAACAATGTGGCTAGTTGGAGAAACATTTAAGAAACGCAAGTGCTGTATGTCATGCTTAGATCCTTTGCCTGACACTTGTACTCCCCCTCCTGAACCTGAACCGACCTGTAAATCAGTCTAAACAACTCCACATAGTATATGAAGAATGTTTGATGAAACAATTGTCGTTGTAAAAAATACTTGCCTTGTTTGGAGTCTAGTTGCCTTACACTGGGGACTAACAGTATGGAATACAGTATATCAAACTACATCAAAGACGGTACGTGCTGCCTTTGAAATTAATATGAATCAAGCCTGGGTATTTACTGCGCGCAATATGACTCCCTGGGTAATGCCAGAGTACAAGATAGTAAATACGTATCCTCTAGTATATTATCCTGAATCCTCAACCTTTGTATTTAACGGCTCAGATGTCCACTCCTTTCCTACCGTTGTTATAGCAGAACTAAAAGATTCAGAAGGTGTTGTAAAACATGATATGAGTACATTTTTCCATTCAACAAAATGGATTTCGAATGAATATGCCCCAAGCTTATATGAACTGGCTATTGTATATTTCTTAACGAATGATCTTGTTGTAACAAACCAATATATGGATACTCTTACACTCTTTGTTATGACCTCAGATGGTGTTGAACATAAACAATTACTTCGAGATGTAAAAAGTCATGTTAACTTTACTGGGTGGCCTACCTATGATAAAGAGGAGTGACTTAAAATTGATCCATATACCTAATACTAGAAGGGTCTCACAATGGCAACTGTGAAGACCCATAATCTTGATACTCTCTTACCCTCTGGTGCATGGATATTGTATTTCCATCCAGCAAAGGAAACACGGTGGCATATGGATACTTTTAAAGTCGTTGCAACTGTTACAACATTTCGTGATCTAGCGAATATATTTGCCGCAATAACATCATCAGATTGGATCCGTGGGAAGTTCTTCTTTACCCCTGAAGGAATTCCTCCTCTCATGGAAAATGCCAGAAATATTCGTGGCGGATCCTACAGTATTCGCGTAGATCGTACAATGGGTCATGAAATTATGCAAAAATATATGATTGCCGCTGTTCTCGGAAAATGTGTAAAAGATAGTGCTGATGGAGTGTCGTGTATTCGTATCACTCCTCGCCGAGACTTTAATATTCTACAAATCTGGAATCGTGATTGCCAGAAATTTAATAATCCCGCTGGACTACAGACTGTAGATCCCAGAATTACTATTGATGAGGTAAAATATGTTCCTCATGTTGAGAAGAAGATTTAAATATCTGTAAGATACTTATACTGGATATTCGAATTTCGCATCTTTTTAAGAATCATGTGAATCGTGTCCTTATTTTTTAGTTGAATTCCCAGTAGTACTGGACCTTCCTCTCTGTGTATGACCTTAGTATATTTGAAATATATAATGTCATCCTCTGGTCCCATTGCGTCAATCCTTCGTAAACGAGAGACCGTTCCAGAATTTCTGGTATTCTAAATACATCCGAATTTCCTCCTGAAATTACTGCTACTACCGAGCCATTAAAATCCTTTCGATCAAGTGCACAAAGCGAGAGAACTCCAGCAGGTTCAACAATAATCCCTTGTTGATTATACACTTCTAGAATCTTTGAACATACATGGCCTTCATCAATAAGTATTACATCATCTAGATGTTTCTGGCAAATTGGAAAGTTCTTAGTTCCAACACGTTTTACTGAGGCTCCATCTACAAAGGTTGAAATGTACTCTAAGGTTGTTGGACGACCATGATGTAAGGCATCTGTCATTGAAGGTGCTCCAAGAGGCTCGACACCGATAATTTTTGTAAAAGGGGATACTTGTTTTATGTAGGCTGAAACTCCTGCCGCAAGACCTCCACCTCCAATGGGTAGAATAACATAATCTGGCTTGGGGAGATCATCTATAATTTCAAGGCCGACTGTCCCCTGGCCTTCAATAATTTTTTCGTCGTCAAAGGGATGAATGAATTCCTCCTTTGTTTCGTCACAATGTATCTTTGCCGTTGCGTAGGCATCGTCAAAGCTTGAGCCAGTCATGATAATATTTATAAAAGATCCACCAAACTCTTTGACCTTTGTAATCTTTTGTCGTGGAGTAGTAACTGGCATGAATATGGTACCATATATTCCTACTTTACTACATGCAAAGGCTACTCCTTGTGCATGATTGCCAGCTGAGCATGACACGATCGATTTGCTTGTAATCGATGATATCTTATTATAGGCTCCTCTTAGTTTATAAGAACGAACAGGAGTCAAATCTTCGCGTTTAAGATAAATGTCGGCCTTATAACGATTCGATACTTGTTCGTTTCGTTGTAAGGGAGTTTTAGGAAAGAGTGGACGCAGAACATTGGCTGCTGCCCTAATACTCTGGATAGTTGGATAATACATCTGATGAATTAGTATATATTCATACTTTAGTATCAATTTTAAAAGGGCTTATAGTAAATAAAAGACCTGCTAGTATAAAAACTGCTAAAATACTTGATGCATAGTAAGTAGGATATATAAGCATTTCTGAATTTACTGGCGTACATAGTATACTAGGAGAATAGGAAGGTTCAATCTGCGGTTGTAGGGTTTGTGTTATAGATAATGTTATCATCTAATGTATACCATATAAGCAGGTGTTTAACGCGCATCCTTGTTCTTGATAGGTGCCAATACCAGCTTGATCTCTCCCAGGTTAGCAACCGTGTACTTTATAATTAGCGGATAATCATTCTTCAAATACATTTCAATCGAGGGGCACAGTGTTGTGCATTTCGTAAAGAGTACCAAATGCTTGAGCTGGAAAATACCCTGTACAACTTCTGTTGTACTTCCAGACTTCTGCACCTTCATCGTATTATTATTTTCAGACATGACTGTTTCCTGCTCAGCAAAATCGCCTTCGCAACGGAAAACAAGATCTAAACCAGAAGAGGTGATCTCCACATCGAGTTTCTCACCGAGAGCGTTCATGTCGCGACAGATCTTCTGGAGATCTACGCTCGGCATGTGGATTGTGTTAGAGAAGTTTAGGTTGGGGATCTGGATCTCGTCAACATTCGTGTCAAATAGCTTGAGGAAGTAATTTGTAACCGTGGACTTCTCAGAGTTCTCCATGCGAATACCGAGCTTGTTGGGATTAGACGCAGGGAGATAGAGAGTTAGGTTGTCATTATTTCCCATCGTCTTAATGAGTTTGAAAAAGTAAATCATATTCACTCCCAAAATATACTTGGCAGGGCAATAGAAGTTCTCGAACCGATCATTATATAAACGCAGATATACAAGAACAGTGTGTGTTTCGTCAACAGACATTACTTTTAATCCGTTCTGATCGAACTCTAAATTCGCCTCAGTTAAGATTTCCTTGAGCGCTTCAATCAAGGTTCTGAAGGCACCCGCTTGCACCGTACGAATTTCAAAAAGATTTCCATTGGAATTTGCAGTTGCCTTACTCGTACTCATCTAATGGCCGGAAGCAGTCCATCTTTAAGCAAATGGCCGCATTAATGTTTTCTTCTTCTCGTCTTTTTAGAGTCCCACATTCTGTAGCATTGTCTGATAATAAGAGGCATTAACATCGTAGCATTACGCACTCCGCCAAAGACAGACGGATAAAAGCCGCCTTTTTGTCTGCGGGTTTTGTTGGATTGAATGTTTTTTCTATTATTTCTAAAATATATAGCAGTAAGATCCTTTCTAATATCTTCCGCATTAACCTGCCATATACTGCCAGTTGCAGGATCTTGAAATTCAAAGAGTATTGTATCATTATCATTCAGAATACTTAGAAGTTTGGCGATTACACTAGGACCATCGTAATACTCAATAAGAACTTCTTTATTTATAATCTTATATGGTCTCTTGCCAATATATAATTCAGAATAATCTGCCAATCTCCAACCCTTCTCTAACATTGATGCTTGCTTTGCGTTAGTAAAGCCAGTGCCATTTTTCATTCGAAATTTTCTTCTGTTCAAAGGAACAAATACTCCTTTTGGAGGAATATATAGTTTAGTAGTTAGTGTATTTTTTTTTATAATTTCCTCATTAAGATCTGGCTTTCCATTTGGTATTTCATATTCCATTCTATTTGCCATTTTACTATACAAAAGAATTTAATTCATAAATCTAAAAGTTGATCAAGGGGGTCCCCTTATTCCATAAGTCCCACTATGGCCGATGCTTATAAGAAACTTTCTCACCGTGAACATATTCTCGAGCTTCCTGATACCTACGTAGGAAGTGTAGAAACTCATGAAGAGTGGCGATGGGTTCTTGATGGCGATCGTATGGCTCACAAGAAGATTTCTTTCAACCCTGGATTTTACAAGCTCTTTGACGAACTTATCGTAAATGCTCGCGATGCACGTGTACGTTCTGTAAAAAGCGTAAATCCCATCAAGCATATTGATATCTGTGTAAAAGAGGTTGACTCGGTGCTTAGCATCAGTGTAGAGAATGACGGCGATGGAATTCCTATTGAACAGCATTCAGAGCACAAGGTCTGGGTTCCTGAACTTATCTTTGGCCATCTTCTTACCAGTGGAAACTACGATAAGGCCGAGGAGAAGATTGTCGGTGGTAAGAATGGATATGGTGCGAAACTTGTCAATGTCTTCTCTCACGAATTCAAGGTAGAGGTTCGTTCTCCATCCCATGGCCAGAAGTATGTACAAGTCTGGAAGGATCATATGTCAAAGTGTGAGAAGCCTTCCATTCGTGCCGATAAGGGCAAGGGCTTCGTGAAGGTTACTTATACACCAGATCTGAGCCGCTTTGTTGGATTCAACGATTCTGACATGTTGAATGTTCTTAAGACGCGTACCTACGAACTGGCGGCCGTCTGTGGAAAGGATGTAAAAGTAAGTTGGAATGGAGCTGTTGTAGGATCGAATACCTTCGAGAAGTTTGTTCGCCTCTTCTTGACCGAGGGAAGCACTTCTCTTGTATACGAGGCCTGCGGTCTTCGGTGGGAGGTCGCCGCCGTTCTCAGTCGTAACTTATATTCGGAAGAATCTGCCGGTTCCGATGAGGGTGCGCGGTCAGTGAGTTTTGTAAATGGTATTAATACTGTAAAAGGCGGAAAGCACGTTGATACAGTAGTTCGCAGTGTACTTGGTGATTTCTGCGAAGCTGCTACAAAGAAGAAGGTACCTGTGAAGCCTGGTCAGATTCGCGATGCTGTTGTATTCTTTGTGAATGCCACTATCGTGAATCCTTCCTTTGATTCTCAGACAAAGGAGTCTCTGACAACGCCAGCTGCAAAATTCGGTAGTGCCTTCAAGTCTGAGAAACTTGTCGACGGTCTCATGAAGATTGGTCTTCTTGAGGAGGCGCAGCATGCTCTCGAAGCCAAGTCAGCGAAGGATGCCAAGAAGACTGATGGCACGAAGCGCAAAACTCTTCGCGGGTTTCCTAAGCTCGAGGATGCTCTGTGGGCTGGTGCCGCTCGCTCATCAGAGTGTACTCTCATTCTCACCGAGGGAGATTCAGCAGCGACCTCCGCGATTTCTGGTCTAAATATTGTAGGCCGTGAGCGGTATGGCGTGTTTCCTCTCAAGGGCAAGATGCTAAATGTAAAAGATATTAGCCAGGAGAAGTTCAACAAGAATGAAGAACTCACTGCAATTAAGGCAATTCTAGGTCTTCGTCAGGGACAGAAGTACAAGGACAAGTCATCACTTCGCTATGGTCGTGTAATGGTGATGGCCGATCAAGATCATGACGGTTCTCACATCAAGGGACTTCTTATGAATCTATTTCACACCGAGTGGCCAGAACTCATGAAGATGGGGTTCCTGTGTTCTCTAGCAACTCCTCTTCTAAAAGCTAGTCGTCGCAGTGAAGTTCTCAGTTTCTACAGTATGGGTGAATATGAGCGGTGGCTACAGAATCGTGTAACTACTGGCTGGACGATCAAATATTACAAAGGTCTAGGTACCAGTACAAAGCAGGAAGCTCGCGAGTGGTTCGAGCGTCTCACTGAGATTTACTACGATTGGGATGATCGCACGGACGATTCCCTGTCTCTCGCATTCAACAAGAAGCGGTCTGATGATCGCAAGGAATGGCTAGCTGGCTATGATCCTAAGCGGATTCTTGATATTGGCGGTGGTGGCCATGTTCCATATACACGGTTTATCAACGATGAACTCATTCACTTTAGCAATGCAGATAATCTTCGTTCACTCCCTCATATCATTGACGGAATGAAACCTTCGCAGCGCAAAATTCTCTATGGCTGCTTCAAGCGTGGTCTTCGTTCTGAGGTGAAGGTTGCTCAGTTAGCAGGATATGTGTCAGAGCATGCCGCATATCATCATGGAGAAGTCAGTCTCTGTGGAACGATTGTTGGAATGGCACAGAACTTTGTTGGCAGCAACAATGTAAATCTCCTAGTTCCCAATGGGCAGTTTGGTTCTCGACTTCTCGGTGGCAAGGATTCAGCATCGCCGCGTTATATCTTTACCTATCTCGAGCCGATGACGGATAAGATCTTTCGCAAGGAAGATGCCAGCATTCTCAAGCATCTTGAGGATGACGGTATGATGATTGAGCCGGAGTATTATCTTCCAACTGTACCTGTACTTCTGCTCAACGGATGTGTCGGTATCGGAACTGGCTTCAGTACTGATATTCCTCCCTTCAATCCCTCAGACATTGTCCGTGTTCTCAAGCAGCGTCTAGATGGTGTGCTAAGCAGTCTGCGCCCAGTAACTCTCAAGCCTTGGTGGCAGGGATTCAAGGGAGAGGTTGTTTCAGTCGGTGATGGCACATATATTACCAAGGGTATTGTCGCCTTTGATGATACTAAGAATACTGTAACTATCTCAGAACTTCCTGTTGGTGTATGGACAAAGGACTACAAGACCTTTCTTGATGAAATGGCATCCGTGGAAAAGCCGATGAAGGACGGAGAGAAGGTGCCAAAGGCCATGGAGTACGCGTATACGGATGATGGTAAGCCGGTGTTAAAGGGGTTTGATGATCTGTACACTGATGAAGAGGTCAAGTTTATCTTGTACTTTGATGAGGATACGTATGAGGATATGAAGGCGCATCCTGAGGATTTCGAAAAGCGGTTCCGTCTGACGAGTTCATGGCGTACGAGTAACATGGTGGCCTTTGACACCGAGATGAAGATCAATAAGTATGCAACAGTTGGACATATGCTAGAGGCGTTTTATGAGCCACGCTTAGCAGCCTATGAGCGGCGGCGGTGTGCAGAAATGGAGCGTCTTGAGGCGGATGCTGTGGAGGCCGATGCAAAGGCTCGGTTCATTCGGGCTGTTCTCGACGGGAGCCTAGATCTACGGCGTGCAACTGATCCGGAAATCGTTGGTGGTATGAAGAAACATAATTTACCGGCATTGAATTCCGATAAGGATGTCGAGAAGGTTGAATCCTATGAGTATTTACTGAAGCTGCGAATGGATCGGGTGAAGGCTACGGCAGTGGAGGATGCCGAGGCTTCGGTTCTGGCGGCTAAGGCGGCGGTGGCTGAACTTGAGGCAACTACGGCAAGTGAACTCTGGCTCAAAGACCTTGTGGAATTCGAGGCAGCGTGGGAGAAGATGGTTGTTGCGCGGAATGCGGCATCTACCGGATCAACAACTCGGAAAGTTTACAAGAAATCACATAAATGAACCCAATTGTTTTGACCGTGTACCGGCACCGCTAATATTTACTGGGTGGGACATCGGTATGGGGAGACTGTCGATATCCTTCAAATAATACATGTAGTGGTCTACGGCAGAAAGGATATGAGGAACCGACCAATCTAAAACACGCTGATTCAGTTCTTGGATCTGTCCTTGTATATCTGTTGGATTATTGCGAGCATATTGATAATATAATCCACGCATAATCATTTTCAATTCATCTACGGATTGATCATCGATCACGTAGCCCTTCGGCTGGCTACGTTCAAAGACTGTACGGCGAATAGCGGTTTGAATAGATGTTAGATTGGCTTGGCTAAAAAAGCCTTCACTTAGGGCGTTGTGTTCCCAGTTACCGCGTAACATATCCTGTTGAAATTGAGGTTCTGAGGAGACTTCGTGGGAAAAGCCAGCTATTCCGGGACTTGTAGGATTTTTTGAAAACATGCTTGGATCCTTCAGTTCGCCTGCAAGATTTACACGTCCATTATTTTTTTGTAGAAGGCCTATATTTTTGTCCCAGCCGGCATTCATTCTATTTACAAGAATTCTTTCCTGTTGCCAAGTATTTTTTCTAACCGACAGGTATAAAGAGATGGCTGTTAATTCTTCTGCCCACGGTGCCAAAGCTGGTTACAATCAGAGTGGCGGCGGCTACTTCTACGTCGCTGCTGATTCAGCGGCGACGAAGTTAAGTGTATATACACCTGGTGCTGGTTCAGGTGGTGCCACGACAGTTGGATCATTCGCGCTCGCCGTTCCTGGAAGTGCTGTATATGCCGCGGGTCTTTCAACACTCTTCAAAGCGGGCAATATCGTTAAGGATATGGGCAAGACAGTTGTCTCATCAACACGTGTATTCCGCAAGATCCAGGCGGTAGACTCGAGTGATGCGACCGCTCAGGCTGCCTTGGGAGTAACTGGCGGTCCTGACAATAACTATGCATCATACTATGTTGAAGTAGGCCGTGAGGGATCAGGTGCGCCTGCTCCCCTCGTTCGCTACATGTAAGAGTGTGTAGTTTTCGTAAAGTACATTTAGTAAATGAAGTAACTTTTGTAAGCGAAGTGAAACGAAGTAACTTTTGTAAACGGAGTGAAGCGAAGTAACTTTTGTAGGCGAAGTAACTTTTGTAAATGATTCAAAATCTTTTACACATGTTAGAAATGACAGCGGTACTAACCTATATATCATTTGGAATATTGGAGGTTGGTGCAGATAATGTCGTAACAATTAATTGGTATTTACTCGCATACTATGTTCTAGGTATTATGGTAATTATAAATGTATTTAATTTCTTATGGGATTCTGGAAAACGTATTGCTGCTGCTATAAGTGCGGCCTTACTTATCATGGTATTTATCTTTTATAGCTATCGCTGGTTTCCTTCTTCATCACCTACTTCTTCATCTTCAACTTGTTCTGGAACTCCTTCAGCAGCTCCTTCCTGCGGACCCTGGCCACCGATCGTGAATATGTGTCCCGACTATATGGTTCTATGGAAGGATACTGTTTCAAATATAAATTATTGCTATGATGTAAATAACACATATTTAATTAAATCATATTCTGGTGCTCCTGCCCCTTCAACAAGCGGTCTAACAAATGGTCTAACAATAAATGGAGTTCCTGGACAATCTGCATATAAGCTCTCTGATTTAAAAACAAATTTAACATCTTCAACTTCAAGCATTAGAAGAGATGATAAAGGAAAATATCTTCGGTGGGAAGGTGTGTTGGATGGCTTAAGTCTAAATGCCGAAAATTTTCCTTATTAAGCAGTCTAAACTCTACAAATACTTATTATATACATGACAACGCTATGTTTACATCCATCCATTGAAGAAGCCATCCTTCAATGGTTTGATACTCGCACCACACCAGCTGTCTTTCTCATTGGTCCTCCAGGTGTTGGCAAAACAACTCTTGCCTATCGTGTTATGCAACAAAGATCATTACGTGTCAGTGAATTTAACGCGAGCCATACACGTTCTGGAGCATGTTTTCGAAAAATTATTCTTCCACTTCTCGAGCGTGGTGGAGTAATTAATATGATGGAAAAGGGAACGAAGGGCGGACTAGGTGTAATCCTTGATGAGATTGACGGTCTGAGTAGTGGAGAAAAAGGAGGTCTCCAGAGTTTATTAACCTATCTGCGTGAATGGAAACCCACCAAGCCTGGTGTACCTGTTATATTTATTAGTAATACCATACATCAAAGAATGCTTCAAATGATTTCTAGATACTGTCTAACCTTTAAGGTTGGTATGGCAGACGAAAAACAAATTTGTTCCTTACTTGGAAAACAGGTTCCAAACCAATGGAAACTTTTAGGAAATGGTGATCTACGTCCTCTTTTGAGAGGAGAATATTCGGACTGTCCAGTTGAACAAAATGAACATGTAGAAGTTCCTGAAGGAGTATATGCCTTGGCGAAATGGTGTTTATATAATGAAATAGATCCTTATCTAAATCTTGAAATGGAAAACAACGATAGTAATCTAACAGGTTTAGTGATCGCTGAAAATTTACCCGATCGTCTAGAAGGTGTAACAGGGGATACTAGAGAGGGATGGGACATTTATCTGAAACTCTTTCATATGATTCAACACTCAGATTATGCTGATTACTGGGCTTTTTTCTATCAGACCTGGCGTCTTCTTGCATTGAGTCAAGATGTGAAATTAAATACTGTAAATTTATTATTAAATAAGGTTGCTCCTTGGAAAGGAGAAGAACCTCCTATTACTTCGATCCGTTATACAACTGTACTTACAAAACAATCTGCTCTATTTAATGCTTGGAAGGTCTTATGCGAACTTGCAGACACTAAGGGGGTGAGTATTCGTCTTTCTCCAATTGCCTTGCTTCTTTCTGCAAACATTGAGGCAGCTGCTGGAGGTGGTGGTAAAAAACAAGATAAGAAAAAGAAGGTTGATAGTATGATGTTAGAGAAGGTTTAATTATTATTCTGAGGTATGAAATAATTTAATAAATTCTAAAGGATCTTTCCTCCCAAGGCGATAGGCTCTTCCCAAAATCTGTTTTTCTTCTTCAGATGGCATTCGATGAAGTAAAATAACATGGCTTGCACAAAGAAGATCTAGTCCAGCAGAAGCTACGCGGCTATTAAGAAGAAGAACACGTACACGCCCTTCTTTAAAATCTAAGAGTTGTTTTGCAATAGTGTCCTTATTTCCTTGAAGAGTCTGGCAAGAATTTAGTGATCGTTCTAGATATACTAGAGGATTATCAAATCTGCTGAAAACTAAGAATTTTCCTGAAGGGCTGCCATCTATTATTTTTAAAAGTGCCTCTGTTTTTTTGGGAAGAATAGACGGCAAGACAGTTGTTTCCCCCAAGGCTTTTAACTCATTGGGATGTATTCCAGTTCTGCATAAAGGACATGCCGGCGTTTTAAGAAACCATGTTAAAATACATGAAGCGCAAAACTGTTTCGAACAACACGGCGTTACTAAGGCAGAGCTAGGAGAATCGTAACATATTGCACAAACATCTTTAGAAGTTTGTTCAAGGCGTTGTTTGATTCCCTGTAATTGAACTTCTAGTTGATGTAGTTTTTCTTGTAATTCTAGTGAAGTTTCTTGTTTCTTTAATGTTTCTATTTCTTTCTTTCTATATTCTGTAACTGCCTCGACAAGTGTAAGAGGTGTGTGGAGAGGTATTCCAAGACTTTGGATTGCAGAATGAATATCGCCCGCATGTAGCATAGACTCAACCTCTGGAGGAATTGCTCGCTCTACAATAAGCTGTTGTCTAGGAGTTCTACATACAACTGTTGTCTCTATAAGAGGTGGAAGTTGTATTGAAGCATTTAGGAAAGCATCTGTAGATCTGATAACAAGATGACCTCTCAGCGGATGCTTCGATTCTATAATATCTTTGAAAAATGCATACGATGCTACTTTGAAAAATGTAACATTTGGATGACCTTCTATATATCGCTGTAACATTTCTTTTATTTCTGGTGCAAGAGAATCAACAAACCGTGGAGGAAGTTGCCGAATGCTGTTTGAATGTACATAGTAATTCGCCAATAACATATTTATATATGAAGAACTTATAAACCATGTCATATTTGCTTGAGGAACTAGACATGATGGCTTAATCTGTACTGTGTCTGGTTCATCGTAAAAAATTCTTCGCCATCTAGGATTCTTTACAGTAAGAGATTTCATAAACTCTGGTAAAAGAGTATTAGTAAGTAAGGTTAGATGGGATGAGCTCAAAGATGATATGAGATTTTTTCCTAGATCTCTTTTACTTTTTATAAAATGAACCTTGAATTTAGTATTTACGATCGTATCGTGCCACTGGGTATAGAGAGTGTGTGGTACAATAATAAGAGAATCAAATACATATTCTGTAGGTGTTCCTGGACAAATTGTAAAAAACGACGCTGTGCTCATTGGACTAAGATTGCTATATGAATTTTGTGGTTGTGTTAGAGGGAGTGTTGCCATTTGACTTATATGTCCAAGAACCATGTTTGTTTTTCCAACTCCTGCGCGGTCTCCCAGGATAGCATATTTACTGAAGATTATTTCATTTGTACCAGGGATGGTATATCCTGATTGAAAGGCGAGTTCTTTCTTACGCATCTCGTAAATTGCCGCAAGTTGATGATCTTTTAATTGTGTAGTAAGATGAGGAGGCTGTTTCGATCTTGGCGAATCAGGTGTTAGAGCATTTGAGAATGTTTGTTGAAACATTTCCAAATGTAATCGAAGAGACTGGATCCCTAAATGATTCATATGTATATGAAGAGAGTTTGAGTGGTTTAGGCATTCCCGTAAAATTCGCGAAGTTCGCGGGATTTTATAAAAGAATTGAGTTTTAACTTAGTTTCTCTCACTAGAGGTGACGGTTCATCTCTTAGTTTCTTTTTATCGAAGGTGTTCTCACTATGACTAATAACAAGCATCACCTTCATGGAATCAAGTTGTATCATAGGATGTTTATAATCTTCTAGGAAACTACGTTCTTCCGCGTGTGTAACTGTTTCGTCATATGTGTGTTTTTCCGCATATGATTTCCGCCATGCCATTGTGCCATTTGTTGCGTGTCTCATGTTATAGGGTCCAAATTTATAGATTTTCTTATTATCAGTATAGAACATATATATTTCTGAACTCCCTGCGAGTTCTATCTTCGGATTTCTAGAAAACTGTAGTACAACATGACTCACTCGCTCTGGACAATAATAATCATCATCGTCCATTGCAACACAAATATCTCCGCGAGCTTCCTTATTAAGAATATTGCGTTTTCCTCCTATGAGAAGTTTTGATTCTTTTCTTATATACCGAAGATTTGGAATATCAAGACCCGTAAATACATCTCTTACACAGTCATCGCCGTCATCTAGAATTATCCACTCCATTCGATCTTTAGGATAGTTCTGAGATTTATAGCATTCGATGAGCGATGGAAGAAATTTGCGGCGATTATAGGTAGGTGTGAGAACAGATACAAAAGGTCTCATTGGTATATTTATAAATATACGACTCTAAGCCCCTCGTAAGCTTTGTAAAATATTGGTGTTAAGAATCTTAGTTCTGTTCTCATTCTCAGCGTCTCTCATTTTCGACATCCAAGTATTAATTTCAGCAGTATCGGCATATCCATAGATACGATTATTGATTGTCAAGGGTTCTTTAGGATCATATGGAACAATTGGGAATATGGACTCAAATCTGGGTGCTAGTACATCTGGCCAAATTGCGTATCTTATTTCACGATATATAAAATATGGAAATAATATGGGAGTGAATATAATTGTATAGAAAAAGGCAAGAATTCTGTATGAAAGTGGTTTATATAGAAGTTCACTTGTGGTAAAGCCAGCGAAACGTAGAGCAATAAGAAAATAAATAATCAGAATAAGAACTTGTGATCCTGCAATAGCTCCATCATATACTGAACTTGCTGTTGTTTTATTTAATTCACTGAGATTTGTATTTCCTGCTGCAGTCGATTGCATCGAATTTACAGTTTGTTGTAGATCTGTTGTATCTACTGGAGCTGTTGGAAGGGGTATAGTTTTTGAAGCGTTTGGTATAGGTTTAGAGCCAGAAATATCGACGAAACTGTCTACAGAAGTTGCAAACATAGATCCAAACATAGATCCAGAGGTAGTTTTTGATTTAGATTCTGAAGTAGTTCCAAAGATTGATCCTATAGAAAAATCTGATTTTGATTCAGATCCAGATCCAGTTTCAGTTTTTTTAGAAGTTCCATTTAATTGGTTAACAATATTCTGTGCTGTAGTTGTATCTAAACTTTTTATCGCAGTTTTTATATTCTCTTGTAATTCTTTTTGTAGTAATGCATATGCTTCCGTATATGAAATTTTTCGTGTAGTAACTTGCTGTGTTGTCAATTCTATATTTGCATTCCACCAAGCAATCTCAGAATTTAAAAAATTTGTCATCGGTCTCAGCTGCCAATAGGTAAGCCCAGCTTGGTAATATATAGGGGTTTGTTCCGTAAATAGAGTTTGTTGTCTAAGTACAGAAGATCTAACTTCTGTTCGTAAGGGAACAGCAGCAGCTATTTCTTCTGCCGATGGTCTATTCGGGGACGATGTTGCTAACATCCCACTTCTGTCTTGACCCTAGGTTAGTTTTTTAGAATGTAGACCGCTAACTATCAAAACTTTTAAACTTTATGATAAGCAGAATGGACTGGGTAGTAGTAATCCCATCCTATAATCGCGTTGATATTCTAAAAGCAAAAACACTCAAACTACTACAAGACTATAAGATTCCTAAATCAAAGATCTACGTTTTTGTAGCAGATGAGGAACAAAAGAAACTATATGATGAACTGAAAGATTCTGTTGGTCACATTATTGTCGGTGTAAAAGGGTTGCCCGAAGTTCGCAATTTTATCTTTAATTACTTCCCGAAGGGAAAGCCGATTGTATCGTTCGATGACGATGTTCGCGGATTTATTGAATATGATCCTAAAGCGAAACGTCACGAAAAGAAACTTGGAGACTTGGCAGGACTCTTTGATCGCGGGTTTTCAGAATGCAAGAAGCGTGGTGCAAACTTCTGGGGTGTCTATCCTTCTGCCAATGGTTATTTCATGAAGCCAACAGTTACTGAAGATTTGCGGTTTATTATCGGAAGTTTTTGGGGATGTTTTAATCCGAAAAAAGATATTCAAATTGATATTGGTAACGGTGAAAAAGAAGACTATCAACGTACTATACAATTTTGGGAAAGAGATTCCAAAATTGTACGTATTAATTTTGTTGCAGTACAGACAACAACCTACGGAACACCTGGCGGACTTCAAGAAGGAAATCGTCTTGCTAGAGAGAGAAAGACAGTAAAAGCCATGTTGAAGAAGTGGCCACAGTATATTAAAATGAATACTCGGAGAAAGTCTGGATATCCTGAGATTAGACTTATTTCCCCTAAAGTGCATACTTAAGATCTCCCATACCCGAATCAACAATAAAGAAATTTATACTTTCAACATATACGTTTATGCTGTAAATATATGACGATTTCGGTGGTAAAGGATGTACTTGTAAATCAAGCTGAAATCTTTGTATCACACTGCTATTAAGAGAACCTGCCGGCTGACTTGTCGGACTATGGAGTTCAAAGGAGAATACAGGAATTCTGCGATTCGCCCCACCATCCAAGTACTTCCAAGGTGTCAAGTTTGTGAAAAAGGATGTTGGCTTTGATTCTTGGATTTCATTTCCATTTGCCAGAATTCTTAGAGCCCTAATAATATCGATTTGTCCAGCCGGCACTACAAGTCCTGAAGCAGATTCATATTCAATATAGGAACTATTTGACGGAACATTTGTAAAAATCTTTGGTCTCGCCGGCCAATTCCACCAATTTGTGAAATTTGTTAGTGAGTTTCTATATATTACTGAATCTGATCTGCGCGGGAGAATTACTAATCGAGTTATTGGATTATGAATATCAAGAGCTAGTAACTGATTCGATGTAATTTCAGGAAAACTTCTAAGAGTTATCTGCCGTGTTATATATGTAAGAGGGGTTGTTGAGAAAAGAGTACGTTCTTTATCTGGCAAGAATGCATATGTCGTGTGTAGCGTAGGATTGCATGGCCATGTATTCAATTCTGGGACTGTAAAATTAATATCTGTGAGAAAGTTGCGGATCTGTACACCAGAACTATCTACATTTACAAAGTCAGGTATATTTGATTGAATAGTGGATGTTGGTGTTGAAACACGAAATCCGGGAGCCATACGAAATCCTGAAGCATCAAGTACTGTGTATAACTGTTGTGACGGTGTCAGATTGACGGTTACATCAACTGTATAATACTGGAGCCCTGTTAAAGGGAGTGCCTGGCCTTCTTCAGTGAACCAGAATGGAATAGGTACCATGATAGTATACGCAGGGATGGAAGGGGCATTTGTTTGCGCAGAACCTGGCGTAAGTCCATCTTGATACACGGTGGGATACTCGCCCGTTGTCGCTGTCGGATTTCCGTATAAGCCATTTGCAGGATCATAGAGTTCTGGGACATCCCCAACAAGTTGCTGCCATTTCTCGAACTTGTCCTTTGGATAATCAATCATGGCCTTCGACATCAAATACTCGCCAGTGAATTCTTGAATCTTATTTGGACCACAGGTAATATACACCGATTGAATGGCCGCAGCGCCAATATTTCTAACCCATTGAAACTCTGTCTGCGTCTTAGGACCATTCTCATAACTTACAGGTCTATACTTACTATAAATTGCAGGTATGTCGAATGAGAAGTACATATCAGTAAGAAGATCACCATTACGATCAACTCTTGTACGAAGTTGTACTGTCTTATCATACGGATAATCAGTTATTCCGTCCATAAGTTTGGAGGTTGTCTCCAGTGAGAAGTGAGTGTATTTCTTAAACATTTTATAAAAATAGGTCATATCGGGGTTGCCCGATAGGATCACATTTTGTGTGCCGTATGCAACCAGGGAAACTAATCCACCTCCTGGCATTCTTCTGACTGTGTGAGATGAAAGGTCTTAGACCTTTTCTCAATTCTTTTGTTGGGTCCACCATGTATCAATTAAATATGGAGGTAAGTCGAGCGATGAAGTTTTCACCTTTGTACTGGGTCCCATTTGCATCATTTGCTGTATTTCTGCGTATGTTAGAGCATAACTGAAATAGTATAAATTACTGATGTAGCCTGTAAATACTCCTGTTACCGCCATAGAGTCACCAGGAGCAATTCCACGTTTCATTACATCTTCAGCTTTAAAATCTGCATCGGAATATACTATTGTTGGGAATACTACTAGTGACTGGTAGTTCTGGTATGGCAGAGTTCCCTTGAAGTTTATTCTATTTGCAAGATTTCCATTTATATATACCTCCATGACACTCGAACGGAGAACAATGGCTAAATGGAACCATTTATTAAATGGTATCTGATCTACATCAATTGTATTGTACCACGAATCATATGTATTCATTACAACACGTAGTGTGGGAGTGCTATTTGTTATATTATCTGAACGGATGAAAACACCGGGGGCGCATAGGGGAAATGAGCCAGATTCATATCCCTTATAAAAGATGCTCTTCCATCCACCTGACCCACTACTGCTACAGGTGTCTGAAGTTCCTGTTGACGCTGTAGTAACAGTTTGATCGGGAGAGGCATAGATAAAGGTAGTATATGAGAATTCAATACCGGTCAATTGATTTTCAGATTGTTTCAAAGGAAGATATATTATAGTATCAGTATCTGTTATCTTCTCGCATGGATTTTGACGATAAAATATAGGTCCTGAACCGGAGGCTATTGTAAAAGGGATGACAGGGACACGTACATTTTCAAATCCGTTCCATAGCTTATATATTTGCTCTAAACAAGCACATAGTATGAAGACAACTATAGTTACTACTACAGAGATCACAACTTCAGGAATTAACTGAGTACTATTGAAGTCCATTCTAACATTGATATATTTAATGCGCAGTAAAGTAACTACCATGAAATATATAATTTAAGATCATTAGTTCTTCAATTATATATTTTCAAAAATGATGTAAACTTGATGTTTGCTCACATACTACAAGCGGCGCATGTATTCATATTATTTAATGAACCATCCTCAAGTGTGTCATTTATTGTAAAAAAGCTCTGAATCCATTTCCATAGATTGAAGGGACCCTTTGGACCATATTGGTAGCTTCTCCATACAGCCTCAGGACTTAGAGCATAATTATAGTAATTGGAATTTGAAAAGAATGCCTTAAGATTATTATTATTCGAGTGTCCTATATAGACTCTTGCAGCTGTACTTCCTGGTTTAGATAGACTGTATGCTGAATTGTAAACACACGAACGGGCTAGTTTTCCGTCAATATATATATCTAGAACTCTGGCATTGGCAACAACTGTTATAAGAATCCACCGCTGATATTCAATTCCGTTTATAATGTCACATTTATTTCTTGATGAATAGTTTGTACCAGAGTTATAGTTTGCGATTAAATCAGCAAGAGGATAATTGCCGGGAGCAGCTGTAGCTGAAACATCAGGTCTTATTTGTTCACTTGTTGTATTCTGCCGAACAATGAGAGCGGCATTTACAGGATTCAATCCAATGTAAAGTAGTGTATTTCCACCAGAATCGCGATTTCCAATTTCGAGTAGATTTGCTAGAGGTGTTGATGTAGAATCCATTAAAAATCCTTTGGTATCTGTGACATATGCCCATAGATCTACAGAGTATTGGCCACCATCTGTGATACCTGTCAATTCAGTGAACGCTGCACACGATTGTCCTCCAGGGGGCTTAGGCATATCTTTATTAGCATGTTTTGTGGCCTGTAAAGTTACTGGTCCTGATAAAGAAACCGTACTAGCTGGCTTTCCTTTTGTAAATAACCAATTATATAATAAATATAACAAATATAGAGCTACTAGAACAGTGACAAACCCTATAACGCTCGATCCTACATCTCCCCCTCCAACCATTTTTCTGGAAGACTTAGGACTCATTCTGTAGAAAGCAAATACAATTAACTATGCCAAGTGGGTGTCATATACTGTGAATTGATTAGGTGGCTTAACGTCGGGAAGACTGCAGTTTCCGAAAAAACATGTAGGCATACTTAGATCTACTCCAGATTGATGATCTTCTGAATAATATGGAATACCTCTTGTATCAACGAGGCTTTGAACATCTCGTAATACATCTTCAGCATACATGGCTTTTTGAAATCCCATGAAAAGTCCTATTTGTCCTCTCCATCTTGAATTTCCCGCGAGCCACTGTAAGGTAGTATCTGGTTCTATTGGAAAATAGTTTGTTAAATTACTCACCTGTAATTTTGCACCATAATATACATCAAAGCGCCGCCCCTCCTTTACAATGGTAACTACTGTCCACTTCTGTAAAGGAATCGCCGGGAGTGAAATGCTTTCCATATAATGCTGAGAACTATCAGTGCCTGTTCTCACCTTTAGGATTGCCGGGACATATGGTTTATCATTTTGACTTGTATATCCTGAAGCCCACAATTCGACAGAATCGCCAATTGATAAGAGTTTTGAAAGATAGCCGGTGTTAGAGGAATCTAGGGCACACGGCTGACAATTTGTCCCTACACAGGCGCAGGCCTTATATCTGTAATCTTCACAGTTCGGAGCGAAGCTTGTAGCAGATGATCCAGAACTCGATATACAATCAACCTTTGTTACTGTTTTAGGCGCAGCACCTACATATATCATAAATCTTAATGAGCAATTACGAGAAGACCATGCAAAGTCATTTGTTGGTAATACGAGCTGAGAAGGAGTAGATAGTGGATAAAATGCCTTGGTTCCTTGATACGGTTTTTTATAAATATTCACAAAATATAATACTATATATATAGTTAATAGTGTTGCTGCTATGAAGAGTGCGCCCTCAACTAGCATTCTACCGTTAAGTACCGAATTTAAGAAGTTATTTTATAAGACTCGAACATTAGAGTGTACCAGCTTTTAATGCTGCGGCTGGTATTCCAAAACTTGATTCGAGTGCTAAAGCAGGTTGTGCTTCAATAACCTCTTTGTATGATATAGCGCGTGGCCATAATTGAAAATTTTGTACAAATACTGAGCGAGTTGGATAGTTCGCCCAGTCTGGAGAACTATAGAATGTCTGATTTGGTACAAGACTTACAGACTTTGAATTTACTGTAAGAGTTTCTGGGATAATTCTCTGAAAGGTTTGCTTGCCGTTCAAATACACACTAAATAATTTAGGCTGTACAACAACTGTTATACGGAATGGTGTATAAATTGGAACATTCTTAATATATGGAATGCTGTATTCTGTACCACCTGATCCAGAATAAAATGTTATCATTAAATCATTTGTTTTTGTAAGATACATAACCATCGATGTTGAATCACTCATGTACTTTAAAAATGTATCGGATGATATTGCTAAACCTTGACTTGAAGGTGCAGATCCAGATCCAGAGCCAGAGCCAGAACCAGTTCCAGTTAATACAGAGGGACTTAAATTTAATCGACTTGTTATATCATTCATCAAACTAGAAGCACTTGTTGTAGTTGGGCAAGCCGCTGATGTAGTTACAGAGGGAGTTGTCAATGCCGGCGCTGGAAGATTTGTCATTCCTCCATTGGTTTTAAATAGAATCAACCGTGTAGAATCCGTTGTTTGATTAATGCGTGTAACATATAAATCAACCGAAAATGAGAATGTATTTATTAAAGATGGTGAAGATATTTTATCCCCAGGAAGAGGTGCCACATCTGTAATCAAAGGCTGTTTTCCCTTATTCCAGTATACTATAGAGTCAGTATTCCCAGGTACACCAATATATCCAGGACTTCCTGGAGTAAACTTAAATATCGGTGTTACAGAGTAATGAATAAAGACAAGTATTATAAAGAGTATAAATACATAGAAAAAGAGAAAATAGAATACCTTCATCCAATAAGAACCAGTTTCAGTCGAAGCATATGATTGTACAGAATTTACATATGATGAGGCATATGACGATGCATACGAACCAGTATTTTTAACACTACCTAGAATAGAGGCAATTGTATTTTCTCTAGAATTGCCTAGACTCATTCTTCTAACTGCGATCCTTTTTTCTTGTTGCCGATAAAGTCATCTTTGTCGGATTGAAACCAATCTTCTTAAATTGTTTGCGTGTCTCAGAATTATTACACTTTCTCAGCTTCTCACGTAAATAGCAGACAAAACTTACACGGCTAAACGGTTTATCAGCTCCCAAGGTACCTGTTTCTAGATCATCCTTATGAATTCTTGGAAGAGTTTTATTAAACTTCTTATCTTCCTCAGTCTCATATAGTTCCGTATTACAATGCCACTGGTGAACGTCCATGGCTAAAAAGTCTCCTGTGCGAATATTAAATCCGATCCCATACTGCGGGAATAAGGTATATCCTCCATGATATTTACCACGTTCAATGACTGATAAATTTCCATATCCTTCTCTGAAATCGCCATCATCTTGATGCAAGGCAGTTCTAAAGTTACGATTAAGTGTAATAGAAGAAAAGGCGGTATTAGGAATGTGTAAAAGAGGTTTCTCTTCTGCTGCCTTTCTCTGTAAGGCGTATCTATCGGGGACAAGAGTCTTGAAACAATTATCAATTGCGTATATAAACGGCAAGCCATGTTTATAGTACTTCCAATATCTCATGGTGTATGATGTTAAACGGCAAGGTAGTTTCATGAAAGGAGTAGCATCAAAGTAACCTAGAACAGAACTAAAGACATTGTTATTTACACGCATCTTACTCACTCCATCGGCAGTCCCTTTCAAATTATATTTGGCAGACCATCCCTTTATTTCCGTAGGTCTCTTCTTTGCCCAGTACTTCCCTTTTACATCAATGGGTCCAGCCGCAGCTCCACGATTTCTGGAAGGAGCCGCAGTAATCCAGAACCCTTCCCATCCTGTTTTAATAGTCTCAGGATCAATCACATGTTTGCGGAGTTTCGCCAATAATTGCTTCTTTCCATCAATTTCGGCATATACATCAACATCTTCATCATAAATCTTATTGACCTCTTTTTCATCAAAGTAGGTGCCCTCTCTTTTCTTCATTTCGTCTTCCGTAAGAATACTCTTCACAATAACCTCTTTTACATCTTTTCTAAGAGGTTTTGTTGTTTTCGGAATACTAAGACCTATATAAATATCTGGGGGGAAGTTCGTAAGATCCTCCATCTAGTAAGTGCCTAACTTTTTTCAACAAGCCAGAAGACTCCTCCAACAAGACCTGTAAGTACAATTCCTACACCTAACCCTTTAGCAAATGACTTATAATCATTTTCCACAAAATCATCACTTGTTACAATGGGTGATCTAGCACGTTGTCCTAGTCTCGTAAAGTACTGTAAAACCTGAGCCTCTGTGAAAGTCGGCTTATTCAAGCTCTTACTTACTTCATTATGTAAAAGAAGAGTCCATCTAAATAAATCACTTCTTCTATCAAGATGCGGTGTTAAAGGATATTTTTCTAAATGTACTGCATAGTGTTCTCTACAAACAGGACAGGGGATCAGATACCGAAGTCCTTCGAAAAATTCCTTAGCCGCCTTCTTATGTGCATGGGCAGGTTCCGTAGGATATGCTAGAGCGGCTATATGTATCGTATTCCAAAAAAAGGGTCCCCATACATCAGGTGGAATATGCATTCTAGTCTTAGTAGGGAAAAGGGCTAAACATAAATACCGCATGAGAATAAGGAGATGGAGAGACACCGTACTACAAATACAACAATCTGCACAAATTGCGGAGGACAGGGACATGCTTTTCGTCAATGTATTGCCCCTGTTACAAGCTATGGTGTAATTATGGTTCGCCCACAAGCTGGATTTAATATAGCTGAGGCACTAGCCACAAATCCGGGTCTTGTCACTGGCATGGAGAATCATGCTCTAGAATTTCTTCTGATTCAAAGAAGAGACAGTCTGGGATTTATTGAACTTATGCGCGGCAGATATAAGGTTCATGATATAAACTATATTCGTCTACATCTCGGTGGAATTACTGCCGCCGAGAGAAAGAAATATAGGGATGGACCCTTTGAGGCCTTGTGGGATGGTATGTGGGGTCTTGATCATTCACATTTATATAAGAATGAGTATGAAATTGCGAAAGGAAAGTGGGAGCAGATTCATAACGGTGTAACTGATCTTTCTGGGAAGGTGTGGACAATTGATTCACTCATAGAATCTGCTCCTCCTCCACCTGAGACTCCAGAATGGGGATTTCCAAAGGGTCGGCGTGACTCGCAGGAAAGTGACTATGTGTGTGCAATGCGAGAAATGTACGAGGAAACAGGAGTGCACGAATCGCAGGTTATTCCAATTCAGAATTTAGAGCCTCTTGTAGAAAGTTTCTTCGGTAGCAATCATGTTCATTATTGCCATAAATATTATATAGTATGGGTTCCTGCCGATCTTACTGTTGAATTTAACTCAATGAATGATCACATGCGCCGTGAAATAGGGGATCTGCAGTGGTTCTCTATAAATGATGCTCTCAAGCATTTACGTGAAGAAAATATTGAGAAACGGGGAGTTCTCCTAAAGGCGGCTTCCATGTTCAGAAATCTGTGTCCCTTTCCTGTATCGTTAAGTACCAAATTTAAGAACTCCTCCAAAGCTTCTTAACTTTTAAACTTGACGGTAACTGTCCAGAAAAAGACGCGGACTTAAGTTTTATATTCAACTCTAATAGAATGGCGAATACACCACAAGGAGAAGAATTATTATCTAGGTGGAGACGCACAGATCTCCCCCTTTCTGAGAGAGATACTATACTAAATCAACTTATTGAGAATAATATATTTCCAGGAAAAGAGCAAGATGAGTACGAAATAGAAGGGGGGGTATATCCGGGTTTGGACGATCCATACTTCTTGCCAAAATTGATTCGCAAACGAGAGTTTCAAGAATCAAAGCAAGTATCCTTAAAGGAACAGATTGCATCTGGAGTCGACAAATGTCGAACTACTGAAGATTTTGAAATTACCCCTGTACAGAGATTTGTATCAAGACTTCTGTCTCCAAGAACTCCTTATAATTCTGCACTTCTTTATCACGGTGTTGGAGTTGGAAAAACCTGTGCCGCAGTTACTGTTGCCGAAAGTTATCTTGCCGAATTCCCTGGTAAAAAAATATATGTGATCGCACCTCCAAATATTCAAGAAGGATTTAAAAGAACTATTTTCGACAAGGAGGGGCTTACTATCGCAGCAAAAGGTGCCAAAGAATCAAATAATCATCGCGGCTGTACAGGAAATACGTATTTAGATATTACAGGATCGCAGAATGAACCTGTAAGAGCCACGATTGAAACTCGAGTTTCTAAGGCAATTAAAAGCAGATATGAATTTTTCGGCTACACCTCATTTTACAATCATATTGTAAATCTAACAGCAAATATTCCTAAAAAAGGTCTTACAGATGCGCAGATTGAAGATATGAAAAGAAAAGAGTTGCGCCATGAATTTAGTAATCGTGTAATAATCATCGATGAGGCTCATAATCTTCGAGACAATCCTTTAGAGGCCGATGACGAGGTTCTAGATGATGCCACTCCTGGAGATTCTGCCGATGCGAAAGCTGGTAAGAAACTGACACCCTTGTTAAAGGAGCTTCTGGAAGTGTGTGAGGGAACCACTCTTCTTCTCATGACTGCCACGCCAATGTATAATAATTTTACAGAAATTGTTTTCTTATTGAATCTTCTACTCATCAATGATAAATTCGCTCGTCTACGAGTTGAAGATATCTTTGATATTCGTGGACAAAAATTCAAGGATGCCTCAGGCCGCAGGCTCTTAGGAAAGGTCGCGTCACAGTACGTAAGTTTTATGCGTGGTGAAAACCCTCTTACATTTCCTATACGTCTTGAGCCGATTTCTGATCTTCGTGTAAAAGCGTGGCCGACTAAGAGTCCCAAGGGAGAACTTATCGATGCCCAGGAAAGAATAAACTGTCTACGTTTACCGTGTATTAGTGGTAAGTTTAGCCCAGATATCGAAGGTCTTTATAAACAACAGACTATGAATATAGTAAGATCATCAGAGGGGCTTGGAATTACTAATATGGATATATTAATCCAGGCAGGAAATTGGATTTTTCCTGGATCTGATAAAGATTTCTTGGAAAGAATTCGCCAACAGGGATTCGAATCCACATTCACCAAGGAAAAAAAGGGAAGTCTTATTTATTTTAGAAATAATGAGGATGCTTCATGGCTTCTTTCTGAAAATCTTCCTAACGCTAGTGGGAAGTGCGCCGAACTCTTGCACAGACTAAATAATTGTACAGGAGTTGCCTTTGTATATAGTCGTTTTGTAGCCTCTGGTGCTCTAACAATTGCTCTTGCCTTGGAAGCAAATGGATACACCTGCTGGAATCGTGACATAGGACTTTTAGCAGAGGGAAATCAGTCAAATGATGGACGGCAATGCGCCCTGTGTCCCCAGAAAGAACGCAACCATGGATCAGATCATGCATTCAAAGCTGCCAAATATATTCTTCTAACAGGTTCTGAAGAAATTTCTCCAAATAATGCGAAATCGATTGATGCCGCGCGCAGTGCCGCGAATAAGAATGGAGAGGAGGTAAAAGTTATTATAGGTTCTCAGATTGCTGGAGAAGGTCTCGATTTAAGATATATTCGTGAAGTCTTCGTCTATGATAGTTGGTATCATTTAAATAAATTAGAACAGGTCGTCGGTCGCGGAATTCGTAATTGCTCACACTCTGCTCTTCCTGTAGAAAAACGCAATTGTACAATAACTCTTCTTGTAAACAGTTTTAGTTCAGAAGACCTTGAATCAATTGATATGTATTCATATAGACAGGCATTAAAAAAGGCAATTGTCGTTGGTAATGTTACACGGGTGTTAAAGGAGTATGCGATTGATTGTACGCTGAACAGAGAAGCAATTTTGGTAAAAGACTTGGATCCTCTGCCCTTGGTGCTTGACAGTCAAGGAGAACGGCGTGTCAATGTGTCAATCAATGATGTGCCCTTAACACCAATGTGCGATTGGTTACAGACATGTGAATATGATTGTAAATACGGGGAAGGCGACATGGTTGCAAATATTCCTCTGGAGGATCAAGATGGATCGACCTATGATGAATATACTGCGAGATTTCAATTGAATAGAGTGCGTTTATATCTCCAAGATCGTATAGCACGTGGAACACCCTTTGTCACCTTTGAACGAATTGAGAATGATTTTTCTACTATTCCTCGTGCTCTACTTGCATCGCTACTCAATGAAATTGTACAACATCGCGATTTTACTATTGTCACAGATCATGGAACTGGAAGAATTATTTATAAGAATGGTTTCTATATCTTTCAGCCAGAGAAGATAAGAGATACTTCTATACCTATTGCCATGCGTCTCATGAATGTGCCAATTCCTCGCGACAGATTTACGCCAAAGGTCGAGGAAATTGTTAAGAAGATTCAGATAGAACAAAGTGATACTGAAGACTCGGAGCAGTTGTGGGACTATTGTGTTACATGGGCGGATGAAATACGGAAAGGAAAAACCGATGGTATTCCGCTCGAACTGCTAGAGGAAGTAGGAAAGTTGCGTGAAACTGGGGGAATCATGAAGGCTCAGAAAGAAAGACTAGAAATGATAATGTGGTTATATAATTCTGTAAAAGGGGATGAACTTGTACGTGGGTATCTTGCAGATATTGTATTAGAATATATGTGGGATGAATATATAACAACGGGTACGAAGCGTGAATTATTGATGAATAACTGGAGTGATCCTCTTATGCGTTCTGTTACTTCTGAGTCATTTTGGGATATGGATTCGAATTTATATCTGCGTTTGTTAAATAGTACTACAAATAAGATTGAATATATCTGTGTTGATGCTACAGGGAAGGCCGAGCCTTGTAAAAAGTCGGTTGTTGAAGTGTTAGAGAGAGAGACAGGACAAGATCCTCTTCTAACAAAGCCTATTGATATTAGATATACTGGATTTGAATATGGATTTATAATTTTTAATGCAAAGAAGAAGAGATTAGTCTTTAAAAAGGGGGTTCCACCTAATCCAAAGGGGAAGATTACACGTGGTTCTGAATGTTCTATTAATAGTGCTACTACACATGAATTGCAACTACTTGATAAATTTGGAGAGCGCTTGAGAAAATATGGCAAGAATGATATGGGATTGAATGAGGTGGAGATGAGCAAGGTGGATCGCCGTATTCAAAATTCTGTGCGTGTATGTACTGTAAGTGATTTAATTCTTAGATATATGGATAAGATAAAAATAGAAGGAAAACGTTGGTTCTATAGACCTATTGAAGCATCCTTGCATGGACATCCGTTACGCTAAGATGTTTCATTAAGCCAGGTTAAAAATGAAAGTATGGAATACAAATAGATATAGGTCCCATGGAGCAGATTGCCGTCTTTCAAGAAAAGGTGTCCTTCGCTCCCTTTGATTTACATGATGACATTACATCATTTGATGAAATTATACTTTCGAAACTTAAGAAACAGCTAGAAGGCAAGTGTTCTAAGCATGGTTTTGTGATCCCTGGTAGTCTGGAAATTCTTAGCCGTTCGATGGGCGTCTTTGAAAAGGGACGTGCTACTGCCGATGCCTTATATTATGTAAAGGCTCAGGGAAAGGTATACAATCCTCCTGAGGGTCTTGTTATTGAAGGCGAAGTAAAACTGAAGAATAAGATGGGGTGCTATGTAATTATTGATGATGCTGTACGTATTATGATTCCTCGCGATCTCCACATTGGAAATGATGAATTCGATAGTCTGGAAATTGGTGATCGGATCCAGATTGAGATCAAGAAGTCTCAGTATCGTGCGAATGCTACCCACGTGCTAAGTATTGGGCAGTTTCTTGGACGGGTTGGATCTGATTCTTCAGCTGTTAAAGAGACTCAAGTACCAGAAGCTCAAGAAAAGGAAGAGTCCGATGCGGAAGAGCAACAAATAACAGAAGACAATGATGAAGAAGAATGAGCAAGGATATCGACTTCGAAAATCGCAAGAGATTGTTTGAACATATTAAACAATTTAACCGCACCGAGCAAGAAGAATTATATCGCATTCTACGGCGCTCCCAAGAAGAAATGAGCGAGAATAGAAATGGTATATTTTTTGACTTAATGTCATTAAAAGAATCAACAATCGATACAATTCAAAAATGGATATCATTTTGTGGAAAGAACAGTCTTGATTTCCAGTCTAGAGAGAAGGAAATGAATGAGCTGTTAACAGAAAATTTCGTGGCGTGACCTAAACTAAACTAGCATAGTATATATAATGGAAGAATTCATGAAAGCGGTTGATTTAAATCGGTTTCGTGACGTCTGTGTTAAAGGGAAGGCGAAAGATTCTCATATTCTTGAAACCAAGGAAACTATGTGGGGAGCTGAGGTACGCAGATTAAATCCTCCACGACTTATTACTGCTTGGCGACAATCTGAAGATCCTCTTATGATTCTTGCCGGCGACGGATATCGTGCCTCAGAGGTTCGTGACCATACCTTCAAAGTTCAAGAAGAAGCAGCTTCCCTACGAGGAAATCGTAAACTGACAAAGGCCAAGGTCGCTGAAGCATTTTCCTCTATGAAACCAAATGTCGATCAGACAAAGGTTGTTGCAACAGTATTGCTGGCATTAAAACACATACAAACTGTCTGTTACAATGATGTAGATAAGAGTATTTGGACAGTACCAGAAGATTTACGAGCATGGAGCAAGGGTCGCAAAACTCTTTGGATTGATGCCAATGCGGAGTCAGCTCTCGAGTGGACTGAAAAGCCGAGTCTAGGAGAATGGTTGAGCGATCGCGATCAAGAGGGCTGGAAGATTGAATGGCCGATTGCCGACGGAACAATGGAGGAAATCAAAAAGAAGGTTCTTGATCGTGGACTCACCGCAAAACCATCCATGGGAGCGAAGGTTAAGAAGGAAGATTGGGCAAAGATGCTTGGTCGGGCAGAGGCTATTGAGCATCTAGGTTAGACTCTACGGTATGGAGTATGTATGGATACATTTCATCCAAGAACTCTTTCCATTCCATGGCTTCATAATAGTTCAGGCAAAACTCGCCATATCCAGTTAGTATAGTTTTTCTAGAAATCCAATGAATACGATACATGGTACAGTCTATGTATATGCACTATAAATCATTTTTATATATTGCTTATATAAAAGTTGATGTATAAACGCTTTTCTCCTATAACACAACTAGAACGATGGAGCTGTATCCGGCCGAAGTAGAAAATTTAAAAAGGCTTATAGGTGAATGGTATCTCCACGATGAAAGAGAATTAGAGGCAACCTTTTCAGGAAAAACTGCCTCTGAGACGACAACCTTCTTAGCTGTTGCACAGCGCCTAGAGGCAAAGGGATATCGTGCTCTTCCACAAGAAGATAAAATGAATATTGTTACTCCAGATCAGGTTCGCTTTACGGTAACTGGTATTGGCGGTATAGAGGCATACTGTCGTACTGACAGTCTTGAAGGGATTCCTTTCGAAGCTATGATTAAAGATAGAGCAGGAATCGAAAGTAATGTCGATATTCGCGAATATGATGTCCGTGTTAAGCTGCGCCGCGAATTAAAACTGGCTCCCTCTGATCCTATTGTTACACAGATTCTGGGACGCTGGGGGCAACAAAAGAAGGCCTTTCGCATCATGCGCAGATGGACATTTATGGATGAAGTCGGCGGTATACGTTTTGATTTAAGTATGGTTCGTAGTTCATCGAAGGACTCGAAGGGATTTAATTGGCAAACTGGATTCAAGGAAAAAGATATTACAAAGAGTCCTGCTACCTACGAAATTGAGGTAGAACTTCTACGCCCTGAGGGACTTGTGGTAACAGATCAAGAAGCCATTCTTGCCCAGCAGGCAAAGGCTCTGAAAAGTTTAATTAAGGGTGTTGGCGAAGTTCTTCGTGGAATTAACAAACATAGTATTCTTATCCGTAAGTCAGTTGCTCTAAAGGTGTTAGAGGGGTATAAGTCACTTACTGGCACGGATCGGTTTCGCGGAGTTGCTCCCATTACGATGTTGGTTGAAAATATGACCAAGACAAAGAAGAAGAATGTTCCTAATATTCGTGATGGCTACAATGTTACAGATAAGGCAGATGGTCTTCGAATGATGGGATACGTAGGTGAATCGGGGGAACTCTTTATGATAGATATGTCTCTGAATATTTACCGCACAGGCTTACTTCGCAGTTCAGTGGCAAATTCCTTAGTAGATGGCGAATTTGTTACTCAGGATAAGGAAGGAAATCCTGTGCAACAATTCATGATATTCGATTGCTATATTGCTCAAGGAAAGAATGATGTTACGCAATTGCCGTTTGCTTCTTCATCAGAGGATAAGAAGGAGAGAAGTCGCTATGGTGCGCTAATGACGTGGATTGATCGCTGGAATGAGGGTAGTGGACCATCGATAGTGCCAACCTCGGGAGTCACCGAGCGCACGAAGATATTAGTGGCTGCTAAGAATTTTATCTTTGCAAACCCTGGAGATAATAGTATATTTACATCATGTGCAAGAGTCTTAGATTCTGCTAAATTGTATCACACAGATGGACTCATTGTCACTCCGAATTCTCTTCCTCTTCCTCAGAAGCCTGGTGTAAAATTCGCGGAACAGTTAAAATGGAAGCCGTCGAATGAGAATACTGTAGATTTCCTAATTCGGTTTGATAAGGATGTTGATGCTCGCACTGACATGGTATATAGTGGAACAGGGATTGCTGGCGCGACAGTTCAGTACAAGACCATGCACTTGTATGTCGGTAGTGATCTAGATCCAGCGTACGAAGATCCTCGTGGTACTATCCTATTTGAGCAGCCTCTTCCAGGCCTGCGGAAGGATTCTATTCGGAGGAAGAGGGAGTATAAGCCAGTACTCTTCAATCCAACGGAACTTCCTGATACAATGGCGAATACGTCCTATGTACTTTTAGAGCAGAGTGTAACAGGAGAGGATGTTGTTCGCTGCGAAAATGGAGATCCTATTGAGGAATCGAGTATTGTTGAAATGCGGTATGAACCTAAGAATGAAGAGGGTTGGCGCTGGATACCGATGCGGGTACGCTATGATAAAACGGAACGCTTTCAGAGAGGAGAGATTGGGCGTACCTTGAATAAGGATGAGGCTGCTGAAGGAGTATGGAATAGTATTCATGAGCCAGTGACGACGTATATGATCCGTACTGGTTCGGAGCAGCCTTCGGCTTCTGAACTTGCTGAGATTGGAGGTGCTGTTGCGCAACTTGCTTCTGGTGAAATTGCTAAAGTCTATTATGAGAGAAAGGGAGAGAAGAAGGATTTGATGATTGTAAAAGGGTTGCGTGAATTTCACAGAAAGTTCATTAAGGAGAAAATCCTCTTGGCGCGTGGCTTGCGCGGAGGTGGAAAAACGCTGGTTGATCTGGCATGTGGACAGGGTGGAGATTTGTGGAGTTGGGTCGATTTGAATGCAAATTTCGTCTTTGGCACTGATATTGCTGGTAATGGAATTCGTGATCCAAATGATGGAGCTTATAGACGGTATTTGAATGCTGTGATAAAGTATGGAGGATACGAAAACGTGACTCGCATGGTATTTACGATTGGAAGTTCGGCGAAGAATTTGGCAACGGGTGAAGCTGGTGCCAGTTCTGAAGAGTCAAATATGATGAGATCTGTCCTGGGACGTGTTTCTCCTGATGGACCGGTTCCTCCTTTTGTGAAGAATTATGGTGCAGGGCGCTTAACACAGGGAGCTGATTGTGTAGCAATTATGTTTGCTATTCACTATTTCTTTGAGAATGAAATGAGCCTTTCTGGATTTATGCGCAATGTAAAAGATTGCTTAAAGATTGGAGGCTTGTTCGTAGGATGCTGCTTTGATGGTCAAAAGATCTTTGATGCCTTGCGCGATCGTCCTGAGGGTGGGACTCTTATGGGAGCTGATGAGAATGGCGCGGAGATTTGGAGAATTACTAAGCGCTATACTGCTGCTGACTTAACAAATACTATGGAGTCGATTGGTCTTCCTATTGATGTAAAATTCCTAAGTATTGGAACAGAACAGAGAGAGTATCTAGTGAACTTTGATCTTCTAAAGTCTGAGATGGGGAAGATTGGCTGTGAGTTGCTAACAGATACTGAATGTAAGGATCTTGGACTAAGCCACAGTACTCAGCTATTTGAAGATACATATTCAGATGCTGCGAAGAAGGGCGAGAAGTTTGCTATGATTCCTATTGTGAAGCAGTATAGTTTCTTCAATAGATGGTTTATCTTCAAGCGGCGATCTGACTTTGGCACAGAGGATGCAGCTACAGGGGTTGCTGCACCTACAGGAGTAAATCTTTCTACAGGGGCTGCTCCTGTTCAAGGTGTAGCCCCTTCAGGTGTAGCTCCTGCTCCTGCTCCTGGTCAAGGCTTAGTATCAGCTGCTCCTGCTCAAGGTTTAGCTCCTTCAGCTGCAGCTGCTGCTCAAGGTGTAGCCCCTTCAGGTGTAGCTCCTGCTCCTGCTCCTGCTCAAGGTTTAGCAACAGCTGCTCCTGCTCAAGGTCTAGCTCCAGCGGCAACTGCAGAACCTCTGCGCACAGTTCCAGTTGCCGAATCAAAGAAGACCTATCCTCTAACACAGCTCTTCCAGTTCTACCAAGACGCCAGTCAGGCAGATAAACTAAAGATCGGTGATCCAGATGCTGCCAGATGGTTAGCACCCTCTGCCCTCTTTCCAATTAAGTTCGATATCGAGTATCCAAGTATAGAACATTATCTTGCTGCAATGAAATACGAACTTGCTTCTGATAAGCCAGAACTAGGCAAGGAAATCTTTGGCCGCGAAGGAACCATTCACCAAGAATTTCAGCGTCTTCGTGCAACAGAATCAGCTCAAGGAGCTCGTGCCTTGGCTGCAAATCGTGAACACGGTATCTTCAAAGAAGAGAGAGCCAAGGTGCTTGAAGAATCAACACCTGCCGCCTTTAAGAAATATCGGGCAAACTTTGATGATAAGAAGTGGCTAGCCATCAAGGATGCTCAACTAGAAAAGGCAGTTACATATCGCTGGGAGAATGATGCTCGCCTACGCCGTATTGTCGAGGCAGCACGTGCCAAAGGCTTATATCTTCTGTACTATACTGGAGTTGGTTCAGGATCCAATCTAGGAGGAAAGCGTACAAGTACTGGAGCAATTGATGGAGAAAACAAGGTTGGTAAGATTCTAATGAAACTTGCAAACTTTAGGTAAGCTTTCGGTAAAAAATGATCTGTGTAAAAGAGGATTGTATAAGTCTCTTTTTGAATGAACGCCCCCTTTACTGGAGGCACACCCCTACAACCATGGATGACGCTGGCACTAAAACATCGTCATCCACGGGACAATTACATTCATTTCGATGAACCCACGCATATTTATACAGTGAATGGATCTTCTAAGGGTCTAGTATCTGTATCTGGACTTCATCATCACTTGTTTCCAGAATTTGATTCAGATTCTGTTATTAAGAATATGATGCGATCCAAGAAATGGCCTGAGAGCCGATGGTATGGAATGAGCCCACAGGCTATTAAGGCTGCATGGAATGCCAATGCTCGTGAGGCAAGTGGAGCAGGAACTGCCATTCACTTGGCCATTGAAATGGTTATGAACGATGCACCAAACTCGGTAGATCCAGAAATTAAGAAAACAAAGGAATGGGAATACTTTTGTCGCTACTGGGAAAAGGATTCGCGAACCTGGGAGCCGTGGCGTACAGAATGGGAAGTCTGGGATGAGGAGCATAAGATTACAGGATCTATTGACATGGTATTTCGTAATAAGCAGGATGGAACCTTTGCTATTTATGATTGGAAACGTTCAAAAGAAATGAAAATGGAAAATCATTGGACAAAAGGGCTTGGTCCAGTGAGCCATCTTCCTGATACGAATTATTGGCACTATACCCTACAATTGAACTTTTATAGATGGATTTTAGAAAGAAACTATGGAGTGAAAATTAGTGAGATGGCTCTTATTGTTCTTCACCCCAATAATCCATCGTATAAGAAATATAAACTCAATTTCTTGGATGAAGAAATTGAGAATGCCTTGAAGGCTCGTAAACGCGCAGTTGAAGAAGGTTCTACTCATGTGTATGTATTTGACTCTGAATCAGATTCAGAACCTCTAGATAAAATGGCCTTAATTGATGATGACGAATGAGAATCCTGTTCCAGCGGTGGAGGCTTGTAAGTCAAAATATCCGTCAGATGGATTCATTTGGAAGCTTGTATTAGTACCATACCATTGCGTACCAATTACTAAAGAATTTGCTGTACATGCATCAGTAAATACTCTTATACTTGCAGTTCCATTTGAGGGAATCTTACCACAGGTGGCTGAACCAGCTAACAGATTTACACCGACAGCATTGTACGTAAGATTCGATGCAATGAATGGAGTACTTGTACCTGCTCCTGAAGTAGGATTTGCTGATAATGTATATACGCCAGTACCACCCAAGATGCCACTTACAAAGGCTGTAATATATGATGCATTTGCAAGTCCAACCGCAGTTATCAATGATCCAATTTTTAATGTACCACTCGTTACTGTAATAGTAACATTCGCGTTTATAATTGGATTAGGTATACTTAGCGTTCCAACTACCACAGGATCAGGAATCTGAGGGCCACTGCTCAAATGCGCTCCCTTTCCTCCTGTAGCAGGTACAAACGAGGTGCCTTCATTATACTGAACCGGTAAGTTCGCATCATAGGCCGCAAATACGTTGCTTGAAGGATCTATGAATCCATTCAAGCCGGTAACAGGATCAAGTACACCAAGTAAAAAGGTTGTTACTCCTGGATTTACTTCAGGGATGAGGCGGCGGCCATTCGCGTGTAGAACGCGGCCAGCCTGACTGTTTGCAACAGTAAATGACGGATGTGCCACAAGTACACCCTCTGTTACAAAGTTTGCATTAAGACGGGTAGAATATGTAAAAATAGAACCGTTAAAGGCCTTTGTGGAAATAAAGGTCTTATTAGGAAGCTGGGGATAGTTTCCCTGGGGGGAAATCTTAGAGCTAGGAAGTGACATTTTCTATTAGACCGAACTATTTTTATTAACTATGTTTTTTGAACGTAACGCACGAGGTACTAGCAAGGGTGGAAGTTTCTGAAGTGGTATCGCTGAAATCATATCAGAAGTTGATGAAAGAATTCCAACCGATCCATCATCTAGTTGCACAAAAAACAAGAATGGAGCGCGAGTCTTATCGTCGATTTTATAAATCGATATAAATATCTCAGGATTTAGAGGAGTATCTTCTTCATACATCATTTGTACTACAGAATACTTGAGTTTCTTGGCTACAAAATTCGTAAGATCTTGGGTAAGTAGGATCGGTGAATCAACAACCTGTCCCTGTTCCTCTAACTCCTCATAAGGAACTCCTAGAGATTCTAAATACGGCATAATAGTATCTGTTGAAAAATATGTATATGATTCAGACAGTTTCTTATTATTGATAAACTTTACTAATAATTCTGGAATAGGTGTAATAATGGGCACAATCGGCTGCTCTTCCTGTGGGACAACTGAGGAATACTCCTCAATATATCTCGGCTGTTCAGGAATATCCTTTGTCCATTCCATTCTGAGAAATTCGAACCAATCAACAGAATCTTCAGGTACAATATATTGATCGCCAATTCTCAATCCCTGCGTAAGTTTACTGTATTCTTTCATTCTCTTTTCGAGTAATTCCGTACGTTTTAAAGGAAAGCGTATTAATTCTTCAATCAGTTTCTTAATCATAAGTCCTTTCGCATCGACCTGTTTCGTAGAAATATCGTATTTTTCTGGAACGTGTAAGAGGCAGGTCGAGGTTTCCTGTTTCCATACACAGCGATTTGAGCAGTCGCCCTCATTCTGAACATGGCAGTCAACGCGTTTTAGAGAAGGTTTTCGGTCTCTTTGAGGTATAGAGGAATCTAACCAGCTTAGAACTTCATTCCCAAATTTAATAAAAAGTCTCTGACGTTTTTCAAACAAGGGCAGATCCTGATTCGGCAATCCATCTTTGAAAAGAATGGCATTGACTTCTTGTTTGAAGTTTGGTGCCTGGATGGCGTACCAATTTGCAAAGGTGAGTCGCAGATGCTGATATATTTCTTCAAAATCATTGAAGTTCACTTCAATGCGCGTTGCCTCCTTAGTACCATATACAAGTTTGGTATCAATCATCCAAGGAGCTTCCTGCCCTTCTTCAGATTCTAGAATAGTATCTCCAGAATCAGGCTTTTTAACCGGTACAATAAGACCATTTGCTAAGTGCAGTGCATATATATCTAGTCTATCTGGTACAGATTTATCAAGTCTCCAAATAGCATCGATTCCATAGGAAGGCTTTATCTGTGGATACGATTCGAGAACCGGTGCTAACTTTGTTGCGTAGAATTCCTTTGCAGCAGTTCCTGACGCAAGATCTCTCATAAAATTTCTCCAGTCTATTTCGATCTTTACTCCTGGAAATACCGATCCATCGTCAATAACAGGCACCATAATGAGTCCTCCTGTTTCAGCACGAAATAGTACATTTGATACGTGATTATATGTATCGCGTAAGATTGCATGAGCTCCTTCTATTTCCATTGCCGCTGAAAGAGGTAGAAGAGTATTTGACTGAATCTGGGGAGAATCAGTATAGATTCCTAAGCCACTGCTAAAACACATTGCCTCATATTCTCTTACACGTTTTTTAACAGCAGTAGGCCATCCTGCCTGTGCATCTCTGCGAAAGATCATAAAGGTATTACTTTTCTTTTCATCTGCATCATTTTCTGTATATAAAATAGGTTCCCAAACTCCTGTTGAATAGTGTAAAAGGAAGGCTATGTCGCAGCGAGCGGCCATGTCTGGTGTAATTCCATATGGAGGACAGCGTATCTGTACTAGCGAGTCTTTGATTTCTAAGACAATAAAGAGTATACCATTGCTCATTACAGTTTCTGTCTTTTCATCTGTCCAGTGTAAAAGATTGGGTAGAGAGAGAAGCTGGGCAAAAAGACGGAACTCTTTCACACGTGTCGATTTTTCCATAAATACTCTGAATGCCTGGTAGGCTTTCCATATACGGACTAGAGCTTCCTTGTGTACACCAACTCCACTATCTAATCCTAAAAGACCAGCAAATTGTTTCAGAACAAGTGAGGGAGGATCTGGAGTTGCAGGATCATAAAAGTCGAAGATGAAATTTCCATAGTTTAGTGAGACAAATAGGCGTGGCTGTATCTTAATGAGTTCAAGAATACGTGTTGCCATGGCTGTTGATGAATTCTCACCATAAAAGGGGGCAATAGCTGCAAAGAATGAATCAGCTTGATATCTTTTTCTATTTTCCACACCAATTCTTAAAAATCCAGACTCACTTGGATTACCATCACGAGTAACAAGTTTCCAGACAGTATGATCATTAATCACTAAATTACGAGAATCTTGTAAGAAGAAAGAGTCAACCGCCGATGAGACAATTCCAATCTGGGGTCCTTCTCTGAGAACTTCCAGGGGGATTTTTTCGGCTCCCAGAATGTACCAACTCCGTGTATTTGCCAGCTTCTTTTTATAGTCAACTGAATATTGAATACCATCCTCCATAGTTGTTTCTAAGGGCTCTGTGATACTGGGTTCTCCTGAGGCTGCTTGTTCAGATGCTCTTTTCTGAGCCAAGTATGCTGGATGAGTATCTTCCAATATCTTAGAATCTTTTAGAAAGCAGCATGGGAGAAAAAGTCCTTCAGGATGATACGACTTTGCTAGAAAACGTACAAATAAATGGCGCTTCTTTTGTGCCGACTTGCTTTTTGTAATACGTTCGATAACTGTTTCACCAGGCACTACAGTTAAACGATCCTTTATGGGACCGCCGTGGCAAAAGGGACAGGTGTTCTTGTCCTTCTTGCGTCCCTTTTTATCTAGTAGGGATTCATAATCAGATCGCAAGACAATGATATCGTCCTTTCTGCACCATAGTTCACTGCAAATATAGATATTCGCCTGTCCAGCTAGTAAATTACTTCCATAGCGAAGAGTTGTAATAATTTCAGTCTTTGTAGAGGGAGAAGGTGCAATTTGTCCCTTTTTAAGAGGATATTCAATAAAGACGACTTTTTTATCCTCTATATCTTTTTCGTAAATTTCTTTCATTCTTGCAAATTCGTCCTCACTCATAACAACTGGCTGTTTTAGAGCATTTGCGGCACAGGCACTTGAATATTTTGTAATATCTTTCTTTCCCTTTGCATATTGAAAGAGACGTTGATCGTAAAAATCGAGACGTTTTGAAAAATATGTCTTTGCCTTTATCTGTTTTAACTGTGAGACTTCGGTAATATCCTCATCATCATCTTCATCATCTGGATCTCCTTTTTCTGCTTTTTCTTCTTCTACATCAGCAGAAGCAAGAACTTGTAGGGGAGTTTTTTCTTCTGGTTCCAAACCTTCAAAGGCTTCAAAGTCTCCAAGAGCATTAAATGCGAAGGCATTATTTCTTTGATTTTGTGGTTCTTCTTCTAACACTTCTCGTACTTCTTCTAAGGCCTCCTTATTTGCCTCCTCTTGTTCTTCCTCTTCTTCTTCCTCAGCAGTAGAATAACACTTACGAATTTCTTCGAATTCCTCTTTTTCGAGAGTTACGAGTAAACTAATGAGCGTTTTTATACGACGAAGAGTTACAATAGAGTCAACACGATATATATGTACTGTGTAAAAGGGAAATTTACCAAAGATTGCAATATCAATTCCTGGATTTGTCGACTGTTTATATTCAAGAGTTACAGGATCTGTCAGCTCGTATTTTGTAGTATCATCTAAGAAGGTTTTTACTCTTGTTTGTGCTACTGATTCAGGTACTTCAAATTCTTCCATGTAATATTTAATAAGACTGGGAATACTTGTTACTCCAACAATTTTTTGAAGATCCAGAATACGGGAGAGAAACTGTGAATCGCGACTAGGAGTTCTAAAATTACTTACGCCCTTATATCTTAAAAAGGTAATTGGATTTTGGAATTCCAAGGGACTCGATGTTATCTGAAAAAAGGGTCTATAAAATGGAAGAACTGCCATTAAACTTTTCTTAGTAATGGGACGAGTATCTTCTTTTTCTAGCCATAATGACAAGACAATATAGGCGTCGTCTAGAGAGATTGTTTGCGGTGTGTAAAAGGGTCTGGATGGTATATCTTGTTTCAGACCTCTTTGACTTGGGAACTCCTTACTAAATCTTTGTAGAACTGCCGATAGATTATATAAATCCCCTTGACGTGTCAGTGCCTTTGTATTGACATCAGGTTGGATAATACATTTTGCAGATCCATCTTCATGTACAAAGATAGTTGCAAAGAGAGGATTTACACTACCACTTCCAGGGCGCAACAGCAGTTTCGCCATCATGACATTTTCATCAGGAGTGATTGACTTTTGTTCCGACCATTGTAGGATAAGTTCAGGGGTTTGTAAGACTGGAATATTTAATGGACCTTCGACACATATCTTACTTATGGGTGTACTTGTTTTAGGATAATAACGAATATAAGGAATGTCTTTGGATACTGCAAAATCGTAAAAGGCCGATTCAATATCAAAATTCTTATATAATAGCTTTCCATCGACGCGCGGCGTTGGTTTCTTCCATACAAAACGCAGATTGCGAATATTAGATAAATTCACACTATCACCGCGCGAAGTTTCTCCTGGTTTTCTGAGAGGAGATTCTTGAGCATGTATATCGAGAAGCTCTATCATTTGTTGACGACATACTAAACGTTTTGCAAGTACTTCCTTATTTAATTCAGATATCTCAGAAAGAGAGCCATCCTCATTTTCCTTTTCTTTTTCAGGGAAATAGACTCTAAACAATCCTTCCCAGCTAACTCTGTCTATGGGTTTTACTCCTTGGTATGATTGATAAAGATCGCGATATAAAAATAGATGAAGTGTAATGTCTGACTTAATATCTAATAATAAGCCCTGCTTTGATGTTATCTTAAGAAGTTTTGGATTACCTGTTAGATCAACAAATCTTGAATCTGGTTTCCCTTTGAAAAGTGTAAAAGGGTTTTTTAGAATGAGATTCTCATTATTGAAGATGTATTGATAATGTACATAGTCATTATCACGTAGAGGTTTTAGAATACATTGATTTTCTGGATGATATTCATCTCTCTTTCCACTTTCAATATAGATACGTGTTGATAGATCTGATATAGTTTGAAAGGGGTACAGATTTGTAAATACAAATTCTTCTTTTGGACTGCTATTTGCATCACTGAATACAAGAATACGTATTGTTGTATCACCTGATGGTTCTTTAAGAGATGTGAAATTTGTCGGTCGGAGGATCTGACTGACAAATTCATCGTATGATATAGTATCTGCCCCCTCCATCTATCGTGAAGTCGCGAAGTTATCCCATCGATAAATCTGTACCATCTTTTTTGGGATCATATGCTGGGGCATCCGTTATATGTAATCCACAATATGATACTGGATGTGCTTTAAAATTTTGGTATTTATAAATATTTATTTCTTCTGCCTGTTTGAGAAGCCAGCCAAAGTTATTCCAGAAATCTGGGCCATGTCCCAAGCTTGGTGTAATAACATGAGACATTTCATGTAAGGCAACAAATACCATTACATTCTCATCAACAAGAGTTTCATTTTCTCCCTCTCTCTGTCGGAGACATAAGTGTATTTTCTCACCCTTATTAATACTATAACTTGTGTGTTCTGCTGCTGGGGTTGCCTCTGTAAAGCGAGATGGGTCTGGTTTGAAATTTTGTACCAACTGTTTTATTTGAGGCTTATTGGGGTATTTTTTCAACAGATAATCGTAGAGTTTCTTGATCTTTTCTCTGACTCTTGAAAGCAGATTAGCAGCTTCTTCTTTATCTGGCATATTGCGTACACGATACATAACACCATCAAACTCACTCTCCACGTCTGTTAAAGGGTAATTGCCACCTGGTTCAGAGAGGTTTAATTTTTTCAATAGGCTGCTAAATACAGTCTGCAAATCTGCCATCTATTAGAAGATAGGTGATTCATCAGATTTTTGAAATATATACTTTAAAATTTTCTTAAACTATATATTTTTGTAAATGATGTGGAGTACGGTTAAGGCCTCTAACTAAACAACCCTTAACTTTGGTACTTCACATTACTCGATTTCAAGATCACGGCGGTTTGTATCAGGTTGAATTGTGCTGTTGTAGAAAACAGACACAGGAACCTGAGGGTTCGGGGGCTCAGAGCGGAGCTGTAAGTTGGCATTGCGTAGTGTCTGGCCAACTGTGTTTACTCCAATGAGAGCACCCGCAGAAAGGAAGTTCTTACCCTTGAGGGATCCTGTTCCCATGGGATTCTGCTGAGCCCAGACTGAGTTTCCATCCTTAGGGAGGAGCTCGGCCGGTGTTAGCTGATCACGAGGGTAGCATCCAGCGGGTCCCTCTGAGCTGTCAAAGGCGGCAGGACCCGTTGTGTCCTCTAAATCGGCAAATCCTTCACCACTCGCATCTGTGATTTGTCCAACCGCCTTTGGCTTTGGCGCCTTTGGCATTTGCATTTGCATTGGCATTTGCTGTTGCATTGGCATTTCAGGAGTATTCTTCATAGCGGCATCACTGCTTTTCATGTCGCCACCAGCAGAGTTTACATTATTCTTTTCTATCATCTTCTGGAGCTGACCAGCAAGCTCCTGCATACCAGCCGGCTGACTGCCGTTTGAATCTGTACCCATCGTTGATCCAGAAGCAAATCCTTCATTACGGGGTAGAATGCCAAATATTGTAGGATCTACAAGATAAACAGCACCACAAATTATGGCAATGGATAGAACTACTAAAACAGTTGAACGAACATCTGTGGATGCCATTTGCGCTTCTGAAATAGTAACAGGCAATATTTTCTCAGGGTTTGGAAAGTACCGTCAAGTTTAAAAGTTAAGAACCTCGGGGTTCTTAACTTTTAAAGTTTCGGCAATGCCGTTAAGTAGCGACACTTAAGTGCTCGAAAGGAGGAGTTCTTAATTTATACTTCTGAATCATCGTCCTCCCAATCAGTATCTTCGCCGTAGTGTTGATTATATTCATGTGTAATGTGTTCTGCACGAAATAACGCCCGGGCAGCCTTTGCTCGTGCTTTCAACACAATTTGCTTCTGAGCAAGCCGCCGGGCTTGAGAAGAAAGCTCAGGAACATCTTCTTCAAACTTAATTACAAGTTTTTCGGCAGGTGTCATAGATTCTGGAGAACACTCAAATAGAAAGGCATCCTTTGAAATAAGTAAACGTGTAGCTTGAAAGACTATCGATCCTTCAAACTCACTAGGAATATTCTCAGTCGGAATAGTGAAATTAATTCTCGATCGAAGCCATTCTTCCGTCAATGGTTTAGAAAACCAACCCTTTGTACTGCTTATAACGGTAGTGAGAACTGATTCAATAAGCTCCTTTTTCACCTTCTCAAGATCTTCAACTAAGACACCCTCCTCCCGTGTAAGTGTAAGCCGGAAACCATCTCCCAAATCACAAGTATAGAGTTTTGACTCGGAGTTATAGGAGGGCTTGTGAATCTTCATTGAACTGTGCGCCGATTTTCAAAGCGTTGATTTATCCACATGAAACTAGAATATGCTGGGGACGGAACTCTCACCTTGGATCGAGTCACTCCTCGATAAAACAATCCAAATGCTTCAAAATGATATCGTTAAGAAAAAGATACAGCTTCTTATCATACATCCATTCTTACAATATGTAATTGAATTGATCTTTCCCTATGTTATTATACTAGGAGCCATCTTCGGAATAATGTTTTTAATGATGATAAGTATTCTTGTATTGCTGATATTTCGTCTAAATAGCGCGGGAACGCCTTCAATTGTTGCCGGTAGTCTTTAATTAGAAGTATGGGAGAAGAGCTTAATACTCAAAGCTTATCGAGGATGATCCAGAGTTGGGTACACTTTGATAATCTGGCCGCAACCTTTACTCGTCAAGCACAACAAGCCCGGGCGGTTAGATCAAAATGGGAATCGCAAGTGCTTGAATATCTGCAAAAGACAAAGATGACAAATGCAATTATTCAGATTACTGGAGGAAGACTAACCGTAAACGAAGAGAAAACAGCGAACCCATTGACGTTACAACGTCTAGAACAACTGCTACATGAATACTTTAACAAGAGACCTCCTGGAAGTACAGATGAAACGGCAGATATTCTTGCCTATATCAAGGCAAATCGCGGGGCTGTGATAGAAACGCGACTTAAAAAACACTAGGCGAAAAAAAATTGATTTTTGCCGAGCCACTAGTTTCAAGTCCAGCAGTTTGTAAGAGAATGAACGATTTCCAGCTTTGGCTAGATCAGTGGGTGTGGGTAGAGAATACCCAGGTTCGTCGTCGCAGTTGTATTCCAGACTTTGCAGATGCTCTAACAGAGTTTATGAAGCTAAATGGATACTCTATGACTTCAGAGTGGCGATATGGACATATGGTAGTTGCCAAGTGGATGTATCGAATCCATAGCAATGAGTGCGACAAGTACAAGTATCATAAGAGCCTTGAGTATCCTGAGCCATTTCATCGTAATTGGCAAGAAGATTATGACGAGTTTCAACACATTCTCGATACAAATACAGTTTCCAATTTCATGGAGAATTGGAAACTATATGAAGACTTTGATCCAGAGACTCGCCTGGGTCAGCAGATTATGAATGAGCTACAACTTCTTCTATATCCTTATATTGACATGGATCGCAGTAAGAATGGTATTCGGGTTGCTGAAGCCATGGAAGACAGCGATAGTGATTCGGAGAATTGGAATCGGTCAAATAAGGTTGATGTATATCTATACGAGGCGCGTGAGGGCATGCACGGAGGCTATGGGTATAAGGTTTAACATCACTGCCACGTTGATGCATTAAAGGGCAAAATACCAATTACATCAGCTTGCGATTTAAATTCAGCAACTTTTTTATCGAATTCTATTGCATCTGGAGTCATGGGGGCTCCCTGTGTAAATGTACCTACCTCATGTCCAGTTGGCGCAGGTTTTACTCCATAACAATTCACACCGTAGCGCAGCTCAGGATTATCAAAATAACCACCATTTACTCCTGCTGTACCACATGAAAGGCGCTGATCTTCTGTCCCTGATTGTAATTTCTTATATGATTCCTCGGAAGTGGGATAGAGAGCCATTTGTCCCTTTGTCCATCCGTAATTACACCAATCTGCACCCTTTGACCAAGCTTCCTTTACTTGATCATAGGTTGCTAGTTCTGCTCCTAAAGCTTTACACAGAGGTTCCGCGTCATAGTATGTGTATTTGTTACTAGATATATTAAATACCTGTGTGGCTCCGGGTAGAACCTTTTCCACTGTAGGAGCGGAAGCAGAAGAATCAGACTCAGAAGATGCACAAGTTTCTTCAGGAGGTGGAGGAGGTGGAGGCGGAGCTACGGGTTCAGGTACAGGCTCTGGATATATTGCAAAAAATCCATTTAATATATCTTTGGATGTAGTCCAAGCACTCATGAATTCATCATTGAAAAAATAGTAGAGTACGCCTAGAATTGATAGTATAATGAAGGGTATACCAACATAGAATATCCACATATCTGTATTGACAGATGTATTGATAGATCCGCTGAACATATTTGTATAAATATTCTTCTTAGCCGATAATGGAAGAAGACTATTCACAGCGTTCATCTAAATAAGATTCTAGAGAATTTGTAAAGTATATAAAAGCACTGACATATATGCCAAGCTCTCTAGAATATTTATAATAACTAAAAAAGATACTTCTTCGCAGGGAACAAGATTTAGTATATGGGTGCTATACGTTCCCTAAAGATTAGTATAATCTTACTTTAGGCTTTATCTAAGTCTCGACAATATAAAGCATCACCCCATCCATGATCTGTCATATTGGTTAATACTCTGCTAAAATTATATTCCGATAAAAATGTATCGATCTCACTAATTAATCCACAATGTTTATATAATTCTTTTTCATTTACTTCCAAATATAAAGCTTGGGCATATTTTATAGAATCTTTTGCACCTTTTAATGCCATAAGTTCTGCTCCTTGAATATCAAAATTCCAAAAATTATATTTACTTGCATCAATACTATTTTTTTTAAAGAAGGTATCAATTGTAATAGTTTTTACATTTATCTTATCAACATATTCAACCCAGGGATGTTCTTGGGAATGAGTTCCAAATTCTAATACACTAGAAGATTCAACATTATTCGAAATATTAAATACTATTTCTTGATTATCTTTATCCGTTACTACACAATTGTATATATTCGGTATATCTCTTATCTTTGCTTGAATAACCTTTGATGGAATTGCTTCAATCCATATAATATCTTCTTCTTTTAATTGTAGTTTCTTATAAAATCCTAATTCTTCGCAATCATGTGCACCAATATGTAAACTACCAGTAATATTTATATTTCTTGATACTAAAATACGATTAATTTCTTCAAAATTAATTAACATTATATTAATAGACATTAGTTTATTAAACCGGATAAACCCTACTTTTTCCAAACTTCGTAAAATCTGCTATAACAGGGTTCCCAGCCACCAGCCTCGCAATATACTCTTGTAAATTTATATGAAAGAAGTACAGAATCTACATGTTCTTTATGAGTAATATCACGATAGTCATTCTCCATAATGATCATATTGATAGAATTAAGCATTTCGGGCATATCACTAAAAATATAATATAGAGCTCCCTCACAATCTGCTATAAGAGTGTCAAAGGGGATCTTATATTTATCTAACAGCTCGTCATACGTTATAGTTGCTACTTCTTTATAACCATCTAGAAGAGTTTCAGAGGCAATAGTATCCCATCCCCTTTGTAGTAATTTACGCTTTGATAAGGCAGATGGTTCAATATGAAATTTGAAAGAATTAGTATCTCTATTTTCTTGGAGTTTTTTTACAGATACAGGATCACATTCAAGAGATACAAGTTGTTTAGAATCGTGTAAAATAGAGGCTATGACCAGACTATTTCTTCCAATATTTCCTCCTATCTCTAGCACTTTCTCATTTCCCTTTAAGAATCTTACAGCAATTTCTTGTTCAGGATATTCTTCTTTAAAAGAACCATAATTTAGTGTTAGTTTTGAATGTATATCAGATAATTTTTCTTGTATATTTGGTATACTAAGTTTATATACTTTTTTTAATTCCATATTATAGAGTATATCTTGAGTATCATTAAATATGAAGGAATTATTATCTTCAATATAGATACATTTATGTGTTCCGAATATAGGATCTCCAAAAAGTCTATCCCAGTGAGCAGAAGGTATATAGAGTACACTGTCAAATTTACAGAGTTCTAGTGCTTTTTCTGTAATATCTACTCTATTTGATTCTATACCATAATATATTTTCATCTGTACATTTTAAAAAAGTACACTTTAAGCATATTCTATATATGGATATGGTTGAATAAAATGATTCTTACCTGAACTATGTAAAGTATATTTATTTGGATTTCCAGATAGGAGCCACCACTCAGCACTCATCTTATCTGTAAGTCTATCTGTAGAGAGAGTTTTCAAATACTTTGTAGTAGCCCACCAAAAGTTCCCAGAATAATGAGGATGAGGATTTTCACTGAAATTACATCCTAAGGTATCATAAGAATCAAGTAGTTTTAGAGACTCGGCGGAGTTTGTACATAAAAAGTGTAACATATAGTGAATCCAGTCAAGCCCATTTGAATATCTGGGATCAGACTTCTTATATGATATGCCCTTTGTATGTAGATATAAGACCTTTGTAAAAGGGTTGTTTTTACTGAATTCAGAGATCATTCTAAGAGTTGGCAATTCAAAAAGAGACGGGTCATCAGAATGATGGATCACCTTTATACGAGAATCTGTATAAGAATCAAGAGGTAATCCAATATTATTAATAATAATTGAGTCAATTTCTTTTATTTTCACTACGTTCTCAAGTAAGAGATCAAGTTTCTCTGTACCTGACGATGCTAAATGACATGAATGGATGAAACAGACGACCTTCGGTTTCAAAATAGATTCAACAACTGGAAAGAATCCAAGAGTATCAAGTAATTTCTCCTTTTCTTTCTGTATACTTGGCAGCCTCTTCTCCCAAAGATTATTTTCTATAGCATCTTGTATAATTAAGAACGATTTCTCAAAATCATCCATATCAAGCTGGACATAGGCAAGAGGATCAATATAATCCCCAACATTTGGACATCCCCAATAAAAACATAGACATTCACATAAAATAGGTTCCCAGAGTTTTTCTGTTATGAAATTATTCTCAGCATTATTTTCACACATAAAATAGTATTTGTAAGGTAATAACCCCTTTTCCTTATCTATATCAGGACGAGCCTTTCCCTGATAGCTTTTAAATTGGTGATTATTGTCCTCATTGTATATATGAAGATCTGTACCCTTGGATTCTAAATATTTTAAGAAATCAATGCGTTTCTTATGCCCAGGATCAAAGTACTTAGAACTACATACAGTAGAGATTGTATCTGCGTTTTTCTTAGATATAGTAGTATTCTTAAAATCAGTATATGTAAGAGGGACTTGCCAGAATACTGTATTCATAAAATTCTTATGAGAACGAACCTGAAGAAACTTTACAGGATCAGGAGCAGCCCATTGACCCCATGTCTTTACACCCCATATCTGTTCTTTGTTACCACACCAAGGCTCCATATGAAAGATAATTGTTTTTTCAGGAATATAGAAATCTCCAAGCTTTGGTTTATTAATTATAATATAGTAATCAACATCGTCTTTCCAGGTGATTTGAATATTATTCCATGTATATGAACCCTTTGTCATTTTTAGCCATTCCTTACAAAGATCTTCTGATGAACACCAGTTACACAACATTTTTATACGTGTTAGAGGGGTATATGATTTTTTTACATAAAGTCCATGATAATTATTTAAATAAGGAGATTTTATGAGAGGAAACTTTACTTTTGATTTTAAAAACCCTAAAGTATTAAAGGCTATACAATTAAAATCTGTTGCCGCAGAAAATATTATTTCTATATCTTTTGTTCCTAAATAAGTTATATCATTACCTCCAGAATCAAAACCTTCATAAAAATCCCATTCATCATTTGTATATATATCAATACAATGTCCCCATGAAGGAATACATCCCTTTCCAGAATTTCCGAATTGCTTTCTCCAAGAACTTGGATAATACGCCTTGTATACTTCTGGCTGAGAACTTCTCTCATGTGCTAAATAAGCACCCCACCAAGAAAATGTGCTATTTGGAACAATTGCCCCACCCCAACATTGGCTCATTAATAGAAGAGTATGTATCTCATCTTTCTCATTACACAGTGTATATTTCAATGTCAAAAGTTTTAAAAGATCATCAATCTTTTCTGGTTGATCTGAAAAAACTAGTACGTGTACGTTAGGTGGAATATAGGCTAATGCTTTTCTATAATATGATTCTATAGTAATATGATTTACATCATCATTCGTAATATAATCTCCAAGTCGTACATGAATAAACCATGTATTTAATTTATCTTTTTCTGTAATAAGATTATATTTTTCTTGTAGTACAGGTATATCTTCTAGATGTATAGGCAATTTAGAAGGAAAATAGAGAGGTGATTGCCTATATCCATGGATTAGTACAGGTTTAGTTGTACTTATACTAATTTGATTATAGGTAGAAGTATCTTTATCTTCTTCATGTACTTCATATATATCTTCTACATGATGAATGAGAGGAATATCAGGAAATAGTTTGTGTATAGTATTTGAATCACCATGAGGATTTTGTTTTATTTTTGGAGTATAAAACACTACAGGCAGATTCATTTTTTCTCCTAATCCTAAGGCGGCTGAAATCTGAAATAAACGATTTCCTAGTCCTCCCATTAGATTACATGATACCCATTGAGAGGGGGTAGATATAGTAGACCACCAATACTCAAGTGAAAGTTTATGTAAAACTTCCTTTCTCTTTATAGGATCTTCATAATAAGGTCGTAATTCTTGCAACCAACCGTCTAATTTTTCTTGGGTTATCGATTCTTTAGTCCAATCGTCAACAAAAACAACTGGGAATTTACTATATACTTCATCCAAAGGTGAATGTTGTATAATAGGAATACAACCATTCAACAAAGCTTCCCAACATTTTGGAGAAGGATCATACCCTCCACCACGAACACACATGCAAAATTTTGATCGTAACATATAATCATAGATTTGTGTATTATTTATAGTATCTCCTTCAACATATGTAATATACTTCCATTCCGTTTTACATAGTTCACTGACTCTTCTTCTAGTCTCCCACTGTTCTCCATCCCTAGTACGATGAATACAGAAACAATCTATATTTCTTAGGGAGAAATCTATTGGATTATATACAATTTCTAACTTTGAATGATATCCCTGTAAATTATTCTTAATTAATCCTAAAGGAAGTGGAGATAGTTTAGGATGAAGAGTATCCAAATTTTCTACATATATTTTTTCTAATAATGGATTATTAAGTAATGATTCAATTGATTCTTGTTTATCACTACAAAAATTAAATCGAGCATCACCAGTGCCTCTTGGAAATGTAAAATCATCACCAGAAATAATAAGAATAAAAGGGCTTTTTAATAATTGTACATATGTACTCATAAATAAAGTAAATCCTTTATATTCATTATATGAAGATATGAAAATATATCTTGGACTATCTTTTGAGGTAATATTGATACATCCATTATGATAGATAAACCAATCACACTTTTTCGAAATTCCTATAAGATCACTTATTTCATATGTATTTTTTTTAGGCAAACGTGTATTCATACATTCATTATACGTATAATTCTTTTTTACATAGATACCAGATCCTTTTGAATGAATATATGGAGTTTTAACAAGATCGTTCACCTTTGATTTTAAAAATCCTAGAGTATTAAATGCTACACACATGGGATTTTTAGTTGCTTCATAATATATTCTAGATAAGTTTCGAGTTCCTAGAGAAGATATATCACTGCCCCCAGAATCTACACCCTCGTGAAATTCCCATTCTTCTGTATTTATCATTTTTACAATTTCTATACTATTATAATCTTTCTGTATATCTGAATCGACAGAAGAATCTCCTGATCTAACCCACTCAGAAAGTACAATATGCGGCTGTATGACAAAGGATTCAAATTCTGGAATAATTTTTACCAGATAATCAATACCATGTTTAATTCCATTTATGTGAATATAGTCAAGAAGTTTTTTCGCGCCACTCTGTGTTATGATATATGCAAAATATCCGCCAACATACCTACCTATATCTAGAGGAATAATAGGAGGATCTGATTCTTCCTTACGATGATTCCTAGTATATGAATGGTAGCCTAAAAATACCATATCGCCTCTTACATTTTTTTTAGCATACTCTAATTTATCCTTAAAATCATCAGATAAACTTATGTCATCTTCGTAGATTGTGTAAAAGGGTGCATTATCTTTAACAAGCTGTTTCCATAGAGTTAGGTGACTTAGAGCACAGCCTATAACACCTCTTCTATTTCCAAAATCATTACCAATAAAAAGATTTGCTATTTCTTCTGATACCTCTAGTGTTTTTCCATCAACAGCTTCGAAAAACTCATAGTCTGTGATTCCCTGTTTCTCAAAGGCAACTTCTACTGCTTCTTTGCGATCTGTTCTTCTAAGTAGATTTACTACGAAGTTTGTTTGCTTCTTAGAATCTATAGTGCCAAATTGGCCGACACCATTTAACGTATATGCATTTGTACCAGACTTATCACTTGTAAGTTTTCCTATATGTAGAGAAGTTACTGTATTAAAAAAAGCGCTCATGTATCCATTAGCAAAATATTTATTTGCATAGTCGCGTTCAAAGAAGGTATTTGGACTTTCATAGTTACCTAAACTGAGTATAGCTGAGACGCGACTCATAGAAGGACGGAAACTATAGTGAGGCCAGTATGCTGAGTTACGTCCAGTAATTGTATCAGACTTTAGATGAAGTAGGTATCCTGGTTCTAAAAGAGTTCCACCATTTATGTCGAAATCATACGTTTCCGTGTAATTACGATTATAAAGAATTTGGTGAATATTCTTGTTCTCGTATTTATCTAAGAAATCCATTGATTTTTGAACATAGGCATCTCGTTTGAAAAATAACCAATCATCTTCCATGTGAATCCAGTATTTTGGTTTTAGTTCAGCTAACTTATTGTAAATAATATTCATGCTATTCATATGACCCTTTTCTGAAGCCTTCTTCATATAGAAATCAATAAATGGGTACGCTTTTGTCATCTTAGATCTGTCGACCTGTCTCGAATTATCATCGACACAGAAAAAATAGTCGACTTTTTCTATGTCTGTCCATGTGTGTAAAATAGAATTCATAGTTTTTTCAAATAAATCAAACCGCTTACATGTTGTAAATGTAAATAGTATCTTAGGCGTACTATTTATTTGAAAAGCAGGAAGTTCAGGGTACTGTGTAAGAAGGGGTTTGAAGTGATCAATTGTTTTAGATATGATAGCAATTTGCGATGCTTCTAATACAATTCCGCGCGCCTGTAGAGAAGTTATATAGTCCATAAGATTATGAAAAAACTCAAGAGTATAAGGAAGTTCCTTTATACAGAATTGCATATTATGTATTAGATTTCGAATCCACCACTCTCCTATATGAAGATATTTGTATTTAACAATGTGTGTATACATCTTCGCAGTTATATCGAAACGTTTTACACCCTCAGATACAATAATCATATAATATGGCATATAAAAGTCATATTCAGATTGTTTTACAAATAATTTACTGGGAAGATCTGATTGTAAGTATCTATTTTCATAATAATCCTGTATAAGAGTATAGTACATAAAAGCAACCCTATTATTATGCTGAATACAATAATGTTTTATAAGTCTATATATACATTCAATACGAGTAGAATCATACGAATGCGATTCTACTAAATATCGAAGTCCTTCCTCAGGTTTCTTAAGAGCATCATAGGCGTCAAAGATTTCAAGACAAGATATATATTTTTCTTGTATCCATAGAGGAAGAGTTAAGGCCTTCTTATAAAACTCAATTGCCTTTTCCCGCATTCCACAGCTTGTATAGCTTTGAGCACAGTAAAAAATATATCTATTGTAGAGAGGATCTTTTGCAACTAAGGCTTCCTCTGATGCCTTTTCTAAGACAAGAGCATCCTTCAAATATTTATTGGGATCCTTACTTCTATCCCCTCTGCGGCCTGAAATAAAATAATAGTCTCCAGGAACATCGAGAGTTGGCTGAGCCTTCTCAAGGCAATCGGCATATTCGTGCAAAACCCCCTTATAACACCATTTTAGATTATTATTAAATAGTTGAGGGCGAGAATAGCGAAATCCTTCAGCATTGCCAAAGATGAATTTATACGAATCGCCTGTAAGTTCAGGCATTACAAAGTCCCCTGAAATTTCATCATCCGCGTCCCAGACAAACGCATAATCGGTTTTTTTATAGGCAACCTCAAAGGCGCGTGTTCTATTAAACGCAAAATCTTTCCAAGGAGTTTCATCAAGTTCTCCAGGAATGCCTTGTTCAGCAAAATAATCCTTAATGAGTTTTTGAGTACCGTCTGTTGATCCATTGTCATTAATTACCCAATAATCAAAGGTAATATATTTTGAAAGCATTTTAAAACAGTCAATGAGAATATGTGCTTCATTTTTAACAATCATAGTTAGGCATATTGTTTTTCGAGCCATTCTCTAAAGTTATTTGTATTCTTATCTATGTATTTTTACGCCGGTTAAAATTCTCATAGCATCGAACGCGATCTTTATCTTCAGAACTACTCAAAAATAAATGCTTTGATCTTCTGAAAAGAGTATTAGGAACTCTATCAGGATTAATTGATGCCCAATTTCCTGAACACATCTTAATTTCGGTTGTATCAAGAATACGATTCATATAGGAACACGTTTTGCGGTATACCTTTAGTCTATCTATTGAAGGTGTTAAAGGGAATAGGAGAGTTGAGAAATGTATGGCGAGAGGTTTATCTGATTTTTCTCGAGGGAGCCATTTTGCTAATAAACTTGGTACCTCAGATTCTTGGTCGCTGCGAAATTGATCGTAGATTATTATATCAATTTTCTGTCTTAGATCAGGGGAGCGCTTCCAAAGAACAATGAGATCCTTCCAACATGTACGTTTTGCTATATATTCTAGCATATCTTGAGTAATTACGGAATACTTTGCTAAATATATAATCGCTTCATAGAAAAAATAGCGATTCTTATATTCACTTGATTTACGTATCTTAAGAAGAATTATAAATAGATACACAATTCTATCATTTGACGATTCTTTTACTATAGTGTCAATAAAATCTTCCGTTTGTTTAGTCCATACATAAAGATCCATAGAGTAGTAGTGTCTTTGTAATTTAGACCTTTCTTTTTGTCTTTCTTTTTTGTTTTTTTATCTTACGTGATCTTCCTCCTATAGGCTTTCTCCCATATGCTAGTATATAATTGATTAATTTCTCATGAAATTCCAAATTATATTGAACTACTAATATTCTTAATCCTTTTAATACTGCAACTTTTGTATGATGATTAATAAGCACTGTTCGTTCTACTTCCCTATCTAGTGCTTTATATTTAGGAACATTTAAGACAGCGCGTATAGTCGGATTTAAACTCACCATATATTTAGGATAGTACCACAATTCACATAATCTAACAGGATCTGTAGCAAAACTATATTTGCCAGAAATATATTGATCCTTTAGATCGGAAATATATTTTTCCCGTTCCATTTGTTTTAAATATGATTCGCGTGTATGCTCCGCAGTTCCTACAGAGGGTAGAGACAGATGCTGGGCAGTGCCAACTGAGGGTAGAGAAAGATGCTGGGCAGTTCCTACAGCGGGAAGACTTTCTATGGGCTTACTCATCTAGTTTTAATTATTAAAAAGTTTAAAAGATAAGATATCATCTTTTAAACTTTTTTTAAAGATTTTAGAGATTCAAAGTAATGCATGAACCTTGAGGAACATCTACCCATCCAAGCATAGAACCAAACATTTCTCTATTCTCACTAAAACTTATGGCACCGACTTCTTTGAGATATACTTTTATATTGGTGACTTTGCCTGCGGCTACATTCTTTGCAAACCATATATAATAAGAGGGCAAATGGATTTTCGCATACATTCTACAAGATATATGTCGTTCGCTTTATACTCCAGCATCAGGAGACGTACGATTTCCACCACGCATGTTTATATAGTTGCGCTGATCTGGTGTTGTGCATAGGCATCCTCCATGTGATGAAAAACTAGAGCCACAGCAATCAGGCTTTACCTGGTTATCCTTGAACATGAAGAGATTATCAGGACCAGGCTCAAACTTGGGAAAATTTCCTAGCAAGGGTTCATTTGGAGAATTCTGACGCCATGACCCTGGAGTCTGAGCAAGATTGATTCCATCAAAGGCTCCAATAGGCTCATAAGAGGTTTTTGCACCAGCTGGTGTAAAATTCTGAAAGGTTTCGACTACATTTTTTACCTGTTTTGTAACACTTCTATCAACTTCAGAAACAAAGTGCTCTTTCTTCTTATCCATATGTCCAACAAATCCTTCACCGCTACTTAAAAATGCCGGGGAAGCATATGATATCATCAATAAATTTGCCACTATAAGTAGACAAAGAGCACTAATCACAAACGTCGTGCGCTTCATCATTTCTATTATTAGAGGCGAGAAGAGAAAGTACAAAATCATAGGTCTGATCAATTCTATCCGCGCCAACTTCTGTAAAATCGCGGACTAAGCCACACTCTGTTAAAAATGTTCCAGATCTTGTTACAAGACTATAGGCATTCCCTTCCTTCTCTAAAGAAATATGGCTTCTATGAATCCATTTTTTATTAAAGACCCATCCAGCCTTGTTTACACCGGAGCGCGGCACGGGTGTGACTATATCTTTATAAACTCCTATAACTTCTGTAAAAGTGGTATCATCTTTAATATAATCTCCAATAGCCACCTTACTAATATTTATAAGACCCTTTGTCTTTTCCAAGACAAGAGTATCTTCACCTAATAATCCTCTTCCAGGAACGGATCGAAGAGAAGAATATTCACCATTTAACATAACGTTTACAATTCTCTCCCATTCAACATCATATTCATCTGGAATTTCATCCCAATCTAAAAGAGTGAGTTCCACATTCCCCTTCACAATCCATCTGTGTGTGGAAGTATTTAGACAGTAGAGATTTTTTGGAATATGTTCAGAGTGTATAGCCATCGAATGATTTCCCGCAGTCTTCCATTTTGAATCCGCCAGATCAAAGAGAATATGACTTTCAGATAGTATAACACCCTCTATACTAACACATCTTGCTCCAACAGTCTTCAAAATTCCTTCGACAATTCCTTCTCTCAACTCGTCGCCTGGCTTCAAATCTTCAACTGCCTTCCATCCATCTTTTACTGCTACTAGTGTTCCTGGAGCTACACATATTCCCTCTTCCATTCCTGCAACAGATGCTCCAAATACAGATGCACCAATTGTTGTAATTACTAAAAGAGTTACGGGCAAAATAGGTGCGATCAAAAAGGCTGCAAATATAATAATAACCAGAATAATTGTGAGTATAACAATTATAATATAAATAACAAGATTCAATAAATTTCTTATTCCCTTATATACTCCAATTCCAGCAAAGATAGAAGATACCGCAATTCCGAAGATTCTGTTAAAGGATGAGGCTAATTTAGAATAAATTCGAGCAACTCCGTATAAAACTATTTTTATCTTGTTCCATAACGCCTGGAACATGGCATTTAATGGTTCCAAAAGCGATTTCGCATTTGCCCGTAAATAATTAATACTTGTTTGTATTTGCCCAGATGCCGCCATCTGAGAATTAAACATTGACAACACTGGATACATCATTGTCGATATAGAGGTGTCAATCAGTTTAGAAAGACAGTACTGAAAATTATTTATTGCGAAATCCGATGCATCTACTGAATCCTTAGGAACAAGATGTGCAATAGGTATAACAAAGGGATCACATCTTCTTTCATTCCAATTTGCCCGTATTTCACTGAGCTGTAAACTTACGAAAAAGTAGGAAAATATAAATATTAATATGATAGTCGTTGCTAGAAGTGGGACGGCATCTAGCATTCTAGTCGTGTTTTATCAAAAATAACTCTAGTTCTTCACGGACTTAAGAGCTTCTGCATACGAGGTTTCCATATCAGGGTCGTGTATTTCTATATAATCGCGGAACATGACGCCTTTTGAAGTTTCTAAGGTTGCCGATGGAGAAACTACAAAAGAATAGAATGTCTCTTCAGCTACTTCGCGAGGAGCTACAAGATCCATCACACGAAGATATTGATTGTCCTTCTCTGACCATACAATTGTAGCTGGTGCGAATAATTCTCCCTTATATTCACATACACGATTTGTAGTCTTTTTAATAATTCCTAGAATGGTTCCATAGGTTGTTTCCATTCCTAAGCATACATCTTTTACCGGGACAAGGGAGTCTTTCATGCGAAGTATAGTGTTTGGCGAGCAGGCATTCGTAGAGTTTATATAAGAAGACTGTATCATCTTTCCATTTAACATGTTTATTGCCTTATTCATCGACTCTTTATCACCTTCGGAGGTTTCATCATAATCTCTGAATAACTCTTTTCCAAGTATGAAGGTGTTCGTATCAGTATTCAAACAAATGAGTGGTCTGTCAACTCCACCATTCCAAGGTTCTAAGACAACTGCATCGGGATGATTGCGCGATTGAATCCAAGAGTTCTTATACATAACATAGTGATTTGTACTTACAATAATATCTCCGAGCCGTACCATTTCTTGTCCATCGCCAAGAAACTTGAAGGTTCCTGTAACACGTTCTCCCTTTGAAAGTATATCACCTATCTGAACAGTATGAATAGGCTTTTCTACATATGATCCATCCACGAGTACTTTAATCGGTGTATCAGGATCAAAACATACAGCATCTATGAACCCCCAGATACTAGCATTATTGCTGAAATTTAAGGCAGCCTTCATTCCAGAAAGACCCATGAACATAACAGCATACATGGTACCAAATACACGCCCCATTAAGAATTTCATACGAATTGCTGTAAGTTGAATTCTGTAAAAGAATGCTTTCATACGTTGTGAAAATTCATTAAATACCGAGGTTGAAGATCCAACAATAGTAGCAAAAATCATCTTAACACTGTTAATACTTCCCAGCAAGGTGGATAAAATTCCTACAAAGGATCCTAAGAAGGTGTAAAAGGGTGCTATGGCACCTGAGGCTCTTTGTTCAAATCCCGCTCTTAAGCAATATTCGAGATTTTGACTTGTATTGTGTCCATATATGGCGGCCATCATCATAACATCGGGTCTACAGCGATACATTTCCCAGTTCTGTTTTACATCTTGTATTGCTGTCATAGTTTTTAAGGCCATCAAGACACATATAAATATAAGTGTCGTGAGGAGAAAGCCTAACATCTGTCTGTCGCCTAGAAAGCTTACTCGCGCTTTTTTCTTAGTACGCCAGAAGTTTCATATTTTTTGTGTAGCCAATTTCTATCTGCTGCGAATACTGCAGAGGCTTGAGGAGCAGAGGTTTTACTTAATTTTGCCACTGCATTCAGTCTGTGATAAATTGTAAGAGGATCCTTGTCGCGTATTGCGCGTTCTAGAGCACGATGGCGTTCAGCTTCGGGGGCTTTATATAGATAGCCAAATCGTTTGAGCTCTCCTTCTTTTAGAGGACCAATCTGCACTTTTTCAGTGGCAGGTTTATCTATGCAAGCAGCTTTTACATAGGTTGACCGTTTCTTTGGAAATACGCGGACTGTACCAGTCTTTGTCTTTCTTGTGTATCCTTCCTTGATAACTCTTGAACTAATACTACGTGTATAAGAGGAACGTAAGACTTTGCCTTCGGGGCATCTTGTATTTTTATTTTTGTATGTGTGTCTTCCTGGATGATACATCTATTGCATGACTAGATTTTATTTAATCTATTCGCATGTTCTATAGACAGTGTTAAAGGGTAATCTAAGAATATGAGAGTTGTTGAATGTGCAGCGATAGGCCGAAGTTCAGGAGACCAGGGCGATAAAAGAGGTTCTATACTCTCAATAATATCTTGTATTTCTGGGGTTTTTTCTGAGTATTTGAAAAAGCGTATAAGTAAGGTGCCCTTTCTAGATAATTCTTCTCGTAGTCTAGAATGAGATTGTTCTGGCGATTGATTGTCTAAGGTTGTATCGTCAATTATTTTAGATTTATAATCTTCAAGAAGAGTATTGATACGTTTAAGACGTTCCGGAATTTCTGAATTTTCAGAGATATTAATAGGTTCTGCCATTCTCTTCTGTATGATCTTTAAAAGTTAAGGCTACCGCATTTCAAACTTTAAAAAAAAGTAGTATTCTACGAAAAGTACTAAGAGAATAATTAGTCCAGTACTAAGAACTATCTTCTTTGACTTATACACTATAAAAAATAGAAATAATGTTAGTAATATTAAGATATATGAATTATGCGATCGGTGCCTTCTCTGCAGGCGTAGCTTAAATCCTTCATGATACGCACTCGTATTTACATCATATTTAGTATCTACTAGAGCCTGTGCCTGGAGAGTTGCAGTATTTCTTAAGATGGATTCGGGTGAATTTGGATCCTTATAGGCGAGAGAGCTTCCACCACCAGGTGTTACAACAGGGACATTTTTGTTAAAGGAGGGGGTTGGTTTGAGAGTACTCATTCTAGATCTTGCCTAGGAATTATTTAGAGATGCGTATATGTGATTTAAATTCTTCTTGCATAGATATACCAGATGCCGCCACCCACCAGGAATGTACCCGAAGAGGAGCCCGCGATTCCTATTGATCCCATGACTGCGAAAACTAGATCTATATTTCTGAAAGAAAACGTCGCCAAAGTTCAGGCATTGAAGGCTGAAGGAAAAACAAAGGAGGAAATTCAAAAAAAGCTTTCCGCCTTCGTAATGGATTATCCATCACTATTCAAAATGTTAATGAATACGGATTCGTATAATGAAGGATCTCTCAGAACCATGTTGGCAATGTTAGAGAAGATGGGAAATAGTGAGCTTGATCAAAATCAAGCCTCTGTTATTGTAGGACAGAGGCTTCATGATGTATATATAAAACCAAAGATGGAGCACATGGTTAGAAAGGACTAGACACTTGAAGGTACTCCAAAAGTCTCACACCACTTCTTACTCATACTTATATTTTTAATAATTTTTTCTTCTAGAGTATTCATATCAATAGCAAGAGTTTCTTCAATTGTTGCTATTTGTAATTCCTCTTGCCAGAGTATTTGTTCTTCAACTGCCTTTACAATTTCTTTTGGCCATTTATCAAGTATAAGCCGTGTTAAAGGGGATTTCTCATGTTCAATCTGAGCCCTCTGAAGATGGCGTATCCACTGTAAGGAAGTAGTTGCCTTACTACCAATATAGTTAACTCCGATAAAATATCTTTCGGAGTTACAAGGACGACTTGTAGCTGGCTTATATAGTATAAATTTTTCAAACAGGCGAGCTGTTCCGAGAAAAATATCTTGGGTCGCCTTGCTATAAATATCAAACAGCTTGATAATCATAGTCCCACCTTTCGCTAGACATCCTAGACCAATTGTAAAAGATGCTAGTAGAAGAGGGAAAGCCATTTGTTCTTGATTGCCGTAATCAACACTGAAATCGAAGCCGCCATCGGCTGTAAATATCTGAGATCCACTTGCTCTTTGACAAAATACGCGCTGATTTTCAGGATTGAGGATATTTCCAGTATTATCGAAGCCATATTCAAGCTGTATCTCAGAATATTTTCGCAGGAATTGTACCGATCTTCTCCATCCTGGAATATGCGACTTTGTTGGTCGCAGAGTCATAGCATACAAGGAGTCTGTAGGAATTTTTTTTTCCTTTAGTTTTTCTATAATTGCCTGCAAAAATCCGCCAGGTCCTTCGCAGATATGGGCTGATCTAAATGGGGTGCTAATATTTGACCAAAAAGAAGAGACTTCTAACATTTCTATCATTTTAAAATATGAGCGACTGAGTGGATGTGCGAGAGCCAGTGAGGGGAAGGTATTATCAGAATTTCCGGAAAAAATCGCTTCGTATGGATTCGTAATTTTTTTCCGAAGTTCCCACTCATCATGGGAATCTGTATCAGATATCTTATTTTTTGAAAGAATTACTTTATAATGTTCCATCTCTTTCCATCCCTGTTGAACATAACCTAGTTCTGGTAGAGATCCTTTCCAAAAAATATATTGTGCAGTTTCCCATGGTGGCTTACTCCACATTATATAGTATATGAAAAGCGTGTTTAGCCTGGATGAACCAGGTTTAGCCTGGACTGCCTGGACAGCCTCGACTAAAGACTGGCTAATTTTTATTCAAGTACCGCAATTTCAACATCAGGCTCATCTTCAATAATCGCCTTCGCCTTCGGCAAAGTGATATTGAGACGCAGACGGTTGCTTGAACATATGTCATTCGGATCTTGGTATAGATCCTCTTCCACTTCTTCTTCAACAACTTCCGTAGAAGTTTGTGGTAATCCCTTCTGAAGCCGAAGAACCGCATTCTCATCCAGGAGAATATCGCTGAATGCCGTTCCACCGCGAATCGGCTGACCAGCCATAATATTCGCTGACACGCCTGTTACCGGATCCATTTCTCCAAACACCGCCGCCTTGAGAAGAATTCGTTCTGTTTCTTCAAAACTTGCCTTTGCTAGAGGACCAATATCGAGCTTATTAATACCATACCGATCAACAGACATTAGACGACCAGCACGGCACATAACATCAACGAGTAATCCAAGATGGCGATAATTGATCTGACCTTCCTCGAATAGAGTCTGAATCTCATTATATAGAACCGCACGTGTCGCCTCAATTCCAAGTTGCGCATATACATCGTGTACATGAGTACTATATACTCTTGTTGCATCTACAGCAGGATGATTCATCGCTTCTAAGAAGTTGCTGCCATCCGTATCAAGAATATACTCCTCCCGCGACTCGTACTTCCCCTCGCTTTCATTGAAATAGAATCGAGGATCACCCTTGCGGAAGGTCGCTGCCTTAATACCAGGTAGTCCACGAATGATTACAGAATTTAGAAGTTTATTCTGAAACTTCTTATACAATGACATCATATCCATGCTTGATGGATCTGTCTTTGTTTCATCCGAAAATTCTGAAGAGAGACGAATGCGCATTACAAGCTTCTGACTATTGAAATCAGAGTATGCCATATTAACCTCATTACCAAAGCGCTCTCTTAGTACAAAGTGAATATCATCCATAGTAATATTCTTATCGAACATTTTCTGGCGATCAAGCTCAATGCGTAGAATATACTTACTCCATACAGCAGCTCCCTCAGAAATTTCAAAGAGTTTGTAAAAGGCGAGGAGTTCGCGATCCTCCTTAAGAACACTCTGCATATCACTGGGATCATAGTAAATGGCAGTCTTTACTGTCATATCCCGCAACAAGGTTAGTTCTAGTTCCTGAGCAACTTCACGAGCCTTCGTCTTATTGTTCGCATACTCAGGCAGCAGAGGAATTGTAAGAGAGGTTGCCTTAGGATTCTGTGTAACCTTGAGAAGTTCCTTCAGGCGAGGCACACCTCTCGTTACATTAGACTTACTTGCTACTCCTGCAAGATGAAAGGTATCTGCACATCCAATACAGTCAAGTGTCATGAAATTGCGAGTGTGTTCTACTGTTAGATCATATACCCATCCCTTTATCGGCTTTACCTCCTTAATTGTCTTTACAGAATCCCATACTATATCGCCCATCTCGTCTCTGCGCGAGCGAGGCATTGATTCTGTATTAAAATGGTAGTCCAATATGTTCTGCTTTGATTGAATAGAGAGACTAAAGATATCAGCAAATATCTTACTAAACTTCACAGGGATGTACATGGTATAATTTGTACGAACCGTATCAAATTGACCCTTTTCTGGAGTTCTCTGAGAAAGAGTACTAAAGATTCCATAGCGAGCAAAGAGGGTTGTAAAACGAACTAGTAGATCCTTACTTACTGAAGTGGCCTTTACACATCCAGTCTTCTTTTCAACTGTACCATCTCCACTTATATAACCATCTACAAGACCCTCTACAAATTCCAATGGAGATTGGAATATCCAGTCAGGCATAGTCTTTTCGTAAGAAACACGCCCAAATGCAGAGCTCATTAATTTCGCAAGAAGAGTTGAGTGAATTACAAGGCTTGATGAAGTACCTGAGATACCAGTACGCTTTGACTCTTTCTTCTCGCTTACATAATGAGTACCAACATTCCACTCATTCATCAGAGTCTGAATTTTTTCTAGATATACTGTATCATTGTTTGTAATAGATACCTGGGTCGTGTTACTCATTCCTTCGGCCAAGTATGCTCCTACAAAGAATCCAAACTGCTGTGTTAGAGGGATTGTTTCAGGAATTTGACTTATGTTAGGACGAGTACGAGCAGGATATACAAATCCAGGAAGGATTGATGCAGAATTTGTATTCTTTCCATCAATGATCGCCTCGCGGAAGGCATCACTGCGATTATAAGGAACCGTAAAGAGTGTTCCTTGATTCTTCTGGAACCACTTTCTATCTGAACCATTTGCTTCCTTACAAGCCTTTTCTACCTCTGAACCATAGAGCCAAGTATCAGGAGGAAGATAGTCGCGTACTTTCATTGTGGTGAGGATTTTACGATCCGCTAAAGAATTTGCAATGGGTAGAATATCGCCAATCGCCAATTCCGAGCCATTTATATCTTTGATCTTGCCTTCAACGAGAGTTAGGAATGACTTACCCTTTGTGGCCTTCACTGTTCTTCCTGAAGCTAGCTCAACTTCTAGAATTGTGTCAGTACCATCCTCATTTACAACAGGGTGGCGTGTAACAGCCTCAAGCTTAGTCCACATCATCTTTCCATTCTCATCACATGAGATCGCCTCCCAGACATTTCCATCATTTAGTGGAATATATAGTTGAGAATTGGGAAGAGTCTGTATTTCTTCAGGGTGAGACGCAATATACGAATCAATAAAGTCACCAATCTCAGGACAGACAATAGAACCATTCTTAGAAATCATAATCTTGGTATCCCAGTCTACACTATTAAGCGTCATCTGTGTCGACGGCTCACCAATACTTTGCGCGGCAATGATTCCAACAAGCTCTCCAGGCTGAACCCACGCCTGCCAATTCTTTGTTACGAGTACCTCGCAGAGTGTGTCAAAGGCAGATTCGGTGAAACGATTCTGCATAATGATCTTTCCAGGAGCTAGGTAATAGCGAAGAAGAGCAGCCCACATCTTGTGGAAGGACTGCGTCTTTTGTAGGACACCCTTGATGCCAGCCAATACCCGCGCCGGCGTGAGATTTGTGCGCTGATCTTCTAGGAGACCGAACTTTGTCTTGAAATTGTAGATAATTCTCTCAAGATTTACAGCAGCAAACACACCATTTACACGACCGCTGCGGAATACACCTTCTACTAGCATCTTGCGATCAGCCTTCATCTGATCTGAGAATTCCTTCAGAGCCGCCGCGTCATCACCACGGTCAACACCATCTGATAGAATTGCACTCAAATCAACACCCTCTAATCCATACTCCTTCTCAATATCAGCATCCGTTAATCCACCAATATCGAGTTGTAGACTCTCAATCTTTGTAGAATTAATACCATCCTCGCCATAGTGTAGCTGCGTAATATTCATATTCGCATCGCGTACACTACCATCGTGGTGAATAATTAGATCTTCCATCGCCTTCACTAGCTGACGCTGAATATATCCTGTGTCAGCAGTCTTAACTGCCGTATCAATGAGACCCTCACGCCCAGACATAGCGTGGAAGAAGAATTCCGTAGGAGTTAGTCCAGCAATGAAGGAGTTTTCGATAAAACCACGCGCATCAGCGCCGTCATCATACTTCTTAAAATGAGGAAGAGTACGATCCTCAAAGCCATTAGGGATACGCTTACCCTCAATATTCTGCTGACCAACACAGGCAATCATCTGAGCAATATTAATGGGACCACCCTTCGATCCCGCGCGAACCATTGCCGTCATGCGATTCTCATTGGCTAGAGAAGCCTGGCCAGTCTCTCCAGCTGACTCTGTAGCCTTGTTTAGAATACCGAAGATCTTATCCTCGAATTCTGCCTGATTTGACTTTCCTGTATTATTATCAAAGAGATCCTGGTGAAGCTTGAGAATAATCGATTCTACTTCAGCCTTCTTCTCCTTGATTTGGTGATTCATCTCCTCCTTTGTAGAGGCATCAGCAATCAAATCACTAATACCTACTGAGAATCCATTGTAGACTAAGAACTGCTCAATGGTATTCTGAAGAGAATCAATCATATCAACAGTATCCTTGCTGCCATAGTCCTTATATGTCATGTGGATAATACCCTTCGACGCCTTGCTGTAGATACTCTTATCAAACTGACCCTCTAGAATTTCACCATCGCGAATAACAACCTTCTTCTTACTGCTATTATTCATCTCCATGTTGATAGGCGGCATCAGCCGACTGAGAATCTGTTGCCCAGTCCATTTTCCATTTTCGCCCTTTGCTAGAGGAATGGCACCATCGAACCGCTTATTCCACATCATCAGATTCATATATTCACGGCGATTGAAGCGCACATGATCTCTCGTTAAGCGATAGCTTCCCACAAGTGTATCTTGTACGATACCAATTACAGGAAGACCATCGCGCGGCCGAAGAATCTGGTGAGGAACCGCAGCAATCTCCTCGAGTTCCGTCGCCGCCTCATAACTCTGGGGACAGTGCATGTTCATCTCATCACCATCAAAATCAGCATTGTAGGGTGCAGTTACTGACACATTCAGGCGAAATGTCTTTCCCTTTAACACCTTCACTCTGTGACCCATCATAGACATGCGATGTAGAGTTGGCTGGCGATTAAAGAGAACAAGATCACCATCGAGCAAGTGGCGATTCACGACATCACCCTCCTTTAACACAAGTTCCTTAGTATTCACATGACGTAGACTCGTAATACGTCCATCTTTGTGGAGGATTGTCTTTGCACCAGGATACTTGTTCGGTCCATTTTGAATTAGACGATACAGCTTGTCCATGTTTCCACGATGCTCATTTGTAAATTTACTTACACGTTCGGGAAAGGTAAGATTCATTGCAATCTTTTCAGGAACACCAAGCTCGGCAATTGAGATATTAGGATCAGGAGTAATTACAGAACGCGCCGAGAATTCTACGCGCTTACCCATGATATTGTATCGAATGCGCCCCTCCTTGCTTCCAAGACGCTGCTGAATCGACTTGAGAGGACGACCATTGCGCTGAGCACTTGGCGCAACACCAGGAATCTGATTGTCTACAAGAGTTGCAATATGGTACTGGAGAACATTCGTCCACTCATCAATGACTGACTTGGCCGCACCAGCCTCAATGCGCGGCTGTAGATACGTATTATTTGTCTTAATAATCTCAGCAAGCTTGTGAGTCAGATCATCTTCAGAGCGCTGATTATTATCCTGGATCACTGAAGGACGAACCTGGGGAGGAGGAATCGGTAGTACAGTACAGATCATCCAATCAGGACGGCACCAGAAGCGACTCAATCCCATGAAATCAACATCCTCATCAGTAATTCTTCTAAACAGACGAAGTACATATTCCACCTCAAGAGGCTGCTTCTGCTTTTCCTTGGTGCCATCAATGTCGTCCCATTCAGCTACAATGCGGGCAATTCCCTCTCGGATAAAACGATCAGGCTGACGAGCTCCGCAACCATCCTCAGTTTCCTGGCCACAGCGCTTAATCTCCTTGGAAGCTGTAAGAACCTCTCTCCAGCGCGCCTCACCCTTGCGCTTAAGATAGTGTTTGCGAAACTTCTTATCAACTAAGAGTTTAGAACACCGAATACACACACAGGATAGAATATTCTGAATAAATGGCATGAATTGAATATAATAGACTGGGCGAGCAAGACGGAAATGACCAAAGTGGCCGGGACATTTATGATTTGTCTGACCACAGCTTCGGCATTCCTTGCCATTGTCTAGGACTCCCATGCGAGGATCAAAGAGTCCGCCGATCTTTGGTTCATTTCCCTCGAAGGTTCCAGCATTTGTCACCTCAACAACCGAGCGTCGCTCGATTTCTTCAGGACTAAAGATACAGATTTGAATACCAACAATTGGTTCAATATCTGAAGAAGGTAAATAGAAACCAGCGGGCATCTTCTAGTTAATTGGGACGAATTGTCTAAGCCCCCATTTTGATCAATTTTTAACGAATGTTTGTTTAAGCCAGAAAGAAATTGGACTTATAGACTTTAAAACTAGATTACATCTTTAATTATTGTATCCCATTGTTTATACGAGGCTTCGCGTGTTAAATGAATCTTACTAAATTGGTAAGCACGTTCAGCAATTTCTAAAGCCTTCTCATAATTATTAAAAACCCACTCTGTTTTTTCAACAAGATCTGACAGATCTCTTTTTACTGGAATATAGTGTTCCCAAGGTTTTATAAATTCATGAAAATATTCTCTGTGAGGTCTATCAACGAGTAAAAGAGGACGATGAGACCATAATAAATGTTTAATTCTTCCAGAATATCCTCTACCCTCAATGTCAATAACAGCTGCGTATGTTTTTACTAATTCGGGCGTAGATACATAATGTGTCGAGTTTAATACTATAGTTTCTGATGGTTTCCAAGACATACCAAAGAAATCAAAAAGATTCTTATTTGAATTTCCAATATTAATCATTCTCTTTCTCATGAAATTTGTATCTGGATTTCCTATCCAGCCAACCTTATGTATCGTCGGACTCACTAAACCTGCGGTATCAATATCTTTTACAAAATTTGTATAGTCATGAATTCCCACCTGAGGCCATGCATGAAAATTAAAATCAGGGACTAATCTATGAAATCTATTGTATTTACTGTAGGTATATGCATTTTCATCATGCTCATAGTCATCTGTACATATTCTAATTTCTTTAAAATCTTTCCAGTTATATATTTTATCAGCTTCTTGTATACACCAAATAGTCGATGAATTGCGAGTTTCATAGCCTCCCAAATCATTAAAAATGAGTTTTCCTTCTTTTTTCACTGTAAATGCCATATACTATATAAATCCTGCGATCCTTTAAAGGTAATTTGTATAAATATATAAGATGTACACACTTCAACTTCTACCAGATGATTCTTCATCGCCCTATTACACAACCTTAAAGGGATCTGATCAGAATGCTGGCTTTGATCTATTTGTACCAGTCGATGTGACCTTTCTTCCTAATGAGAAAAAGCTAGTATCGATGAACGTAAAGGCAGTTATGCTACGTTCTAACGAAACAGTACATTACTGGATGCTACCTCGCTCAAGTATAAGTAAGACAGGACTTATGCTCTGTAATTCAGTGGGTGTGATTGATCGTAGCTATAGAGGTGAGTTAATGGCGTATCTATGGAATACCACGGATAAGCCAGTAATTGTGTCAAAGGGGTCTAGACTTGTGCAGATTGTCCCCCCTGATATGGGACATCTGTCGTACATTCAGATTGTTTCGGAACTTGACCACACTTCACGCGGCTCTGGGGGTTTTGGTTCTTCAGGTATTTAGGAAAGGGATATTTTACAGGAGCTGGAATAGGTAAAGGGGGTAGAGATATTGTGCGATATGTTCCACAATTATCCCATATGCAATTTGGCATCCTTATTTATTAAAGGTATATATATTTTAGACCTACAAGCGCCAAATTTAAGGTGACATCGGATGATCTGATCCAGGTGGAAAAGAATAATAATATTTTTCCATATTTATACTTTCATATAATAAACAGTCTCTTTCATTTATATTATTATAGACGTATCTTTTGCCCAAGTGTTGCGTGGGAGTATTTATAAAGAATTGTTTAACATTAAACGATTTTGGACTTAAAAAGTGTGAATGATTCCATTCGTACTCTATAGTTTCATTTTTAGTCATAAATTTTATATGTTTGTAAAGAATACTACCAAATTGTATAGCTTTTTTACGAATTAAACATATATTACATTGACCATTATTAGACAACCACACAATATCTATATCAGTATTATTAAAGCGGTTTATTAAATTATAAGTTAAATCAACACAACTGCTTCCTAAAAATTTACATGTATCATGTATAAATAAAAACCATGAATCTTGAGAAATAATATTTGCTTCTAATAACATATTTATACCAATATAACTTCCATAATCAGATTGATTATTAATCATATATACTTCGATATGTCCATCTTCAAAAACTCTAAAATTATTTTGATTTTCATTTTGATACACTAATATATATTTATTTTTCCACTCATTTGGTAATGAATCAAGTAAAACTTCTAAAGCAGCTTTATATTTTCTTATGGTTGTTATACAAACATAAAAATTCATTTATATATACATAGATTTTATATAGTATTTTAAACCCGCACGGGTCTAAACTATTTATAGTAGTTTAAGAAAGAATGGAACTCTATGAAGAAAGAAAGCCATGGGGATCAACATATTTTAATATAATACCGGATACTCATACACATTTCGTAACAGAAAAACAAACTGTTGATATTATTACGAATCCCTTCTTTGGACGTATGTTATTCTTAGATAGAGTCTTACAAAGTAGTACCTCTGATGAGAGAGTATATCATGAAGCTCTAGTAGGATCTGTTCTTCGGGGAGAATCAAGGCGGGTTCTAATTGCTGGAGGAGCTGAAGGTGCTGTTGCAAGAGAGGTTCTGCGTCTTCCTATTGAATCGTGTGTAATGATTGATTGGGATAAGGAACTTGTAGATCATATTCGTCTAAACGAAAAATGGAATACTGATGCCTTTGCCGATCCTCGGCTTTCCTTAGTTCATGAGAATATTTTTACCTGGTCTTCAAATACAGACCAAAAGTTTGATACAGTTATTTTAGATCTTCTCGACATCGATACAAAGGAGGATGAAGAATTTACACAAAGACTTCTTGAAAATTTAACTAAGATTGCCGAGCCTGGTGCTCTGCTTTCTATGAATGTTGGACGGAACTATGCTCTAGCTACTGAACTTGCAGCCTACGGAAGTGTACTACGCATTGATGTTCCCTCTTTTATGGAACCCTGGTACCTTGTTAAAGGGGTTCTGTTATACTAGTATAATGTGGGTGGTGTATTGTCTAGCAACTACAAAGGAACCCATTTGCACCTATATTGGTGCGACAGTAGATCGCGATAGACGACTCGAACAACATAATGGAGTTCTTAAAGGTGGTGCTAGGGCTACTGGGAGAAGACCAGGAGAATGGTATCGCGTATGTCATGTAAGTGGCTTTATAGATAACCATCAGGCTCTCAGTTTTGAATGGCACTGGAAGCATTTTTCTAGAAAACTTCTAGGGGATCCTCTCGGCCGTCGCCAACGAGGACTGGATCTTTGTATGGAATGGGCTATGAAAAAGGGAATGGTGTTAGAGGTGGTGTATGAATAAGGTGAGTTTATGTTTTGCTGTACCGTCAAGCTTAATCTTGCTGAATTCCTCCATTTAATTTTTGGCGATATTTTCTCTTTTTTAATTTATTAAGGAGAGTTTGTAAGATCGAAAGTGCATCTTCCTTTGAAGATCCCTTAACTAATATAGAAAGTTCTTCAAATTCTTCTATGGATAATACATCTTTATAAGATTCTTGGAATATACTAGCACTATTACTTAAAATTGCATATAAGAGACCTCTTGATTTCCAATGAGTTCTATTTTCTATAATTATTCTTTCTTCTTTCTTCAATGGATTTTTACATATAGGGATACTTATAAAGCTCCCTGAAGGCCAGTTATTTGAGATAATTTTACAATGGTTTATAAAATCTTCAAGAATAATATCTGATTTCATTGAATTACAAGAACCACAACATGGTCTAGAATTTTCAAATGTATATTTTCTATCTGTATTGTCTACTCTATCTAATCCAATTCCATGAGAATCTTGATATCCGCATAAATAACAGGGTGAGCGTGTTAACCAGTCCCACTGACTTTGTGTAATATCAAATGGTAATCCGCGTGTTTGTTCAGATTCTTTTTTATAGTTAGTATAATTATTATTACAAGAACGGGTGTAATATGTAGACCATTTTAAATAAAAATCTTTTGTTGGCTGTATTTCTTTTGAGATAATTTTACATTTTTCTATGAAAAAATCTGGATGATAAAAATGTTTAATCCTATTACATTTCCAACAGGCAGATACACAGTTTTCTTTTGTATATCCTAGATCATTATTTACTCTATCAATCCCATTTGCTTCTTCAGCATTATATATTTTACAATAATTACAAGGACTTGATACAAGTTTCTTAAATTCTTCAAATGTTAACTTGAAATCTCCATAACCTCTTTGTAGGGTTTTTGTAATATGACTTTTATAAGATATCTCTAAATTATCTAAACGTTCTTTCTTATAATTTCTATTTCTATCCTCTCGTTTTTTATCATTATTTGCTTGTTTTTCTGAACATTGTCTACAATTAAAAGAATCTTTCCCATGTTTTGTCTTAAATACTTCAAAATCTTTTGTACATTTTATACAAGATCTTGTAGTTGTATTTATATTTTCTGCTATTTTTAATAATGATCTACGCGCGTCAAGCCTTTCCTTACTCTTTATATTTTTTACTTCTAGACAAGCTTCACAACTTTGTTTATCTATTACTATTGTAAAACAACCGCGAGCTATATCACAGTACTTAATATTTTTTTCTTTTTCTTCAAGATAGTATTTATCACGCTCATGCTTTTTACAAAAGTCTTCTTCAGTCTTAAACTTACAGCCCTCATGTTTACAAGGTTTTTTATTCTTAAATAATTTATCTTTACATTCTTTACATGTCGTATCTCCTGTAACATAATTATCACAACCGCGAAAGAAAAATCTACACCAAGATTTTCCTTCTTCAATACCCTCATCATATTTTTTATTTCTTATATGTCTTCCACAATATAAACTTTCTCCAGGAGGAAACATACATCGTTGACCTTTCCGCGATCCTACTTGAATAATTGCCTTACAAACTTCCATGTATATACTATATATAAAAACTTTATATAGTGTCTACGAATTCTGGAACCGGGGACTTTGTCCACACTTCCGTAATTCGGTTTTAAAATCATATTTTTATTATTTTATATATAAAATACATACACAGCATATCGTGTCCACGAATACTTTAATTGGAGTATGCCAAACCTCCCATGCCACTCATGACGCGGAGAACGTTGTAGTTCGTCGCGTAGACACGAACCTGGGAGCTCGTGGCCGTGCCAACCGCGTTGTTGGAGACCGTGAGGAGGAGTGTCGTGTTATCAATGCGTGACAAGTTGCATGTGCCTGAGGGCTGGTGCTGCTCAGGTGAGAGGGCGAACGAGTAGACGTTGATGCCAACGGCGGGTACGTTCGTGTGGTGCTGGTAAGGCTGAACCAAGTTGAAGTAGTCGCCCTCGCGAACCGTGAAGCGATCGTGGCCGTTGAGCTGGATGAGCGCCGTGACTACAGGGTTCTTGCCAGCCATGCCCTCAACACGCGTGACTGAGTAGCCTGACTCGAGGGCGCAGCGGTCCCACCAGTCAGAGTAGTTGAAAGGCTGCTGTCCCTTCCAGGGGTTAACGACATTGTCGTCGCATGAAACGAACGAATCACGCTGGACAACCCAGACAAGCTCCTTGCAAGGGTGGTTGAAGTTGAGCTTGAGCTTGTTGGAGCTCGAGTTGATTGACTCGGCACCCGTGAACTGGAGTACATCGATGAGGTACTCGTGGCTGACCTGGGCGAACTTGCGGCGCTCGTCCGTGTCGAGGTAGATGTAGTCAACGTAGAGCGACGCGGCAACCAAGTTCGCGGCGTTAACGCGGTCGCGGATAACGTGAACGTTGTTTGACGTGTTCTGGGGGGCATAGTCCCACATGAGGTTCTGGAGATCGTTGAACTGGAGATTGATGCGAACCTCGTGGTACTGGAGAGCGATGAGAGGGAGCGCGAGGCCAGGGTTGCGGCAGAACCAGAACTGGAGAGGGATGTAGAGCGTGTACTCAGGGGCGCAGCCGAGGAGCTCGCCAGATGAGTTAGGCTCGCCACCAGCGCACGAGTTGTCGCAGGCCTCGCCGCCCTGGACGATGAGATTCGTGAGGTGCGGTACATTGCCAACCATCTTGGCATAGCCGGCCTGCTTTCCAGGCTCCTGCGTGAGCTCATTCCAGATCTGGAGCCAGTCGCCATAGTGCTTGTCGATGCGCTGTCCGCCGATCTGGAGCTCGACCCAGTCAACAAGGTTGTGGCCAACCCAGTTGAGCCAGCGGAACTGAGCACCAGAGCCATCAGCCGTCTGGAGGGAGACTGAGGGGAGCGTCGCCTGGAGGTACATGCGGTAGATCAAGTCACCGTTGCGCTGGATCGTGCATGTGACCTGGTTACCAAACCGGGGATTGCCGTTAAAGGGGTTCTCGATGGACTCCATCGCGAAGTTCGTGTGGCGGCGGTACACGGCCTTGAAGAAAGTAATCTGGGGATTACCTGTTAGGTAAACATCCTGAGCGCCATAAGCTACGAGCTGCATTAGACCACCACCTGTCATTTTTCTATACCCGTGCCTTAGAAAAAAAATTTGGCAAAACGCAGACCGCTTAAACTTCTTATATTCCAGTGAATAGATGACCGATAAGGGATACTTCAATATAAAGCAAACAAAAAGAAGTAACCCTGAAGCTAGGACAACTCTTGATAATTTACATCAACTTCAAATATCGCAATTTCAAAAAGAACGAGATGAGATGGGCATGATTGAGCAGGAAATTGCTAATTTAACGAAAACTATTGAGGAGTCCAGTGACATTGTTCAAAAAACACATTTAGAGGAAGCCTTGTTTCAGATAAAAAAACGGAGAGATGAATGGAAAAGTAATAAGCCGGTTTATGACTATTTTTTCGACACGGGTGATATTTTATATAAGTACTATGATCTTCAGGATAAAATTCAACAAGGAGGATCCACGAGCTCTAAGAAAATAGTAAAAGCCAAACCGGGGAGTGTTCTTGCTGCCCTTGGACAGACAGACACACCTTCACCGGGAATAAAACAAAAAAAGGAAGAAGGTCGTGAAATTTTACTAGAAAAGTACTTGATCAAGGTTGATCCAGAACATGCTAGAGCGGTTGTAAATAGTCTAGAAGATCCTTATGGAATCTGTGATAGGTGTGATAGGGAAATGACGTTCAGTATGAATGAAGCTCTGTTTTTATGTGATCAGTGCGGATATCAAGAATTTGTATTAATTGATAGTGATAAACCTAGCTACAAGGATCCTCCTCGTGAAGTTACTTATTATGCATACAAGCGTATTAATCATTTCAATGAATGGCTCGCACAATTCCAGGCAAAGGAAAGTACTGAGATTCCTGAAGATGTATTTGAGGCGATTTTAGAAGAATTGAAGAAGGAGAGAATAACCAATACAGAAGGACTAAAACCAGTAAAGATTCGAGAGATTCTCAAAAAACTCAAGCATACTAATTTTTATGAGCATGTGCCATATATTTTGAATCGTATTAATGGAAAAACTGCGCCAGTAATGCCTCGGGAAATTGAGGAGAAGCTGAGATTTATGTTCAAGGAAATACAGAGCTCGTTTATAAAACATTGTCCCAAGAATCGGAGTAATTTTTTGTCGTATTCGTATGTCTTATACAAATTTTGCGAATTGTTAGAATTGGATGATTATTTACAATGCTTCCCTTTGCTGAAAAATCGTGATAAATTGTATAATCAGGATAAGATTTGGGAGTTGATCTGCCGGGATTTGAGCTGGCAGTACATAAAATCAATATAAACTAAGTTAACTATATAATGTAAAAGGTGTTTGCTTTTTACATTATATACTTTTACATGAATCTAACTGTTTAGCGCGGGAAGCCAACGAGGTTCGCGCCTATTCCAAAGCCGGCACCCTGGCGAGCCGTGACGCCGATGCTGGGCGAGAAGATATCGAGAACGGCAAAGACCGCAGCGGCGGCGATTGTTACCGTGAGGATCTCATCAAGAGGGAGGCTCTTCCGGGGAATAAAGACAAGAGCAAGAGCTACCGCTACGCCCTCAACAACGTACTTTATGATGCGCGTTAGTAAATCATTAACGTCCATCGTATCTATATTCGTTATATAGATTTTTTATGGAATTAAGTTGATAGAGGTCTAAAAGAATGGACGACCATACACCAGAAATGTCAAAGGGTGTGGGCAATGAATTAGTCGAAGATTTTCTAGATGAGGATCCTGAGATATCAAGCCAGAAGATTGTGCTTCTAAGTTTCCTAAGTCCTGAGAAGATCCTTGATGACAAGGCTCTCTTTCTCTTTCAGTCTTTCTTGAATGACTATAATCTACAGTGGCGCACATCGAAGCTAGAGGCCTGGATTGCTGGACAGGTAAGTTCTATGAATACAAAGCTCGAGGGACTTGTTGCAAATCTCGAACAGCCGGATGTTTCTGTTCGTGATGCCGCAGTCGCCGATATCAAGCAGGGGTTTTTCCGTGTTGATCGGCTTGTTGAGGAATTTCAGGAATATAAGAGAAAGAACATGGCTGAGCTAACACAGTCAACATTGAAGGAAGAGTATGACACCTTCATCTTTACGAATGGTGCGAAGCTTGAGGAAGAGTTCTTTACAAAGAACAACTTCCGTACAACTATTCGTGGAATCAAGGTTCGCGGAGTATTTTCTTCAGAGGCGGAAGCCGGAGCTCGCGCCAAGCGCCTGCAGAAGTCTGATCCCAACTTTAACATTTACCAGGGTTCTGTAGGTAAGTGGATGGCGTGGGAGCCTGATCCAAATAAGGTTACGGATCAGGAATATGCTAATGATCAGCTCAATACTCTCATGAAGAAGTACCGCGAGAACGAGGAAAGTCGCGAAGTCTTTTACAATGAGCAGAAGAAGACGCGCATTGGTAATGCCAAGACGAAGGCTGCTGAGGATGTTGCGCCTGAGGTAACGCTTAGTTCAACGGATGGTTCTGTAACAACTGGAACATACGATGGACTTTTTTCGGGACCTGCTGACTTGGCGATTTCGCGTAAGATGAATAAGGAGTAAGGATTTTTACCTTTAAATTTATAAACCTTAGTTGCGAATCGCAAGTAGGTTTTATAGTGTAATTGGCCAAAGGCCAAAGGGTCAAAAGGTCCAAAGGGTCAAAAGGCTTAGAGTTCCAACGAAGTATATAGTAATGGATCTTATTGCGCAGATATATACCAAACGTTTTTCCATAGACAATATGTTCGACGAATTCATAAAACAAGCCTCTAGTTTTTACGAGATGCCTGCCCATACTCTTCAAGAAATGAGAGCTCGCCAAAATACCAAGGCACGCGGAGATATTTTTGAAGAGTTCTGTGCAACATATTTGAAATACGTTTGCGGCTACGAAAATGTCTGGCTTCTCGCCGATGTTCCTGAAGCCACTTTGACCCAACTTTCCATGAAACGCAAGGATATGGGAATTGATCTGGTAGTTCAAGATAAAGGATCATTTTACGCAGTTCAATGTAAATATAAGAAATTTACTGGCAAACCTACCTGTATCAGCTGGCAAGCTCTCTCAACCTTTTATGCTCTATGTATGAGAACGGGTCCTTGGAAAAAATATATCGTCATGACTAACTGTAACTTTGTGAGACATCAAGGAAAAAAGACGCAAGCAGATATAAGTATATGCTTGAATACATTTCGCGGAATTACTTCAGATCAGTGGGCTTTAATGGTTCATGAAGAACCCAGCAATCAAAGCGTAGTACAGGTTCAACAATCAAATCCTCTAACGCAGGATGAATTAAGAAAACGCCGTCTCGCCTATTACACATTGCCAGTAGGGACGGCATTGGGATAGCGCGTTGCAACAGGCAAACACTTCTTTCCTGAAGCGCAGAATTCTCCTTCATCACATACTACTCCAGAACACTCCATATCGGAAAATCCTTGATATATGCTGCTAGGAAAATATGCCGGCATTGTACCCTTTAGTATAGGTAAAAGACCTAGGAGTACGAATAAGGCTAAAAGTCCGTACCAGGTTACTGTTTTAATAGTAAATTTCGCCATCTACCATTAAGTACTGAAATTAAGAACTCCTGGAGGAGTTCCTTAATTTCCGTACTTAATGGCATTACCGAAAGTTTAAAAGTTAAGAAAATCTTAACTTTTAAACTTGACGGTAGTAAGTCTTTATAAATCTAAGTATATGGCAAGGGCTCTCCATCTGGGAGAACCGGGACTGGATCCTTTTCATATAATGCTCGGGGATCTGTCTTCGCGCAAAATCCATTAATACATTTTAAAGGGTGCGAACAAGGATTATTTACGTTGCAAGCTATCGCCCCCTGACTCGCAAATCCCTCAGAAAGTGGCTTATTTAATATAACAAGGATAAGTCCAAGAACAAAAATTAAACCCAGTGCACAGGCAATATCATTCATGTCTAATCTTCTTGCCATCTGATTTCAGAAATATAAATAATCTACTGATTTGGGTACTTTCTTACCTGTATCTGAGGTCCCTTTAATCTTTTAGCCGCCGTTGCATCATACTCATTTCCTTCCTCTCCATCCTTTTCCTTATAATTTGCAGCGGCATGATTCCAGAATTCTTGCGCACCAATACGGAATTCGCCGTGCATTTCAGCCTTGTACCAAAATACAGTATCTTCCAATTTATTACTTTGCGAATTATTATTCATGACAATACACTCATAATTCTGGGTACATTGATCCATGACCTGGCAAAAGAATTCAAAGGAAGGAAAGGCACTTCCAAAATTCTCAAAAATTCTCTTTCTGTTTGTCACATACGGTTCGCGCAAAATGAAACAGTAATCAACATTTGTACGAAGCATAGGTGGAATTCCTAGAGGATACTGCATAGTAATAATAAAGAATACCTTCAACCATCTGCCGTTTAAGAAAAGATAACGAATATTACGATCGTGTAGCCAACTATCATCATACAAGCAATCGTCCATAATCAAAAAACTTCTAGGATCCGTTTTCGCCTGTCCATAGGCTTCCACTTCCTTATTAATTTTTTGCATAATCATCTTCTGGCGTTTGCAGAAATTTGCTATAATAACAGGACTATAATCACCGTGGATGAAAATGGGAGGAATGAGTTTCTTATAAAACTGATTCGATTCTTCTGTTCCACTGATAACTGTTCCTAGAGGCATTTCTTGATGATGAAATAATAGGTCGCGTACTAGGGTTGATTTTCCCGTACGGCGTCTACCAATAAATACACATACCGCATCTTGTGGGATCATTTTCATGTCAAATCTCCGGATACCAACATTCAAAGCTGCCGCGTTATCTGACATTTCTTGTAGTTATATCAGAGAAAACTATTTCCCCCGCGGTTACGCTTCTCCTATGAAACCCGATCGTGCGACTAGATGGATCCGTGTTTAACCCAACAAATCCCAATTTCAATGCCAGTTTGGAGAAAATATTCAGATATCCCGAAAATTCCTGGATACAAAGATATAACCTCTATTACGCCAATTGTTGAAAAATTTTTCAACAAGACTATAGATTTTGAAGGACAGATTCAATCTGATGAAATGTTCAGATCTGTATCAAATTTCGATGGTGGTGGATCTTGCTTAGTTGAGACAACATCAAAGAAAAAGAGACAGGCGTACTGTAAGGTTACTCATATTCTAGATCCAATTCGCACCATTCAAGGATATTACTCAAATCAGGAAAAGGGTGTAAGAAGGGTTGATAAGAAGATAGGAAATCCTAATAATCAGGCCTATGTGGATGGTCTTGCTAGTTACCTATTGGGACAATTGCGCGAAAGAAAGATAAGTCCCCATTTTTGCCTTTTTTATGGAACATTCAAGGGTGTTGCCGATACTTACAGATATAATATTACTGACGAATTTGAATCATATAGAAATTACAAGACATTCTGGGAAAGAAAGAAAGATGGTGTATTTAGTCTATATATTGATGGCGAACATTCTGGTGATATGGACGATCACTGGCTTTTACAAACGCCAAGTTCTGTACGTTCTTCATCTTTTACATATTCTACACCGAGATCTTCATCTAGTGAAGAGAGTCATATAAGTCTGGATGGAGAGGATGCTTGTGTTGAATTAGAAAGCCTAAAATCAGCTAGTTCATTTGAATCGGCGTCAACAAAAAGCGAGAGTTCTAGTGAAGAATCCCAAGAAGGTGTTTCTGTATATATTCAATTAAAGGAATATCCTGTAGTAGTTATTTTTCAAGAAGAAATGACTGGAGTTTTGGACAGTATGTTAGAGGATGATACGTTAGTTGGAGAAAAGGCTGGAACGCCCGAATGGGAAGATAGATGGATTGCCTGGACGTTTCAGATTATTGCAGCCTTGTGTGCCGCTCAGGGAGTTCTAGGACTTACGCATAATGATCTTCATACGAATAATATCGTGTGGAAAGAGACAACTGAATCTTGGCTGTGGTATAAATTGCGTGATGGAACTCTGTTTCGTGTACCTACCTACGGAAAAATATTTTATTTGATTGATTTTGGTCGGGCTATCTTTCGTGTAAACAACACTTGGTTTATTAGCGATGATTATGAACCTGGCGGTGATGCGGATGGACAGTATAATTTTGATAGAATTAAAATAGATCGTCGGCCAGAAGTATTTCCAAATCCCTCCTTTGATTTATGCAGATATGCTGTAAGTATTATTGAAGCCTTATATCCTGAAGATCCTGAAAGAAAGAAAAATGGCGCTCTTCTAAGTAAGGAGGGACGATGGGAAATTTATGAGACTACATCGCCATTTTGGAATCTATTATGGTCGTGGCTAGTGGATGAGTCTGGGAATAATGTATTGCGTGAAGAGGATGGTTCTGAACGATTCCCTGATTTTGATTTGTATCAGCATATTTCTCAGCATGTCAAATCGTGTAGACCCCAGGATCAGGTGCGAAAGGAGATATTCAGCAAATTTATCATAAATGCGAAGGATGTTGGTGATTGGGAATCAGTGTATCCTTTGTTTTGTTAAATGTAACAAAAATAAAAATTAAAGAGAATATAGTTCTATTTAATTTTTAAAGTTTTCTGAAGCTAAAAGCGAGCAGGACCCAGTTGTAATTCGACCTCGGGGACTACTGTAGGTAGCGGTGTGGTTTTTAGTGTACCTAGGATTGTTGTAACTGAAGACTCGATTGATTCCGGGAGAAACATGTATATTATTGAAGTCAAGAATGCACCAATGCAGAAGTCGCGTATAACAGATCTAATACGAAATTCTTCATTTTTTTCCTTTGTCATGTATTGCTGGGAAAAACTCATCACCCCAACAATAAGCCCCCCTGCGGCAAGGGCTATCCAAAAACCAGGGGCGGAGTAATTCATTCTAGTAGCGAATTTCTTATTGGAAAGACAAAAGCGTACGCGTCTAAAGTTCGTCGGATTCAATTGGTAATTGCTCGTCGTAAATTTTTATAGTATTATAGGTTTCTTCCTCTTCCTCCTCTTCTTCCTGTTTGAGTTCTGATTCCGCAAAGGGGAGATCATGTATTTCATTATCCTCTAGGGTGTTTGAATCAAATAATACATGTTCCTGTGTAAAAGCGACTGATTGTTTTGTATCTATATAAATTGTTGGACTGGCAGCTTCTTGCTTCACTTCTGGCTGCTGAACTTCCTCCTTGACTGGCTCCTTCACTTCTGGCTGAACTTCCTTGACTTCCTCCTTCACTTCCTTGACTTCCTCCTTCACTTCCTTTACTTCTGGCTGAACTTCCTCCTTCACTTCCTTTACTTCTGACTCTTCAACTGGCTGCTCCTTTTCCTCCACTTCCTTTTCAACTGGCTGTTTTTCCATCTCTTTAACATCAGTACGGACTTCAGAAGTTTCCTCATCATCCTCATCATCATGTAAGTATTCGCGCAAGATCGATTTAACAGGTAGAAGTCCACGAATTGCTTGGAGGATCGCTTCTTGAATTAAATGCGAGACCTCTCTTTGATTTTTCTGTTTTTCAATACTGTTTGTTTCAACAAAGTAAAATGTATTCTTCCATAAAGTGCGAGCACATTCAGAAAGAACTCTGTGTAAAAAATGGTCTAGTTTAGGTATAGTAATTTGCAGTTTCTTTTGTTTTGTTGTTAATCTAATCGCGGAAAGTACCTTTGTGTGAGCAATGAAGACAGCCGTTAACAATTCTTCAAGATAATCACATGCACAATCTTTCTGTATACGTTCTGTTTCACGTGTAACTCTATCCTGATTCCAATCCGGGATAGCCTGAAGGCTATTCTGAAAATTCCATAGTACTTTTTGCGGTGCACTCTCTTTCTTTGTTGTATCAAGAAGTTCAAAGAAATAAGTTTCTAGACAAGGTGTTAAAAAGATAGATAGCTGGCGTGTATATTCTCCCTTTGCCTCTCCGTAAACAGAAATTTCAGGCGCGTCCATTTAATACTCTATGATTAGCTTCAATGAATAGATTCCTTACTAACCGCGGGAACGTAAATAAAAGAGTTGTGCCCAAGGACTCGATCCTCCACCAATTTCTTTCAATGCTAATAGAGATTCTTCCCATAGGACGGGATCCTTCAAATAGTTTTTTACTAAATCAATTGGCTGCTCAGCTGCGTGAAAATCTTCAACACATGTATTGGTATTTGTATATTCTTTAGGAACACTCTTGTGTATTGATTCAATAATCTGTAATTGTTTTTCTTTGCGAAAGGATTTCTTAAATGAACATTGCTTCCATTCGCACCGACTTTGAATAGCAGGTGTTATTCTCTGGGGATCGCGACATTCTAAAATACATTTTACTGACGGCGACACAGTTTCTAGAATTCTTCTCAAAAATGCCTGAGCTTCAGGAGTTAAGTCATCTGCGCCTTCTATCCAAACAAAGAGTGGCTCCTGGCTACGAACTTGAATATGAAGATTTGTTCTTCCCTCACGCAGTGTTCTATCTGTTCGTACGTTCCAGTGATATATCTTTTTCTTTTCGGCTGCTGCTTGTGCTAAGATCCAAGATGTTTTGCCACACCCTGGAGGACCATAGACTAGCCACGAAGGCGGCATTACTGCCTTTAGGATAACTATGCTTTTAGATATATAAACCCAAAATACCTTTTACAAATAGAAATGGGTTCAGCAAATGTAAAATTATTAAGAACACCTGTATCTATGTCATCATTCATAAGTCTTAAAGAAGAAGGCAAACGAATACACGCATCTCTTGAAAAAATGTTAGAGGAGGTTGAGATATCTGGTGTTCAAGAAAAACACAGAAGACAATTCCTTAGTATAGAATCACAATGGTCAACAATACGTAAGGCTCTTATATCTACTGCAAATAATAATCCTCATGATGATATTTTGTTTGTTCATACTTTGCATAATAGTATTATAGAACTATTCAGCCGTTTTAACACATTTGATAGTTTAAGACTTAGATCTATAAATGAAAAGGAAGAGTATTTATTACATTCAGAGATTCAATAAGGCGTAAAATTCATATATTAATAATTCTTATAAGTATTATTAATATAAAATTATATAACCCTTAGATTTGATTCGCAAGTGCCGCATCATGCTCCGCATTCTTGCGTAGACTTTGCATCAAAGGATTATTCTCAGTCTGTTCAATAATTTCACGGCCTGTTCTCTCTTGTAACATCGGCGGTGTTCTGTATCTTACTCTGCCAATATCAGCAGCCCCAGGACCAAGCTCGCGCGCAACATTTACACCAAGTGTTCTAGAATTTATTATATCTGCATCTAACTTGCGACTTGATACATTTGGCTCGTCTCCCTGGAAAATCTGAATATTGCCTCCACCTAACTCAGGCCGCTTCGCCACCTGTTGCTTATTAGGGTTTAGACGCATGTTATAGGCAGATGTGTGGTTTGTATGACGTTCCGCCGCCGCCTTAGGACCACCAACATACGAAGACTTCGCAGAAATTTGCGCCTTCTGCGTCGGCCGAGCGATATCATCAGGATCGTATACCTTTAGGCGAGATGGTCCATCCGCCGGCGCAGCAATACCAAAGCGATCGAGCTGGATCGTACCCTCTTTTACAGTTGTTCTAGCAATATCATTCGGATCCCATACAGTAATAGCTGGTGCACCATTCGCATAGCCTGTTGCATTTCCACTTTGCTGGATATTTCCAATTGTTTCACTGCGGCGTGTAGGGCGCGATTCATCCTCAAAATGTGTTGTTACAGCGCCAGCTTCCGCAGGACTTAAATTCAAGCCCTGTACACGATCCGATGTATAAAATCTTTCATTCGGGCGAACTTCGTAGGTTTGCTTTCCATAATCATCACTTACTCCTTGTTCAAAATATCCAGACCCATCGGCATTACGATAGCCAGCTCCACCATATTGCTGTTGCATAGGAGTTCTGTAACTTCCAACAACATAGTTCATTCCAGCTTCTTGACTTGATCCAGGACCCGCGTATTCTACACTTGTCTCAGGGCGTGTAGTATAGGGCATAATTTGTATAGGGCGACTCGTCTCTTTCTGCAATCCTTCCTGCCCTCCAGGACCCATACGTTCTCCATTTTCATCTTCATAATATGTATCTGGGTGGTATTTACGAACCTCGCCAGGATTGTCCATCGACTTGCCAATAAATTGTTGGCCAGGTACAACCGGTTTTGTATATGTTAACTTCGGCTTATCGGCTACTCTCAAATCATCGGTGCGCCGTATATTTTTCATCATAATATCATTCACCTCGATTTGCTGGAACCCGCCCTTGCCTGTAGAACTGAAACCCTCTCCAACTCCAGGAGCAACACGAACAGGTTCAAAGGGACGCTCACCCGCTCTGTTTCTCGGATCATTTATGCGTCCTTGAATAAATTCTGAAGAATCTTCAAGACCATATACATTTCCAAAGGGTTGCTGAGTTGTGTCAAACATTTGTTCAACCTCCTTCTTTCTTATATCAGTAGATCCAGCTCCAGTATAGCGATCGAGCCGTCCAGTATTAGCATCGGCACCTACATTTTGACGTACACGACTTCCAAAAAAAGGCTGCATATTATTATGAACAAAGTCACTCGTCTTCATTTTCTCACCCGTTAACTGACTCACCAGATAGTCTCCATCAACATATGTAGGATTCTTTTCTACACCGCCAGCATTCATCATTACATCAGGAGTAGCCGTTGCAACAGGAGCAGGAGTTGAACTGGTGAAGGGAGAATTTGTAAGGACTGAGGGATGTTGTATAGCTAAACGGCCGGATGCTCGTGGCTCTGAAGGAAAGGGTGTTCTTCCAACCAAGTCATTGTATTTAAGATCCAACTCTGGATTACTACCTTTCAAACTTGTTGGAACTTTAGAAGGATTTGTGAATGCCTCTTTTACACCTATGGCGGGGCGAACAACAGAATTCGTAACTTCCTTTATTGGATACGCCGGTTTAGGAGTTGTTTGTTTTGCTAGAAGATATCCAGCCCCTCCTAGAATTGCTAAGGCTGCTAACTCCATACTACAGTTATAAGTACAAAGTTTTAAGATTAAAACGTTAAGAACATATTAATCTTTAAACTTCTCTAGGCTTTTACATCTGTGACTTTATCGTCTCTTCTGTAAAATTTTTCGCTGCTGGAATATGTGTTCTATTCTTATATTTATCAATATCGCGTGAAGGAATATGATGATCAAAGGGTGTTTCCACCGTAGCCTGAGGATCATGAAAGAGGGGCTGCCATCTATTCCATCCTGTAGCTCTCAGAGTACAAGGGGGATTTGTCAGACGGTTAAATGTATTGCCAAATGACTCATCAGGCGCATTCGTATATCCAGCAGTATTCATAGGATTTGTCTCAGGATTATACAAGAGTTTGGTGTCTCTCCAACGTGGCGATGGACGACCAACACCCATTAAATCAGATTCCACCTCCGTTCTCCATTTACCACTTACCCAGCCATTTCCAGATTCTTGAATGCGCGTTGTCGCATTTACTGGAAAGGTTTCGTAACATGTGCGATAGGGAGTAAATGCATATCTACCTGCGTATGTTGATATACGCTGATCATCTGCTTGATGAACATCGTCCCATTTAGAACTTGTAAGATTAGCCTGTTTTGGTGTTATGGAGCACATCCCCCTCTAACACATAACTTAGTATTTCTCGGGACGCATACACGACTCTATAGCAAATGGTTCTGGAGCAAGGGTTGCCGGATATGCCCACATTTGAGATTGTTTTAGAGGGGTTGTCGCAGTAGATATACTTACTTTTTGCTTTGGCGTATCTCTTTGAATTGTTGAACCTGTGTCAGAGGGTTTATGTTGTCTGGCAGGGCAAAATGTATTCGCGCGTGTTATTCCTCGGAGATCAGACTCTGTGTCAACTTGAATTTCACGTGTTTTGTATGGAACTTCATTTCCGCCGACCATGCCCAACATATGCTGGGCAGGTTTGGGATGTTCACCATACATTTTTTGAAGCTCATACGACTGGGGATTTTCCTTCTTCTCCCATGGATGTTCCATTCTGGTTTATAAAACATAAGATATATCAATCTTATCTTTTAAAGTTGACGGCGGATCCATTTAACAGTTGACATCGCGAATGTACTGTCTGCTAGGGATTCCGCCACGAATCCAGCCCTTCGCCGCGTCTTCTGTAACTAAATGATCAGCACGCTGTATATTATCACGTACTGGCTTGATCAGTGGTTCAAAGGCACCGTCAAAGGCCTTTTCAGTTACATCTCCACATTCTCTTCCTTGACGAACTTGTTCGGAGTGGAGTAACATTGACTCTACATCAGAATTTCCACGACCTGTACCCATGAAAGGTATAGATAAGAAGGGGCGAGCCTGGTTGCGAATTAGACAGCGATTATTCTTAAATTCCGATTGATTCTTAAGAACTGACTCATCATCAATACGAGCATTATTAGCACCATATCCTTCGCGTGTAGATGAAGTAATAGCACTCATTGATAAAGGAATTACATGGTTCGCATCGGGGACTAAGTTTGTTACAGCATAGCGTCCAGGTGATACACTCTGAGAATAATATGATTCTATGCCACATGCATCATCGCGTGTATGCGTTAAACGGTTTACATCCATCTCTCCTTCTAACACGGCTTGTAGTTTTTCTTAGTTTAAAACTTAAGAAATTCTTAACTTTTGAACTTTACAGAACATACTTTTTAATAATTTAACCATGGTACAAGACCTCCATCTGTACCTGCGTAACATGCATCAGCATTTCCTTCCTTACATGTCTTACCTGGTATTTTATACAACCACTCCTGGTAACTTTGTTGATCATTCGGAATGCTCGTCGATGGCTGAGTGATAAATTGTCTCTGACTCTGCGACTTTCCAAAAACATCCGTGGGATCACTGTACCACTGAACACGGAAGAAGTCATCCATCGCAAGTTTTGCCTCGTGGGTTGTAATATCGGGAGCTTCTTTCCGTGTCGGAGCGTACATTATTTCATTTACTAGAACATTGTTAAAGGGGTTTGGTGGAGCTCCAACTGCCCCAACTGCATTAAATTGGCCTTGCGGTTTTTCAACAAAGGTTTCTTTTAGAGTGACAGGGCTTGAAGATCCTTTCACAGTCTGATTACGAAATTCTTCTACTACATGCATTTTCTTGAACGTCGGAATCAGATATATAGTTGCAAGAATAACGAGTATTATAAAGGCTCCAGAGATATGAGTAAGAGCTGAGATTGTGTATCCAAGAATAATTGCTATTAAATAGGAAACTACTACATGATTTGTCAATTCACTTGCACATACGCCGCGCGACCGGTCAGGTTGTTTCCAAAATGTGCGAAAAAGATATCTGGGATCTTCCCATACATAGGGATCACAAAGGGGTATTTCAGACGACATCTCCTATCTGTAATTCCGAAAGGAACAATTGTTTCACTTAGAACCTTTCTTTTTCGCATCCAACTTCTTTCTGAGGCGTTCCTTTACAATAGATAGACGTTCTCCCTCACCATGACCTGGCGAAGTCGACTTATTTAGTCCATCCACATTAAAGGCCTTGCGGAATCCTTCCATCAAATCAACAAACTGAGGATTTTCGGAAAATGTCTTCATTAACTCCTCAGCCTCGGCAACAAGTTCCTTCGGACGCAAGGCGCCAGACTGAATCTTTTGCTGCAGCTTGTTTCCAATCTTCTGAATTGTACTCTGGAACGCCCGAGGATTCTTTGAAAATATCTCAGTGATCATATTCAAGGCCTTCGTAGGATCATTGCCAGCAGCTTCAAGATCAGCCGGATCAATCCCCAGATCCTCAACACGGAACTCTTTTACAATTTCCTCAGCAAGTCTAGCAATCTGCCCCTTTAGAAACTTCTCAGGAATTTGAGGGATTCCATCAGGATTTGTACCCATGGAGGCAAATAGATTCTTAACCTTTTCAGAAATTCCACCAATATCAAAATCTTTCATTGAGTCTTTCATACTTCCCATCATCTTCTCAGCCCATGAAGCATCCCAGCCAGGAACCTCCTTTGGTCCAGTCTCGAGCAGCAGTGTAAAAGAGAGGAGCGTGAGATATTCCTGAATTGATTTTCTGGAATTGTCGGATAATGATACCCATATGTCGGGAGTCATCGATACGCCGGGTAAGACCTTTTCGGGTCCAACTCTCGGATTACGAGAAGGTGAACAAAACGGAAGAACTTCAATCTTAAATTGAGCTCTTCTTTCTTCAGGAGAAAGAGCCTTGGCCGCTGTTATCTCATTTGTTAACTCGGGACATACATCTTGTAAATCTCGAGCAAACTCGTCATACTTTTTACCGAAGATATCTAGCATTGATTCCATTCTACGATATATACAAAAGAACAGAAGCAATACTTTACGCCTTCACCTTTTCTGAGAGAAGAACAAGAACCTTCAGGTGATTCCAAATATGCTTTCTGTTCGTGTCGGACATCTCTGGCCAGTACTTATCAAAAATCATAAGAGATGATAGCATATCATTATAGGTTGTACTGATCATCTTCTTTGCATAGGCAATTACATTCTCATCATTCTCTGATAGAATATCATCACGAAGAGGTTTGCTTACATGTTCAATAAAGAGATCCAAGATTAGGCGGGGATTCACTTTCTTAGCACCCTGAATAGCTTCTAGTGCCATCTTGATGTCCTTTTCTTCCGGATATGTTGCCGAAAGCTCTTCGAAAAAGAAGATCAGCTTCTCATTAAAAATACCTAGAGTAGACTTTTGAAAAGAACCCATATTCTAGTATACTGTCGAGCTTAGCCTTTAGATTATTGACGCATGGGACCACGGGGCATTCCAGAATCTCTCTGTTGTTTGTACATATCGAGCTGTTCATCAAACTGCGTTTCCTTTTTTGTGCGACCAGCCTGTGATCCTTGTCTTGATTGTCCCATATCCTGCATCGTTTTATCACCAGGACTTGCTGCGCCATTTAAGAAACTAAAGGTCCCGGGAATCGTCGCTCCACCATTTCCTCCCGTACTTGTATCTGAATCTAGAAAACTGTAACCAGCATCTCCAAATCCTCCCATTTCGTTACCAATGTAAGAGGATGGTTCACCGCTTAGTACAGGATTTGTACTAGACGGTTTTTTAGGCATTTCTTTCATCTTTTTTTCATATAGCCAATTCATAACATTTGTATCTGTTTTCACTGGTTCTTCATCGCCTTGAATAACGAGAGTAGGAACCTGCTTTAACCACTTTGGCAAGGCTGGGCGATTTGGACTAGGATCTACGCAAATAAAGGTGAATTCTTTGACCCATGGGGTTGTTTTCAATTCTTCCAAAAATGCCGCAGACCATTTATCTTTATTACTGTAAAAACACAGATTCTTACCACTCATCTACCGTCGAACTCAAAACTTGTGTACGATAACGCACGCAAGGTTTAAAATTGAAAAGCCGGGGACATTGATAGAGTGAGTCCCGTAATGTCAGCTAATATCTTTAATGATCTTGAGCAAGTTGATCCCCATACTATTAAATTTTGCCTGCGTCCTGTAATTGTATCGTATGCTAATGCTCTTCGCCGTGCAATTCAAACGGAGGTTTCTGTCCTAGGATTTCGTGCAGATATGACAGAGGATGGTTCAACCAGTGATGTAAAGATCTTTAAGAACAGTACTCCGATGTCAAATGAGATGTTGGCAGATCGGGTTGGACTTCTTCCAATTGTAATGACGTCTGATAGCTGGGTAAAAGAGAGTGTGCTGTTTCGTCTAAAGGTGGTAAATACGACCGACGAGGTTCGCATGGTAACTGCCTCTGATTTCGAGTGTCTAGAGAAGCGCGATGATGCTGAGGAACGTGTTCGTATTCCTAATACTCAGTTCTTCCACCCGAATCCAGTAACTGGTGAAACGTGCCTTATTGCTGTATTAAAACCCATGGTCGATGGTCAGGAGCCAGAGGAAATTCATCTCGAGGCCTACGCTTCCTTGGGCAAGGGCAGAGAACATGCACGTTTCAATCCAACAAGCCAGTGTTCCTATGCCTATACTCGCGATACTGATCCTGTAAAGATTAAGGCACTCTTTAACACATGGGTAAAAGAACAGAAAAAGGTCGATCCTGTTGACCTAGATAAGGATGCCGATCGTAAGGCGGTGTTAGAGCGGGAGTTTCGCAGTCTAGAAATCTATCGGTGTTATCTACAAGATCCTGATGGAGAGCCTTATAGCTTTGATTTTACGGTTGAAACAATTGGAACTCTGCCAATTCAGAAGATTGTGTATGAAGCCCTAGTATCTCTTGCAACTCTTGTTGAGAAGTATTCAAATATTGATTCTGGCGATCTGCCTGAGAATATTGAGATTCGTCCTGCGGATGCTCGCCTGAAGGGCTATGATTTCTGGATTGGCGGTGAGGATCATACTCTTGGAAATATTCTACAGACTTGGCTTGATGAGAATGAAGTTGGCAGTGAAATCAGTTTTGCTGGATACAAGATTCCTCATCCTCTACGTGATGAAATGGTTCTCCGAATCGGTGTTGATGATGGCCAGCAGGATACTGCGAGAGGTGCGATTGCCCGTGCGTGTCGCTCGTGTGCTGACATGTTCCGCAGCTGGGCAGTACAGTGGAATGGAGTAGGTGGATCTTCAAAGATTCGCAATCCTTGGGAGGCGCATGCTGATACGAAGGGTCGTCCCAAGAATCGTTAACTTTTAAAACTTTATAGAAGTAATCTCTAGAGATGGCTAAGAAGTATCCAAAACCTTTTATAATAACTATGATATTTATTATAGGATTTTTTGTATATATTTTATATGAATCATATAAGTTTATATCTTTATATTATCAAATATATGGAGTACATCTTTATCTTACACCTTCATATATCGCAAAACCAGTGTTAGAGGAGAATAGAAGTAGTCTAACCTGGCTAATTCATATGTATCCACCTCTACACAATGCTGGGGCTGAATGGATGGCTCATGCTATGAATACATATTTAGTGAATAAACAAGGATGGAATGTAAATGTTGTATTAAATAAAGCTTGGCGAAGTGAATTTGAAAGAGTGCAAATTCTTGATAAAAAGGACTCTTTACAAGTCGAAGAATGTATACAGAATTCTGGTGTTTTAATCAGTCATTTGGATATGGAACCTAATGCTGTTTTAAGCGCTGCTAAGGCGAAACGTCCCATGGTGCTAGTGATGCATAATAACTATAGAACAAAATATGTTAGACAATTTAAGTTTATTCTTGGTAAAAATCTATACTTGATTCATAATAGTAATTGGATCCAAAAGTATTATGCCTCTTTTGGAATCCCCTCTATAGTAGTGTATCCTCCTGTATATTATGAAGAATATCGTACCGAAACAACTGGCGAATATGTTACTCTTATTAATCTAAATCGCAACAAGGGCGGTGATGTACTCATTAAAATTGCTAAAGAGATGCCAGACATTCAATTTATGGGAGTAATAGGAGGATATGATGGACAGATACAAGACACTAGAGTTAAGAATATTAGATATGTAGAAAATACATCATATATTAAGAGTATATATTCTCAGAGCTCAATTGTTCTTATGCCAAGTAAAGAAGAATCATGGGGGCGTGTAGCTATAGAGGCAATGTCGTCGGGAATTCCTGTAATTGCTACACCTACACCTGGGCTCTTAGAAAGTTGCGGATCTGCTGGGATTTTTTGTAAAAGAGATGATATCGGCAGTTGGGTTCGCGAAATTCGTAGATTGAAAACAGATACAGAGTATTACAAATCTGTATCTGAAAAATGTTTTGAACGTGCTAAAGAGTTGGATCCTCTTTCGCAACTTACTCAGATGGAAGCCTGGTTGAAGCAGCTTCGTTGGAGAGATTAATCAACCTCCTCAACCTTTGGACCCGAAGGAGGATCTTGAGGTGCCCCTGCATTCATTCCAGAGAAATCCTGCGCTGCATCCTTGTACAACTTCATCATCGTATCGCGGATCTTGCCCTCAACATCCTTCTGGTAAGCAACATAGACATCCTTCTGCTCATCCTGATGAGCCTCGAGCCACGTAATGCCCTCTGACACCACGTCAAGAGCTACCTTGGCATCATCACCAAGCTTCTCCTTCACCTTCTCTTCCTGTAGAGAATTACGAGCATTGTACAAGTATGACTCGAGCTGGTTCTTCGCCTCAACAAGTGCGAACTTCTCCTTATCCTCCGCCTCGTGTTTCGCAGCTTCCTGAACCATGCGCTCGACTTCCTCGCGACTGAGGCGACCCTTGTCATTTGTGATCGTAATCTTCTGTGACTTGCCCGTCGACTTCTCCGCTGCACTCACATTTAGAATACCATTCGCATCAATGTCAAAGGTGACTTCGATCTGCGGAACGCCACGCGGCATAGGAGGAATGCCTTCGAGCTGGAACTTGCCGAGTGAATTACAGTCGCGAGTGAACTGGCGCTCACCCTCAAACACCTGGATCAGTACACCAGGCTGATTGTCGCTGTACGTGGAGAAAGTCTGTGTGGCCTTCTTAGGAATCGTGGAGTTGCGCTTGATGAGAGGGGTCATGATACCACCAGCAGTCTCGAGACCAAGACTTAGCGGAGCAACATCAAGGAGGATGAGATTGTCCGTAACATCGCCAGCCTTTCCTCCACTCGTTAGAATGTGCGCCTGTACTGCCGCACCATAGGCTACCGCTTCATCAGGATTTACACTGTCATTGAGCTTCTTGCCATTGAAGTAATCACTGAGCAGTTGACGGATCTTCGGAATACGAGAACTTCCACCTACCATTACGATCTCATCAATCTTACTCTTGTCCATCTTTGCATCACGTAGAAGCCCATCCAGAGGGGCTACCGTGCGGCGGAAAAAAGAGTCACAGAGAGATTCGAACTTGGCGCGTGTAAGTGTCGTCTGGAAATCAACACCATCTGCAAGACTATCTACTTCTACGGTTGCCTGGGTTGCCGAGGAGAGAGCGCGCTTGGCACGCTCGCACGCAGTCCGCAGACGGCGAAGAGCCCGAGCATTTCCAGTTAGATCGATCTTAGCCTTCTTCTTGAATTCCTCGACGCAGTGCGAAACGAGAGTATTATCGAAATCCTCGCCACCAAGATGAGTATCTCCCGCCGTCGCCTTCACTTCAAATACACCGTCATCGAGTGTTAGAACGCTTAGATCGTGCGTACCGCCGCCACAATCAAAGATTAGAACATTCTTCTCTCCCGCTCCCATGCGATCAAGACCATATGAGAGGGCAGCAGCTGTAGGCTCATTAATAATGCGGAGAACATTGAGACCAGCAATGGCACCAGCATCCTTCGTGGCTTGACGCTGCGCATCATTGAAATAGGCAGGTACTGTGATTACAGCGTCTTTTACACTGGTTCCAAGATATGATTCGGCCGTCTGCTTCATCTTCTGAAGAACTACTGCGCTCACTTCTTCAGGGAGAAACTGCTGCTTCTCGCCCTTCCACTCTACCTCGATCTTTGGCTTACCCGAATCAGAAGAAATTACCTTGAATGGCCAGAGTTTCATCTCAGACTGTACAACAGGATCATCGAACTTGCGACCAATTAGACGCTTTGCATCGAAGACCGTATTACTCGGATTTGCTGAAGCCTGGCTCTTTGCTGAATCACCAATCAGGCGCTCCTCGGCAGTATAAGCTACATAGGAAGGAGTTGTACGATTACCCTGGTCATTCGCAATGATCTCAACATGCCCGTTGTTCCAAACACCTACACAAGAATACGTCGTACCGAGATCGATTCCAATAGCTGGCATTTCTGTAGTATACTGTTGCCAACTGTTTAGACCATGCGTGAAATTCGCTTACTTTAATACACTTCTACAGCCAGTTATGATTGTATATACAATTCTTTTTACACTTTCCGGTAAAAAACCATGCGATAACCAATATATCCAAATGTTTCAAATTTGGCTATCCTATATAATTAAATATGCCTGTCTAGATGAATCAGATAAAATATATGTATTACTTGATAAGGTAACAACTGATTATATAAATACGAGTATTGAGATTGATATTTTAAATAAAACTACATGCCCTATAAAATTTATACAGATTCAACAACCCACTAGTATTTCAGAGGGAATGGTTAAAAAATATGTTCATTTTGAAGATAAAGATACCTTTCTTTATCTTGATTTAGATGTTCTTGTCATAAAGAGTCTAAAAGAAATACCGACCTTAAAATCTAATGAAATTCTTCTTGTTCCCGAAGGAATTATTAATCACGGACTTTACGCAGGTCATGTACTTTCTGAGCCGATTGATCCAATATGTGGGTTCACTGCTGGACTTTTTGGGTATTATCCAGGAGAAGAAATTACTAAATTTTTTCAATCAATTAGCACTGAGTGTTTAGATTCTAAAAAAGTACTCTATACTGTTGATCAACCATTCTTCAATAAATGGTTATATCTAACAATTACTCAATCTGCTCTTAAACTGAATATACTATTAATGAAAGATAAAGTTGCAAATAATCCTACAGAAGAAGAACCTGGTGTCGTTTTTTTAAACTATGCTGGGGAACCTGGGGATGGACAATTACATTACACAAAAATGATGAACAAGATGTGTCTAGATTTTATTTCTGCTTAGTAAGATGAATTTGGTTTAAAAGTTGCTAACTTTTTAAAGTTTATTTGTTCATACGTATAGAATGAGTGGGCTACAAAGTAGTTGGAATAATACTCAAACGTATATGAATCAGTATTCCCGACTTGGAAACAGACAACCTCCCAATATGGTAAATGTTCCTTCTGACTTACTTAAAGCTGCTTCTCCAAAGGCCTTTGATTTGAATGCTGGAACAAAGGTTGATATGACACATTTTTTTGAAGTTACATCAAATTGTCGAAATTATACTGAATATGCTGGTCTTCGTCAACTACAGGCTTTGTATCCTAATCGTACCGCCAAAGAACCTGGATGCGGATGGATACTTACACCATTGGGTGGTGGTAGAGGAGCTTATGGTGTAGAAGGAGTTCCAACCCTATTTAGTAATGGTGAACCAGATATTATTAGGGATGGCAATATATTTATAAAAGATTTAGTCGAAGCTGAGCGTCTAGCTGTCAGGAATATTACAAGCCGTGAAACAAATCCTATTGATACTTGCGCTAAAATGAATACTTTACCAGCTCATACGAAACCTTTCATAGGTTACTGTAAATCATCACAAAATGTAATTCCTATTATTACTACTGATAATGGCCAGACTATTAGACCGCGTTTTTCTAATGATGTTATATATAAATGTGCAGCATCTAATATTGTACCTTCATCCAATATTTCACTCTGTCCTCCTGAGCCATTTAAAAATTATAGAAACATATCAAGTCGTACCTTTGATAGAGTGGATGGATTCACTGATACTAGTTTTTTTGATACATGTTCTGATACTTTACCAAGTTCTCCAGAATGGGGCGATTGTGTAAGAGACGCTGTGAAAGCTGCTGGATGTAGAGAAAAGGGTACCTTATATAGAGATCCAACAGGACAGACTGCTGCATATGGACGCGCATTTGGAATTCTTAGTAATCCACCAATGAATACTATTGATAATGTTTTTTTGACTGTAAATACTAAAATAGCTGGTGTCGTTCCCACTAATCCTAGACAATCAGCAGCAATACAAGAATTATGTTTTCAACAAAATTACTTACAGGAGAATTATAATTGGTGCGCTGACTATCCTAATACCACAATAATTACGGCAACTAATTTTGAATGTATTCAAAATATTTGGAGAAATGAATATGCTACTACTACAGGTATATCTGCTCCATCCTTGACAAAATGGCAAGGTAAACTATTTAGTGATTTTCGCACATATGCTACAAATTTAAAGAATAATACTACACAAATAAACAAGGATAAACAAGTTTTAGCTATTTCACGTACTATTGGAACGCCTACGTATGGACAGACATATTCAGCAACTCCTAATACTAGAATTGATTGTGTTACGAGTCAGTGGAGTGGTTGGTCAGCATGTCCTTCAGTTGGATGTGGAGCATCAAGCCAACAAACAAGAACACGTTCAATAATAACTCAAGCCTCAGGAGGTGGAACAGCTTGCCCAAGCAATGCAGAATTAATAGAAAGACGGGATTGTCCAGTATCTTCGTGTACTCCAGTAGATTGTGAGGGACAATGGCCTGCCAATTGGAATCCTGCAAGCTGTGAGTTAGCAACTCGTGATCTACCATTTGGTACATCAAATGTTAGACTTCGTAAAGATTACACAGTAATTAGACAAGCCGCCAATGGAGGTAGAGCAGATACATGCCCAGCTGTTCGAACAATATTCTCAAACTGTCCAGTAGTAGGTTGCCCCACATATAGTATAGGATCACCAGTAATTACAACGAATGCTAATATTTTATCAAATGGATTTAATTTCGCATGGCTCGGAGATTATGAACTGTTTAGAATACGTTCTGACCAGGCTAATGCTGTTCCTCCTGGAAAGATTGGATATATTTGAGAAAGTATGACTACATGGGATATAGGAATTAAAAATGAAAATGGTTGTTATTTTTGGATAGGAAAGAAAGATATGAGTGGCAATGATGTTACTGGTAAGATTGCACCATTACTTAACGTAATAGGAAACTCAAGTAATACAAAAGAATTTCCATTCTATTATAGAGATACGCAAACAAATGTTCTTACTAATACAAGAGGAGAAAAATGGGTAAATTTTCTTATTATATCTGAAGATAAACAATCATCTTATATGGCTCTTAATACGGGAATAGCATATTTGTATAGTCCACATTTTTCTACTGTATTTCAAGTAAACGGAGAATTTTATGGAAATAATAGTAAGAGTTATGTTGGTTTAGTAGAAACCCGCGGACCAACTGTAGGGACACCACGTTTTTGTGGAAAATATAAGGTATATTATGCACTTAATAGATAAAATTTAAGAATGCCTTATCCAAAATATAATAAATTATAAGCCCACTTAACCTTATTTCATTACACTAAATCTAGAATGAATTCTTCACTAGCTTTAGGAGAACAATCTCAAACCTCTGAAACAATATGGTTTTATATTGAGCCAACAGGAGCAACAATTCTACGCTGTGATATAGGGGAAATACCCTCCTTTAAGAGAAATCTATTCACAAAATACAAGATGCCTTCACAAGATAATATAGCATTTACAACACGATTTGAGGTAAAGACTGCGAAAAACTCTGTACTTACTATGAATATTACAACAGATGATGGATTTATGGTCGGCTATAATCAAGATCCCTTTGAAGGCAAGAATTCTCTAGACTGGGGAAGCTGGCGTTATCAACCTATAACAACCTTTTCAACAGAATATCCTATAAACCCATCAAAAAATATCTTTGTTATCAAATGGTTTGACGGAACCACCTTTATCCCTGAAATCAAAGCCGATCTACATCTAACACAAGATCCTAGTTTTCCATGGTTAAGCTATGAAGTCTGCACAAAACCTAATAATGGCCGTATATCAACAGGATTCTTTGAGAAGCGATGGAGTGGAATGTGCGCCAAAACAGAAGAAAGTCCTGTTCCTTCCTTTGACATAGATCACGCAGGTCTAGTAGTACATCACGTTCAATTTCCATATATAAGTCTGCTTCAAGGAAGCACCTGGTGTACAAAATCGGACTTTGCCTTTGCTGCCTTTCGAACCATAACCTTGCTCGTGCGCCCCATGAATACCTTAACTCCTAATACAAAAGCTCATATATTTAGTTTTGTCTGCTCAGATAATTATCCATCTATCTGGCTTTCATGCAATGATCAAGGATTCTATGCCTTTGATTTCTTCATGAAAGAAAAAGGCCATACCTATACGCCATGTGCTATAGGTGAATGGAATCTCATCACTCTACAATTCAATGGAAATGAAGGTATTTATTCCTTTACCTGCGTCGCAGAAAGTATTAGTAATCTGCAACAATCTATACAACCCTATATTACTATGTTAAAGGGTGTTGACGTGAAGGGAGATATTCTATTCCGTCCAATTGTAACTCTCTCCTTACTCAAACATAGAGGGAAATTGCTCTTGGGATCAGGATTTACGGGAGATATTGCTTGGATTCACGGATTCCGCGACACGTTCACAGAATCCTCTTTGATGGATGAAATTCATAGGGTCGTTAGTAAAGCTAGTAAGCCTATACATACAATAAAAACAAATACTGATACCTCTAAAAGTTTCTTTAGTCGGCTAAAATGGTAATTGGGTTGGATTCCATAGTACGCGCTTCCATGTAATCCATGTGTAATAATACATATGTTTGTATCCCATTTTTCCATTACATTGGTTACATATTGGTAGAAGATTATCCATGGAAATATCTCCACCTCTAGATTCAGGATGTATGTGGCCAGCAACAAATTTATCGAATGATATCTCTTGCTGTCTACAGCAAGGGCATAAAAGTTTTTCTGCGGATCCATTGCGATATTTCCATAATTGTAGTCTGAAAGTAGTAGAACCAAGATCTGCCTTTTTAGATCCAGGGGGTCGAATAGGAGAGTTATCAACAAGCTCTTGAAATAGATTAGCAATTTTGGAATTTAGACTACACTCTTCTAAGAGTAGACTGGATAATTCAATTCGAATATCTTTAACATCCTTTTTAATAGATAGTACACTTTCACCTGAATCTACCTGCGCAGAATCTACCTGTGCAGAATCTACCTGTGCAGAATCTACCTGTGCAGAATCTATAGATTCTTCTTCACTAGATTCTACATCATCTATAGTACATTTATTTTCTTTTTCTATTCCTTTTAGTAGACTGTATGTCTCAGGAAATGAATGTACATATTGACCAATAGAATGTCTTGATGCTCCACATGTATTGCATTTACTGACAATTTCAGAACCTTTACTAGGCCTGACTCTTAATCTTGGAGTCTCTGATATATATGTTGGATCATTGGGATCACTAGTAGGGCATGGAGTACTATTTAACAATACTACGTATTTACTCATACTTTCTATAACCACAAAGTAAACATCAACTTTTTAACTTATCTATAATGATATAAAGATGCAAGACATATTTATATGAATATGGATATTGATTATGAAGTCGAGAAAATATTTAGTGTATATAAATCTATAGATACAAATAAAAAAGATAAAGGATATCTACATGAAAAACGTCTAAAATTAGATCAATTTATCTTTGATTCACTTAAATCATTATATGGAAATCATTTTAAAGAATTTTGGAACAAGATAGTAATTCCTAAAAAATCAGAAAAAGCCCTTGTAGTGGTCGAACGTACATGTAATATAAACTTAGAATTTATTTTACACAATGCTTCCTATTATGCTCGTGGGTATACTATTCATATTTTTTGTAGCGAAGCAAATCTTCCATTTATACAGCATATATGTAGATCTCAACCAAATATCTATATTCATACAATTTTTATGAATATTGGAACTCCTGAAGAAGGAAAATTAGAATATAATGCATTATTAAAGACAAAAGATTTTTGGAATACCTTTGAAGAAGAACATATTATAACCTTAGAAACAGATTGTTATTTAGTAACATATATACCAGATTCAATCTATGAATATGATTATGTAGCATCACAGTGGGGATGGTTACCAAATGAACCAGGAGGTGGAGGATTATCATATAGAAAATGTTCTGTTATGAAAGAGATATGTAATATGAATAATATAGATATTAATTGTATGCAAGATATATTTGCATCAGACGGTGTTAAAAAATTAAATTTAAAATACTCTCATAGGTATTTTACAGAAAGTACATTTTTAAACGACTATATAGGTACACATCAATGGTGGACATTTCTTCCTGTAGATGATCCAGAATGTAAAGATATTATTAAATACTACTTACTGTTAGACTGCGAAACATTTCAAACGGGCTTAACGGTATAAACACAGGCTCTTATACATCCTAATGGACTGGATACCACATATATACATTATGTGTAATCGAGAAAAAGAGCCAAAACGTTACGCCTTCTTACAAGGGCATCTACCTTCACGTGGAATACCTATGGATAAAGTACACTGGGTAACGAGTCTTTGGGGATCCGAGTTAACAAGTGAACTCGTACAAAAGGTGTATTTTCCATTTAAGACTCGTTTTGGAATTAATATGAATTTATCATTTCAATCTGCGAGTCTAACCCGAGGTGAAATTAGTTTAATGTTAACCTTTCGAGAAGCTATTCGCCAAATCTTAGAAGCCAAGCATGAATATGCTATTATTTTTGAATCAGATATATTTTTACGCAAAGACTTTCTAGAAAGACTAAAAATAATTCTTGAAACTAAGAATTCTTGGGATTATATAAGCTTGAGTGAAGGTGTAGGAACTCGTCCACCAGGATCCCATCCTTCCTATTTTAGCGAACAAGCTCTTTACAAGCCTCCTCATGAATGGGTATTCCGTTGTTGTGATTCAAACTTGCTTCGCCGCACCTTTTTAGAAAAAGTCTGGCAAACATTTATTCCATTTCAAGAATGTTTAGATTGGGAAATGAATATTCAATTAGCAATTCATCAAGGAAAAGCACTTTGGGCAGATCCTCCAATCAGCGAACCTGGCAGTGGACGTTCACGTTTTGCATCAAGTCTTCCTACTTAGAATAATTGAATATCAGACGTAGGATTTCCTTCAGAATCTGATAAGGAGACTCCAAGCTTCTTTACACGGCGTAAATCGCCGCGAGCATACAGGTCATATGTTAAAGGGAGTATCTGTCCCTTTTCAATTACTGGAACTGCTAAATAAGGAACCTTCTGAAATACTATGATGCGTGCTTGAATTGTTTTCTTTGGTTTCGCAGGAAGAGCGGCAGGTTCTACTGAATCTTTAGATTCTGTGACTTCTGAACCAACCTTATCTACAACGATAGAAGATTCTGGGAAGCGTGATCGAGTCTCAATAATATCCTTTGTCAAAATAGGATGAAAGGCGTACTGCTGAGGAGTTCCTGGAAGTGTAATACATCCTAGTCCTTCATCCTCATTCTCATACATATTAATCTTGCAGTCAACCGCATTTGTCTTCATCAAATCCTGGATCGACTGTAGAATTTTCTTTTTGCGCTCACTCAGCTGTAACAAATGCTGATCACTGGTAATTACATATTCAACTGTTCCTGGAGGAACTGTAAATCCCATCTCAGTTGCTTCCTGTGGCTTGAGACCATCATTATTCAATATAGTCTGATCAATGCGCGGAAATCCCGTGCTTCCATCAGGTTTTACAATTGCCTGAGGATCAAAGGTAGAACAGTAGGTGTAAACTTCTACGGTGCGCTGGTTCAACAAGGGTTCTGCGCTATAGTCGAGATCTATATGAGAACAGATTCTTACTGCTCTACCCTTTACCTGATCCGTGCGAACATGGTTCCAGAATGGCTCCATAATATGTACACGGCGCACATTTTTCAACGACAACCCTTCAGCTCCAGCAGAAGTAATACAAAATACACGGCACAGTTCCCCTGTTAAATTACCAGTGAAGCCAGCCTCAACTAGGAGCTGCGACATTTCTGGAGGAAGTTCTGTGAATCTGCCCTCGCTGAACTTTGCATTAAAAACCTTTAGTGCCATATTTCTTATACCACCACCGCCCTTGGCTCCAGTAAAGGTCAAATACCGATTGGCCGCCTTCCCTTTTTTTAAATTCGCGATTGTTTGCGGACTGAATCTCATTCCTGACTCATCTCCCAGAATTTCTATTCTATGAAAATCATTTATATCGAGTACCGTGGAAAAAATTCCAATTCCCTCCATATCTAGGAACTGACTATAGACTAAACTACTTCCAGGTGCTTCTAAGATCTTGACAAGCATCGCAGAAAATTTCGGAGAATACTTGTAAAGACGAGAAGGATCAGGACTTTCTCCCGCCTTTACCTTTTCTGTAATATTTTGTCCAGGAGGAAACAAGCGGAGTTTAGAAGAGGCAAAGATACGTAGACAATCCTTGGCACGTTTAGTAGCCAGCTCGTATTTTTCTCCAGGTAGAAGACCCTTCTTACACTCTTCCTTCTTTTTCGCCTGTTGTTGAAGAGCCATTTGCGCAGCACTCAGCGTCTTCTTGCCCTCAGGCATAGCAATGGCTGGAGCCATTTCACCAGAAGGCGCGACTTCTGAGATTAACAAGGTGGCATCGTCTTTCTCTTCTACCGCAGCCTCTTCCTTAGGAAGTTCTTCTAGGGCAGCCTTCTTTGCAGACTCATCAATTTCTTCATCTTCTTTTGCAGCCGCTTCTACATCTACATCTTCTTCTTTCACGGCAATCTCTTCTTCTACAGATTTTTCAGGTGCCTCGTCATATACCTCATCTTCACCAATTTCAGCAATAGCGTCGGCAGCATCTCTTGGCCGCGGACGAGCGATACCTTCAGGAAAGGAAAAATTACACGCCTGTCTGCTAGCCATACGATAGCTATTGGTCTGTTTCAGTTTCGACAATTCGTAAATATCTGCCCACAGATTCGCCATCTTTCCTCCTGTTTCTGATGAATCCTTTTTCTGTTCCATTTGAATTTTTAGTTCAGCCGCACGTACTCTTTGATACTCGGCCTGGGCATATGGAGAGAGTGGAACATTGATCACTGTATCAACAGTAACTGTAGGCATCAATTCCTTCTTACTTCCACGATAATAGGATATTAGACCCTGCAAACGTTTACGCAAGACAACAGTGTTGGTAAGTTTCGAGCCATCGAGAAAATGTTTACGAAACTCGTCGCCGATAGGGGGTAAGAGGGGTTCAGATTTGAACTTCGGTTCCTGTATAACTCGCATGCCTGTAAGAGAGGATATTACCGTCTTGGATATTTCGACAAGTGTGGGTGTTACAATAGAAGGATCCACTCTTCTTACACCTACTTGACCATTTGTTTCCTCCTTTATTAAACCTTCTGGCAAACCAGTAAAAAGTACATTTATATTTGTACCGAGAAGATCAACCTCCTCAAAATCCACATACGGATTTTCATGGAGAATAGTCTTAATCTTTTTCATGTTTTCTTCAGTTGCAGGAGTTACTACGAAGGAACATGTGTGTATATATCCACCGATCAAGTTCGTCAAAATAGCAATCTCTTCAGGAAAATTAATAAGAGGTGTACCACTTAATCCAATTAACTTAGAATTCCGAGCACCTGATAAAAGTCTGTAAAAGAGGTAGCCACGTTTATAGTTCGTCAAATAAGGCTTTCTAGGATCAGTTGGTTTTTTACAGAGTTCTGGCTCCCAGTGTCCAGGTGTAATAGGCTCGAGTGGAATCTTGCGCCCTTTTACATTCGGCAAACTTGTCAAATATGGTTCAATGGTGCCTTGCATCAGACGAGTCAAATTGTGTATTTCATCGACAATGATAACAGAGTTGTCAAAGAAACCATATCCTTTATCGTCAACAGGGGCACACGCCATTTGTTTTAGTTTTGACGATGTGAGGCCATTGTAATTTAAGAATTGTATTCTATTTGTAATCTGCGCCTCCATTTGTGCGGTGATTTCTCTGCGCTCTTCATCCACCAAACTGTTGAAATTCGACTCCTGCTTGAAATCAGGAACCCAGACTCTAGCCGCTTTTTTCAGATATGAATCAGGAAGTCCAAGTATTTGCGTGGCAAAGAGTTTTATAGTGGGATCTGATAGCGACAGTTGTTCCCAGTGATTTTGTAGGCGATAGTGACGAAACCCGCAGAAACTGATTTCGCGTATAAAATTATATCGTAGACTGGAAGGAGTCATCACTATGATTTTTTTGTTTGTCACTGAAAAAAGTGCCTCAGCAGCGGCAATCGCTGAACATGTCTTGCCTGATCCTAGACCATGGTACACTAAGATACCCTTATAAGGCGTTGCTTGTCTTACATACTCTCTAACAAATTTCTGGTACTCGTACATTTCGACTTGCGCACCAGCGGCGGCACCCATCTTTTTACATGCGTCAAAGTCAGGTTCTTTTCCAAATTCTGGAATTTTAATGAAATCTGAGAAGACTTTTAGAATTTGTGTTTGAAAGCCTAGGCGGGTTTGTAAAGGAAATACGGTATCTTCTGGTATCTTATAAGGATTCTTCTCTTCTTCTGCTCTTATATCAATCGCATATGGTGTTGCTTCACCAAATACGCTTAGATCAGACTGTTTAACAGCTAAAGGTTTTACAGCTAAGGGTTTGTCCTTTGTAGTTAAAGCCTTTGCAGCCAAGGATTTAGTAGGCTTTTTAATTTCTGGACTTTTCATAATTCCTATCTTTGATAAATCAGCAGGCTGTTCTTCGCTACCATATTCCTTTATCAGATCATCTGTTGCTAGTGATATGGATGGCCCCGATACTCCTGAAAAAATAAGTCTAGGTCGCGCCGCCATTCTAATTACTCTAAGATCAAAGAATGTTTATAATTCTTCCAAGGCAACCAGAGCGAGTTTACTTGCCTCCTGTTCAGCAATCTTCTTATTTCGAGCCGTTGCCTTTGCTATAATCTTACTTTCATTCATCGGATCAATCACCCCCATTGTAAAGATTCTATCATGCTGAGGACCCGACACATCGACTTCGCGATATCTTGGCGGCTGATGATACTTTGTTTGAAAGAATCGTAGAAGTTGATCCTTGTAATTATTATCATCAGTGATCAATTCTACAAAATTTACATGTCGTTGGATAATACTTATAAGAAAGCGCTGTACGATTGTAAATGCTAAGCCGGGACTTTCTTTCTCAAAATTCTTATACAAGGCATATACCCAAGCCTCTAACATGCTTCCTAAAAGTCGTAGATTGCCTCTGCCACCAGTACATACTTCCTCAACATGTCTGCTAACAACAATCCATTCCTCAAGTCCCATCTTTTTTGCAATGATACCTAGCATCTTGTTATTTACAATTCTTGTACGAAGTCGTGTTAAGAACCCCTCGCCTTTCCCGGCGTATCGTTCATATAAATAAAGAGCAACAATACAGCCTAGTAAACTATCGCCGGCAAATTCACACTCCTCATTGTCAGCCTCTTGAAGTGGTAGACAATTAGAAGGCCGTTCTGCAAGAATTTGTTCTTGGCCATCGACTGCCCATTCTTCACTGCGATCTACGTAAGATTTATGTACAGATGCTTGACGAAATAGATTCGGATTTGGAGGATCTTCCTTTACATTATATTTACGAAGAATTCCTATGATGGTTGCATCATCAATACTCTTATTTTGAGGATTCCACGGATTAAATATTTTAGGTTCAGACATGCTAATACCTTATAGGGACTGACAGTAGATGGCGACACCGGTGTCAAATTTTAGTAAACCGCTAAAAACAAGGGTAGAAGAACTTGATTATATTGACACAATTACGCATTTAGGTAAACAATTTAGCAATGAAGAAAAAAAGAGGTTTTTTGATGAACAGCCTAATAAAAAATATAAGGTTGGCATGATTCGTACAAAGGAGCTTGACAAGATTGTGCGGATTTTTACAGAGACCTTTGATTTTTCAAAGAAGGTGAAAACGGAATCTTCTTTCCAAGATGTTGATTGTTTTAAAGATGGTTTGACTAGCGAAACTCTTGCTAAGGTTTCTGAACCTCCTGAAGCTAAGCCTTCTGAGATTCCTACCTCGAAGGGTTCTGAAACTCCTGATGCCTCGAAGGATTCTGAAACTCCTGATGCCTCGAAGGGTTCTGAAACTCCTGATGCCTCGAAGGGTTCTGAGATTCCTGAAGCCAAACCTTCTGAAACTTCTGAAGCTAAACCTTCTGAAAGTCTCGAAACTTCTGAAGCTAAACCTTCTGAAGCCAAGCCTTCTGAAGCCAAACCTTCTGAAAGTCTAGAAACTTCTGAAGTTTCAGAAACTCTCGAAACAGGTGCTTTTGATATAGATGATGTTACACAGGTGTTAGAGCATTCGCCTGAAACTATATTAACAACCTCTGATTTTGAACGTCTATATCTAGGATGGATGAATGATCCCAAACTCCAAATGTCTGACGATGACAAGAAAACACGTAGAAATATTATGAAAAGTCTTTTCCGCTTCACATTCGGCACAAAGGATATTAGCGATGTAACAGCAACCACTCTTCAGAAGAAATATCGTATTGCCTATACACCACTTACTGCTGAAGATAAACTACCTTGCAAGGATTCCATGAATGGAGTATGGGATGATTTCCATAAATCCTTAGAATATCGTCGTAAATCTGTAATGTGCGAGATATTTGCAGCAAAGGATACTCTCGGCGAATCAACCTTTTACACAGAACAAAAGAAACGCCTCTTACTTGGTATACGTGATATGTTAGACATTTTAGATAAAATGATATATTCATGTATGGAATACGGATATGATGATAGTCAACATGAAAAGGAAGCTAAAATGGATGAAGAAGAGTATGCGCGTATTCTAAAAGTATTTCGTACCTTTGTAAAAGAGAGGAAGGAAAAAAAGGCTTATTCGTATGAACTTCTTCTTGAAGAATTAGGAAAAAAAGAAAGAACTCCTGAAAAATCGAAGATTTTGTATGATCAGTTAGTTGAACTTTTGACATGGACTGAAGAAGCTAAAGAACAGCCAGAAGAACTTGTAAAATTAAAAGAACAACTTGAAGATAATGAAAATCTTGTTATATTATTATCGCTACTACTCGTACTTACAGAGAAAATACATTCTCTTGAGTTAGTTCTTCAAGAAGTAAAATTAAAATTAGATTCCACAATGGTTTCTAAACTTGAAGAGGAAATCCAAACCTACAAAAAAGAATATGATCAAACTGTAGATAAACTACGTACTACGAAGGTTGACGAACTAAATGAAATTATTATTGAATTAACACAACTCTTACTTCTAATGAATTCTATGCATAGTTTGAATAAAAGTGTAACAGAACTGCAAGGTTCTTTGAATACAGTTATTAAATTACAAGAACGATTACATAAGATTCCAAATTCTACAGTTACTTCTAAGGCTAATGACATGGCTGAAAAAATTAAAACGGAACTTCAAAAACAAATTGATAGAAAAGGAGTGAATCCAGAGTCAAGAATTGGTCAACTAGGAGGAAAACAAACAGGCGGATTTGTACAAGAATCCTATATTAATATGAATACATTTTGCGAATCAATGTTGACTGTTCTTATGGCGAAGGCATCAGAGAATAAATCTTTTGATCTCAACACATTTATGAAGAAAGCTGGCAAATTACTCGACGAACTTGGAAGGACAGATTTAGTTCTTAATGAAATCAATCATATCATTGATGCCTCTCTTTACCAAATAGTTCCTGATGAAGGCTACGTGTTTTCTAAGGTTTTAACAAAAAATCAGACCTTTGTGACCGTGTTAGAGGAAGTGTACGAAAGAACCTTTAGTTCAGAAGAGAAGAAAATTTTGGAATCTCTCGCTCCGCCAATTACATATCACTCGCATACACCAGAAATATACCAGGAACTTCTTGGAACAAGTCCATATTTTTTGAGTCACGGAACTGCGAATCTAGAGGATGAGGTTATTCTCCAGGGTGTAGAAGGTTTTGATGAACCTTTATATATGACTCCTGATGAAAGAAAGGAGGTTGAACATGGTGGTATTCCTCTTGGAGCCCTATTATTTATATATCTAGCGTGTATAAAAGATCGTGAGGATCTTGAAAATACCTCTATAGTAGATAAATGCCGTCTTCCGACATTAAGATAAATTATGCATTGAAGGCTAAATATGCTGCATATACGACTCTGGTATTTTTCCTAGTCGCAAATCCAGAAACGTATAAACTTATGCAAAAGTTTTTAGGTTCATGGGTAACAATTGCCGATGGTGGCTGTCCAACGCCCTCAGGATTTTTTGTACACACTGCTCTTTTTTTCATACTACTGTGGAGTATTATGCTCTTTCCTAAGGACTCTTAAGAACTGACTCAACCTTTGGAAATAGTACCGAATACACACCACTTAATTGAAATCCCAGATGAAGTAAGACAATTTTTAGAAAAAATAAAGAACTATCACTTATAATTCGCGAATACTTTGTTGTTCCTCGATTATAACATAAATATGCAATTGGCAGACTCGTGAATATGCCCATTATAAGAGTTTCAATCAGAAACTTTGTAGGATGACTTACAATAAAGGCATCATCAAATACCAAGAATGATCCTACTGCCAGAGATGCAAATCCTAAAATAAGTCCACCAATGGTGGCATATTTTATGAAATTATATACGGCATCATTATATTTCGAGCTCATCTAATACCTTGGAAATATCTTTTTCTAGCGTATCCTCGTATGTAACTTCATACAGACGACGATTTGTCATAGCCTCGGCAATTTGCGCCGCGCGTTTCTCGGTGAATCCTCTTTCTACCGCAGAAAGCCAGACAGTTGCATAATACCAATAATCGCTATCAACCCATAAGGGATCCATACCAGTCGGAAGCTTTACAGGTATCCAAGTATTCGTATTTGATAGAACTAGGCGGATCATTATACTATCTCTTGTCTATAGGGTTTAGACTTTGGTAAAAATTGACCGTCGGCTTGCAGCTATCAACTCGTCCCAGTCAATATGCTCCTCTTTCTCACCATGATTGCAAGTGTCTATGCTTCTGTATCAGATTGTGGTCGCGACATGGGACGTTTCAAGATTAATACTCTTACTCTAGATCCAAAGGATAAAGTATCGGCAGATCAGAATGTATCTCTTACTCTGATTTATACAAGCCCCCAGAGCATCAATGGCGGCACGGCAGTTACTGCCCTAAGCTACAATTATATTCCTCTATCGCCGAGTTCAGTTGATCTTTGTAGTGTTGTATCATGCCCTATCGCGCAGGGATTACATGATGCTAGCACCTTTTACATATTTCCGTCTGGTGTAAGAGGGCGTGTATCTTCAAATACGAAGTGGTATGACATCAATGGTATGCTTCTTCTTTGCGTGGAGACTGTTCTAACAACGGTTCTTAAGAAGAATATTTCTCGCGCGCTAATGAAATATTAATTAATGTGTGTTCATAGAATAGAAATGAATAAGACAATGCGCTATTCCCTTATTGGCTTAGCTGTTTTTGTTGTAGGCGTTGTACTCTATGTATACTATCCTCGTCTGCGACTTGATGGATTCACATCTGGTGGACCCACATTTACAATGTACTATGCCAGTTGGTGCCCTCATTGCAAGGACGTTAAGCCCGTTTTCGAACAATGGGCTACAAGTCAGTCAAATTCTATGAGTGTAAATGGAAAGTCGGTAAGTTTACAACTAGTTGAAGAAAGCAAGATGGATAAATCAGAGGGTGTAAAAGGGTTTCCGACATTTTTACTGAAGAAGACGGATGGCACTACGGCCGAATTTAGTGGTGATCGCTCACCTTCTGGATGGGCTGCCTGGTTGAAATCAAATCTCTAATGGGCTGAGAATCTTCTTAGAGGCCGTCTTGTTCCTTTGAAAAAAAACTGGTTCGCTCTTTCATAGGCCATTTCTATTAGACTTGCCCGCTGAGTCTTTGTTTCCTCAAAATTTAAGGCATGGAACTCATTTGTCGGTATAATAATAATATTGTCTATATATTTTTTCATATAAGGCTGGCTTTTCAATATAACAACTGAATCAAACACTCCATTCACCATATCCATGATATTATGAATGGGATGCGATTTTGTAGTATGCCATCGTGAAAAGAATACGCATATTGTATCACGCACTTCTTCCTCTTTCATGAAAACTAGAGGCAAATTGCACATAATTCCGCCATCAACGAGCAAATTCCCAGTTCCTGATTCTTCCAAAGGGGTGTAAAAGAATGGCAGTGCCATTGAAGCACGTATTGCAAATTTTACAGAAACATTCGGTGTCTGTACGCTTCCAAATTCGCGCACCGTACAACTCTGCACCTCTGTGGCGAAACAGCGCAAATGAATTGGATGTTTTTTTAAAAGTGCCTGGAATGTAATATCTGGTGGGAATCCTTTTTGCCGTAGAATTGATGTTATCAATTTATCAATCCCGATCCCTTCATCTAGGCCATACCGAACTGGAAATGCAAATACCGTGTCTGGTGTAATCGATCTAAGAAGTGTGAAATCGAAATCGAGTGACAGCGTTTCAATCTGCTCAACCGTGTAGTCTAAAACCCATAGAAGAGCAAATAGAGATCCTGCACTAATTCCGATAACCTCTTTTACATAAGACAACAGACCTGCATCTCTCATCGACTTCATCACACCAACATGAGCAACTCCTCGAATTCCTCCACCACAAAGAGCTACGCGTCGTGGAGGAATGCGCAAAACTTTAGGTGCTAGCTTTCTCTTTGGTACTGTAGATGTCCCGTCGTCCTCAGGACATGGTACAGGTGCCACATTTGGAACCGAAAGATTTATATGACCGACGTATTCGTCGCGATTTTGCCCGTCTTCGTGCATATAACACCTTGCTTGAACAGATTTATCATCGGGTTTATGCAACATCGCAGTTGTCCGGGAATACATCGTCCTTATTATATTCTGTTCCACCGTTCATCTTAGGCCTTCCAAAATTGGATATGGAAGATTGTATTGTATATCTTGTGTGGCAACTTCGTCAATCAGGTTTTGAAATACGCTTTACATGGCCAAATTTACTTATGATTTCCTGGAAACATCACGAGGGTGCCTATTTGGCTCATCAGAATCCGATCGTACAAGCTATGACCCCTGAGCCAGTTCCGCAGATGAAATTTGGAGGAGTTGGATCTGCAAAGAAATCTCAGAAACCTGTTCAAAAAGGAATATCGTTTAGCCAGGAAATAGATATTATTACGAATACTAAGCCAGAGGTAAAAATTATAAATACTCAAGAAACTTCTGGTGTGCGTCGCGCTGCTGAATACAAACCTCCAGCAAGTTTTGTTCAAACTCTTGAACGACCTGGACCCGATAGAGAACAAAAAACTGGAGCAAGAGGAAATATACTGGCAGATTTATGGTCTGTATAGGCTCATAATTAAAATAATTGTCAATAATTAGAATGTCTTTAACGAAAGAAAATTACTATGAAGAAGTATATTATAGATTTAATGATAAAAGTGCTAAAATACTGACTATGTTTCGCGAGGATTTAAAACTTCTTGGAATCATGTCAAAGAATCACATAACAAATGCTATATATTCAGAAAATGAAGATGAATATATAAACTTACTAAAAAAGAAACAATTACAAGAGTATCTAGGATTCGAGGTTGAGTTTATAGCTCAAGAAGGAGATATGGTTGAAGAAGGATTTGATCCTACTTATAATATACTGCTTCGTATTTTCAATGTTGGTAACTCAATGCGATCGATATCGTATGATATTAAATGGGTTGCTGATGCGGGCAAGCGTTACAAAGCTGCGCAGTACTCTGAAATGATTGAAGAATCCGAAATTAAGTTTATAGAAGAATCAATTTCTGTTATTGAAAAAGAGTTTACTAGAATTGAACAACAAGTGTATAAAGAAGCAATAGCCGGTGCACCACCTGCGAAAAGAGCAAAGAGAACTCTTTTTAGAAAATCTCGCAAGAAGACTAGAAAAAGTCGCCGAAAAAATTGATGAGTGTGGTGAGTAAATACGTAATTAAACAGCTAACATGTCATATCCACAAATTGAAGATATTGGCCTGACTTCACACACGTATACTAAGCATGTAAATCCAGACTCTGGGCTTATGGAAGAGTTTGTTGGAGATATGTTAGAGGTTGTGATGAAGGAAAAAAAACTAACGAAGGAATATATTGATAAACTCTGTAGCACACTTAAGACGAAGTATCGTGTTAATTGTTCTAAGTCAAATATTCGTGAGATGTATGAAAGAGAGTTTTCTTCTATTAAAGTTCCTCTTATCTTTAAGAATTGGATGATTAAGAAGGCAACTCGATCAACTTCTGGTATTCTAGTCGTAACAATTACTCTTTCTCCTCACAAGTTTAGCTGTATGTATAATTGTCACTACTGCCCCCAAGAAACTGATCTTGCTGGTAAGCCAACTCAGCCGCGATCGTATCTATCGAGTGAGCCTGCTATGATGCGGGCACTTGGTACACGGGTGTCAAAGGATACTTATGATTTCGATGTTAAGAATCAGTTTCGAAATCGCATTCAGTCATACCTATATACTGGAACGATTCGCAAGGATGATACTAATTCACGCAAAATGGAGATTATTCTATCTGGTGGAACTTGGGAGAGCTATCCTCTCGAGTATCGCGAACAGGTGATGAATGAACTTTACTGGTCTGCCAATACTATTGAATCAGATCGGCCTATGAAAAGCCTGGAGGAGGAAATTCACGAGAATGAAACTGCAAAGTATCGTATTATTGGTCTTACACTCGAAACTCGGCCTGATAATATCACGCGGCAGTCAATTCTTCAATACTGTCGTTGGGGTGTAACTCGAATGCAGATCGGTGTTCAGCATTTTGATGATATGGTGTTAAAGAAGATAAATCGTAAGTGCACAACTGCCGATACAATTCGCGCGATTCATCTTCTTAAACAGGCTGGATTCAAGGTTGTTGTGCATTTAATGCCGGATCTTCCTGGCTCTACACCAGCTCTTGATACATGGATGTTCGAAGAGGCTTTGACGAATCCTGATCTGCAATTCGACGATGTGAAGATTTATCCTACTGCTGTATGTAAGTCTTCTGATCCTGAACTAATTGTAAATAGTAAGATTGCTGAATGGTATTCTTCTGGCTTATATACGCCCTATGCAGAGAAGAATCTTGATGAGCTCTTGGATGTACTGACCTACTATAAGACTCGTATTCAACCGTGGATTCGTATTCAGCGCCTAGTACGTGATATTCCTGCAAAATCAATTGAAAGCGGTTATAATAAGATGTCGAATCTGCGGCAAATTCTGCACGATCGTATGAGAAAGAATGGATCGAAGTGCAATTGTACCTTCTGTATGGAAATTGGTGATCGCAATTTTAGTGGAGATCCAATTCTAGTTGTGCGAAAGTATGAGGCTTCTGGTGGAATAGAATACTATCTATCCATGGAAGCCCACGTGATGACATGGTGGCAGCGTCTAGCATATTGGTTTGATCGAATGGTAAACTGTATTACATGGATTCTCACTGGAACATGGTCGTATTGGAGTGGCAATCTTGATTCGTATGTAGGTCTCTACGGTTTCCTTCGTCTTCGCCATGATCCTTCGCCAGGTGGTGGATATATTCCTGAACTTCGCGGATGTGCATTAATTCGTGAGGTACACGTGTATGGATTCTCTCTAGGTGTTGGGAATGACACTGAGAATGGGGCGCAACATCTTGGCTATGGCCGACTTCTTGTACGAACTGCTGAGAATATCTCGAGAAAGCAAGGCTACGCAAAATCTGCCGTGATTGCTGGTGTTGGAACTCGCGAATATTACAAGAATAAGTGCGGATATTCTCTCAGCGGAACCTACATGGTAAAGGATATTTAGAGGAATCTTGGTCTAACTATAAATGCAACTCGGTCTTGAATATAAGAGGTATTCTGAAGAAATATTTAATATGATAAAAACAGTTGGGTATCGTAACCGAGTTTTATAAAAGATTAAATAATTATACCGTTAAGTACCGAATTTCCGAAAGTTTAAAAGTTAACCTGATCTTAACTTTTAAACTTTAACCTCCTTAATCTATTAAAGAATATATTTCCCCCAAACCATTCCTCTACCTGTAGAGTATTCCTTTTTTTGTATCTCAACAATCTTATTAGTTGCAATAGCCTGATTCCATGCCTGTGTAGGGCCAATTGTCCAGAATTGTTTCCATTCTTCTTTATTTACTACATCATCCATAATAACAATAGTATCTTTATGTGCAAGTCTTAAGCAATTATTCAAATCAGCTTGTGGTATATTATTTTCGTGGCCGCCATCTATAAATATCATATCAAATAATTCATTCTTATATAATGGTATTGTTTTAGTGCTGTCTCCTAATATTAATTTATGACGCCCCGCATATTTATAATCTATATATTCTTTTGCTATAGGAACATAATTCCAAAATCCTAAATCAAAGGAAACTAAATTAATATTAGGATTATTATATAAAAATACTTCAGCAGAACAACCAGCATTGAACCCTATTTCTAATACATTTTTAATATTATTACCTTTTACTAAATTAGCTAAATCGAATACTTGTTCTGATATATCTTGACAGTGTCCTTCACCTACTGAAAATCCACGTTGTTGTATATAATTATAAATATTCATATATAATCTATATTATATTTTATATATGAATAAAAACACGCATCTTATACCATTAAAAATTTAAAGGATCTTAACTTTTTGAACTTATAACTTTAGCACTAAGAAATGCGCCCTTACTAAAAAACCTTATAAGAATACCGGGCATTAGAAGCGCTATAAACTCATACGCAACTGCATTCTATATTCTAACTTTAAAATTTGAATATTTACATACCTTCCTACACCTGTCCATACATGAATAACATACAAAAAATGCGTAAACAGATAAAATGTACAAATAAAATTATCGAGAAAATCTCTTCTGAAGTTATTCCTATATATATTCTCGCCTTTGGAAATAAGAACCCTTTAACACGGTCTGTAAAGAATCATATAAAATCTCTTCTTAAAAGGAGACTTGACTATGAGAATAGACTCGCCTGTGAAAAAAAATGATTTTGGGCTAGCCTCATATACTATGTACCATGCCTAAACCAAATGTTAATGATATGATCTTCTTTAAGAGTGTTCTTACAGGACAGATGAATGATATTCGAAATGAAATTATTCGTAGAATTGAGCCAGAGGCAAATAAGAAGATTTATGATGCTCTTTCAAATATGTCAGAGGAATATGCCGAGATGATGAAGGATATTCTCGCTATGGAAGTAAATGCTAGGAAGCAAAACGATTTCGATGTTATTAAAAATATTAGTGAAACAAAGCATATTCTTAAGAATAAGCGAATGATTATCGATACTATGAAGGCGGAGTATAAGAACTATGTAAAAGAGAGTGTAGTCTAGCTGCTTTGACTGCGCCCAATTTCTGTTTACCAATCTGTACAGCGGCAAGTTCAGCTTCGCTCGCTTTCCATACACTGTCTAGAGAACCAAAGACACCTAGAATAGCTGTGGCACCTGCTGCAGAAATTCCGCGGCAGCAAGATAAAACACTGGTTGCAAATACTTTCGGATCGTCAGAATTGGCTTCTCTTGTAACACCCCGTGTTTCAATATATGTCATTTGAGAAGGTTGTTCGAAGGTTGTTGGATCTTTTTTCCATTGATCTTCTAGAAGTTCACAGAGTTCTGCAGTTTCTCGGGTACAAGAGGTTTGAAAAACGGCAATATGGTATCTCAACATAAGACGTGTAAGATGTTTCATGAGAGCCGATTTTCCTAGTCTAGCACCCAGACGATCAAGATCTCCCTCAATAATATAGACTGGATGAGCCTTGCGCTCAGTTGCATATGCTGTTAGACGAGATCGCTGTTCTCTATACCGACCATCAAGAATACTTGCTTCTAAATCAGCAGCTGACTTTCGTTCAATTAATAGACCATTCGCAGCAACCTGGGTACCTTCCATACCAATCCAAATGTCGCCCACAGGAAGATGACTTATTGTGCCGGTCATAAACTCCATTAGCCCTTTTTCACGGTCATCTATATACATCTATCGACGACGGGTGACAATAAATTATCATAAGAAGCGCATATAATTTAAGAATTATAATTCTTAAATTATATCTGAAAGAAGCTTATTCTAATCCTAAGAATTTGCGCCCAATCTTACTTGTTGCAAACATGCCAAATCCGCTAGCAATCTGTGCATAAAAAATCGGAGTTTTTTTTGTGCAACATAGTAAATAAATTGATAATCCGAAAAAAAGTAATGCACTAAGCCAGAATAAGTTTGTGAACATATCCATTCTGCTAGGGAGTAATAAAATTCAGCACCAATATCCATTCACCATTTTATCAACCAGCTCATCTTCACTTACTTTTTTTTCAGAAGCCACTTTCTTGATTTTTTCTAAGTATAAGATAGCATCCATTAATTCCTCTTGAGAATGCTGAATCCACTGTAAAAAGGAAAGATCAGTACGATCTAAATTTGTTCCGTATTTCTTCTGTCCAAAGGCAGCTCTTGATTTGAAGGCTTCTATTACAGAAGTGACAACTGAATCAAGAGGAACATTTGATGCCATCTAACTTATCGGGATCGAGTAGTATGCTTTCTCTTACGCATCCTTTTACGAGTACCACCAGCTTGTATATTTTTTAATAGTTTATTATATGTTAGAATAAGTGATTGGATATTTTTAGAAGAAAGTTTACTATAATTCATAGCTTGAATTTCATCGAGTTCATTATTTAATTGTTCTCGGAGTTTATGTATAATAGCATTCTTTTTATCAATGTTAGATCCACTAGACTTAGTATATAGACCAAATAGGGTTCCTTTCTGCAATCCTGCTAAGGTGTCGCATTTTTCCAACATATCTTTAGATATTTCTGTACTCAATATTTTTTTGATCACTCGTTCATATGTTTGTAGACTCTTACTAATAATATATTCTTTCATTTTAAGATGAGCAGTAAGCGGTTTTGAAGAAGCTTTCCTTAAAAGCTCTTCAGATTTAGCCATCTCATCTCTTCTCACATTAGCGCGTAGTCTCACAATTTCATTTGTATCTCCCAGCATTCTTCTAGAACTCGTGTAAGCATTATGAAGAAGTCCTCTATTTATTTTCAAAAAATTGGAATAGGTATTCAGTTTTCCTTCAAGTTCTTCCAGAGGTGTACTTAAGAAATTGGTTCGAACCGCAGGTTTGCTAGGATCTTCTGAAGAATTAATTAAATTATATAGAGGAAGTTTTACTACATAGTCAATAGACTCTTTATTTATATTGGGATATAAGAGTATAAACTCTTTATCAGTTAGCATGAATTTTTTTTGCGATCCAAGATATATTGAAGAATAATGGTTCGGATTTCTACATAATGTGAATACCCAAGGATTTCCAGGTGACATATAATTTTGTATTCCTTCTACAGCAGATCCTTGTTTTACAATAATATAGAAATTTAATTGAAGCAGCTGAGATAATATCTGAATATGTTCATTTTCTAAGAAATTATATGAGCCTCGGATATACTCCTTTGACAAAATATGACTCGGCGGATATCGAACACCATTGTCATCAACACCTGAAAATAGATCAAGAATGGGTCCTTGGCGAAAGGCTATTCCAACAGCACTTCTGTCAGCTGATGGAATTTTTCGATATGTACTACTTGTTGAAAGAAGAAGAGCATGTAAAAGGCATGTTCCATCACCCACAGTTTGTACTGATTGCCAGTTATTATCTGCGATTTCTTTTGATTTTGCCCGCAAACTCGCTTGTTCTTTTTCTCTTTCTTTAATATTTGGTATTAGAAAGGCAGATTTGAATGGTGCAATTTTATCATCGTCAGATGCGCGAGAAATTCTTTCCTTATCTAGAATTTTCGAATAATTACTCTTTACCCATGTATCTATCTGATCCCAATTTGATATCATCTATAACTACGGAAAGTTTAAATGTTAAGAAAATCTTAACGTTTGAACTTGACGGTATTAAAACTTAATACCAATTCTTCATTGGAGCATTTGGTGCAAACATTCTCTCTAACCCAGGTGTCCAACGCGTATAATCTGTAGCACTACCATTGTGATTTTCATCGGGTGTAAAAAAGGGGTCGCTTCCTTCAGTATTAATGTGTGGAGGTACTAGTATAGTATTCTCTCCTTGACTTGGCACGGCATCACTTGAAGCTTGGGCTTCTGGTTCTGGTTCTACTTTTAATTCGCCCTTCTTATGAACTCCCATTATAGTAAACTGATTATCTCCTGTTTGTTTATACTCGGGAACAAGTCCTTTAGCGTCATAAATCTTTTCGATTAGTTCTCTAGCATCCTCAATGTCATAGGTTGTTAATGCTTGTGGTTTCTTAGGCACATAGGTTTGTAGAACTTCTCTTTCTTTTTGTTGATCTCCTAATGAATCCGGAGGTACCATTGAGCTTCCGTCAATAGATGAGTAGATCGGTAGATTTTGCGGAGGAGAATTTTCAAAGGATTCCTTGAATTTTGATAGACCTGTTTGGAAGGCTTCTGAACTCGGAGGCTGGACAGTCCAATCCATTGGATATTGTGAAAGAAGAGCATTGCGTGTTTGCTTCGACATTGTTCTATCTCCTTCATTCTTAAAAACTAAACTGTATTCATAGTCGTCTACATTTTGTATAGGGGTTTGGACATATGGAGGGTATGGATAAGAGCCTGAAGAATCTCGTACGAGTGAACCTGAGGCATCTTTTACAAGTGGCTCTGAAGGATGGCGTACGAGTGGATCTGAGGCATCTTGTATAATCTTTGGTAATACTATTGAAGAATCTTTTACTTCTGAATATGTTCTATATACAAATACACCTATAACACTTACAAGAACTATTATAATAAATATACCTGGAATGATATAATCCATTCCTCTTCTAAACTAATAGGATGACTTTTCCTAGGATCTATATTTTCTCATATTTAAATCTGATCTAATATCTTGGAACCCAGCAGGATGACGCCATGTGCGATAATATAACGATAATACTCCTACAATCATGGCTAAAATAATAAAAAAACTAATTACAGAGGGATCCATCTTTCTATTTTATCTATATTAATTAGATGCCAACCAGAAAGAAACCTTCGAAACCTTCGAAACCTTCGAAACATTCCAAACAGTCGGCAAAAATCACTGTGGAATCAAAATCACAAATACCAATGCTGGAAAACGTTCTTAAATCAAGCAATGTAAAGATAATTCTAGTATTTGCGGAATGGTGCGGAGCATGTACAACGTTTCGGAAAAATATATGGGATCAAATGATGCCAAAATCGGCAATTCATAGCCGTATAGCAATTCGAGATGATATGGTTCGTAATACAAGTTTGTCAAATGCAGCGTTCGATTATCTCCCGAGTATATTGGTTGTTGATGAAGCAGGTAATCTGCAAAAATTTAGAACACCGGAAGGAAAAGATACAAATGCTATGCCAACACCTAAAACCCTTGATGACATGACAAGAATTGTAAATGTACCAGTTTTATCTCAAAAGAAAGATTCTAATGAAATGACTAATGAAATGACTAATGAAATGACTAATGAAATGACTAATGAAATGACTAATGAAATGAATAATGAAATGAATAATGAAATGACTAATGAAATGACTAATGAAATGACTAATGAAATGACTAATGAAATGGATCAAAATGAAATGCCTGAATTTAAAAATTCTCTGAGTACTGGAATTCCTGAGAATTCTTCAAATCGTATGAATACAAATCTTACAAAGAATTCCATGAATCTTGCTAATACAAAGAATTCCATGAATCTCAGTACTTTAAATACAAAAACTCTAGCAAATTCTTTGAATACAAAAACCCTAGCAAATTCAAATATAAAGAATTCAATGAATCTTTATAAAAATAAAACCATAAATGCAAACGGCCTGCAAAGTATACCAACCCATCCTGTGGCAACTCCCACGGGAACAGTTTACAATCCAAAGGGTGGCGCATTGTTAAAACATTTAAAACGCATCTTAAAAAGTCTTAAGAAATCCAAAACTTCAAAAGTTGGTCCAAGGCGCCGTACGAGAAAACAGTCCACCAAATGAATCACACTATCCACATCTTTGACGCAATTGCCCGCGATCAAAAAATTGTGAATGCCACAAAAGATACTATCGAAGTTCAGTATCTGAGTGAAGATTCAGATGACAGTGGTTTCAAGAAGAAGCGCCCAGAAGACAAATCAAACCGCGAAATGGTGATTCACCTCTTTGGCACAAAACCTTCCGGTGAATCAGTTCGTATTGAAGTAAACGGATTTCGACCATTCTTCTATATCGAGCTTCCAGCCAATCTATGCAAGACTCCTAGTGAAGAATCATATACAAAGATAAAGCTTCAGGAAAGCATATGCCGATCGTTGAAATCTAATAGCAAGGCTGTTGGATTTGAACTTATTCGTAAACAGAAACTACTTGGGTACACTGGAGGAAAACTCTACTCATTTCTTAAAATTCATGTACCATCACTCGGCATGTTTTACGATCTTCGCAAAATATTTCTCGATGATACTCAAAAACCAAAGTTTCGTATGGGAAATAGCAATCCTCTTGAGGTATATGAGTCAAACATTGATCCAATGCTACGATTCTTCCACATTCAGAATATTCAACCATGTGGCTGGATTTGTGTAAAAGGGGTTGAGTTGGAATCTTCGAATTCAATGATTCAATTACAAGCTGATTGGCAAGATATCATTCCTTGCGAATCTCCACCAGGAGTTGTAACTGCCCCCTTCAAACACGCCTTTTGGGATATTGAGTGTTATTCACACGACACGGAATTTCCTATGGCACAGCAAGGATATCGTCGTGTTGCCAAGCAACTGTGGTATACGGCAACTCCGCCAGATATCCCCAATCTTCTAAAACTCGCCTTTGCCGGGAAGGGTTCTATCAAAATTCCTCCACTCAAGCATAAGAATCTTAAACCTCTTGAAAACGATATTAGTAAGAAGGTAGAATCTCAAGAATTCAAGGACAAGCTGAAGGAAATTTGGGAAGGGCGCGACTCACTCCTCGTAAAGCAAAAAGAGGAACGGCTTTCCAGTTTAACCAGTCTTCTGGATCGAACCTTTGAAAGATCTGCCCCAATTGCTGGAGATCCTGTGATTCAGATTGGCACAGTAAGTGTACAAGGATCTGTAATAGAAAAACACATCTTTGTACTTGGAGGATGCTCTGAACTTCCTGGAATCATTATCCACAAATATACAAATGAGAAGGATATGCTTCTAGCCTGGTTTCAATGGCTTCTTGAAGAAAATTTCGATATCTTCTCAGGCTATAATATCTTTGGTTTTGATGAACGATATGTCTGGGATCGTCTTGTTGAATTAGGCGTAGATCAAGATGAAAGAGTGCAGAGTCTGACTCGACTCTTCGACCAGGGCGGAGAGATGAAATTAGTTGAAAAGTTTCTCAGTAGTTCAGCTCTCGGTGATAATATGTTATATATGTGGAATACACCTGGTCGTCTCCGCATTGATTTATATGGACATATCAAACGTAAGATACAGCTTACAAGCTATAAGCTCGACAGTGTCTGTGCAGCCTTCCTAAGTGGAAAGCTTTCAGGAATTCAAGCTTCTTCAAAAGGTCAATGGATTCTTAAAACAAAGCAAAAGGGTGATGCTCGTATTGGCAGATACGTACAAATTCTAAATGATCTTGGTGAAGATTTAAGCGATAAGATGGAGATTCTTGAGATTGTGTCAGAGGGGTTTGTGGTTTCTTCAGAAGAGAATCTTGCAATCATTTCTGGAGAGGCCGCAAAGTGGGCAGTTGTAAAGGACGACGTGAGTCCGCAGGATTTATTTCGCCTCCATCGCGGATCTGATGCGGATCGGGCACGTATTGCCGCATATTGTATTCAGGATTGCGATCTCGTATATGAATTGTATAAGAAGCTGGAAGTATTCAACGAGGCCATGTCGATGGCAAATGTATGTTCAGTTCCCGTAAGCTATATCTTTACCCGCGGTCAAGGAATTAAGATCGAGTCACTGATCTTTAAGGATTGTATGGACAAGAATCAGCTTATTGTTGTACAGCCCTCTGCCGCCTTTGGATCTACTGAAAAGCCTGGATCTACAGAGATAGAAGAGGGGTATGAAGGTGCCATTGTACTAGATCCGATTCCTGGATTCTATGCTGATGCGCCCATCGGAGTATGTGACTTTGCTTCACTATATCCCAGCACAATCATCAGTGAAAACATCAGTCATGACATGTTAGTATGGACAAAGGACTACAATTTAGAAGGAAAGCTGATGGCTGTCAAGTACGGATCCGTGGAGGCCGAAGCTCTGGCGCCTGCTGGAACACGATTCACCGATATCGAATTTGATATCCTGCGCCCTGAGCCTGACGATACGCATAAGCATCCAAAGAAGGTTCGTATGGGTACGCGAATTTGCCGATATGCTCAGCCGGAGGGGAATCAGAAAGGCAGTCTTCCACAAATTGTAGGCAAGCTGCTGGCTGCCCGAAAGGCAAAGCGGAAGGAGATCGAGAAAACCGACGATCCATTCAAGAAGGCACTTCTCGATGCAGAACAGAATGCTTATAAAATTACTGCGAATTCACTGTATGGCCAGCTGGGGTCTCGCACCTTCAAGATTCGTCTGCAAGATCTAGCAGCCTCGGTAACTGCCTATGCCCGCAAGCAAATCATGTTCAGCAAGGCAGCGATTGAACAGTTTTACGGACCTGGGGCAGATTCTCGCTGTTCAGCGGAGGTTGTATATGGCGATACGGATTCACTGTTTGTGAATTTCAATCCACGCGACGAGGCCGGAAATCGCCTAACGGGACGTGAAGCTATTGTGAAAACGATAGAACTGACAACGGAAGCTGGAAAATTTATCACAGGTGCTCTGCGTGCTCCACACGACTTTGAGTATGATAAGGTATTCAGCCCATTTATCATCTTCAGTAAGAAGCGATATGTTGGAAACAAGTATGAGGATTCTCCAGATGAATTTAAGGAGACGAGTATGGGTATTGTGTTAAAGAGACGTGATAATGCTCCTCTTCTAAAGATGATCTATAGCGGTGCACTGGATCGTCTTCTCAACCACCGAGATGTAAAGGGCGCAGTTGACTTTGTAACTCAGAAGGTTGAGGAACTCGTAGATGGCAAGATTAGCTTGAGCCAACTTACAATTACGAAATCTCTGGCAGCCGAGTATAAATCGAGTCCGCCGGCTCACAAGGTTCTGGCCGATCGAATTGCTGCGCGCGATCCTGGAAATGCGCCTTCGAGTGGAGAAAGAGTTGCATTTATCTATGTGCAGCCGCCGCCAGGCCAGGTGGCGAGTAAACTGCAGGGAGATCGCGTTGAAACTCCTGGATGGATTCAAGAGAAAGGGCTGAAACCAGATGCAGAATACTATATTCAACATCAACTATTCAACCCTCTAGCACAGCTCTTCGGAATTCTAGTGGAACAGATGCCTGGTTACATACCTGTAAAATGGTCTGATGATCCTGACAAATGTATTGGAGAACGTGAGAATCTTGCTGGAAGTATTCTCTTCAAGCGCGCCCTTCAGAAAGTAAATCAGAATGCCTTGACTGACTTTGCCACCAAGTTAGGCGCATCGGTAAGGAAAGAAACAGTGCAAAAGCGGAAGCCTGCACTCGATCCGGCACTTGCTGCTGTAGCTCCAAAGAAGCAGAGTAGTATGGATGCCTTTCTAAAAGACACAGCACTCAGTACTGATGAACGGACAGCTCGTATGATGAGATCACATAAACGTGGAATAAAGAACAAGGAATAGTTAGTAATGAATGCTGCATTAGATCAGGCAGACAAGCTTGATGGATATGAAACTGCTTGTAAACAATCACCTATTAATTCACTAGCTCGCCGATTCTGCCAGTACATTCCTTGGCAAGATCAGTCTTTAGCGAAAAAAATAGAATCTTCTTTTTCAAATATTCGTGTCATTATTCTGAGTCCTTCTGCCGATGGAGGAATGCCGCATACAAGAGCTCCAAATATAATTTGTCTTCCGGCATACTTTCCTGAAGAAAAAATATCAGAAACAATTCGCCACGAACTCGTACATCTATCACAGCGGCAAAACCCTGAACGATGGCGAAAACGATTGCTAGCTTCTGGATGGACACCAGTTTCAGAATATGATCTTCCAGACTACTTAGTTCAAAGAACGCGTATAAATCCAGATACCTACGATTCCCGTTTTTGGGCGTGGGAAGGCAGATATGTTCCTATGCCTCTTTTTGAACGCGAAGATAAGCCAGATCTGAGAGAGATTTCGGTAAGATGGTGGGATATGAAAGAAGAGAGACTACAGACACACCAACCAACCTCTTTTACACAGATACATGGTACATTAAGTACTTCTCAAATAGAACACCCCTTTGAGCTTTTTGCGTATGAGGATTCTGCGTAAAATTAGATGAATAACCAAATACAGAATTCACCACTATTATGGAATCAAATATCAATAGAAGATCTCTCCTCATGTTCCATACGCGGAGAACTTTTTGATACCAGTGGTGTATATATATGTACATTTAAACCTACTAGAAAACTTGGTGAAGGAACCTTTGGAACAGTAGACGCCTTTGATCGAGTATGTGCAGATGGAATAAAGAAAGTTGCAATAAAACGACCCAATTTTCAAGAATCCAATTTATTATTAGAAGCTCTTTTTCAGAAAAAATTGCACAACGATCTTCTCGAATTTGGTCTTACATGTGTTCCAGAAGTATATGATATTTTTGTATACAAGCCAACAGGCGAGATATGGTTCAGTATGGAATTATTTGAACCCCTGTTAGTTTCTGAATGGTGTAAAAGGATGCATTTCTCTGCCAATCCACTTACCTTCATACGCCTTTTACTCCAGCTCGCTCTTATTCTAGAAGTTTTTGAACGAGAACTAGATATTGATCACCGCGATTTAAAAATAAATAATATGATTATTGTCGATGAGCCTATTAAAATAGATATAACGTGGAAGGGTATAGAAAAAACCTTGGAGTTTCCATTTCGCGTTGTATTGATTGATTTTGGCTTTGCGTGTATTAAATCGACAATAGATATAAAAGACAGTAAAATAATTCCGCCTCTTCATGCCTGTCCTAAGACGGGAAGAAATATGTTTCAAATTCTTGTATCATTATGGAACATTAAGAGCCTCCGAAACGACTTAGAAGCATCGTGGGGTGATTGGATTCGCAAAAGAATTAGAACTGTAGATCCACAGTTCTCGTGTATTTCTTTGCTTGAAAGAGGAATGGGGCTCGATTGGATGTACTTAGTAACAGAACATAAATCATTTTGTGCGCCCTTGTGCGCGCCTTCTTTAATTATAAGAGAATGTATGAGGATGATAGAATGAGCGTATTTAATTACATGTATCCAGTAAGTGCCATAGTATTAATACCGATTGTTATTGTATTTATTATACTATCCACGATAAATATTTCACTTCTTATATTCGTATTTATCTTAATATATACAGATTGTATTTCATTAAAACCTCTCGTAAATATAATATTCTCATATATTGAATATTTTTTTAAAGATACCTTAGATCGCGCTAAGAAAAATATTAACGAGAGCTTTGCTGTAGAAGGTGAATGTGAAAGAGATCTAGCAATCTATGTGTTTCATCCACATTCTATATTCGCCGTATCTCAGCTTTTACATACAGGAACCACTATAACGGATTGGCCAGACAAGAATACCAAGGCCGTTTCTCATTCATATATTTTTAATATTCCGTTAGTCAAAGATTTTGTGAATAGTATGTGTATATCTTCGGAATATTCTATAATGAAAGATACTTTAAAAAGAGGATCATCTATTTCTGTCTCGCTAGGAGGTATGAGTGAATCAGAATATCTAAATGAAAATACCTTGACCTTTATTGTTAAAAAACGTAAGGGTATTTTCAAAATGGCTCTAGAAACTGGGGTGCCTCTTATACCAGTTATTACATATGGAGAAACAAATATATTCAAAAATGGAAAATACAGATTTATAGAGTATATAAATTCTATACTTGGAATACATCTCAGTTTACCGACTCTTCAATCATTGTACAATTGGTTTATCATTTATAAAAGACCTTTGGATACTAAGATTGAAACATATATAGGAGAGCCAGTAGATGTTGAACAGATCGAGAATCCGAGTAAAAGAGATATAAGAGAAGTTCGAAAAAGATATATTCAGGCACTTAGAGAATTATATACTAAAACTCATCCGCCGCAGTACACTGAACTTCAGATTATATAAAAAATTGAAAATTATTTTTCACGACTATATCAGTACTCAAAATGGTTATTCCTTCTTACATTCTAGTAAACGCGAAGCAGGATAGGTATGTACTTCTACAAGTATTTGAACTCTCTGAATCTATCGGTACGATAGTAATTGCGAATCCTCAAGTATTTGTAGATACTTGCGAATGGCAAAACTGTGTAAAAGGTGATGAAGAAGAAGTGCGCTATTATCGCAAGAGTTCTCGCCATGATGGAAAGGAGTATACTACGAAAATGTATCGTACTGGAAAGTTCTGTAACATGCGAGATGGTTCTCCTGTATATGAATATTCTCTATGTCTGGCTAATACTGTTCTGCCGAGTGAATATTACAAGGTATCAACAGGAAAAGATACTCACAAGAAATATCATTTTACTCTAAAGGATAAGACGTCAATTTCCATTCCTGTACATATCTTTCATATGTATGTTGAGGCAGCTATTGCTAAGAAAGAGGAATGTCCTATTACAATGGAGGCATTTACGAAGGAGAATGTTGCTTCAACGCCGTGCGGCCATTTGTTTGAATATTCGGCGTTGAAAGAGGTACTATCGACGAGTGGTTCTTGCCCAACCTGCCGTTCTAAGGCAACTTCAGAACAGATTCAGGTTTGGTAGGTTTTGGTAGGTTTTGGTAGGTTTTGGTAAAAATATCTACATTAGTGTAGAAATGGCAAAAGATGCTAGTGGAAATAAGGTAGAGTGGAAAACAAATAATGCTATAGCTAATATTTTTCACGAGATTGGCCAGTACTTTTTAGCTATTCTAAAAGCGATCCTAGGGTATGAAGGATTTGCAGATTCTAGTCAGAGTAATAAGGAAGCCATTGCCAGTGTTGGATTCATAATTCTTCTAGGAATGTTATTTGCTATTGCTAACGCATTTGGAGCTGCGTATCAATCGTATTGCTATAATATATATATTGGAAATACATCCGGCGTAGCTGTAGTATATTCAATCTTGTGTTTCTTTTTCCCTCATTTCTACTATCCTTTCTATGCTCTCTTTTTGAATCCATTATGTTTAATGAAACCAAAGAATAAGGGATTTATGGGATTACTAGGTGGTAGACGGTAAATGTAAAAAACTAAGTTTAAAAGTTAAGATATTCTTATCTTTTACACTTTCATCAAACCCAATTTAACGAGCTGATCTCCACTGATGACCACAGATATCACAGATATACAAATACAACATCTTTATTGCATCATACTTGATATAAATGACATCGGGTTCTGCTTCACCATGATTACTCTTACACGAAGCATCAGGGCACTTAATATTCTTACGAATGTGAGGAAGTCTGGGATCAGAACGAGTAAATTCATTTAGCAGAATCTTATATCCTTCAGCAGCACGTTCCTGAATCATCATTTCCATAACCAAGCTTCCCTTAGTATCTTCTTCATTATGTCCACAGTTCTTACACACACGAAACTGTTTTTCTCCAGATACATTTAAATAGAGATAGTAACGGCATACTGGGCAGAATCGAATAGCAGATTCATGTTTTTCTGGAACATCCATATCGGGAAGTTCATCGACGGTTGGAGGAAGTAACCCAGTAATGGCAACTCCTTCGACTACTTCGGAGGTATTCTTAGGCTTTTTCGATTTCGCAGAGTTTTTCTTAGGAACCTCCGCCATCTCTGTCTGTACAACAGGAGCTCTTTGAGCCGCCCTAATACCCTCTAACACCGTCCACCGAGCCTTCTTACCTCTTGGTGCAAACCAGATTTCTGCGTCTTGTGTAAGAAGGAGTGCCTTACGTGCATCAGCATTACCTGCGAATTTCGCCTCTAGAACTTCTTTCGTAAGATCCGAATTTACATCTTCTTTGACTTTTAGTTCGTCGCCTGAACTGAGAGCGAGAGTAGAGCCAGAGTTCATAGCAAGTTCATTAAAGATATCTGGTTGAAGGGAAGCCTTGATTGCATGATCGGCACTTTTCCATTCTTTTCCTTTCCAAGGGAAGGGTGAAGTCGCAGAATTTGTAAGAATTCTTCGCCAATTAGGAATTGCACGAAGTTCTTTATATTTTTCTGGAGATGCGGATTCTCCAACCCCCTTCCCAGGAGCTAGGTCTGCCGAAGACCCGTGTATTTGAAATATATCCATTGGGACATATGTATTTAAGCGCGGTATGTATCAATTTTATGATGCAAGTTTAAAAATTGATAATGAAATTCAGTTTCAACAAATAGCCAACACAATGTCGACTCTTGATCGCTACTATGCTCATCCTCTTCATGGGTTTCTACAAAAGTTCCGAGCAACTCATGGACAAGCACAAGCTGCTTCTCTGTGTGGCATGAGCAAGGAACTTCCTGGCAAATGGCTTATTCCGGATGAGCACTATCCAGAGTTCTTAGATCATTTGAGTGATTACTTATTCACTCAGAAAGGTCGGCCAATTAATCTTGTAGAGCAACCTCGTCTAGATGTAGCAAAGCCTCTGCTCATTGATCTTGATTTCAAATTTCCCATTGACTCATCTCTAACACATCGTTTCACTCGTACCCATATCCGTAACTTCATTAAAAAGATTACTGATGGACTCAGTCTTTTCTTTAACACCGAAGTCTATGAGGCCTTGCGATTCTTTGTATCGATTCGCCCTCAGGCGTATGCCGATGCTAAGAACAAGATCATCAAAGACGGTATTCACATCCAGTGTCCTGATCTAAGCCTGACGAATGATAAGCAGAAGGTGCTGCGGCTTTGGCTTCTCGAGCAGAAGGCGATTCAGGAATCTTTTGGAACTATCGGATATGTGAATGATATTGACGATATTTATGACGAGTCTATGGTTCGCAAGCAAGGATGGTTCTTCTATGGCGAATCAAAGCCGAATATTCCCCCGTATTCACTTGATTCGGTGATTGCCTATAAGTCTGGCATGCTTGATGAAGAAGATGTTGGACAGTTTACACCTCGTGAACTCCTACAACTTCTTAGTGTTCGGTATGAACTTGTTGAAGATGATAATAATGTAAAAGAGGAAAGTCGCGAACTCTTTGACAAATTCTCAAAGCCTCCAAAGGAAAAGGAAAAGGAAAAGGAGAAGGAAAAGGAAAAAGACGAAGTAAAGCCACTTGGTGTATATATTCCTGATAACTACGATGATGAAGAAATTGAACTAGCTCACAATATTGCCAAGCAGTGTCTATCTGTTGAGAGAGCTACCGCGTACAAGACATGGATGGAGGTTGGTTGGTGCCTCTATAACATTGATCCAAGTGACGAGATGTTCAATACCTGGGTTGATTTCTCTAAGAAGTCTGATAAGTCAGTCGGTACAGATTGGGGCAAATTTGCACGTGATTGGAAGCGCGGCTTCAGTCGTAATACTCCTGGTGCAAAGTTTACTCTAAAGAGTCTTCATTACTGGGCACGTGAGGACAATGCTGAGCTGTATGCACAGCTTGTAGAGGAAGATCATGTGCGGTATGTGCAGTATCGTGTTGATGACACCCACTTCCATATCGCGAAACTTCTCCAGCGGATTTACAAGGGTCGATTCTGTGCTTCAGTAGAGTCTCGCCGTACTGAATGGTTTGTATTTGATGATCGTGTTCACACGTGGCGGCATACAAACCAGGGCATGGAGTTACAGGGGAAACTGAGTACTGAGGTTGCTGATCTAGTTGTTCGTGCAAGAATGCGCCTGAAAAAGAAGGGTTGGGACAATCATTGTGTCAATAATAATCTTACTGCCGAAAATGCAACGCCAGATGAGGATTGGTACAAGAAGTGGGCGATGACTCTAGATGGCGAACGGTTCCAGACTCTCACTAAGGTTGAGAAGCATCTATATCAGCAGGATTTCAAGGGTGGTGTAATGCGTGCGGCAATTGAGCTGTTTCACGAAGAAGATTTTGCGAATCGTTTGAACATGAATCCATTCTTGTTTGCGTGTAAGAATGGTGTATTGGATTTGTGCAATCAGATTAAAGATCCGCAGGGTAATATGAAAACTCGCGTAGTCTTTCGCGATGGTCGCCCTGATGATTATATGAGCAATCTGGCTGGGCGCAATTATCCAGATTCCGAGCCTCTGGAGTATGTTCCTTATGATCCTGAGAATCCTCAGCTTCAAGAGCTTATGGAATTCTTGAAGAAAATCTTTCCTCGAGATGATTTACGTGCTTACTATATTCGTCTCATGTCAAGTTGTCTCGAAGGAAATAACCGCGAACAGTGCTACTATACTTTCATCGGAGTTGGTGGAAATGGTAAGTCTAAGGTGGTTGATCTGATGCGCTACACCTTTGGAGACTATTGCTCATCACTTTCTTCAGCTGCTCTTACACGGTCTAAGCCAGATTCAGGTGCTGCGAATCCAGATATTATCGCCATTAAGAACAAGCGGTTTATCTATCTTCAGGAGCCTGATGCTCGTGAGCCTCTAAATACTTCTCGCATGAAGCAGTTTTCTGGAGAGGATGTGGTTGAGGCACGCGGTCTGTTCGAGGATCAGCAGCGTTTCCGTATTAGTGGAAAACTATTCATGATGTGTAATACTCTCCCGCCGATCAATGCTATGGATCGTGGCACGTGGCGGCGCATTCGTGTTGTACGCTTTGGAACGAAGTTCGTAGAGTCGAGCGATCCTGATCTGAAGGCAGGTCGCCCAGGAGTATATCTGCGTGATAATGGCATTGATGCAAAGCTCCGTGAATGGCGTGAGGTATGGCTCGGTCTTCTTATACATATTTACGAATCTGAATATCTTGTTCGCGGTCTCGAGCCAATTCCTCAGAATGTTATGGAAGAGAGTAATAAGTACAAGGAATCCTTCGATCAGTACGGTAAGTTCAAGGCTGAGAGAATGATTGATTTCCGTGATATTCGTCTTCCTCTTCAGGAGTATGGCAATGAACAAGTGACTCTCAAAGATGTTGCGGTGGCGTATAACAGTTGGGTGCGTCAGAATGAAGGCTCGTTGATTGGTAAGAAGCTGACAAAGCAGGAGATCCAGGATCGGCTAGAAGTCGATTTTGGAAATTTGGATAATGGAGTATTCAAGCGCTGTGTAGTATTCTTTGATGAAGAAGGTAAGGCCGAATTTGAACGGGAAAGACAATCATAAGAATTTGATCATTATTCCACAAATGGGTAAAAGCATAACTATCATTATTATAAAAATGGTAAATGGTTCTTTTCCAGAATGTAAGGAATATAATGATATAGCAATTGAGAGAAGTAGGTAGGAAGAAAAGAATAAAACAAAGACATATTCTTGCAAGGTTTGGCGACGCTCTTTTCCACCTGTTGCTTGAAAATGTGCTTCTTTTTCTTGAAAAAGACGATCATACATACGCGCTTGTTCAATATTTGTAGTGATTTGGTCGTTTATTATAGTATCAGAAGTTCCTACATTTTGTTTCATAAGAGTATCATATGAATCAGATATATTTATTTTTACACCTGTAATTGAATCAAGTAGATTTGATACTCGAGATTGTAAATTTCCTAGACCTGCCATTCTGATACGTGGAACTTTAAAAGTTAAAAAAAACTAAGTTAATTCTGAACCTTGATTAGTAGTAGGAGTAACTGCTGCTGCTAAGGCTGCTTCAGCACTATGATCAGCCTCAGCAGTATTATATTGATTAGTTCCCAGGGGCGAACCTGTTGGTGCTGACGATGTAGATGCTGGAATTACAGAACCAGAAGCATCTGTAGAACAAGTGGCCTTTGGTTCAGGAATTCCTGATTCATGTAAGAATCTTCTATTCCAATATGTCTTATCACGATCAACTCTTGTATAATTCGCACGATTGTAAAGTATTCCTATAAGAACAATTGTTAATACCGCTATGGACCAATACATAGTAGATCCAGCAATTGTTAGATTGCGCCGGAGAAATAGAATTCCGATAATAGATGTTAGATATAAGAACATACATTGAAGAAAAAATAGAGTATCCAATTTATTTTGGGCTTGCCATTCATTTATGAAGCTTTGACGTTTATATGTATCTGATGCTCCATCATCAATACTTAGATTCTGCTTTGTTAAATCAGATGAAATATCTGAAATTGTTTTATTACGACTCAAATACATTGAATATGTTAGAGCCGATGAACTTGTATTATCGGCCATGAGAAGAGACTCATAGATATTACTTGTTTCTGATTCTTGAATATCTTCCTCTAACTCCCGAGTATTTACGGTAGATGAGGATACTGCTGCAAGTTCGTCCGCGCCAGGAAATGGATTCACACGGTACGCCATTTATTTATATAGAAGAAAACATAAATCTAAAAGATAACACATTGATATGTTTTAGATTTTTTATAATATATCTTACTGTAATATATTAATAACGATAGCTATAGCAGAAATATTTAAAAAGGCATATAATCCTAATAATATATTTGAATACCGATTCTTTTCTGCATTATATTCCATAACACCTTGATGGAAATCTCTCTCAGATAAATATTTCTGAGCTTTTATCGCAGAATCATTCAGTGCATTTATCTTATTTGTAAGATCAGTATTACTTCCAATAGTAGTCTCACTATTAATAGTATTTTGTATTTCAAGATATACTGCATTATAATATTCACTGATCTTACCTAAAAGAAGACGCATATCTGTCATTCTCGTATTAAGACATGCCATTTGATATGCTAATGCTTTTAAGTAATCTTGTTGACTTATAGGAGTTGCAGAATATTTATTGTCAGCTGTACCAGATCCATTGAATATTGAAGTTACTATAGCTGAACTAACAGAAGGAGGGGCATATGTATCGGTTCCACCAATAGATTGCTGGGAATATATAGTAAAGTATTTACGTAATAAAACTTCATACCGCGTACGATAGTAGCAGTATTCAGCTAGCCATGCTGCAAAAAATCGTAGATTTCTCGCTTCCAAGGTGCCCTTACGATTGATTTGCGTACTTGTCAAATTAAGAGTACCACTCTGTGCAATTTTGTATAAATATATAAGAGATTCGCCACCGGGAGGGGGAGGAGTATCAGGATTAAAATCACTAGGTCTAAATAATTCTACTTTTGATAATAAGAATCCATGGTTTATTAATTTTCCCAATACTGATACAGGACTTGTAGAAATTACTCCATTTGCTAATGCATCTGAAGGATTCCATAAATTAATGGGTGATAGTTTTTTATTGGAATTTGTGCTGTATGTGTATGCCCCTGTTGCCGTTGACGCAAAGTATGAATCAACAATAGTTAGTTTTTCATTAGTACTATCAGTCCTTTTTAAAATGATATTTCCTAAGCTTGTATAGGGTAAAGTTGTTTGTCTGGCGACTGTACCTCCTGAAAGAAATTGTATAAGTGTAAAAGGACTTGAAGGATTTTTTTTGCCTGATGCTAAAATATCTTTACTAAGATCTAAAGTACTGGCAGAGATAGCACTAAGAAATGTTGTGGGATTTCCGCCAGTAGCAATATTTGTATTAATATCTGCTCCTGTATTTAACCAGAGGTTGGGATAGTCGGTTTTATTTAATAATGAACAAGGATCACCCCCTAAGGCATCTAAAGCAGGCATTCTAGTATCATTAAATAAAAATATCCGACTAGACCCATTTTATATATATACCAATAGCCGCAAGTATTACTCCAATTAGTACTCCCCACATAATAGATGTATAGTCAAATTCAATATATGGCATATCATACTGTCGGGGAACTTCAATCTTCAAATATATGTCAGAGTGAGATAAAAATAATAGACATGCGATTACTAAGAAAAATATTGATACTCCAAATAAGATAAATAGTGATTGTTCTTTTACAGGTCTGTACAAAGGAAACCATCCTTCATAATAACTTGTAGTCTGTTCAGTAACCGATTCATATCTCGCCTTAGACGTGTCATAGTCTCTTTTTGACACATCTAACTTACTTGTATCTGGGGCGACTTTTTCAGAAAGACATGCTGCTACAAGTTTTTGTACAGGAATTTGTGTTTTTTCTAGTGAAGTAAGATACTCGTTAATATCGTCTAAATTACCAGAAATGGTTAGGCCTGGATTTAATGCCGCAATCTTTGTATTAAAAGCACTAAGATTTGTTTTAATTTGATCAACCTTGTAAATATTCAAAAAATTTGTCTTAGACCCAGAAGTATTTGCAGCTTGAACAATTTTTTGGCATGTATTTGGAACACCGCCTATAAGATCTGTACTAAATTGCGTATCAACGTCAATAGATGCTGTTACTGGAGTAAATCCAGTTCTTGACGAGGTAATTCTAACAGTTTCTATTGTCATCTACCGTTAAGTACCGAATTTAAGAACTCCTCCAAAGTAGGAGTTCTTAAATTTCTGTACTTAACAGCATTGCCGAAAGTTTAAAAGTTAAGAACCGGTAGGGTTCTTAACTTTTAAACTTGACGGTACCGTCAAATATAGAAAGGAGTCATGAGTTCTTAAATTATACAGTTTTCTTATAAAATTTATGTATTAAGGAAGACATACTCGATATCCCACACACTCGCCAGCAGTTATACTAGGTCTGGTAATTCGTACAATTTCTCCAGGCATTAAACCGATCATACGAGCAATAGGATCCTCGTGATAGCGAATTAGAGGGAGCTGTGACTTTTTGGCATAGATACCAGTAAGTAGAGCTTCCTCCTGATCTGAAGGGACACGCTCGTGCTTTGGTACGAGAATATGCTTGAGAGGATTGTTAATGATGGCAGCAGCCTGAAAGTATCTAACCTTTGTCTTATGTGCCGTGTGACAGAGGAGAGACATGGCATGAAAGTTTGCTGCAATTGGCTCGAGAGTTATAATGATTACTTCGGTTGTCGTGGGATCGAAAGAAGTTTCTTCAGTATCGATAAGTTTCAGAGTAAAGGCTGATAATTTTTGTTTAATCTTGCCAATGGTGTAGACAACTAGACACTTGGAATAGAGACCTTCAGTTGGATTCTTTCTCTGTAGTTCCATCATAAGTGCCGGGGGAGCACCAAGAATTGGTCCTGATTTTACCATTTCCATAATCTCTTTTGGACTGAATTTACTATAGGGAGTTGTATCGTATCCATCATTCTCGAGATGTTCTAGAAGGGTAAGGCGACTACGGTATAATGTTTCAATTATTTCGTAGTTCATTCTGGGCTTTACTAAGTATTGGTATTTGGAATCAATTTTAACCCAATTTATTTACCGTAATTTTTGAGGTAGGTGTAAGAGGTTGGTCTCCTACTGATGATATTCTACGAGGTGATCCTGCACGAGATCTTGGTGTAGTATGTCTTCTTGCTCCGCCTAGGTGTGGAGGATCTGCCATTTCTTGGCTCGTGTCTATTACAATTGTTTGTGGGGCTCCTGCAGCTGGTGCTTGATATACAATTGGAGCCATGAATCCTCCCATCTGGGCTCTAGCGGCGGCCATTCCTGCATTAAAATCGACCTGTCTTTGTTCTGGAGCTGGTTCCAATTCTTCAGGAAGTGCTGGGACAGGTGCAGGTGCAGCGACGACCATAGGGGCAGGTACACTAACTACGGGTGCCTGTACAGGTACAGTAACTACAGGTGCAGTAACTACAGGTACAGTAACTACAGGTGCAGCTACAGGCGCCTCTGCAGGCAGAGGTGCAAATCTGACTGTAGCTGCTGCCTCAGCCTCTGCCACTGCATCTGCCGCAGCATCGATCTCTTCAGGCTGGACTTCAGGAACAACTCCCATTGCGAATAAAGCCTCTTCTGAAACTACAACTGGCTCAGGCTTCTCTCTATATTCAGGTATCCGTGTTTCAGGTATAATAACTTCTGGCAAAGGTTTTTGCAAGGCCGCTGCCACATCTCCCAAGGGGATAAGATCAGCCGGCTCTTTCAACGAGGTAACCGAATTTCCAGTTAATATACGTATACCCATATTCAAATAGGTCTGTAATTCATCTGCCAGAAGTTTCGTCGCATATGGCATCTCAACAATGCTTGTAGTTGCTATGCTCCGCGAAATAGTCGGCAAAATTTCCATATTTTGACCAGATCCAAGATATTGCACAGGTCCATCGCACAAAGGACATACGAACAAATTCTGCTTCGAATTAAAAATAGGCACCGTTCCACACCCATTGCACACCCGTATCTCAGTTTTGTCCGCACGCTCCATCAGACTTTCGCGCAGAAATCTACTAATTCCATGTCCAGCCAAAGCATCTCTCTCCATCTCACCAATACGCAAGCCTCCTTGTGCTCCGCGACCCCCAGTCGGCTGATGTGTCTTCTGCTCTCTGCGACCTTCAGCACGCGCATTCCATTTATCCTCAACCATGTGCTTGAGCCGCATAGTAAATACAGGTCCCATAAAAACGGTCGTCTCCATCTGTATTCCAGAAGCGCCATCGTATAAAATATTATTTCCAGTTTTCTCCATTCCAAACTGACCCTCTAACACCCTGCCTATTGCCTCTGGGGCTGACGAATCACTCATGAAAATTGTCGCATCACCGATCATAGAATTCTTATAACATACTTCTCCAAATAACATCTCCATAAGCTGGGCGACCGTCATACGAGATGGAATACAATGCGGATTTACAAGCATATCTGGAACTAATCCATCGGCAGTGCGAGGAAGATCATGAGCTCTAAAGCGCATTCCTATAGTACCCTTTTGTCCATGCCGTGTTGAAAATTTATCACCCAATTCAGGAGTTCTATCCTGCGTTATACGTATTTTCACTAAGAGTAAACCATTATTATTTACTGTTATTGCAACAGACTCCACGCGTCCAGAAGTCCAGACCTGAGGTGTAAGAGAGGCATCCTTTATTTTTCCAGATTTGTCTTGAATATATTTTCCAACAATCACAGTATTCTCATCGACACTCTCACCGATCTTAATTATTCCGCGCTCATCGAGTTTCGTATAATCTCTTCCAGGTTTGAGATCCGTCCACTGGTGAATCCGCAGAGGATTCGCAATTACGCTGCGAGTATTGGCAAGTTTATCAATCTCCTCAAAGGTTTCATAGGAACGGTAATTTATATTACGAAACATGCCACGCTGAAAGCTGTCATCATTGAACACAATACCATCATCTTGATTATATCCGTGAAAGGGCATAATTGCCATAATTAAATTGTGTCCATATGGCATTCGACCTTCACCGAGAACATCGTAGGCCAAGGTGCGAACAATAGGAGCTTCTCCATAACATAAGACATTCGCCGAGTTATCGTACCGATTCTGGAAATTAGTTGCATACATTCCTAGACCCTGCTTTGACTGTGAACACGATAGCTGATTGCGCGGAGACTGGTTAAAGTTTGCAAAAGGAATCATACCATTCACAACACTTACAATTGTACAAGGATGTATCTCCATATGCGATGCTTCAGAATTCAAGTGCTCGGGGAAATTTATAATGAATGCCTCATTCTGTTCATAAGGATCAATATACTCTATTACACCAATGTGCGGCTCTAAAATCTTTTTGTATTCTGAAAGAGGAATTGATCCAGAAGTCTGTGAAAGAGGGTCAAGTATAGTAGTTGTACTCATACCGTGTGCCTGTGTTAAAGGGTATGTTCCAAGAACAAGATTCCGCCAGCTCTTAGCACTTTGTAGAGTGTCCTTTGGAAGTTTACCCTTTTCAATGTGGATGAGAGGACGGGCGGGACGGCCTTCGTCGACAAACATAAATACGCGGCGATTGCGAATAGAAAATCCAATACTTGTAAATACTGGGAGACATCCAGTCCATTTCATAAGTTTTATAACCTCTGTTAGCTCGACAGGCTGTAGTGTATATCCAATAATTCCATTATTCAAGAAGAACGGTACTGAAACCTGGAGTAAATCAGTGCGCATTTCTGAGCAAGGAATAATCCAGCTGCGCTCAATAAGAAGTTTAACAATTGGTTCAGGATTTGTAGCCGTTGATATCATTGTCATCATTGAAAGATTCTTGGTAATACCAATACTCGATCCACCTGGAGTTTCATTAGTGCAGTAATAACCATATTGACTCGTATGTAATTGGCGGGGCTTCGTAAGTTTCATGCCAGTGTCGAAATTCAGAACAACGCGGCGAGTATGGCTCATAAAATCTAGATACGACAATCTAGAAAGTGCTTGTAATACGCCAGATTTCTCGTCACTATGACCTAGGGCACCGCCAGAACCTCCTGTAACCCATTTGCCCTTGAATCCGCGCATAATTCCTTCAGTGAGTGTTATAGATTTATCAGATCTTCCAGGTCTAATAAATAGTTTCTGAGTATTTCCTTCGCTAAAAATATTTGCGAATTTCAGACCACTGTAGGTTTCCGTGTTATATGCATATTCAGTATCTATTGACAAACGAACAGCCTTCTTCCAGTTTGAATATGCATTTGAAAATAACATACGGAGTAACTGACCGCTTGTTAGTGCGCGTTGATTTCTTGTATCGTCGCGATCGGCATTCGGATCAATACCAAGATGTACACGCATAAACCTTCTTACACAATCTGCTAGGAAATGCACGCGGCTTCCTCCGTGCTTGTCTGATATATGAATGAAGGTCTGATTAAATAGAATATCATACACATGTTCCTCACTAAACCCCTTTGTCATAGCCTTGATAAATTGTATAGATGAATATGTATCCATAAATGGATACGCCTCGGCAATACTTGTAATAAGAATGGGTAATGCGAGTTTTGCTTCTGCCGAATTGAGATCTGGATATATAAGTTCTAGTATATCCTTATCAGACTGTACACCCATTGCACGAAATAATACGAAGATTGGTATTGGGGTGCGTACATATGGAAGAGTCACTTGAAGAGTGTCTGTGGCACGTACCCAATTAAAGGTAACGACCTTCACTTGGCGTGTTTCAGATGAAAGGCAGGTAATATTGCCATATGTTTCAACCTTGTCGTTATTAGGCTGAGATTGTACATATAGAGTGTTAAAGGCCTGTTCTTGACGCGTTATTAGAACTTTTTCTGATCCGTCTACGATAAAATAGCCACCTTGATCTTGTGGACATTCGCCAGCTTCTTGAAGAAAACTCTTTGGTTTTCCGTGCAGTACACAAAAACGACTGTGTAAAAGGATTGGCAATTGAAATAAGGGCATACGTTTATACTCTCTTACAATTTCTTCGGCTGTATCACCTACTGTAATTGTCATCTTAACAATGATATTCGCATATACAGTTGAAGCATATGAGAGATTTCTTAGACGGGCTTCATTTGGAAAAAGAACACGTACCTCTGTTGCTTTTTGCAAGGATAGAGTTGGAGTTCCTATTTCCACTTCCTCACCCAGCAGGCCTCCAACAAATACTTCAACACGGTACATGTAGGTGTTTGTTTTCGGATTTAACTCTTTTAAAATTAAGAAGGGATTATTGCTTTTAAGAATTGCTGGAATATCTTGCATAATGAATTGATCGAAGGAATCAATGTGGTGGCGTGTAAAAGGGTAGTCGACAGTTTTAAAGTAGGTATCAAGTAGGTTTCTTGACATAAGTGTATTTGGATTTGAGCTGTGCAATTTCTTTTCTGAAGATCTTGCCTGTAGGAGCTTTTTTTCTCTTTGGCGAAAGGGGTCTCTTTCTCCTTCAGCCGGCGTTGACGGTCTGTATCGAGGACTATTTGGGTAGCCCTCGGGGGTTGGTGGTATATAAGGAGGGCTTGCCTCGGGAGTCGAGGATCTGTAAGGAGGACTAATGTTTCCTTCATTCACAGATTCAGCAGACATTCTAACTCTAAAGTTCCTGGTGGTTTTCTTAGACCTCGGAACTAGCAAGTGTAAAAGGTAAGGACCGAATGGATCTTATCTTTTACAGAATCAAATTCATTATACGATTTTACTGTCAGTACTGACATATGCGCCATATGTCGGTATTTTGGGTGTAAAATCAAAGGAGTGTATTTCGGGACGAGGAGACGCCATTGTATTTACCGCTAGTCCGCGTAATTGCGCATCTATTCCAATTGATGTTGGAGATGAAAGACTATTCGGTGTAAATGGGCGTGTCATTAGTGAACTTCCTACTGAGACTATCTTATCCCAATTTGTAGGACTTAGAGCAGATCCTCCCTTCTGGTTCTTTTTTGTGTTTCTCTTCTTCTTCCCACCACCTACTGTATTTTGTCCAAGAGAAGCCGGAGGAGGACCTTGTACATTTCCTTGCTGACCCTCTGAAGATAGATGGTTTGCAAAGCCAAAACCGTCCTGCACATACTGCGGATACGAGCCTTGGGGCACACCCTGTCTCATTTCATATGAAAGAGGAGCAGATCCGCCAGTCATCTTACCACGCTTGGCAACAAAGGCCAAGTATTCCTTTGCAGCGGTAGGTGATACCTCCTTTCCAAATGTCTTTTTCCATTCCTTTGAAAATGAATGAATGTCTGTGCCCTTTTTTGCAACGAACGCATCTATATGTTCAAAGGCGCGGCGGAGTTGGGGTATTGTCATTGCTTTTTTCGTTTTCTGAACCTTTCTGGTCTTTTTAACCATCTCTACTAGCATAAAATATAAAAATAAGCAGTTTATACACCTGATGCAGAAACTCCTAGACCAGGTATTATAGGTGATTTATTGTACGATGATTGCAGAGAATTTGTTAATCTAACAAAGGGTGTTTGATCGGAACTACTAGAATATGACTGTACTAAGGCAATAATGAAAAAGAATAAGAGGGCAAGAATAACCCATGGGGCATATGCGGTAAGACCAACTTGCCATGTACTTAGACGATATTCAGATCCAAACATCGAATAATGGTGGTAGGCGACTAAGCAGAGAGCAACAACACTTAGAACTGCAAGAAGCATAGTTCCTAAGCGTGGTAGCACGAGAAATCCAAAAAATGCAGCTAAGAGAATAACTATAACACTAGGTAAGAATAACTCCATCTGTTGATGAGCAAGTTAAATCTTTTCAATAAGATCAACGTGTGTGAGAAATTGTTTGCGGCAACACGGTCTCTTAAATCCAAGTTTATTCATAAGTTCTAGTTCAAGAGTCTGAGGAATTTGACTGCCATCCATATAATATCTGTCCTCAACACGATTATTACGTTTTTTTAGTTCATTCTTGTAATATGTCCATTTATCCGCAATCACGGTATTACAACTAAAACACCGGATGGGAATGATCATTCTGGGGAACTACTTCTGACTATCAGTTTGAAATCAATTTTATGTCCCGGTGCGTATATATTTGTATAAAAGAAGGTCTTAGTATTTCAGAATCTCATAGAATGAGCTCTGTATTAAATGGAGGAGGTCTTAATTATCAGGGTGGAAATATGTTAGGAGGACAGGTTCGTATCTTACAGGCTGCTGTTGTGGCATTACAAAAGGAGGTTGCTGCATTGAAAGCAAATGGTTCGGGATCTATGGTTGGTGTACCTGGTCCCATGGGACCGGCTGGTCCTGCCGGTCCTGCTGGTCCTATGGGTCCTGCCGGTCCTGCAGGCGCTGCAGGCTCTGCGGGTCCTGCGGGTCCTGAGGGCCCAGTAGGTCCTGTAGGAGCTACGGGTCCCCAGGGTCAGATGGCTTATGTGGCTCTCCCCCCTCATTTAATGAAGGCTGCTGCAGATTCATAAAATCATAGAAATTTTTTCAACTGGGTTTGTGTAATGCGAATTCCATTTTCTTCTAAAAATAGACAAGCTCTCAGTAAAGGCCTTCCACGAAAACGAGCAACTGCGGAAAATATAGTTTCTATCTCTTCCTCAGTCCATTTTGCGGCTACACTAGTTTCACGCGTAACAGTACTTCTTTCTAAGCCCTCTGAGGTCATTTGCAAGGGTCCAATGTCTAATTTGCCAGCATGGTGCAAATCATGACACCTTTCACACAGAACAACAAGATTTCGTAGTTGATTATCTCCTCCCTCAGATCTCTGATTTATATGATGTACTTCAAGTTCATTCACTATCTTACACTTACATATCTCACAGACATGGCGGACAATATTTGAATTCCATATACTTCTAGGAGCATCTGTAATAGCAGCCTCCCCACTTAGACTACGCCGAATTGTATGAGCGCGTTCAAGAATACTTAGCGGTATTCCCATGGCATGGGCAACTTCTAAGCCATAGGTTGGAGAACCACTACCAGGTTGAATAGTACGATCATACACTAATTTCCCTTCAACTCTTTGCACTCTTAGATGCCATACAGAAATTCCTGGTCTTGGTAAAAACCCTGGAACTTTCATCAGATCATGTAAATGCGTGGCAAAGATAAAATGACAGCCTTGCGTATCTAAATGTTCAAGAGTACTCGCAACTAAGGCAGTAGCTGAAACTGATTCTGTTCCACTGCATACCTCATCTCCTAAAATAAGACTTCTATCTGTAGCCTGTTGTAGAATATCGCGCAGTTCTGAAATCTCAACTGCAAAGCTTGATAGCCCAGACCAAAGATTATCATGAGACCATATGCGACTAAAGGCGGCATCGTACGGGCGCAGACTCATAGAATCTGCTGGAACGAAACTGCCAGCCTGTGCTAAAATAACTGACACGCCAACTGCTTTCATAAGACTGGATTTTCCACTAGCATTCACACCATACAAAAGCCATCCATTTACTGAATTTTTTCCCAATTCAACTGAATGTTTTACATATTCCATGCGAGTCTGGCAAGTTTCCAAGAGTGGATGACGAAGTCCGTGAATTTCTAAAGTCTTGCCAACTGTTGGTTTTACCCATTTATATTCTCTAGCCGCTGAGGCAAGAGCAAGAGTACAATCGATTCTTCCTAGCCATTCAATCCAATCGACTTGAAACGATCGAACAGCTTCCCAGAGTGTATCACACACTGCTTGACACTCTTTTTTGAGGGCGAGAGAAAGTTCTCTTCTTTTTGCACGTAGACTATTCGTATACAATGTTATGGCAGGGCAAGATAAAACAATTGGACCCGTTTTCTTATGATCAACAAGAAGTCCTGGAAGATCTACATTTTTCTTAGTGAAAACATTTCCTTCGATCGCTTTCAAATGTGTACGTGAACCTTCCCAGGTATATTCGCCATCTCCTTTCTCATCTAAATGAAAAGAATCTGGAGAAATTCTGGCCGACTTGCAAAACGATTCCCATACAGTTTTCCACGATTCATGAATAGTTTGAATCTCTTCTTCTATCTTACATGTTTCAGGACCCGAAATCGGTGTTAAAAATCCAATAATGCCACCCTCAGATCTATTCTTTGCCTTTTCTTCATCAAGAATAGATACAACTTTTTCTCGATACTCTTGAATTGATTCTTGAAGTGCATGATCACACGATAATGCTGTTCCTTGTAGATTTTTAATAAGACAGGCGGTAGCTGAATACGACTGAAATGCCTGCAAGATGTCTGTACTTTCAATAGAACCTTCAGCGAATTTATAATGAATACGCGGCAAATCGTATAATGCCTTCAGATCTCTCTCATAGGATCGTCTATCCTCTACAGAGATCTCAGTAGCCCACGCAACTTGGTTCCAACGCGAAGTCATTTCTTTCTCGTTTTTCAAGGGGCGAAGAATTCGTTCGCGCATTGCTCGTCTTCCTATAGAAGAATGTGTCCTCTCTAACATTTGTAAAACAGATTTTTGACCATTTGTTGTAAGTATACTAAGCTGCTCGAGTATATTATTAGAAAGTCTCATGTATTCTGTTGGAGTATATACTTCATGAGAAGTAAGACGTTCAGATTGTTGTGGAAAATGATCTTCAATAAATCGCAACAGACTGCATAATGATCTTTCTATTCCTTCATTCTGAATGTCCAAGGCCGTGCGAACTGGCATCATTGTCTTAAGACGAAACATTTTCCGCAAATATTCTTCCCGTGTAAAAGGGTTTGACAGGTTATCGCGTGGACTGTAAGGAACTTCATGGATAATACCGCGAATTCCGAAGACGGTTTTCAAACTGAGTAATTCTTGCGTAGGGGGTACTTGAATGACAATTGTTTCTTTTATAGAATATACTTGCAGCATATGTAAAATATCATCGGTCTTTTCTGTTGTATATGAAAATACCTCGCCTGTTGTCAAGTCTATGATAGAGCAAGAATACTGTTTATCTATCCAAATGGCTGCAACGCTCATTCGATCTTGACTAGCCGTTTCTACATGTGTACCAGGGCTGAGAATTCGTGCTGGAACACGATCAATGACTTGATCCGCCTTATCTTTCACTTGGTCGACTACAATAACTGTCCATCCTTCTCGAGTTAATACTCCCGCATACTTGTGTAGACTTTGTTCTGGAACCCCAGCCCAAAGGCCAAGTTCTCCTTTCGAGCCTACTCCAGGCTTTTCCTTTAGAACAATATTTAGAATTTGAACGGCTCTGCGCATAGATGTAAAAGGTTGGCCATTGGAATCTACGAGATCATATAATTCGTAGAATTTTCCGACTAGCAGAAAAATACAGGTATTCTCTCCATAAATTTCTTTATAATGGTCATAAAACTTTCTATAGACATTTATCATACTCTGGCTCATCCTTATATGTACTTCTCCAATGAAGTTTAAATCTACATATAAAGAAATGAGCATGTCAGCGTCGATGCTCACGATGCAACGACAATCAAAAAATCTTTTTTACGGAAATCAAAGTCGTAGAGCCGCTATTGATACCACACCTTCAAACAGATCTCTTCTACGGCGCATGGGCTCTACAAACAATGATGCCAACCCTTTTACACCTGTTGGAAAAACTATTGTTGTTAAAGAGCTCTGCCCTCTATGGGCGAAATTTGGCCAAAATAATAGAAGACAGAGTCCGAGCATAGGTCCTAAAGAAGCTATTGCAATACGATGGAGTTATGAAATCGGTTCTAGTATATCGAGCGCAGCAATAGATCTAAATGATATTGTATATATAGGATCCGATGCAGGAGTCTTTGCCTTTGACAGCTGGGGCAAGTTTTTATGGTCTTATTCAACAGGAGCGCCAATTCGATCAAGTCCAGTAATTGATTCCGCTGGTAATGTACTTATTCACTCTGCAGGAACTGTATATTCTGTGCGAAATGGTGCACTTATATGGAAGTACGCGACATTATCCTCTGACACCGGTTCAGGAATACAATCCTCTCTTACACTTACTAGAGAAGGATATGCCATTTTTGGATCCTTAGATTCATATGTATATTGCTTAAAAGATGGACTTCTTCTATGGAGTGTTAAAACAGGTTCTGCGATTCGAGGGTCGGCCACAGTTGTTGATACAACTCTATATATAGGATCAACTGATTCAAAACTATATGCAATAGATACGCTAAATGGAAAAATTCTTTGGACATATGTAACAGGTGGAGCTATAGTATCAACTCCAGGAATAGCCAATGGATATATATATTTTGGTTCTTCAGATCAATATGTATATTGTTTAACAAATGCTGGACTACTTCAATGGAGATATAGTACAGGAGGGGCTGTTCATGCATCACCAGCTATTGGCGATTCAGTATATATAACTTCTGAAGATCAGTATATATATGCCTTAGATCCTATACTAGGAACTCGGAAATGGAGAACCTTACTTGATACATCTCCAACATCTCCTACTCTTGGAAATAATGGTAGACTATATGTGGCTACTTTGGCTAATCTATACACTTTAAACAATTTAGGATCTATTGTATCAAAGTATATTTCTGGCTCTCGCGCTTCACCAACACTAAGTCGAGAAACTACTTTATATCTTTGTTCTGGAGAACATATATATTCTATTCAGAATACTATCTCTAATGTAACTATAAGTTCTGGATGGTTTACATTTGGACAAAATAATCAGCGACAATCTAGTTATGCTGGAGCGATTTCTGGACTTTTATTAATTAGAAAGAGATTTTTTCTTGAGCCTATTTTTTCAAGTCCATCTATTCTACAAAATATCTTATATATAGGAGGAGGAAGCAAGTTATATGCTATAGATACCATATCAAATGAAATACTTTGGTCATATACAACTGATGGTATAGTAAATTCTAGTCCAACTATTCTAGCAGATGGTACAATATTCTTTGGATCGACAGATGGTTATATTTATTCAGTATCTCCTTCTGGAACTCTTATATGGAAGTTTAAGACAGGGTCTGATGGTATACGTGATGCATTTATACAAGGAACTAATTCTACTATTTTACTTTCAAATGGGTATGCTATATTTGGTTCCTTTGACTATTATATATATTGTATATCATCTATAGACGGAACTTTAGTATGGAAGGTTCAAACAGGCGGTTGGGTACAAGGATCTGCGGCAGTTTCTGGAACAACAGTGTATATTGGTTCGGCAGATTATAAATTATATGCTATCAATATTTTTACAGGTTCAATTCTTTGGACATATACAACAGAGTCTGGAATAGATTCTGTTCCAGCGATTGGATATAATGGCCTGATTTATTTTGGATCTATTGATAATACATTTTATGCGTTAAATCCTAGTGGAGGACTTGAATGGAAATACACCGCCAGTAGCTCTATATATTCTTCTGCTGCAATTAATATATTTGGAACAGTATATTTTTTATCAAGTGATGGATATTTACATTCTGTAAAAGGGGATACTGGTGAACTTATTTGGAGGATTTTTTTAGAAAGAGGATTTACACCGTCGTCACCTCTTATTGGATCTGATCGTAATATTTATGTTGGATGTTCCTCTAAATTGTATATAGTAAATGAAAGAACTGGACTTATTGTATTAACATATTCGTTAGATTCATCTATTGAATCTTCTCCTCTACTTGGAAGTGATGGAACTATATATATTGGAACCGTTGGTGGCTATTTATATTCATTAACAAACACTATTCCACCTCCAATATGGCCAATGATAGGATTTAGATCTACACATACTACTGCAGAGAAAGGACCAACTGTTCTGAACTTAGCTTGGAGGGTTCAATTAAATACGTCTGCAACTTTTGTTTCTAGTCCTTGTATTAATAGAAATGGAATTGTATATGTCGGTTCTGAGAATGGACTTGTTGCCTTAGATTCTTTAACAGGCAATACGTTGTGGATATATAGTACAGGACCCGTGTATTCGAGTCCAACTATTGATGGAAATGGAAATGTATATTTTAATTCTTATGATGGATATACCTACGCAGTTTTTTCTAATAGTTTGGTATGGAAGTTTTATACTAGTGCGAACTCTATATCTACAACATCGGTTACAGTCTATGACAAATATCTTATCTTTGGATCTATTGATTCCTATGTATATTGCGTATATTTAGATAGTGCAGTTATATGGAGATTTAAAACTGGTGCAGCAATCCAGGGTTCACCAGTTATTGATAAACAAACAGTATATATCGGATCTACTGATTCAGTATTATATGCTATCGATTTTGTAAAAGGGAAATTAAATTATATATATAAGTGCGGTGGACCAATCTACTCAACCCCTGCCGTAGAAATATGTGGAAATATATATATTACATCCTTAGATTCTAAGATCCATGCTTTAAATAAGGGGTGTAATCGTATCTGGTCTTATACTACAGGTGGGCCAATCTATTCTTCGGTTGCAATTGGTGCGAATCGTACACTATATGTAACATCAACGGATGGTTATTTGTATGCTATACAAGGGGAAGATGGTAGCCTTGTATGGAAAATATTCCTCGGTCTAGGATTAAAATGTACTCCTATGATAGATGTAAAAGGGAATATTTATGTTGCTTCTTCAATTATATATGTAATTAATTCTTCAGGAAATATTATATCGCAGTATACTACTCAGGGTAGTATCGAGTCTTATATATGCATTTACAATGAAAAACTATATGTTTCTTCGACAGATGGATATATCTATGCTATTTCGAATGTTTCATAAGTTAAGTTTAAAAGTTAAGATTGCGATCTTAACTTTTACACTTTTACAAATAATATCTTACAAAGCTCTATTTCTCAGCAAGAGGTAGTCCTTATATATATCACGAAGTACATTTTCAGGAACCTTTCCTGTTAGATCTGGTTTAACGAGTTTTGCCTCTTCTAATAATTTGCGTACTTCTGCTATAGGTTTATCACGGCTATCATGGTGAATTGATTTCGCCTTTGTCATGCGTTTCTTCAAACCGCTCAGTTGTACACGAATTTTGCGTGTTTCTCCTTTTTTAACATTCTGCTTGTTTACTGGAGCGGCGAGAAGGACTTTTTTTGTTTTTGTCTTTGCCGGAGACAAAATAAGTCGTCCTTTGGATATTTCTGGAGCTGAAACCTGCTTCACTTCTTGAGGCTTTTCTTCCTTTTTTACAGGGGCGACTTGAGGTGTAGGAATAACTTTTGTATCTCCTCCAATTTTCACGGCATTCATAAAGGGTTTTGCATTTACAGGTCGTACTGGCAAGGCAGGTTCAGGGGGCTCTCCTTCTCCTCCTGTCTGCCCTCTACGTCTTGTCTTACGAGTACCCTTTAATTTATGATAGGCATCGGCGGCCACCCCTGTAATCTTAATCTCTCTTCTGCCTTCTTCTGCCATCTAAATACTAGGTGAGAAGGAAACTAGGAATGCCCATTACATCAAAAATTGGTCCCTCAAATTCCCCTATACCAAAGTCCCAAATAATGACTACTAGTCCAAAGCTATGGCACAAAATTCTAGAACTGTATTTTGGCCAGGCAGATGGTAAGCAGATCGTGAGCCATCAGATTGAAAGTTTCAATCATTTCATGGATGTAGATATTCACGAAATCATTACCATGGTGAATCCAGTAATTGTCCGTGGAAGCCCTGAGATTCCTCTCAGTGGACCTCGATCTGCTCTAGCAACTGCCACTGGTCTTAGTACTTCCGCTGCAAATGCCCTAATGGGAAAGCAGGACGTATCTGTAGCCCAGCCTCTTGAAGCTATTAACAGAGAATACGAGGTACATCTTGAATTTCTAAACCCACAGTTTAAGAAGCCAACGATCTTCGAGAACAATGGTGCGATTCTACCAATGATGCCAAATGATGCTCGTTTACGTAATCTTACCTATGCTGCTCCGCTCTTTGTCGATATCCACGTAACATATGTAGAAATTGATAATACTCAGGGTGGTCGTCGTCTTCTTCGCAAGCGTGTCTTTCCAAACGTGCATCTTGGAAAGATTCCTGTGATGGTTGGAAGCAAGTACTGTCTTCTTACAGACCAGAATCATATGAATCCTGCCCGTGTTGGAGAATGCGCTGAAGATATGGGAGGCTACTTCATTATTCAGGGTGGTGAGCGCGTATGTATTTCGCAGGAACGTATGTCAGAGAATCGCCCCTTTGTGTTCAGAAATAATCGCAATACAGCGAAGGAACTCGAAGTCATTGAGGTAAAGTCGATTGGTCCCGATAACGATCAAGTGCCAAAGTCAAATGCGGTGAGAATGATGTACCATCCTAAGAACTCGCAGATCATCTTACTTCGTGCCACTCTTCCTCGCATGAAGGCGCCGATTCCCCTCTTTATCATCTTCCGTGCTCTAGGCGTTACTGCTGATAAGGATATTCTCGATCTAATTCTCGGAAATGACGCAGATACTAGCTTTGATTCAATTCTCAGTGAATCGATGGCTGAGGCATCGCACATTCAGACCCAGGCCGATGCCCTAGAGAATCTTGCCTCCTATATCAAAACCTGGGCACCGAGAGGGAATCGTCCACAGATCGCTGTGACTGATATTCTCGCTGAAGAGCTCTTTCCACACATTGGAAGCGAGGACAAGGCATATGAGAAGGCGTGCTTTCTTGCTCACATGACGCGCAAGGTAATGTGGGTAGCGAGTTCTCGTATTCCGAATGATGACCGCGACTCGTATCCAAATAAGCGTGTCGATCTCCCTGGCTTCCTGCTAGCAAACCTCTTTCGCACCCAGTTTTCGACCATGATGGTGAAGGATATTAAGACGTATATGTCTAAGGAAATTCATGGTGGTAGTTGGAAGGCTACAGGAAAGTTCGAAGATATTCTGAATATCAGTAATATCCACAAGGTCATCAAGTCGACGAATTTGGAGGTTGGACTAAAGACCTGTCTTGCAACTGGCAACTTTGGTTCAGCGAAGGCAGGTGGTCCCAGCAAGAATGGAGTATCACAGGTTCTCAATCGTCTAAACTATATCTCAGGCCTTTCACACTTGCGCAGAGTCAGTACGCCGATTGAAAAGACTGGTAAGCTTATCGCACCTCGTAAACTTCATAATACTCAGTGGGGCTACATCTGTCCTGCGGAGACTCCAGAAGGTCATTCAGTAGGTGTAGTGAAAAATATGGCGACTACTGCCATTGTCAGCATCTTTAGCAATCCTCGCTCGATCTACGACTTCATTCAAAATCTGAATACTCTCAAACAGCTGAAGGATTCTAGCGTCGCTGAGAAATTCAGTGATACGCGGGTATTCTTAAATGGAGCGTGGATTGGCACGCTTTCACCTTCGAATACAGAGCCAAGTGTAAAAGCGCTACAGAGTGCAAAGCGTGAGTGCCAGATCCATCCACAGACTGGAATTATTTGGAAAATGACTCTCAGAGAACTTTGGATTACTACGGAAGCTGGGCGCATGCTTCGCCCTGTTCTCTTTGCACCAGCGATGCGCGAACTTCTCGCAGATGCCAAGATTGAGAAAGAGGTTGCTTCTCTCGAAACATGGGAGGAATTCATGCTGTGGAAGAGTCCAGGTGGCCACCATCTTATTGAGTATATTGATCCTGGTGAGACAGAGGGTTTGTATATTGCAATGAAATACGAGGATCTCTCTGATGTTAAGAAGACCCACGTAGAAATTCACCCCTCGTGTATTCTTGGATCACTTGCCAGTAATATCCCCTTTCCTGATCATAATCAGTCGCCGCGTAATGCGTACCAGGCAGCCATGGGTAAGCAGGCGATGGGCATGTATGCTCTAAATTTCCGCGAGAGATTCGATGCCCTTTCACACATGCTCTGCTATCCTCAGATTCCTCTTGTCAGTCCCTTTGTCAGCAAGTTTTACGGAGCTCAGAAGATGCCGTGTGGTCAGAATATTATTGTAGCGATCATGACCTACACTGGATACAATCAGGAGGATTCCATCATGATCAATCGCGGATTTCTACAACGTGGTGGCTTTCGTAGTATCTTCTACCGAACCTACAAGGACGAGGAGAAGAAGAATCAGAGCAGTGGTGAAGAAGAGCGCTTCTATAAGCCAGATCCAGTTGTTACACGACAGATGAAGAACGCAAATTACGAGAAACTCGCGGAGGATGGCTTTGTACCTGAGAATCACTATGTCGACAATGACGATATTCTTATTGGAAAGGTGGTTCCTCTTCGCATTCCTACTGGAATGGTGATTCCTGCGGGCACTAAGAAATATCGCGACGTGTCTCGTACAATGCGTAATAACGAGATTGGCTGGGTCGATCGCATCTTCCGCAATCGTAATGGAGAGGGCTACAGTTTTGCAAAGGTTCGTGTTCGCCAGGACAGAATCCCAGAGATTGGTGACAAGTTCAGTTCGCGTCATGGACAGAAAGGAACCTGCGGAATGATTATTGATGCGAAGGATATGCCTCAGACTGCCTCTGGCATTATCCCCGATATCATTATCAACCCGCATTGTATTCCAAGCCGCATGACGATTGCTCAACTGATGGAGACTCTTCTTGGCAAGGTTGGCTGCGAGGTTGGTGCACTAGGCGACGGCACACCCTTTGGCAACTGTACGGTCGATGGCTTAGCCAGTCTTCTCCGCGATGATCTTGGCATTGAGCCCTATGGTAATGAGATTCTGTATAATGGATTCACTGGCCGCCAGATGGAGACAAATATCTTTGTAGGTCCAGTATTCTATCAGCGTCTGCGCCATTGCTCGGCGGACAAGCTTCATTCTCGCGCCTCGGGTCCTCTTGTTATGCTGACCCGTCAGCCGGCGGAAGGAAGAGCGAGAGAGGGTGGCCTACGCTTTGGTGAAATGGAGCGCGATTGCGTGGCTGCACACGGAATGGCAGAATTTACCAAGGAACGTTTGATGGAGTGTTCCGACGCATTCCGCTGTTATTCGTGCCGCGACTGTGGACTACTCGCAGTGGCAAATCCGATTGAAGGCATTTGGGTGTGCAGAGCCTGCGGAAATACTACAAATTTCAGCAACATTGAGATCCCTTATGCCTACAAGCTTCTAATTCAGGAGTTAGAGAGTATGTGTATCAGTTCTCGAGTGATTACGCATAGCCGACTTATTATGGATATGCTGGCAGCTGAGAAAAATGAAGCCATTAGTAGCTAATGGAAGACTTTGGAAATGGATCTACAAGAAATACCTCTAAGAATCTTGTCTTAGTCTTTGATCTGGATGGTACTATTGCTGGAAAATATGTAAATTTTCAGAACGCGAATAGCAGTGAGAACGATATACAATTAAATCCGAACCTCCTATCTCTTTTACAAAGGATAGAGGAAATACGTGATTCTGTATCTGTTTTCTTGCTAACAAATAATTCAGATATTTTTTACATAACAATGGTGGATGCTCTTATTACGAGTAAGCTGTATGGATCTAAGTTAAATATCCGCAGAACATATTTCGACGATGTAATGTCTCTAAATGATTCGAGACGCAATTCTTCTCCTAAAAAAACTTTAAAAGATATTGAAACTATGCTTATTGACACGGATAGATCTATAGAGGGTCTGGCGGAACGAACCTTCTTTTTTGATGATCAGGAGCATCCTGATTTAAGAGCAAATCTTCCTGAGGGTCATTACATTAAGATAACACCTCCTTTTACACAGGGCGTGGAAGATACTACTGATTACTCATCTCTTAGGCTTAGGGGTGGATATAGAAGAAAAACAAGAACTAAAATAAAGAGAAAAACTAAAAAATCTTCAAAGTCTTCAAAGCATTCAAAGCATTACTAACTGTTTCTTAGAATACACTTTAAAAGGTATTTTCTTACCTTTTAAATTTTATACATTTGCGTAAAAAAGATAAATTTCGCTTTCAATATAATGCTAGATGGATCCTCATCAGATTAAAGAATATAAAATATATGATATTTTTCATAACGGGAACATTGTACTAGTTTCACCCTTTATAGATCCTATCTTAAAAATAAAATATATGAATAGATTATTTAATTGTAATGAATGTTCTGAAAATAATACACGTATTTATTTTTTAGACTCAGAATATAAAGAAGAAATAGAATTAGAAATTAATGGAACTCTTATAAAAACAAGAGTAAATAAATATCCTGAATTCAAAGATGAAATTATATTTTCTACTCTTGTAAAGAATGAAGATGCATATATACTACAATGGATCGACTATTATATGAAAATAGGAGTAACTCGATTTATTATTTATGATAATTCTACTGAATCTACCTTAGCAGAAAGATTAAAACAATGTATCGAAGATAAGGTTGTTCTTTTAATCAATTGGACGTTTCCTTATAATCTAAAAGCTCAACACACACAGCAAAATCATTCTATCTATGCATTTCAGAATTCAAAATATATAGGATTATTTGATATAGATGAATATATTAATATACAAAATAAAAGTATGAATCATATAAATGTATTTCTAGACTACATAATAAACTTACATAAACTTACTATATCTGAGTTATCTGCATTTATCTTTTTGAATAGATTCTTCTCTAATCCACATCGCCTTCCATCTGAAAATATGGATTTTTTTCATATATTTAATTGCGATGAAGTTTCAGAAATAGGATTTACAAAATGTATTGTTATACCAAAAAATGTAAAAACATTCTCTGTTCACATTGTTACAGAGGGCTTAGAATCACTTATTATTGATAAATCGTATGTGTATTTTAATCATTATTATTTCTTAAATAAGAAAGACAGAGGATTTGATGAGACAGCCTGTATTGATAGATCTATTCTAAATTAAAAAGACAGAAAAACTTTCTGCGCGTAAAAAATGATTAGTTGGCTTCGCCGCGGCAACTCTTCCCAACCATTCTCAAAATGACCTTTAGTATGCGTGTCATTAAGCGTAGTGGAGATGTAGAAGCAGTCAGCTTCGATAAGGTTCTTCAGAGAATTCGCAAGGCTTCCCGATCTCTCTCTGTTAACCCCGACGGACTTGCACAGCAAGTTCTCAGCCAGATTTATGATGGTGTAAAGACTACTGAAATCGATGATTTAACGGCTCAGCTCTCAGCAAGTCTGTCGACGAATAATTTAGACTGGGCGACACTTGCTGCCCGTATTGCTATAAGTAATCATCACAAAGAGACGACTGGCAACTTTGCCACTGTTATGCTGAATCTAGGAAATCAGAAGAATAAGAATGGTGAGGAAATCAGTACGGTGCATCCGAAAATCTTAGAGCTTTGTTCGAATCCTGAAACGGCGGCTCGTATTGAGGCCGCCATACAGTATGATCGCGATTATCTATTTGACTATTTCGGTTTCAAAACTCTTGAGCGCTCCTATCTTATTAAGGATGTGAACCTAGTCATCAAGGAACGTCCTCAGCACCTTTGGATGCGTGTAGCGCTAGCTTTGTGGCCTGATGATCTAGACCGTGCCTTCTGTACCTATGATTTTCTCAGTCTGAAGAAATTCACTCATGCTACTCCAACCTTATACAGTGCTGGAACTCCACGCCAACAGTTAAGCTCATGCTTTCTTCTTGCTATGGATGGTGACAGCATCAATGGAATCTTCAAAACTCTTTCAGACTGTGCGAATATCAGCAAGTACGCAGGCGGCATTGGTCTTCATTGCCACAATATTCGCGCTCGCGGATCAGGAATTCGCGGCACAAATGGTGTGAGTGACGGAATTATTCCCATGCTTCGTGTATTCAATAATACGGCCAGATATGTCAACCAGGGTGGTCGGCGTAATGGAAGCTTTGCTGTATACCTAGAGCCTTGGCACGCAGATATTGAAGACTTCCTCAAACTCAAGTTGAACACTGGAGTTGAAGAGGAACGTGCTCGTGATCTGTTTTATGCTCTATGGATTTCAGATCTATTTATGGAGCGTGTTGAAGCTGATGGTGAATGGTCTCTCTTCTGCCCTGATGAATGCCCTGGTCTTTCAGATGTCTGGGGCGACAACTTTCGCGCACTTTATAAAAAGTATGAGGAAGGTGGAAAGGCTAGACGCAAGGTATCAGCGCAAAAGCTGTGGTTCCAAATCCTCGATACGCAGATGGAAACGGGAACACCCTATCTCTGTTACAAGGATGCTGCGAATGCTAAGAGTAACCAGCAGAATCTAGGCACTATTAAGAGCAGTAATCTTTGTTCAGAGATTATTGAGTATTCATCACCAGATGAGACGGCAGTATGTAATCTTGCCTCCCTCTCACTCCCTGCCTTTGTAAACAACGGTGTCTTTGACTTTGTTGAGCTGCGCCGTGTTACGACGGTGGCAATTGAGAATCTGAACCGTGTGATTGACATTAATTACTATCCCACGGAAGAAACAAAGAGAAGTAATATGCGCCATCGTCCTGTTGGTCTTGGTGTACAAGGCCTTGCTGATGTGTTCGCTATGTTAAAGATGGATTGGGAGAGTCCTGAGGCCGCGGATCTCAATCAGCTTATCTTTGAGCATATGTACTTTGCCTCTGTGGAGACTTCTACAAATCTTGCTGTAACTGAAGGCAGTTATTCGACCTTTGCTGGATCTCCTGCGAGCAAGGGTATGCTGCAGCCTGATCTATGGAAGGTTGTTCCTAAGAGTGAGGCGAATGGAACGCTTGACTGGGCTGGATTGAGGGAGAGAGCGTCAAAGGGTATGCGCAATAGTCTTCTCATTGCGCCTATGCCTACTGCGAGTACCAGCCAGATTCTTGGAAATAACGAATGTTTTGAGCCTTTTACCAGCAATCTTTATACACGGCGTACACTTGCTGGTGAGTTTATCATTGTAAATAAGCATTTGATGGCCGAGCTTACAGAGGCTGGTCTATGGTGCGATGCTCTCAAACAGCAAATCATTATGCGCAATGGCAGTGTTCAGGGGATTGATGCTATTCCCTCTGACATTCAGCAGAGATATAAGACGACTTATGAACTGAAGCAGCGCGTGCTTATTGATATGGCGGCGGCGAGAGGTGCCTTTATTGACCAGTCGCAGAGTCTGAATCTGTTTGTTGCAGATCCAAATTATGCTAAACTAACGAGCATGCACTTCTATGCCTGGAAGGCTGGTCTGAAGACAGGATGCTATTATCTGAGAACAAAGGCTCCTGTAATGGCGCAGAAATTTACAGTAGATCCGAGACTTCTAGCTGCTGTATCTGGGACGAATGTAATAGATGATGCGCAGGATTCTCCTTATCAGTCTGACAGTGATGAGGAGGATAAGAAAGTAAATCGTAAGGAACTGCTAGATCGTCTGGCGGCTGAGTATGAGGAGAGTACAAAAGATGGATGTTTAATGTGTGGAAGCTAATTAGATGGATGAACGGATAGAAAAACTAAAAGAAGTTATTCGGAACACTCCACCCGAAGCATTGCAAGAAAGAGTATATACCTGTATTGCAAATGGCTGTATACTATTAACTGCTTATAAGAGAGCAAAAGGAAAAGCAGGATGGTCTTCTTTTTTACATGATGAATTTGGGAAACCGATGTTAAATTCGAAGGAACAGGTGCGAATTGAAGAGGCCTTTTCTGCCCCATGGATTCTTGAAATGCTGGAATCGGATAAACCGCAATCAGGAGGAAACTATGGACGGCTTCCCAATCTAAAAATTCCTGGAAGTGCCTTTCTAAAGACAGATGTATCCGATCTTGTTCCAAAAGATATGTCACTTGATCTAGCCTTTGAAGGGTTGTTGAAAAAATCGGATGAGATGGACACGTTCTGGAATAAGATAGCCTATGATTCGCCAGGATATTCCAAACTCATGAATAATGATCTTATTATACCGCCGACTCCGTATACGCCGTTTCAAATTCCTATTCCTGTAAAGCCGCTAGTGCAGCTTTTCATTACAATCTTAGATTCGATTCGCCTAAGTGCTGGATTATCTGGAAACTCATCAACCCTTCTTACACTGATCGTATTGATTGAAGAAATTGTTACTGGTCAATGGAGGCAAATGATAATGACGGCAAGTGGTTTTATAAGCCCTTCTGGAATGGCAATAGGAGTAATAGCCAAGTATATAATAAATGCTTGGGTACTAATAAATCCAGATATTCGTACAGAACTTGTAAAAGATATATTTAAGGGTACGAAAAGTATGCTTATTGGCTTTTTATTATGGTGTGTATCTACCCTACCACCTGCTACATATCGCTCATTAATTGAAGATAAACTTAAAGTAATCCGTGAAAAGGTGATAAATATAGATGAGAAACTTTCGGCAGTTTCTAAACCGCTGAAAAATGAGGGGAAGTCTTTTACTACTAGTTTTGAGAAAATAACTCTTCAAGATATACAAAACTTACAGGCTTTGGCAACTTGGGATAAAATTATATGTACAGAAGAGTTTCAAGATATTATGAAACCGCTAGTTAATGATCCGATTTTTCGCCTAATATTAGAACTAATGAATGTTCCTACAACGGATGATGATAAATATAAGATGTGTAGAATGGAAGAACCGTATGGAAGTGTAACTGGTGAAAGTTCAATAGGTGTAAGTTTAGAAGATCTTGAAACAACCCCTTCTCCTAAAGATTCTGAAATCTCTGAATCTCCTAAAACCCCTGAAACTCCCAAAGCTGAAACTCCCAAAGCTGAAACTCCCAAAGCTGAAAGTCCTGAAGCCCCTGAAAGTCCTAAGGATGAAATAACCCCTAAAGCCCCTGAAACTCCCAAGGCTGAAATTCCCAAACCCAAAAAGGGCGGTGCTGTTAAATTGAAAAAATCAACCCGTTTTCGCAAGGCAACCCCTAGAAGAACTACGTTGAGACATCCTCGACTTCAACACTAGCGAGCTTATGTAAGAATAGAAGAAATTCCTTAGGAAATCCCCAGAAACACGACGGCTGCGTAGAAGGGGGAATGCGCCGACTACTAGCATTCTTTCCATGGCTCATTGCAACGATCATCTGCTGCGGCTGTAACTCTACCACTTCAGATTCACGACCTTCTAAAAATCCTTCTCCCTCGGCAATACTTACCTTGGGAAAACGATGTCCATCCCACCAAGATTTCTTGAATACTAAGGTCGCTTCAGAAATACGTTGGCGCAAGGGAAGATTCCAAGGAGGAGTATTGACTGCACTCGTTCCATGGATTAGATCATAACACGCAATTGTGGTACAAGCAACTGCACTCGGTTTCCATGGATGTAAGCACAGCCAAGCAACACGTTTACTGAAACTCGGCGGAGGATAATGATCATCATCATCCATAAAGAGAATAATATCATGCTGAGCCTTTAGAACAGCACGATTCCGCATAGCACCAATTGGGACATTCTTTTTATCGAGAGGAATATAACTGACATTCATGGGCGAGCAAGTGTGCGCAAATTTCAAGATCTTATCAGCAGCCTGTTCCTCTACAATATCTGAATCTTCGATTACAACCCACTCAATCTTATCCTTTGGATAATCTGTGATCATTAGATTGTGAAAACATAGATCTACAAATTTACGACGATTGTGTAAAAGGGTTATGACACTAATATGCGGGCAAGCATCAGCCGACGGGAACTGGGGCAGAACCTTGGCTTCGCACACAGTCGAAAGAATTTTCTCAAAGGCCGCGCCGGCCTTTTCCTTGAAGCTAATCTGTCTCTGCAAAAATCCGCGTTTCTGAGATTCACGGCAGGCACTAAGATCTGCCGACTTGAAGGCAGCTATACACCCCTCTAACACAGACTCAGCATTTGCAAAGGTATCTCTTACACCAGACTTGAAAGGCTCCAAGGTCGCTTCAGTTAAATAGACGTACTCATTTCCCTTGAATGCTTCGACAAAGGTTGGAAGGGCATTACCTAGAAGAAAGGCTCCAGCTGCAAATCCTTCTTGTGCAACTAGGGAAAGGGCTTCAGATTGACTGAAAATAAGATGACCAGGAATACTGGTTTGAAGTTCCTGTCTAGCCGATTCTGAAAGATCTTTTACATGTACACTTACATTCGTGCCGTGCTCAACCTTCAGTTCAGTAGTAGTATATACTGAAAGCTGAGGCCATTCGGGTTTCCATAAGGGAAGGATCTTCTCAGCAGCCGCCCGCTTATTCACGGAAGCTCCGAGTAACCACAAAAGTCCATCGGCCTGCGTCTTAGATGAAAAAGCCGAAATAGGTACAGGCGATGTCCAGGGAAGCACAAAACTTTCGGGTCTATATTCAGTCTTTGAGAAAAATGTTTGTCTATCAGCCTCGCACTTGAATAGTAGGGCATCTGTGTGTGCCAAATATGGATTCCACGCATCTTCCCACCATTCAGGATTTACTACAATAACATTTCTCTTTGCCCACGCCATCCAGCCATAATAGGGAACTTCAAAGTGTACAGCAAGTTCACATAGAACAGGAGGCTCGAGTGGATCAACATGCCGACCCTTTAACACAGAATCAAGAAGTTTCACATCCTGAAGAAGACCATAGGTATTTGCCTTGTTATAGATAAAGACAGTTGACATCTAGAAATGATTTCATCGTATGTTTAGACCCATGCGCAATTTAAATTAGCGTTTAGCTTATCTATATCATAAGCCATTTTAACACTGAAACACAAAATATAGATTTATAAATAGATGGAAGTTGGGCGCGACCGCGACCCTGCTAAACAAGCCATGATAGAGGCTACTTTAGAGAGTGTTAAAAAGAGTAAAGCATATCCTGATATAGAAAGTAAAATTCGATCAGGTATTTACAGAACAAATAGAGTGACCAGAAATCTCAACCGTGCCTACCTTGAAAAAACGAAGTTACGGCTTACAAAGAAATTAGCAACAGAGAAATCGACTCAAGTAAAAGGTGATAGATCAAAAATAGTAAAGATTGATACTTTATTGCCTATAATAGATGATGAAACAAATGTAGAAAACACTAATGTGGGAAACTTGCAAGAATATAATTCGAATAATGAATCAGCTCAAGAACTTGAGCTTGCTCCTATGGAACAAGTGGTAGCTCCTGTTACTGGAAAAGAGGAAATACTTGAAAATGAAAACGCCATCGCCGAACTAATAAATTTAGAAGGAATTCCTTCAGATGGTGAAAACTTACCAGTAGGAGAAAATGTTAGATCAGATGAATCTCTTCAAATTGAGAAAAAAGATTGTAATGAACTATTTGACCCTTGTACTAGAAAGCCTATTGAAAATGGTGATATTGATATTTTAGAAAGACGTGTAAGAGATATCAAGAAACAACGCTTAGTTGATGTATCGAATAAATTGGTATTTCCAGAACATATAAAAAATAGATTAGATTTATTATTATTTATACTTAATCGTAATGAAAAACCTAATGAAACTCTACTTCAATATAATATCAACGGGCAACTATATGAATCATATTGGGATATTGTTTTTACATTAGGGCTTATGGATACATTTCCTATAACTAAAGATTTTCGCATGTTTAACGGAAAAATAGAAACTCTCACAAATATTGACGGCGAAGAATTTAGCAATAGCCCATTAACATATTTACAATCAAAGAAAGTGAATGAAGGTAGTAAAAGTGGTGCATCAGACATTACATTCGTTTATAAGAAAAATAAATCTGACTTAGATATTGACATATGCTCTTCAGATCCAAGTATAAAAGTTTTACAGACCTGTGACAAAAATCCAATTATATCAAAAGTAATAAAAAAGGATAGACCACAATTCTTTTTCTGCTCAAGTAAATATTTTAATAAAGATTCTTCTAAAGGCGTTGATAAGTTTGATATACAGAATATATATACCGCAGCAAAATCATTAGATCAAGAGTATGATAGAAAAATCATATTACTTGTAAAGGATAAGGGAGCAGTAGAAGAAAAACTAAGAAAGGCTATTCGTAAATACATTTCTGAAGAGGCAAGTTATGTATATGGAATAGATGACTTATTTACATCATTAACAAGTCTTTATGATTATATACATAATAAGCATAAATCGGAAGAGAAACTCACAGGCGAGATGCTTAATAATATTATGAAGTTAGAATCACCACCAAAACCTATCCTACGCTTACGCCTTCATCAATATTTGGCAACTTATAAAATATGTGATGCTATAAAACGCTTTTCTATAACAAGGATTAATAATAAATTTCTTGTAGGGATAGTTCCAAGAGGTGGTAAAACATTTATAGCAGGAGGTATTATCGATACATTAAATCCTAAGCGCGTGGTAGTATTATTAGGTGCTAAATCTGAAACTCTTTCCCAATTCAAAAAGGATTTATTTGAAGAATTTCAGAACTTTAAGCATTATGAATGTATTGATGTTGTTGATACAACGGATATGGCAATAGATTCTTCTAAGAAATATATTTTTATTATGAGCGTTGAACTTTATAAGCAAGTTGATAGCACAAGAAGACTATTACAAGAACTAAAAGGTGGAGCAAATCGTGCTGATTTATTCATATGCGATGAAGCACATTTGAAACAAACTACAGCAAGGGCAGTAAAACAGATGGAGAAGGGTACTGTAACATTGAAAGTTGAGGAAGAGGAAGAAGATGTATCAGAAGAGGCTGAAAAATCGCAATTGAAAGAACTTGATAAACAGATACACGCTGATGTACCAGTTGTATATATGACAGGAACATATATAAAACCTCTAAAGGCATTTAACATACCTGATGAAAATGTAGTTATATGGGACTATCAAGATATTCAACAAGCAAAAGAACTATCAAGTAATGAAGAATATTTTAAAGAGAACTTTGGTGAATTATATGATAGATCATTAAAGACTTGTATTTCATACGGACAAACTTATGAGACTATTCAGCAACAATATCAAAAATTTCCAGAATTATATTTATTAACGACACAGTTTACAGATGATGCAAAATCAGCCTTTCTACAGCAAACAAAGGGAGGCTTCCCCACTATATCACATTTATTTGAAGTTAGAGTTGATTTTAATCCTGAAACTACTCCACCAGAAAGATGGTACACTGGATTTACAAATCCTAAAGGTATGATACGCTTATTAAATTATTTAGCACCACCAACAAAACAATTAGAAGAGATAGATGGTATTGCTGTAGAGCCAATATCAAGTGTACTAAGATCAGTAGATAGTATTGCACAGCGCATAGGTGATAGACTAGGGTTTTTTACAAGTGAATTTGTAGTACATTCACAATTATGGTTCTTACCTCACATGCAAAAGAACCCATTATATAAGCGTATGTGTGCTCTAGCGGGTGCTATATTCCAAAGTAGTTGGTTTAGAAAATACTTTCATATTATAGGCGTATCTTCATCAGTTAAATGGAATATACCTGGCTCAGAACAAAATAGTATTTTAGTGAAGGCAACTGATGGATCTGATTCTTGTGGTACATTTTCTTGGGCGTGTCCTACAGGAGATAAGTCCCTAAAAGAATGTTTATTAGACCAGGAGGCAGTCGCAAGAAGAAAAGGTAAGGGGCTAATTATTTTAGCACAAAATATGTTACATCTTGGAATATCATTGCCTTGCGTTGATATAGTTGTATTACTTGATGTAGGCGAAAAGGTAGATGAGCGTATTCAAAAAATGTATAGAGCATTAACTGAATCCACAAATAAGAAGGGTGGGTATATTATTGATATGAATTATTTTAGAACAGTAACTGCGATTATGAACTATCAAATAACTGCTGAAAAAATGCGTAAAGGTAAAAAAGAAGTATATGCGGGTGATATACCAAAACTATTCAATAAAGTCCTTGATATATTTTCGATTGATGATGATAAACATATTCTTCGCGCGGATATTGTAAAAGAGACATTGCCTGAACTACAGAAACTTATTGAAACTGGTAAAAGGGCAGGGGATAGTATAATGTTGGAAGACGCAGGTTCTGCTTTGAATACAAATATAAAAACTGTAATGGAAAAGGCTTATAAATCTTCATATGATGAATTTCTTGGATTACTAAAGGAAGAGGAATTTAAACAAAAACAACTAAGGGCTGAAGGGAAAAATGTAGTGCAGGCAGAACATAATGAAGAACTAGATGAAGGTGATAAAGAGCCATCATACCCTGAGCCAAAAATATTTAGAGAAGGTACTACAGAAGAACAAAGAAAGGAAGCATATATTGACATATTCAAAACTACGCTAAAACTTGGTGCGTTTGGGACAAACTCAAATGATGTAAAAGCACTTGAGGAAAAACTATCTATGGATAAAGAATTTAGACAAACGCTGTATGATACTCTTATTAAGCGTGGTGCAATTCCAGAAGATAAAGTGAATACTGATTTACAAAGTAATTTTATCATTGATATTATGATTCGCCCAGGATTAATTAAAATGATTGATGAAGGTAGAAACGGATCTTACTATAAGATGAAGGAATCCATAGAGGATGAAGAAAAATATCCAGTACACGTTGAAAAGGTTCTGGATTATATTAAGAACCATTTAACTCCAAAGTCTGCAGAAAGACATAAATATGGCGAAGTCTTCACACCTATGTCGTTAGTTAATGAAATGTTAGATACACTTCCTTCTGAAGTATGGGCTAACAAAACACTAAAATGGTTAGATCCTGCAAATGGGATGGGTAATTTTCCTATAGGGGTATTTTTACGCTTATTCTATGGCTTTAGAACTAAATCAGGTAAATATGTGGGTATTACGAATGAAGGAGAAGGAGATTACAATCCCGGTCTAACTGAAGTTATAAATAATGAAGATTTACGACGCAAACATATCGTAAAAGATATGTTATATATGGTTGAGTTGAACTCTAAGAACAATGCGATTGCAAAGAATTTATTCAAGAAATTAGCACCTGATGTTGATCCAAATATTATACAGATGCATAGGACAAATGGATTTTTAGCAGATATTGAAATGAAGTTTCCTAATGGTGTTGTTAAGGAGTTTGATATTGTTATGGGTAATCCTCCTTATAATTCTGGTTCTACAAGGGCAATGGCTACAAATGAAACAAGAAAGGCAAGGGCTGAAATAGGAGTAACTGATGAAAAACATAAAAACTTATGGATACCTTTTACAAATAAATCATTAGATATATTGAAAAAAGATGGATATTTATTATTTATTATGCCAATAGGTTGGTTTAAGCCTGATAGAACTGGTATTTATCAAAGAATGCTTTCACATCAGATACATAAGATACGTATAATATTTAACTCTGATGCTAAAAGAATATTTGGGGGTAGCGGTGAAATAAATGTAGCATATTTTTTATTAGAAAATAAAGAAACAACGCAACCCACGCAAATTTTAGATATCTATAATAATAAGGATATTATACAACTGAAACCAGATAGTATCTTAAGTTTAGCATATAATAGTATTTTTATTAAGGTTCAGAATAAGTCTGTATTATTCAAGGATTCTGAAGGTTATTATACTTCTGCTATTGCCAGTGCTAAATGTAGAGCAGGGAAAAATAAACAGGTTCATAGAATTACAAATGATGGAGATATAACCTATATAAAAACAGATATTACACACCAAAAACAAAATGTTCCAAAAATCATATTAAGTGGGGCAAAATACCCAAGATTTCTTTACGATAATACTGGAGAATATGGTGTAATCGGTACACATCAGCATTATTTTATAGGGGAGGATTTGGATAAGATTGAAAAATATTTTAACACAAAACTATCAGCATTATTATTGGCTAATATAAAATATGATATGAAATATATAGATCCAAAATACTACCCAGATGTCCGCACACTACCCCTTGAAAAAATCACAGATGAAACCTTAGCCGGTTATTTCGGCTTTACAAAAGAAGAGCGTGAGGCTATAAATGCGACAGAATACCCTAAGCGCGAATACAAATTTAAGGAGATTACATGTGCTCAACTAAAGGGAGAAAAAGCAGAGGCAGGGGATTCTGATGCCGAAGGAGGTGGAAGACCACGCAGATTTACACGTAAAGTAAGACGCGTATAATCCCTTTATAGATTATATCATATATTCATATATTTTATGAACATATGATGATATACAAGCAAGTAAAAATTGACTATTTCCCACGCTAAATAGCACTTAGCAAAATGAATACTCCATCCTACAAGTTTAAGAAGATGATTTGTGCCCAGAACAGGGATGATAGACATAAGATTCTTGGAATAATAAATGACTGGCTAAAGAAGCAGATATCGGTAGATCCAAATGCTTCTGCGTGTTATAACTCTATTCAAGAGGCTTATATGGTAAATTCTTGGGCAGATAATAAGGCTTTCAAGGATCATTATTTGTGGGCGATGATGTCTAACCACGATTCGTGTGTATCATTCCAGGAGATTGTCAAGGCAAAAGGAGTACCGATAAAGAATATTGCTGTAGCAATCAAGGATGCAAAATCAGAGCCACGCAAGGCAATTCCTAAGAAGATTCGTGGAGAGGCTTGGAAAATCCAGTTTGGTGACTCTATAAAGGGTTCTTGCTTTTGCTGTAAAAAGGAGCTAGATGTATTTGATGACTGGCACGCAGGTCATATTGTATCACACTCAAACAATGGAACAGATACGGCAGATAATCTGCGACCTGTATGTGGCTCTTGTAATCTCTCAATGGGGACTGAAAATATGGACGCTTTTAAGGCAAGATGCTATCCAAATTGAGTAGTTTCTCAAATGCGATAAAATCTTTTTTATAGGCGATTTCTTCAAAAAACGCTCATTTAAAATCAGCACCGGTTTAAATCACGGATTGTGTTTATCATTGATACAGTTTTCAAGATCAATTGAAAATATATTGGTGAATACGCGCTCAATGTAATGACCTACTTCAGGATTAGCATCTGTCAATTGATCTAACAGGCTCTGGTAAAATGTAAGAGGGCGTTTAAGAATATCCTGACGAGTTACAGCAAGAATTCCAGAAAAACTTACACGCTGTAGTTCCTCATTAGGAAAATGGATAGAAAACCAATTTCCGAGAGGTCTATCAGGACATAGACTTAACGTGGGATCTGGATTCTTTGCCCGATTATTCTCATTTGTACATGACCAATAATTGATGTAAAAATACTTTGTTCTATTTATAAGATCTTCATTTTTAGTAGTTACAATAGCCGAGGATTTTTTGTTCTTCAAATGTGCAACGATGGCCTTTACTCTATCCTCCTTTGCCTCCTGAGTAAAAGCAGAACCTTGTACAAAGAATGTAATATCTTTTAAACAAGAGTAATTATTTACAACGTGTGTTAAGTATGTATGAGTCTCTCTTCCGATATTAGGAAGAGTTTTAACTTCGCAAGGGAAGGGAAAGACTACTTCTGAACCCTTATTGTATATAAGAGTGTTTGATATCTCAAGATCAAGGCTTGGAATCCATGATAGATCCTCCTCATATCTGGCAACAACAAGTTCTAGACTCATTCTTTTTATTTGTAAGAGGAAGTGTTTAAACTTGTGAGTCTTTTTCAACTTACTAAGTAAATGGACTCAGAAAGAACAATAGAAGGAATTACATGGAAGGATGACTTGGCTTGGATGGAGCCAATGAAGGGCGAGGCATGGAATAGTCATATTAAAAAAGAAAATAAGAGATGGGATTCTGCAGTAAAAGGATTAGATATTCAGCCCATTATTGATGAATTGAATAGTTCCTTCAAACAAGCTAGACTATTTAAATTCAAATCTTCAGGAATATTGATTTCTATTCTAGGAACAAACGCCATTGAATGGAAGTATGCTGATTCGAGTGTACTACACTCAGCAGTTGATATTATTACAGATTCCAAAGACAATGTGTGGGCGATTGAAGAAACAGGGGCTGGAAAAGAACTCTATGCGCTACGTTTTTACAAGAAGGGTCATATTCTAGGATGGCAACGCTCAGGTGTTTCCCCTTCTGTTGCCGTTGTAGGATCGAAATGTTATTTTCTTGAATCTAAGAATCATCTGATTTACTGGCGTTTAGTAAGTTGTGATGCATATACAGGCAAGTCGAGTAAAATAGAATATGAAGAACAAGATTATAGATATAATCTCGGACTTATACGTGGCGATGATAGACATGCTTATGTTCGTAGACAATCCGGATCAAAACAAGATATTTTGATCATTACTAGAAATGTATCAGTGTTAGAGGGTGCTTCTCTTGATTCGCGCAGATTTGTATTCGGGTCTTATACAGGTGAGTATTTAGCCTGGTCGCATGCTACAGGTTGGATAGAATCGAAACCTCTAAGCGAGTATTCTTGGAGATTTCCTTCATGGAAGGAGGAGGTTCCAGAGACTTTAGACACACGGCGAAGACTCCTAGTTACAAAATGGTATGGATGTCGTACTCTTTGGCAAATTCGCCGCAATGAAGCTCCTAAAATACTGTGGAAAGGATGGGGATCGGTAGAAATTGACCCCTGGAGTTCTGCCTGTATTCGTATAAATGTCCCTGGACAAGATACACAGTGGTATACTTCTGACACTATAGTACAAGTAGAAGAAAGTGGTGATTGTTCTATGGCAACAAGTAAGGATGGCACCTCTGTTCCTTATTACTTACTGAAACCGGCAACCAAAGCAAAGGGACTGCTCGTTGTTGGCTACGGAGCCTATGGTATTTCGACATCATTCATGACACAAAGATGGCAACCTCTTCTTACACGTGGTTGGGCGATAGTAATCGGATTATGGAGAGGAGGAGGTGATCATACCCCCGAATGGGAGGATACTGGCAGATTAGATGGCCGTCAAAGAGTATTAGAGGATGCTGAAGCGGTTGTTAGAGATGCGCGAAAATTATTAGGCCTTCCTGCTAAGAAAACTGTTTTATATGGTCGTTCGGCTGGAGGTCTCTGGGTTGGCGGATTAGTAGCAAGATATCCGACAGGGAATTTAGCGGGAGGAGCCTATATGGAAGTTCCATATTTGGATGTTCTCCGAACAATAACAAACCGCTCACTCCCTTTAACAAATATTGAAACTGATGAATTCGGTCTTCCCGAACAAAGATTCTCAGATTTCTTAAGTGCCTTTGAATGGTCTCCGATGGAACGCATTCCTGCGGGAGGAATCCCAGGAGTTTGGCAAATTGTTAGAACTGGTGTAAATGATAAAGAGGTTTTAGCATATGAATCTGCTAAATGGATTTATAGATCAAAAAATCCTCGTGCGTTCTTAGCAATTGAAAGTGGCCAGGGTCATTTTATTTCTGGAGATATAGGAATTCATCAGGAGGCAGAAGATCTGGCCTTACTTTTGGAACTTACTAAATAAAATATTAGCATAGAATATAGAATGGCCGTTGTTATGCGTAAGAACCGCAAGGTAAGCACCCGCAAGAACCGCAAGGTGAACAAGACACGCAAGAACCGCAAGGCGAACCGCAAGTCACGCCGCGCGAGCCGCCGTTAATCAATAGGCTTAAATTGGTGATCTAATATTTTTAATTCATTGTTAGGAATCTTTGACTTCTAACACAGAATTTTGCGAATAAAGTTTGCGAAGAAATAACTTGCGGTGGAGTGAATGTTCTCCCCATTGAATAATTCCAGCACGATGTTTTGCCGTTCCATATCCCTTATTTGAAAGTAAATCATATCTCGATGCAATATTTTCATTTGTTTCACAGAATTCTTTTACCCAGCTATCATGTTCTGTTTTAGCAAGAATACTTGCTGCTGCAACAGGGATATATTTGTTATCTGCTTCCGGTTCAACGATTTGTTCAGTAAGAGACCACGGGGGGTCATAAATCGATAGAATTCCATCTATTATGATTCGTTCTGGTTGTACTACTAAGTTTCCGAGAGCTCTCACAAAGGCGAGTTGGTTTGCCTTTGTTACACCGATGGTGTCGATTTCTTGAGAACTTACTGAGCCGATCCCCCAGTCTAGTGCTGCGTCCTTGATTTTTTCAGCAATCGCTGTACGACGTTTTATTGTAAGCTTCTTCGAATCTTTAATAAGTGGAAGAATCTCTTGGTCTGACTCAGGAGACCATATTACAGCAGCAGCATATAGGGGACCCCATAGAGAACCGCGTCCTGCCTCATCGATGCCAACTTCTAGTAATGAATCATTGGTATGCCTTATAGCAAGATGTGACATTATATTGGTAACTTTGAAAATACTATAAGAGCATGATCATTTTTAAAGTTATTAGAATAGATGGAGATAGTATTTGTTTTTCTATGTCTTCTGATAATTCTATTTATTGGACAGATAGTATATTCAGAAAGATTTGCTGATTGTACTACTCCTGGGGCATTGACATGGACAATTTCTATGAACCCTTCATCATGTAGTTCTGCAGTAGAATCTTCTACACCTATATCTGGATCTACAGCTACAACGGCAGCTACAAATGCAGCTGCAAATGCAGCTGCAAATGCCGCTGCAAATGCAGCTAGAACCGCAAGTGGATCTTCTTCTAGAAGTCATGCGGTCTGCGATTCAAGCGGATCAAATATAAACCTATCTATTTCTGATTTATTAGCTCTTGTTGGATCAACAGCTAAGCCGCAACAAGTAAAATATCAGTCTTCAACCTGGACAGTTCCAAGTGACTACCAGAAAATGTATGGAAGACCGTCTAATCAAATGAATAGATCTCAAATGCATGGTCAAATGCATGGTCAAATGCATGGTCAAATGAATCATCAAATGCGTAGTCAAATGTATAGTCAAACACCTTCTATATATCAAGGAAATCAGTATATTCAAAATGCTCCTTCTATGAACCCGGCAGATTATATTCGTAGAGACTCAATCCCTTGTTATGCTTGTAATCTTGCTTAACCATAGAATGGAGGGTCTTGGGATAATTGTTGTTATGGCATTTATTATATTAAGTCTTGCCATAGTGACTTACACATCATGTTCTACAGAAGGATTTTTTGTTGCAAAATCAATAGGAGAACGTTGCTCTAGATCTACAGAATGTGCTTCAGGAAATTGTAACTTTAATAATTACATAGGAACAGGAAGTGGTAGAACAAGAGTGCCTATATGTACTGATCAAATAACCCTTCCTGATGCCATAATAAGTGGGAATGAAAAATGTATAAGTGGTAATTACTGTTGTAATTCCAAATGTAGAAATTATAAGTATATATGTTCTGGAAGTGATGCTAACTGTAGAAGACCTGATCTTACATGCACAAATGGTAGTTATGAAACATCAAAGCCAGAGTATTGTCGAACACCAACTTCTGCAGCACCTGCAACATCTGGATCGCCTGCATCATCTAGATCATCTGCATCACCTGGATCGCCTGCATCATCTAGATCATCTGGTTCACCTGGATCACCTGCATCACCTGGATCGCCTGCATCGCCTGCATCGCCTGCATCATCTGGATCACCTGGATCACCTGGATCACCTGGATCACCTGCATCACCTGGAGCACCTGGATCGCCTGCATCATCTAGATCATCTGGATCACCTTCTGGTGTACCACCACCAACTGGAGTAGCATCCTCTAGACCTGCAAATCGTATGAATTTCTTTAATAGACCCCCCCTACCTCCAGCAGTTACAACAGGTTCGCCCCCTTATCAAAATCCAACTCTTCAAAAAGCCTCAAAGGAAATGATACTATCATTAAAAACTACAATGGACGGATTCTATAATAATCAGCTACAATCTATACGTTCTACAGACCCACAAGTAACTCTAGCTATTACACAATTTACAGGAAATTATCAGCGTGTAAAAGACGAGGTGAATCTACCCATACCAACACTTAGAATTATAGACATAGAAACCATGTCAGATAATCTACACTTTTTACAAAGAACTGCACAAACGGGAACAGTTCCTAGAACAACTCCCGACCAACCATCCTATTCTACCGCCCCTACTGACCAACCTATTACACTTTCTCAGCTCCGTCTTTTAATACAAAAAGTAGCGGTAGAAATCGCGCGTTTACAGGCTAGTGGTACAGATGATCCTATAATTCAAGCCCGCATAAATGTATTCAATAAAATCCAAACGAGCATCAATGATATTTATACAAAGGTTACAAATGGTTCATTGAAAGAGAGTGAAATACCAATTAAGGTTTCTGATTATAATAGATTCTTACCGGCTATTGGAAATTCCAGTGCTGGTATTTCTGGTCTATTATCAAAATCAGGATATTCTAGTTTGAGTAGTCTCTTTAATGCATATGATGCTGGTGATATAAGTGGATCACAAATAGCTGTACAATTATTTGAAACCTATGCCGAGAGTTTATTAAATGGTCTTTCTTACAATATTGGATTTAGTTACACAAGTCCAAACGAGGTTGCGGCTAGACAGGCAGAGGCAGTAATAGCAACAAGCCCGAATAATTTTTTTTCACAAGAAATGGATACAAATCATCCAATGACTCTTGATGGTGTTAGAGGAGGATTTGATGCATATACACGAACACTTGATATGCAGGGTTTTCAAGGAGAGGTTCCGAAGGTATCTTCTTCTTCTGCAGGCGGCTTTGACTGGAAAAAACGTGCGGAAGATATTGTTGCTAATATTACAAGAATGGGTTTAGATCCTGAAGATTTTGGCTATGACCCTGAAGCTGGAATGAATTCTCAAGTCGGTGATTTCAGTTGGCGCGGATATGCCAAAATGATGTGTAATCGTTTAGCAACACATAGTGACCCTGCCATACCTGAACAAATAGGATGTCCCCCGGTTTCTTGGAAGGGATGGAGAACATAATATACATCAAAGTATATTTACTTACTAGAAGGGGGAAATGGCCTCGGTTATTCCAGTTAAATTAACTCCAAGAATTTTATTAGCCCTAGCCGTATTAATCTTAGGCGTTGGATTTGGGTTTGGAAAATATCTTGGTGGCCGTTCTTTACGCGAGGGATTTAATTCATCCACAATGTCTAATGTCCCTGTATGTGCTGAGTGCAAGAAACCAGTTCCAAATTGCGGATGTGAAACTAAACCTCAATATGCCAAGCAAATTCTTTGCCCCCCTTGTATGCAACCTGATATGAGCAAGTACGTACTTAAGGCGACAGTTCCTCCTTGCCCTATGCAGCCTGATCTATCATCGTATATGCTTAAGACGCAGTGCCCTCCTGTTCCAGATCTAAGCAAGTACGTTCTCAAAAGCAGTATCCCGAAGCAACAGCCTGTGATCATCGACAATTCTGCCTGTCGCAAAGAAGTCGGCGAATGTCCACCATGCCCACGTGCTCGCTGCCCAGATGTAAAATGCCCTCCGCCGACAGTATGCCCTACTGCGGCACCGTGCCCTCGCCAAATCTGTCCACCTACAACAGTAAAGTGCAAGGCCGAGAGTTCTACTGATAACACAGTTCGTCCCTTTTTAGCTCCTCTTAATATGTCAGTCTTTGGAGAATAAATTTTCATGACTACTAATAAAATGGACACCCGTTTTTGGGGTCCATCTGGCTGGAGACTCCTACATCTTATAACATTCTCCTACGATCCTATACAAAAAGAATCGATACGAGAATTTTTCACAATGCTTCCCTATGTTCTTCCATGTAAGTTCTGTCGTGCATCTCTTTCAGAATATTATGAGAAAGATCCTCTTGAACCGGCACTGAAATCTAAAACTCTCTTATCAAAATGGCTTTGGAGAATCCACAATATGGTGAACGATAAATTGAGATCGCAGGGACTCAATACTGCAGAGAATCCAAGTTTTGCCTCAGTACAGAAAATCTATGAGGAAAGAATCGCCAAGGGATGTGTTAGAACGGAGTTTGAAGGCTGGGACTTCTTGTTCAGTATAGTTGACAATCACCCTTTTACACGGTCATCTATGCACTCTACACCTTTATCTGATTCAGTGGCAGATACTCCTGATCTTCGTAATCGTTATAATGTGATGAGTCCAGATGAAAGAATGGAATATTATACGCAATTTTGGAAGAGTGTTGGAGAAAGTCTTCCGTTTGAAGAATGGAGAATGGCGTGGAAAAACTGCGACTTAGATTTTTCCAATGTTGGTTTGAGAAAACTTTGGATAAAGGAACTGTGGAGAATACGCTGCTGTTTAGAAGACAAACTTGAACTTGTGAACTGTGAGGAATTTAATAGTTTATGTAAGAGGCTGAGTAGTCACCGTTCTGGGTGTAGTCGAAAGAAGAGAGCGCGTACATGTCGTAAAACGACGAGAAAGCATTAGTGCAGAACTTTAAAACTTAATAAGGTGACCTTGTTAACTTTTAGATTTTAGAAATTTATGATCTGCGAGTTTTCTTAGACTTGGATTTCTTAGACTTCTTATTCTTACGAGATCCTCTAGATCCTCCAATTTTAGTACGTTTTGCATTGGGTTGTTCATTCAGATTCTCAGCTACAGCAGCAAGAGTAAATAATCCTCTATTATTTTTAGCATTTGTATTATTCATGAGAGGCAAAGAGGGTATTGCTTCTGCTGCAGCAGCTGCCGCATTCGACACACCAGTTCCAGTTGCACTAAGAGCATTTCTCACTCTTCTTGTAGCTGAAGATACTCCATTTCCTGCAGCATTGAGAGCTAGATTAGCTGTACTTACTACTGCATTTTTTGTAGCACTAAGTGTTTTATTCACATTGGCTGCAGTAGGCAATACAGATGCAGGCGGTCTACTAAAAAAATTTCTTATTGTAGTTGATGATGGAATTACAGGTGTAGCTGCAGCCGCTGCAGCAGGCTCTTCAGTATTCATTATATGTTCCTGAGCAAAAATACGTCCTGCAAGTTCATCAGGAAGAACTCCAGGCTCTGAATCACCTCCAAACTTTCCACTTCTTTCTTTTATTATATCATCCGCAAGTTTAATAGCGGGTATCATAGCAGCATCATAATCCTCTACAGAATCTGCGTATTCCGTTCCAACTACAACAGGCATTTGTGCCAATTCACGAACTCCTTGCCCAGGCTGTAAAAAATATTTTCTGCCCTTTTCAGCATTTGCTTTCAATACTTCGTTTAAGGAATCTTTTAATTCCCAAGGAAGAAAATTTACAGTTCTTTTAGTGAATATACCCTCTACCACAGTCTGAGAATTATTCATTGGACGAGAAGAAATTGCTTCTAGCTCTATCTTTAGTTTATGTTTCTTATCGTTCATAACAAGATATAATAATATATCCTCAAAAAGACGATTTGTATAAACAAGAAGATCACGAGAAGCTCCTGAATTTGTAGCTGAACGAGAATATATTTCGCGATACTTTAAAAATGTCTTTAAAAGTGAAACAGACTGCGCATATGTTACATTTCCAGCTTCGATAAGCTTACGTGCTAAATCGCCCCGCGGGGATCCTACATTTGAAGCAAGTCTTGTTCTGTTCGACGGTACATTGTATCTTGCCGAATTTGAGATAGACGCAAGTTCATCAAGAGAAGCACGTCTTTCTTTTGTTATCCATGATGTAAACTGGTCGCCATAGGAAGCAGCAAGACCTAGCCAACCGCGAGATCTAGTATTTTCAGAAACCTTTCTTGCTTGAATACGAGCAGCTTCCGCAGTTGGGACGGCCTGTTGGTGTTGTTGTATCTGTGCTACAGGAGGTTGTGCTACGGGAGCACCTGAAGACATGGCCGCAGCATCTCTGTCAGCAGCTGCAACTACAGCTACAGCTGCAGTGTTAAGAGGTGCTACTGGATTTCTTCGACTCATTCTAATTCTTATATATATTTTCCTCTAGCACCACAGCAAATGGAGGCTTACTGGTGGATCATAATTTATATGGTTCTTATATTAATTCTAGTAATAGTTAATTCTATAGTACATGAAAATATAGTTGAACCCTTTATAAAAGAAGGATTTGAATCTTCAGAGCCTTCCGAAGCAGAAATATCTGGTGCCACCAATGAAGATAAAGGAATTGTCCGTTATATCGGCAATGAAGAACTCTATGACACCTTTTATGCAAGCATTTACGACAAACTAACCCAAGGAGCTGCCCGTACGCAGGCCGAGGTCGGTCTCATTTTACACGAATGGTCTAAGCGAGGGGATAATTCTAAGACCTTTGAAGTACTTGATGCAGGCTGTGGAACCGGAATAGCCGTTTGCTCTTTTGCCAAATTCGGAGTGAAACGCGTAGTCGGTATTGATAAATCGTCAGCAATGATAAAACAATCAAAAGAAACAACGCTTCCCGCCACAACCTTAACAGACGATCAAAAAAAGATTATTGAATGGCGAAATGCCGATTTAATAAATCCAAGCGCATGTTCTGGAGGTGAATTTACACATGCAATCTTATTGTATTTCACGGTTTACTATTTTACAGATAAGGAAACACTCTTCCGGAATCTATATTTTTGGGTGAAACCAGGTGGGAAACTTGTGGTACATGTAGTAAATAAGCACAAGTTTGATCCTATGTTGGACTCTGCCTCTCCGTGGATAGGACTATCACTTCAAAAATATAGTGAAAAGCGTGTTAAAAAATCTGAGGTGACATTTAACAAATTCAAATATGTCGGTGAATTTGATATACAAGATCCAACTGCTGAATTTAGAGAAACATTCAGATTCAATGATGGGAAGATTCGTAGACAAAAACATAGTATCAAGATTGAGAATACAGATGAAATTGTTGGAATGGCAAAGGCTGCTGGATGGGAGTATCTTGGCTATACTGACTTAGTTGTAGTCGGATTTGAATATGCGTACCATCTCCATTTCAAGCATCCTTAAGTTTTATTCGCTAAGGTTAGAGGCTTCTATGCAGAAAGTTCACGATGTTTTTCAACGCGGCCTACGCAGAGGTGCAGAAAGACTACCCTTTGATCCCGAAAAACGGTATTTTTATGTAGAAAAACCTGCCACAAAGGAATCAGAAGGTTGGCGCGTATATTTACGCGCCTGTTGTTTTATTCATGAGAAACCAGTTGGTAATGAAGCTATTGATCCTATGCGCTTCATTGTGGTTAAACGTACGGGGAAGAATGACTGGGAAGCACCAAAGGGACAAATGGAAGGAAAGGATGGTTTACGTAATCCCTCTGACAGCGTTTTAAAAATTCTTAAAGAAAATATAAAACGTGAGGTTGGTGAAGAAGCAAGAATTACAAAGGTTCAACATCTCGAACATACTGGTTTAGTATTTGAAGGACGCGAGAATGATTATCCACCGAATACCTTCTTTCAGTATCACATCTTTCATGCTCTAGCAACTCCTTCAGCAATTCAAGAGGCTGCTGAAGAACTGAAGTGGTATCGTGAACACCCTGTAGCCTTTGCCCGTCTCAAGAGAGATAAAAGAGAGAAGGATGATATTTCCTTCTATTCGCCGAGTGAGACACGTATTAGTGGAAGATGGTCTCCAAGTATAATAGCCATGTATTTGAAAAAATATTCTCAGTGAATTTATAATATTTAACGTTGAAATCCTTCCTTACGACTCAACACCTCCTTTGTAATAGAATCAGCTCGTTCGTTTTGTTCCCGTGGCACTTGACGAATAGCAATCCAGTCAAAGGCGGTCTCATCCATCATAGCCGCCTGTGTTTCCGACCACCAGATCTTCAAATTTTTATGGGAAACCTTGTATTTTCCAGTATTTTGAAATACAATTAATTCAGAATCTCCTTCAATAAGAAGTTCACGAGCTCCACGCATTGCGGCAATTTTTAATCCTAGAAGAAATCCCTGCGCCTCTGCAACATTATTTGTCGCCTTCCCTAAATACTTTCCCATTTCAAACACGACTGTGCGAGTTCCATCGAGCCCCTTCGGACTCCATAGAACAGCACCAGAGGATGCGGGACCAGGATTTGGATTGGCACCGCCGTCAAATTGTAGAAGCCAGGCCTCTCCTGATCGATCTGATTGACCAACTAGAAGAGCATATTCCCCTTTTACACCAACTCGAGGAAGATTAGGATGTTTATATAATAATCTCTGGCCTTCCTTGTCCCTGGGCTGGATCATTGGAACAATCGTCATTTCGGGCAGTGGGTTTGTAGGGTTTGTACGAATGATTTCAGGCATCTCTCTTTGACTAGGTGCACTTCGATTTTCAGAAGGCGCATCTAAAACATTTTGTTTAATCATATCGAGAACATCTTTCGTACGTTTCGGCTCACGAAGTTCATCATGAAACGGATTGAAAGATTCTTTTGATTTTGGAATATGAAATCCAAAGCTATTTAGACTCGGCATGGTATATTCTATATAGTATAGGATAGCTTCATTTTTTAATTATTCAGAATATATTCTCCCAACCATTTGAGAGCATCATCAATGGAAGTAGTTGCAAGAAGAGCTTGAATACAAAGATTTTTTTCGAATCCGTATGATAACATAACGTTCAAAGAAACTTCGTCAACATCCATAGTATTTACCTTTTCCCTATAGATCGAAATTCAATTTTTTTCCTCGTAGGATAATAAGAATATAGCAACCAAAGATAGTATAACACCAAGCTTTTTTGTAGTTGATAGCTGCTCTTTGAAAAAATACAGACCTACTATGCTAACGAGTACATCACTCATAACATCCCATAATAAATTCATAACCGTTAGAGTTTCAAAGTTGAGAGAGGCCAAAAATATAAGAGGTTGCATTCCATAGACTATAACAGCTAGAAAGCTAAGTGTTTTGCTTATCAATCCAAGATGAATTCCTTTTAGTAAACTTAGAGAAAACACATCAATAAGTGCCATACAAAGTCCGTAGACAAGAGGGGTTTGAAGATTCATATCTAGATGATGTCAACCTTTTTTGCAAGAATCGCCTTTGACATAGTCTTTAGAAGTTCTTTCGTCCCTTCATCGCGATAATCAAACTCGCACGAATGGATCTCAGGATTGCGATGCTGAGTACAATAGTAATGAGAACATCTACAGGCAAAGTCACTCAGCATAATCTTCTTCTTACACACTTCAAAATTACACACTTTGGCTCGGACATTCGACATGTTTTGGTGAAAGGTTAAGCGCGTACTTCGTTCAACTTTTAGATGGCTTCGTTTTGGAAATCAAATCCCTGTACCCCTACATGGGCAGGGATGTTTACGAATATGTGGTCAAATTCTCCACCGAAAGTCTTAGATGCTGATCATCGTCTACAAGAAGCACCCCTACAGGGGTGTTCAGTACGAGAAGCAAGAGAGGCAGACTGTCAAGCAATTGTCGAATTTTGGATCCGTTATTATTCGTGTTCAAGTCGCTGTAAATGCGTGGTCTCAGTATCTCATCTTAAAAAGATAATGTCAAACTCTCTTATCTTTCTAGTTGTACGAGGGGATGGAGTTATTCTAGGTTCCATTGTAAAACGTTATATGAAGGGACTACATATACAAAATGCACGTTGGGAGAAAGCAGCCTACATTGATTTTTTCTGTATTCACCCAGGCTGGCGGAAGAGGGGTTTAGGCAGAGCACTTTTAAGTTCCGTACATAATGAACGTTTTCTACCCACTTCCGTCCATAATAAACGTCTCGTACCTGCTATATTTCTATTGGAAGGTATAAAAAATACTATCCCACCCTTATCCATTGGCTGTTTTTTGGCTAAACGAGTCAACGGACAAAACCCTTTAACACAGATAACTGATCTAGAACTATGTAAGAGGGAATGGATGTTGTCGACACGATCCGCAGATATCTGGACTGAGGACTATGGCAGCGAGATAACATTTTGGGATACTGGCAAAGGTATCGTAATTGTTTGGGATATTCATCATCGAATCATTCCTGATGGATCGGCTATAGGGATCATCGTAGGAGGATCTATAGAGGCTGCTAATGCCTTTGCTTCTGGGAAAAGCCCTTGGGGATATCTATTGTTACCGAGAAGCCCTTTTAGTTTTGAGGAGGGATGGACATATGACTCTGTTTTTCAGAATATTGGATACAATATCTCAGTCGGATTTATATCTATGAAATTCCCTTTACTCGGCTTCTAGAAGGTAAAAATTGAAACCCCCTTTCGCACAAAACCAAAGTCCAACCATGAATATTTTCGCACTAAGCCGAGATCCCAAGGAAGCTGCGCGGGCGCACGGAGATAAGCATGTTGTTAAGATGATTCTTGAGGCGTGTCAGATGTTATATACTGCACATTGGATATCTGTACATCCAGAACTTCTCGCATTTCGAGCCCCTATTAAAGTAGCAGCTGCTCAGAAACTCCTTAGTGTTCCTGAGCATATGCTTTCATGCCCTAAGACGAAGTCGAATGAGCCAGGATTTCGCCCAGTGCATCTTCATCATCCTTGTACTATATGGGTTCGTCAATGTCTAGCGAATTATATGTGGCTAACCGACTTAGCTCTAGCTATCGCGGAAGAATACGAATATCGCTGGCCTGGACGCACCCATTCTTGTAAGGCGCATGCTCAATGGCTTCAGGCAAATCCTCCTGTACTTCCAGACTCTCCTCTCACTCCTTTTGCGCTTGCAATGCCAGATGAATATAAGACGCAAGATCCAATTGAATCTTATATTAATTTCTACCGTGGTTCAAAGAAAGACAGAGGACTAACGACGTATACTCGTCGTGCACCCCCTGAGTGGTTGTAAAAACTTCTCTTATTTAAATACTCGGCGTTCTCCCCAAAGTTTATTATATTTTTCTACTGGTGTAACTATTTTCTTATCATATTCTTTAATTCTATCTAGAATATTTCTTCCCTTAAAACTATATCCATTACATTCATTTACTACTCTTTTTAAAATAAATTCCCTCTTTTCCTTTTCTGTGAAAAAACTCCCTATTACAATTGCCCCTGTAATATCGTAAACCCCTCCGCCATAGTATCTTTTCTCAATATTATCTAGAATAGCATATATACTCTTATATATAGTTTCATTTTTGGCATATACTGATATTAATCCATTAGAAGTTCCTTTGTATATATCATTTTCATAGGGTTTTAATCTAACTTCTGAAGAAAAATATTCTCTATCAATAATTTCTATAAATTTAAAATCATTGATTGGTTTAAAAGATATATCCAAATATATCCCTCCGTAAATATATAAAACACATAATCTCCATAAATCTGCCTTATATGCCAAGGGTATCAAAGTATTATAGGCATTTAGCACTCTTTCTTCAAAATTATCTTTTATAAATTGCTTACACTCTTCTAAAGTAAAGACTATTACTTCAAATTCTGGATTTGTTGTTTTTATATAGTCTAGATTATTTTGTAGTGTGGGAGGCAACACTTTATCATGCCACGTTTGGAATATCTTTAGTGGAACATAGCGAGGAATGTCTTTTACACGCCATAATCCTAATGATTTATCAACATATTTAGGATAAAATTCTTTACAATTCTCATTTATAATTTCTAGAGGGTATGGGAAACTAAAGGGTATATCAAAAAACGATATAGGTCTCCATTTTCCTGTCTGTATATCTTTAAAATCTCTATTTGTGAATGTAGTCATCAATACGTACTTTGCCGAACTTTTTCTAATATTTTCTAAGGCGCTTAGAATATTTTTTAAAGAAAAATGTACGAATAGATCCCTACAAAAAATTATATCAGACTCGGGAATAGGATTAGATGTAATATCAAATTCTACAAATTTGTAATTATATACATGAGTATCGAATTCAATTATATCTTTAACAATAATACCACGAATATAGTTTGGAGTATGTTCTGTGATATTTTTAAACCAATTTAAATCACCATGGGGAATATCAAAGAATGAATTAATTTTATATTTTTTTATTAATTCTTTAATAGATTCTTGTATACATATACCTTTATGTGGTTCTGATTTTGTAAATGTAGAGTCCATTTATAATAACACTTATTTTATATATACGTAAAATACGAATGTATAAAATCTATCAGAGCTCAAACTCTATTTTTTATTTCTCTCGAGCAAAAGAACACCACTTATGTAATATGCCTCACTCTTTTTATAGTATTCAAGTAAGAGGCGCGAAGCTTCTCTTCCAAAGGCATTCACAGAAGATAATCCGCCAGTTGTAAGTTCCTTAGAGAAGGTCATCTTAACACCCTCCTTCGGATCATTCGTGACTGTAAACATTCTCTTTAACATAGAATTTACAAGATCTGTATGATTTTCTTGGAAGCGCAACATAGGATTAATAACCTTTGTAAGAAGATCACGACGTACAACATCATCCACAGCTAACACGGAGTCTGCGGTGCATACAGAAAATGCTTTGAAAGGAGAATTTGATTCTAAGAAGGTCTCTGGACTTGTTGTTATATTATACAGCTTGGCAATCTGCTTACTTCCTTCACGAAGTTCTTTCTCTCTCTCGATCGACTGTGTAAATTTCACCTCGCCCCCTTTTACTTCATAAGAATCATAATATAAGCTTGTTAGACTTTTAAGATAAATATTTGCGCCAGGTGTTTTTCCTGCCTTTGGCATATAATCAGAAGTCTCAAAGTCAAGAGTCTTAGTACATATTTGGCTATAGTACCGTTGCATCTTATCATAGCGCTCAGATTCAAAGATAGGATTCAAAAGAGTCATGGCTCTCGCCACACAGTAGGCCTTAGGAAAGTCCTTGCCTTCAAACCGGTTTTCATATAATTTCTTAATTTGCTCGAAATTTTCAAAGGATGATTTTCCTGTTGTCGTCTTTGTCGCAGTTTTCTTGTTCTTTCCAGAAAAATAATCATGAATCGATTTTATAAATTCTTTAGAATCGGCACTGTCTCCTAATTCATATACAAATACCCAGCTGCCAAGCTCTTTCTTAAATGACTGGATTTCCTTTCCATCAATGTACATATCAATTTCTGAATCATTTGTCATTTCCATTTTCACATCAACTTCTTTTGTAGCAGATCCTGTGCGTTTATAATATCCCTTTACAGTGTGACTGTCTGGTCCTTCAGGGGGAGACCACCGAATAAAAAACTCACCAGTGCCACTCTTATCATCTAATTTTAATAAGGTACCATCTTTTACACTGAATAATGGTATAAAGGGCGCAAAAGAAGATGCTGCCATTTCTTTGCCTGTAGTTCCGCGCGTCATTGGAATAGATCCTCCAAGAAAGATCCCACGTTTAGGACCTATAGGACCTGTAGATCCAAAAGATCCCATAGGTCGGCGCAACATTCTTCTTACAGGATCAGCATCAAGAACAGTTAGAGCCAAAGCTCCATAAATCTGAAATATTCTTACATAGTAATAAGCCACGTCCATACATCTTTGATTTCGTATCTTTGTAATTTCCAGAAGTTCTTTTGTTCCCTCTTGTTTTACCAGTCCAGGCGAAAGCGACTGTATTGGCGCAAACAGTATTTCACCTCTTTTACCCAAGCTAGGATATACTTGAATACTTTGAAATAAGGAACTTAGCGCTTCAGCAGTTGTAAATACATATTTAGGGCAAGCGCTTATGCTAGAAAGTGAAAGAATATCACGGAAATCGGCCTTACTGAAAAAAAGTGTAAGTATTTTATCTGAAAGTTCTTTTGTTACGCGGGCTCTTTCTGATGCGGTATCTCCCTGAGCTCGAAGCGAAGAGCCTCCGAGACCCATACTATAGTGGCTTACGTTTTTCTATGAAGGTGTTCAATAGTTCTTCAGATTGTTCTAAGCGTCGGAGGCACTTTAGTAGCGTTCCTTCGCTTACATCACATGCTACAGATATTTCCGAGGTTGTGATTTTTTCATATCCACATCTCTGGAGAACATAGGCAATTACTGCTGAAGCCAAACTGGGTGGCATATTTTCCTTACTTAGCTCCTCATCCTCTGCTGCCGCTGCGACCTTCATTGCAATGGCGCGCAACGATTCGATCGAACTACGTGAAATAGGCAACTTTGACATAGGAAAGGCAATATAGTCGGAAGCATGTGTGGTACGAAGTTGAGAAGGAATGATAGTAGTCTGTGAAAGCATACCTTTCTGTTTCGCCATTGCTAAGACACACTGAAAGTCTTTGAATGCCTTGGTAAACTGAGCATTCTGAAGATGAAACATATCAGCAACATCCTTTGGTTTTCTTGGAGCCCCCACCATCTTTAGAGCGCTGTAAATACACGAGGCAACGACAGATGCTCGAGAAAGTCCGCGCTTATCACAATGCTCAACAAGCTGGACATACAAATCCTTCGCCATTTCAATAACTCGCTGCTCAATTCCATGATTTGTTGCGGCAAGTGTCATTTGTTCAAACACTTGGAGAAGACTGCGTTTCTTATAAGGAAACATCGACCAGGTGTGAAAGCGACGAATGCGCATCATGGTTCCGCGTGCTGACTGGTGTCCTCCCTTGCCAACTCCCAGAATGATGGTGCCGAGGGACGAATCGGCAAAACGGGGATCTGTTGGAGCGCCTACACGACAAGGATCACCACCACCTCTATCATCCGAACTAAAGAAGCGATACTCTGCCCCCATATCGAGAGGACGTTCTACCACTACACCGCAACCCTTACAAATTATAAGTTCATCTTGATCCTGCCAATCTATATCCTTGCATTTCTCACAGGTGTCTAATTTTTTCCTAGTTTCCATTTCCCACGAATCCCAGTCAAAACTTTCTTTAGAAGTATTCAAAGAAGGGAATAGGCTTGTCATTTTGGTATTTCTTGGGTATACAAGATATAAAATCATTTTTTATACTGCCCAATTCGTACCATTCATAATAGCAGTCGATTCTCGTTCTGTTTTAATCCAAGTACTATCATTGTGAACCATATGCAAGTATGTTAACTCTGGAATATAAGTAATACTATATCCACCTTTTACAAAACACCGAAGCATATAGAGAGCATCTACTGCTAAGACATGTGAACTCTTTGTACTTACAGGAAGAAGATCAAGACATTTCTTAGGAAGAACCCAGTTTCCATCATTTAGAAGAAAATTCCATCCTGGAGTGTCTAGCATAGTATTCCAATTAAGCGAGCTCAGTGTAAGTCCAGAAAATTTACTGCAAGACTCTACAACAGATAGTTTTTCAGGATTCACTGTTTTAAAATCGGCACTTGCATAGATTTTCGTAAGATCTTTCTTATTGATTTGTGATATCGTCTCAAACCACTCATCTTGAAAATAATTATCACTATCCAAAAGAGCGACCCAATCAGTCTTGGCCATAGAAAGACATTTCCTCTTATTTTCATAAATTCCTAGAACACGTTCATTTTGTATACATCTTAGTTTTGGAGAAAGAGCTAGATCAGATTTCATAATCTCTACAATATCTTCTCCCGTCTCATCACAAATAATGACCTCGGCTACTTCGGGTCTTTTTAAAAAGCCAGGGAGAGAATTTCTAAGAAAAAACCACCGATTCATGGTGGGTATTGTAATTGTCAAAAAAGGATCCATTAATTTCTTTTTAACACTAATCTTTAGATGTCGGTCGGTCTTGAATCTAGAACACAAATATTACCGAATCCGTCAATACCGACAAAGGTTCCTGGAGTTTTTGGACCCGATTATAGTTTTGCCGATAGTATACCTCTTCCATCAGAGGTAGGAGTTCGCGATGGCGATGATGTACAAAGTGTTATAGATGCGGCCAAGGGAGCAGCTTTTTACATAGATACTATCGGATTTGGTAAGTCTAGTTCTCGGCTTACTGCTGGAATGCCACTGAAACCTCTAGGTGTAAATACATTTATGAGAACTGGGTTTGTATGTTCAAATGGGGCAGATATGTGGATGTATAATGCGGGCATTCCAAAAGGAAATGCTCTAGGAAAACGCCTGGCTGATGGATTAGAAGGTGCCGGCTTTCCTCCAATGAAAGGGTTGGCTCCTGGAATTCTTGAAGATGTTCAAAGTGCTCTCGATCCTACTCCCTTAATGTCTGCGATATTTGGAACTGGCAACCCCATGTGTGTGTACAAAGAAGAAAGAGTTGGAGATCAAGATAATAAGATACAGAATTCGGCAACAAATGCCTATTATGTTGAGAATCCTGAGACTGTGTATTATAAGGGAGGTGTTCCTTATCAGAGACGCTGGGTATATGCGGCGGATCTTACATCTGATGCATATAAGAATACGCCAAAAACATTTTGCCCTGATGGATCTGCTGTAGCAAATCACAAGGATACAGATTGTTTAAAACCGATCGTATCAACGGCAGCCTTTCAAGATTACAGTTCAAATAGAAGAGATGCTAAAGAACTATTACGAATGATTGGAGCAGCCTCTCTAACACTTCTATCGATAGTACTCGTGCATAGATGCATTAAGAAATAAGAAATCACAGAATCCCGGTTAAAGCAGCTATACCACATACATATAATGTCAACGAGACGTATTACACGCGAACTTGCCGACCTAAGACAAGATCCTCCAAACAATTGTTCCGCCGGCCCCGAAGGGAATGATTTATACAGATGGGAAGGAGTTATTTTCGGTCCTTCAGATTCTCCCTTTTCAGGCGGAATCTTCAAACTCAAGGTTCTATTTCCCATTGATTATCCATTCAAGCCACCCACTGTTACATTTACAACAAAGATTTATCATCCGAATATTAGCGCAGCAGGAATTATATGCCTAGATATCTTGAAAACACAATGGTCTCCTGCGCTAACAATTAGCAAGGTACTGTTAAGTATATGTTCAATGTTAACTGATCCAAATCCCGACGATCCTCTCATGCCAGATATAGCCCAATTATACCGTACTGATCTGGCAAAATATAACGCTACTGCTCGCGAATGGACGCAAAAGTATGCTACCGAACCTTGACTTATATTTTCTATATAACTATAAGAATGGACAAGACAATTACAGTACTCACATGGTTCGCCATGGCAACTCTTGCTCTAGGAATTGCTAGACAACTTTCTGAACAAAAATTCCTGCAACCGCAGTTTTAATCGACAATTTCACAGATTGATTCTGCTTTCTCCTTTATCTTTCTAGCCTTAGCCTCAGGTATATGCCAAGTACCATTACGAGCACCCTCAACATCCTCCCAGAATTTGGCAAAATCTTTCTTTGATTCTTCAAACCAAGTTGGGTCGCGCAACACTGTTACACGACGCAATTGAACAAGATTCCAGTGATATGTTTCGACAAGTGCCCAGTCATCCTCCTCCTTTTGCGAGTATACATATCTATTAAAGTTCGTATGTACATTCGACTCTAGACGAATGATCCCTGACGCAATGGCAGATTCATCTAGCTCTCCTTCAGTAAACTTTGCTTCAACAAATTCACAGGCTGGGCGATCACACACTTCCATTTGAAGCTGCATCTGGCACCAATATTCAAAGGGGATCTTATCATTTATAATACGCGACGAGGGACATTTGATTTCCACAAGTCGTCCAACTAAAGAAGCATCTTTTTCACACTTCGTAATCAAGCCATCAGGGCTGGCAGCTATTTTCTCAACAGTACGATGTCTGATTCTTCCGAGATCCTGAATCGAAGCGCATAAAGAAGATTCCAAATATTCTTTTACAACTGGCTCATAACGTATGCCCCAATCAAAGGGCGAAGTATTTCTCCGTTCTACCGCACCCTTCTGAGTAATAATTTGCACAGGCGTTGTCTTTGATACTACTAAACTTCCACGAGTTCTCCCAGTTTTGAAAACAGTAGCGACTTCGCTTGCGGTTAAGATATTCTTCGTTTCTTCGTACCATTCCTGAGTTCTTTGTTCAACTTGGGCAACCGTGAGAAGCCATTTCCATGAATCGTCTTCTAACGAAGTTGAAGAAGCAGAAGAAGAAGCAAGAGAATGCGACAATTTGCGAACAGCCAGAACTGAATCAAGAGTAGTATCAAAGATCTCAGAATCTTCTGCCAACTCTTTTACATCTTCCGCCCAGGCATCAAAGAATTTAACATGGCCTACTATAGGAGAGGATTGTTCAACAGTGCGAAGAAATTCTGCCACATTGTTGAACTTGTCTGGAAGAGATGTCATAGGTGATATTTAGGTAAGTGCCTCATCAGATTTCATATTTTGTTGGACTTCCGTTTTTACAGGCTTTTTACGAAAGGTTACCGCATTCTTCTTATTGATAATACTAGATAACATTCTACCATCGGCCGTCTTATGATACACGAGCCCTTTAATTTCCTGGATTTCCTCTAATTCAACACTATATACAACTGCGATCTTACTATTCAAGAGATTGTTATTGAGAGCCTTTTCTAGCTTCTGTTTAAGATATTCAGAATCTTCAGCTGTGAGGCTAAGACGCAATGATTCGGATTCAACAAACTTACGGATACGATTTAGTCGTAGTCCGCGCTCTAGACGATGCCACGGCCGCTTGTACGCCTCGCTAGCATTCAAATTCAAAAAGGTTTCTAATTCGGAATTTAATCCGATAGACTCTCCATGTAATGGAGGAGGACTAGAACGACGAGCACGCCGCGTATTATTTAAGGGAGCCTGCATCTACTATACTTTACCATCTAGGCTTAGACCTCTTTACTAAATATTACTCCAAAAATCTTTCAAACATGGATGCCCCTTCCAACAAAATTCGTCGGTTGTCCCAAGATCCTTTACTAAGAAAAAAGGCCGCCACAATTGAATATCTGGAATTCTCTCAGCAGAGCCTAAAAAATCTTTCCACGAATAAAATTCAGACATATTCGTAGACGCTGTATCAACTTCGAAATACATAGTATCCCCTTTAACACATTTAAATGATCCTTTAAAACCATTTGGATCCAAATATGTATCGATAGCCTGTTTTTTCGTAAGCTTCTCTTCATCAGTCTTCCAAAGTTTATCTCCAGATAAAAACATCCAAGCAGTCAACATGACACATCCTAATTCTTTTGACTCTTTTTTTTCGATATAGTATGGAAGTATATACATTCCTCTACATTTAGTACCTGGTTCGTTTATGCTTTGTTTTTATGAAGGTTAAATAGATATGCGTCCCTTTGAAATGCCAGATATCCCCCCGCCGTGTTTCAATCTACGAAGTAGACGAGAAGTAAATACTGTGGATCAACATAACTCTCGCTTTCATGCATATTGGCAAGCTGATTCTCCCTCTTTAGAAAATTCTAAATCTGGACAGTTTGTTCATCAAGATATGAACCCAACGCCGTCCCGACTTTATAGAGAAGATATGAGACAATCACAGCCATATGTAATAGGGGATATTGAAACTGGTGAAATACTTAGAGTAAATAAAGAAATATCGATAACTCTGCAGAAGATTAATATTCTTCAAATGAATGATCCTCTCTCAGAAGAACTTAGAACACAGAAAGAATTGTATAAGACACTTCTTGAACGTAAAGAACAACTTGATTTAGAGAATTTATCGCGTAATCCGTATTTTGATAAATATTCTGTTAAAGACGATACACCAAATATCATCCGCGAATTACGTTCTGTTGTGTCAGAGGATGTTGTTGATCGTGGATTGGCTGAATCTCAAAAACTCTTGCGAAGAGGTATGGAGAATCGTTGGTTGCCGGCGAATTTTGCTGAAACACAGAGATTAGATAGTTTAAATGCGTATGAGCTCATGATGCCGAAGATTAATAATCAAAGTAAGGTATATCATTGAATAGAAGTCAATCTGTTCGCATATATGTCATATGCTGATAGTACTTCTTTCTGCTCCTCTTGTTTCGGTTTAGCCTGTTTATCTTGAAGTTGTTTTAGAAGTGTAGCTTCTTCCTGTGTTAATCCTCCAGTGGCTTCTTCTTTTATTTTGATTGCAGGTGTGAGACATGATCTCCAGAGACATAGATCTGAGTTCTCGTTAAATAGATAGCCCATTATTAAGATTACAATAATCGTTAGACCTGCAGCAATCATAATATTTCGTGTAGCTACAAATAATACTGCAAATAGGAAAAATCGGCGTACTGTGGGCTGGCTAAGAAATTTCTGTTGTTCTGGGCTTATGTCGAGAGATAGATAGCGACCTCCTAAGTTTAGGAGCAACATCATAATTCCAATAAAATACGGATTTGAATTTACAGATGTCATAAGAACATCTATTGGATTTATTGATGCTCCCATCGAAGCCATGGCAGCCGGAACGCTCATCTGTTTTGCTTAGGGTTTTTTAGCACCGTGGGTAAAGAATATAACATCTGCTCCCAAACAAATATATGCCATGGCTGCAAGTAATCCAACTGTTGGGCACCAGAGAGATGATAGGATAACTAGGCCTAGTAAAAGAATCCGCGTTAAGGGAAGTGCGTATGCTTCAACGAGAGCAGGGGGATAGGGTGTTTCCATATGAAATCCTACAAATACTAACCATGATGCTAAAACTATAGTTACTGAAAGACGTAAAAAATCATCTAGTTTTAGCATCATTCTAACGGTACCTTAAATTTAAAAGTTACTGAGATGTTCTTGAGTTCCCATCAAAACTATTTTGTACAGGTTGCGTATCAACACGATCTTGTATTATGCGCGTTGGATTTTCTTTAAGAATACTTTCTACGAACCATTTGTGATTTCTAATATCTGTAATCTTAACATTTTCAAATCCCTCAGGAGTGTATAAAGGGCGATTCGCCCATGTTAGAGCAATTGCAATGGTTACAAGAAGTGCTGGTATCCACCCCAAATTGCTATGCACAATATAAAGTATAAAAAGTAAGAGTATTCTTCCAAGAGTAGAATTTAGCTGCCATAGCCAAGCAGGACTTATTTTTTCAGCATATACCGCCCATATAAAAATCAGGGTTGAACTAATTGTTATAAAGAGAGTATTTGACTGTTTTGTCCATTCAAGTACCAGTTCCTGAAATTTTGCACCACCAACCATAATTGGCGCGGGCATTCTATCGGTATGTACAGAATTTAGAGTGATGTTATTAGAGGTGGAGAACCATGTCAGGATGTTCTCTCCAGGAAGCATTTCCGGATACAGCAAAAATATCCGGTGAAAAGGCAAGTAAGAATGAAAGAGCAAAGGCAAAGCGATGTAAGGGGCCAGCTTTAGCATTTTTAAAGGAACTTGATCCAGATCGTCAGGCTCAAACACCCTTGCCACCGGCAGAAAAACTAGATAAACGTAAATTTGAATCATTTGCCGCAGAAATCAATACGCCATTGCTGAATCAAAGTGTAAATGATGTGATAGGGGAATCTAAGAAATATTTTGGAAAAGGGTTGACTGAAGATGGCTTTGCTGACTTTAGTAATTCTTTAAAAGATACTGCAGGATATCAAATACAGGGGGCAGATTTTATGGCATCCTTTGGTCAAAAGGGGGCAGATGCACCAACAGCGAAAGCGCCGGCAATTGATATTAGCTGGAAACCTGAGCTGCCTTCAGGTGCAACTACAAGTTTCTTTCCTGTATCCAACTCCGGTCAGTCAGAAACACCCATTTTTACACAAGATGAGAAACTTTCATTAATAAGCAAGATTGATACACTTTTTGCCAGACTTGAAGATCTTGAATCAAAAACGAACGAGCATGCGCCGACTGAGGTGGCTCTATTCATTTTAAGTGGTCTATTTCTGATGTTTGGCCTTGAGACTGTTAGAAAGTTTTGAGCGCCGTGTTGTTCTTTTTCCGCCCTTTGCCGTGATTTTTTCTATATAGAGATCCTTTGATGCTTGACCACTAATAATTTTTAAGAAAAACCCTAAGAATTCTTGTTTGTGTACAGGGGTAAAGGTTGATATATTTACCTTTATCAGTTTTCTTAAAAATTCTGTAAGTTTGGGATCTTTCTTAAAATCGTACTTTATGATCTGTTCTGGAAGAATTTCTGGTTTGAAAGAAAGCGATGTTATGAGTGGGGCATTCATAATTTTTTCCTGATAATCTTTAACACTTGTAATTACAGTATTTAGTTTATAAATTACTTTCATTATCTTGTTTTCTGGGGTATATTCTTTTGATTTTTCGGATTTATCAGATGCTGCGAAGGTTTCTTTTATAAACTCCCGTAATTCATCACGAAGATCGGGCTTTTCTGGCTTTTCAGGTTTTTCTGGTTCTGAATTTGCGTTCGAATTATTAAATTCTGAATTTGTATTTGATTCATTAAATTCTGAATTTGTATTTGATTCATCTAAATTTTCTTGACCTTCAGGTTCAGCTTGAGGTTCAGGCTTGAGTTCAGGTTCAGGCACAGGAAGTTGCACAGTTTCCAAAAGATGGAAGGTCTCCTTTGGTGGCGGATGTAAATGTAATTCAAGTTCCTCAGGATTGTCTTGTTTTAATAAGAACTGTACAACAGTTGTCATTAAATACTCACGATATGCATCTAAAACCTTTTCCATAAATCTTTGAATAGTGCGCCCTTCTTTTCTTGTCATCAAAGTATATTTATTCGTTCCGTCATAGTTTACATACACTTTCCAAAATTCAAAGAAATCCTCTTTAACTGCATCAGAAACAATAAATTTCTTTATAAATGGGTGATTAAATCGTAGGTATTTATCAAATAATATTTGTTCGTCGCCGGTAAATTTAAGGTTTTGTATATCTTCTTTTAAAGAATCATCTACAACACGCACGACAAGTCCTACAGAAAGACGAATAGTTTCTTGTGCTCCACCCTTATACATCTTCATGTCAATAGGGGTCTCAAGCTTTTGTAAATCGCTTTCGACTTGCGTACCCCCTCCATGGAATACTTTCATTTCTATTGGAGTATCTGGCGTAGTTAACATCGATGCCATTCTAGAAGTAAGCCTCCTTATAAAAACAAGGCCTAAATTGTCCGGGAATACGTATCCTAGTAAGAAACATGGAACTTATACAAAATGTTCCGAGTATTACACCTGATCCCCAAACACGTAAAAAGAAAATTCATTGCAAGCAAGAATTAATTATTGCCAGTCTTCAACGGTTTTATAGCGGCAGAACAGATCTGAATGAAGTTGTAGATCTTCTAAAGGGAGAAAGTGAAATCAGTCTACGTCTCATAGACTGGTTTGTCACGAACTATAGTAAGGCTCATAGTACGGCATATATCTTAAACGGCCAGGAATTTGTTGTCTATATGAATTATAAGAATCAGCTCAAGGCATATAGTAAGAAGCTATTTGATCCCTTCTGTAGACGCGAACGTATTAGCTTTCAGATTCCAGGCCACGAGGCTTTTTTGACCACAGTTGGAAAACTGAATTTTTTCAGATGGGCAATTGAAAAGGGGATCCTAGACTATATTAAGGGACACCAGCCAGAAATTGAAAAAGAGATGAATGTTGCCATGCGCGAACAGGCAAAGATCCGTACGCCAACGAGTACTCGCGATTCACAGTCAACTATCAATACGGTGAGTACTAGCCAGACGCGTAAGAGAAAGGTTACAAATGAAACGGCAGCGATTAAATTGCTACAGAAGCACGATTGCCCTATTGAGATGCGGTTTGATTAGTTTTAGCCTGAAGTTTAAAAGTTAATAATACAAATTATTAAGTTTTAAGACCAATCCATAATAATGAGCTTCTCTATTATTTGCCCATCATAACCAGCAGTTTGATTGTATGTAAAATCTACTCCTGGATACTCTTTTTTTAGAATTTCAATCAGTTCTAATGCAATCTCTTCTGTGAAAATAAATGTAGTCGAATAATAATTAGGATCACGAAGATTAATAATATACTTGCTTAACGAGGTTGGTGTTCTAGTAATATGTGGGTTAATTAGTTGCCGTATATTATTCCAAAGTACTAAAAGAATCCTATCAAATACTTCATACTTTTGTATTCCACTAGGATTTCTAAAGATCGCCTGTAGATTTTCACGCGATTTTAAAAGAGATTTAGGTGAATTACTCATTATATGATACTAGTATTCTTATATTTAGACCATTGATCATGTCGAACTCTAAGTTTAATCCCATTTTAGTGTATATCTCTTTGTATTAGCGTCGTAAAGAAGTTCACTATCTGGAAAGCGTTCAGAAACCAATGTCTTTATTCCATTTACAATATTTTCACAAACTGTCTTATCAAATCCAAATGGGGCTAACTCACTAGGACTAATATCTGTTTCACATCCATCCAATGGCTGTGTTGTAAACTTTACCAAGCCTTGCTTTGCTGCAGTAAATACTGAGTGCTCTATGTATGTAATTCCCCTATTAATAAATTCAGCCTGTATCCTTTCATTCTCAAGTCTTTTCAAGCCACGTAGATATGTACGAGAATATACAGGGATATCAGCTGATACTGCGTATAGTAATGAAAGTATAAGAATAATCATTATTTATTTGAACTATATAAATAATGGTTATCAATTTTACGAAGTTTTGCAAAGTATTCATAGTTACGTATTTATTTTGTCTGGCCATTCTATCTCTATACATTCAAGGCGATCGTGTTGCCTGTTGGCGGCTGAGCCTTGCGACGGCGACGACTACTCGTGGCCGCCGAGTCCTGGCTCATCATTTCATCAGCACTTACAACAGAGGCCGACGAATTCATCGCCGCAGCTACCGCCGGCTGTGTGGCAAATCCAGTAGCAGGCTGTCCTACAGAGGCATTCATCGCCTCAGCACGACGAACCTCTTCAAAGGTTTTCAAGATATCGTCGACACCCGTTGGTCCCGCCATCTCACGGCGCGCGGTTACACGAGGCGCAGACTGAGCAGGCTCCATTGGCGTTGCCGCCGACGCTCCAAAAAACGCTCCAGTCGAAGGTGTTGGCGTAAAGTTCGCGGGTCCGCCATTCGCCGGCACTCCAGCGGTTGGCACTCCCATAGCCATTCCCATGAAATTACCAAATCCAGGACCCGCCTGGTTCGCCGCCGCCGCTGCCATCTGCCGTGCCAGATCAGGATTCTTCTTTAACACTTCATCCATGCTCGGCATCTTGCTACGGAAAAACGAATTACTCACGTGGCACATAAATCCTGAGCCTCCTACTGCCATGACTAGACGCATCTCAGGCGACATCTTCCCGCGATCCTTGTACTTATCATAGAGCTCTTCGAAAATCTCATCAAAATCTTCAACATTCTCGTGCACGGACTCAGACCATCCATCCAACTTCATGTCAAAGGGATCAAACCGTCCATTCAGCCACTCCATGCCCGTGATGGCACCCATAAGCATCTGACGCTGAAATTTAATACTTGTCTCAAGCTGGCGAGCATCGACTAGACGAAAATACTCATTCTTTATTTCGTCGAGTGAGTTGTCGAGTGTAAATTTACGAGCCACAGGAAACCCCTTTTGCTCAAGACGCTGGAGCTTATTCAAATACTCAGACTTCTCCTTTTTCTCAACCTCAGGATCACGCGCAGTAGCAAGAGTTATGCCAGGACCCGTGGAACTCTGAGAGTTGTCAAACTTTCCAAAGAGTCCTCCAAAGGTACCATTATTCGTTGGAACCTCCTTTGAGACAACAATCTCAGGAGTTCCTTGCATTCCCATATTCATATCAAGCTGGATAGGCTCCAATGGCTCAAGAGGAGACACATCGATAGGGGAAGAAGTAGATGGAGGAGGGGAAAAAGAATTAATCTGTACTCTTCTATCATTGTCTTGACTGGCATTTACGGAAACCTTACTGGGGTTCATTAACATCGACAGTCCTAAGGAGTCATTCAAATCTCCTAGTTCAATCACATTACCGATATCATTGTCGAACCGGAGATTATCACCTCCAAGTGCAACGCGCTCCATGTCCGCTATACTAACAGCCATTCCCTTCTTCGATTAGGCCGGCTTTTTGATTCCCAACTCTTACGCGCAATCTAATACCATACATAAACAGTCAGCGAGATCACTCTTCTTAGTCTGTGAGCTAAACCAGCTCTTGTTCTCAGTTTGTATAGTCCCATCGCGCAACCCCTCTAAGACTCTGCTCTCTGAAGCTCCCTTTCTCTCAGAATATCCCTCGTCACCCTTTTCAATGATAGCGCCGGCAGTTTTACGCCCTGCGTGAACAAGACGAACCTTTGGCACTACAGAACCCTCTCTACAAACATCACGCAGAGTAGCAAAAAGCATCATCTGAACACTCTTCATTACAGGATTCTTAAGAACTGGCTGATTTTCTAGAAGTATTTCAGTACAGCTCGTAAATAGAGCACGATTCTGTAAGATGAATTTGCGCATACCATCGTGTAGAGCTTCAAGATCGATCTTTTTTACAATGGCAGGGGGCTTAGGGAAACAGAGCCGCGTTTCTAAAAATGCTATCAGGCTTACCTTAGTCTTCAAATCGGCCTTTTCAGCATCCATACGCTTTGCGAGTTCTTTAAGAACATTGACGGCAGGTATCTTCTTTAACACATTTCCACTAAGATCCCGTAAAGCAGGTGTTAAAGGAGGGCAGTGGCGGACACAGTATCCCTTCTTTGTACTGGCCAACCAATATCCTGCCTTGTTTTTACAGAGCTCGCATTTATTATTTGCTGTGTCAGATTCGGCAGTTCCGCCACTAAGCAAGTTTTCGTTCGCCCATCCTTTTACATATACAGTGGATCCGCTCAAATCTCCACAACACCAGGCTAAATTTTTAATTCCGATATCGAAGGCTAGAACCCTCTTCATAATATCTATCTCTAGATAAGTAGTTTATGCCGATTTTAAGAGTTAATAGTATATTAACTTTTAAAATATTTCTAAAACCCTAAAAACCTTTCAAAACCTTCCACGTACTGTATTGATTCCCCCTTCTTCTCTTTCTCTCGATGTATGTATGAAATCAGGCTTTGATCCAAACAGAGGACTCGATCTCGAAAATGTCCCAAATAGTGCAGGGACATACTCTTCTCTCGAAGTTCCTACTCCATTCGGATTTACCTTGGTATAAGTACATGCTTCAGGTGTACAGTGTATACGAGCCTTTGTCGGCAGTTCCTTGAAATAATATGACCTTCCTGCACCAGTCGCCTGTGCATTCCGAGAACGAGAAATATTCATGATTGTATCAGCATTGTTTTGCATCCAAAGTTTCGTAGCATATTGCTGACCAGTTGGGATATTCTTTGAGCAGTTAGGGCGGTAATCAGTAATTAAACGACCATCTTGCATATTTGCCGCCCAACCAGGGTAAATAGTATCTTGTGTAGGACTCGTCGTTTTTAAAGGTGCCTCAACTGATTTTACTCTTGTTTCAACAAGATATTCAGGCGGTTGTGTAAAAAACCACGGACTCTGGGGCTCACGGAATCCGTTCACGTCCATCTATCGTTACCTGACGAAATTAAGATACTCTTAAATCGATTCTAATTCAAAGCCATCTTGGGGAGACTCGGCGCCTTCAACTGTTTGCTTTTTGAGCGAATCGATCAACTCACGCTTACGTGTAACAGCCGGCAAGCCACGCTGGCGAGCTAGAGCCTGGAGTTCTTTTAGAGTCATGGCTTCATAGTTCGCGTCCATTGTGCGCTTTGGTTCAAGGCTTCTGAGAAGTTCAGCAGCATCAACCTCCTCAGAGGGAGGTGCTTCACTTGTAACTACTTCTTCTGTCTGAACTGAGACCGGAATGTCCTTTAGGATATCAGCATATGTTTCCTCAGAAACTGTATCTACATCCTGGGGCTCTAAAGGAGCCGGACTGGACGTCGCCTCGACCATGTCTGGTCCCGATAAACTCGCCTCAGTCGACATCTTTAGAGTCAGTAAGAGACTCTCCAAAAGTCCCACGCGCTTCTCGTTCTGTGTAAGACGGCTATAGATGTAGAAAGAGACTGCACCAAATACCAACATTAGTACAATGCCGATTGTAAGACTGTCGCCCAAACCTGCCATATCTGGTCGGGCTTTCGGAAAGCTTTTTACGAGGTAGCCGCGGCTTGAGAAAACTTAAATTGTTTGAGAAGTAAATCAACACTACTCACTTCACAGATCCCCTGCTGAATTTTATACGAAAATGTGTAGTTTGCATTCTTTTTCCATGCGGCTACACAAATCTTCTTTACACTGGAAGGCGACTCGCGAGCTAAACTATATACATGAGTACTGACAATGCTTACACAGTTTCTCTTTTTCCATAAAGAGTCGCAGAAAATCTCACTAGTTCTCTTGGCATCTGGAGGATTTGTACTATGAAACAGCTCATCATATAAGACAAGACCACGACCCCCAGATTTCTGTAGAATCGCCGATCCAAAGGCAACCTCTCTTTCAAACATACTCTGTTCTCCAGGGGTGTCATCAAGTCGCATGCCATCGGCAATCCATGTAAAAGGTGTCATCTGAGCCTTCTCAGCAAATACACAGCCAAAACTGTGAGCAACGACTACATTTGTTATGACACCTCTCAAGAAACTCGACTTTCCTCCACGGTTTGGTCCAGTGAGAATGGAGTGGGAACTCGCCAAACCGCCGAGACCAATAGAACTCTTTACACGTCTGCTAACAGGAATACTCGGGTCTCCGAAATCCTTTATCATTAGAACAGGCGCATCTCCTGATACAAACTCTGCAGGCACAGTTCCTTCAGAAGATCCAAGACGCAGAAGAACTTCGAACCGCCCCAGACATCTGAGAGTATGCCGTAACCAATACGGAGTTTCGAGAACAAAGGCAAAGGCTTCTCTAGGATCCGAAGGGCAAAGAGGCAACCACCCCTCAAACCACGACGGCAACCATCTCGACCATTGATCCGATAGTTCAACAGCCAACCCTTTTACACCAACAACAAGAGTTCCGAGTTTTATACAATCAGCATCAAGTCTCATAAAATGGCGAGCCTGTTGAATTGGCTGCCAGAGTGCCTGGCCTAGAGTAAATATTGTCCAGCTATTCTGAACAAGTCGCTTTAACTTGGTAAGGGCATCGACCTCAACGACGGGCGGTGGATTAAAAATTTCTTCCGGAGTTCTTGGCATCGCTTGACCATTCCACATGCGCCACAGAATTGAAGAATATTCGGCAAATGTGATAGGGATATTGTAAAAGGCGGTTAATACAAAATAGGGTAGAATCCATGATATAAATGGCAGCAGTAGACCGAGTCCGGGTACAATATACGACTTGTACACAGAGAGAATTAGAAGAGCAAAGGGTACTGAATTCAAGCCAGACCACGGAGTACCCGTGAAGCGTATTTGGTCATATCCCTCTTTTTCAACGGCAGTTGACTCACGTAGTAATGGATCAAGCTCTTTTACACATTCATGTAGTTCATCCAATTTCTTAATAGTCGAATCGGCGGTTGAAGAAGCTATACGGCGCTGTAAACTAGAAAACAGAGAGGCACGATATACACAGGTGTCTAGAGTTTTCGGCCAAAGTGTGAATCCTTCTTGAATTTGTTCGATTGCAAAAGTATTTTTGATTGAAAGGATTTCTGCCAATTGACTTTGCATATCTACCGCTGTTTACAAATCAAATCTTATATTTTAGCCTTAGTTGAAAGTTGATTTTCACTCTCGCCTAAACCAGTTGTCCATATACTATTTAACATGGCCACGTATGCATCCAAAGCGTCGGAGCCTTCTCTCGAGAAGGACATCAACGACTGGATTTCTGCAATGTCTCAAGTTACGAAGTCTCCTGAAAAGTTGTCAACTCTGGTCGAAGGTCTGCGCCACGAGATGGAGGGATCAACGGCGTTTAGAGGTGGAGGGACCCGGCAGTTCAACTCTGCGGGAGGGGCTCCCGTGAATTGGAGAACGAGTTTTGCCTCCTCAAACAATCGATTTGGCGCTCCTTCTAACAAATATTCCTTTGAATCGCGCCAATCTCCGGGTCCATCGGCTCCTGCCTCAAAGGCACCGGCAGCTAGGTATCACAGCCGCTTCAAAACCTCTGAGAATTTGGAGGATACCATTCTCAATTCAGTTATTGGAAACAAACTGAATGCCTTCACCCCTCTTACATACAACGATACGCGCGACTTTATCTATCAAATCATGGACAGCGGTGAGATTGAATTTACTCGCGATTTTATCGAGAAGGTCTTTGCCAAGGCTACGGTTGAAGAGTTATATTGCGGCTTGTTCGCCAAACTGATTGCGGAAATTGCTCACAGATACCCGGTAATGTATGAAGAAATGAATAAATATCATAAGGAATTCTTGAAGATCTTTGACACAGTACAAGAGGATGCTCAGGTTGATTATGCTATTCTAGTGAAGCAGAAACAGTATCGTATGGGATATGGCCAATTTATTGCCGAGTTAGCAGGATTGAATGCTCTTGATAAGAGCAACTTATTTGCAATGGTTACAACAATTCTTGATAAGATCGTTGGTCTTGCTGAGAGTGAGAACAAGAATAAGGTTGTTGAAGAATTTATAGATTGTCTTATCCGGCTAACCAAGGGCTTGAAGGATCGTTCTCCTAAATTTTACGATTCTGTAAAAGGCGAGCTATCGGATATTCTGACAAAATCATTAGATTCTCTTATCACGCGTTCAGATAGACTTCCGAGTCTAACAAAGAAGGCGAAGTTTGGCTTAATGGATTTGAATGAACTCCTATAAAAATACTTATCCTAACTAGAAATGGTAAAGCGTGGATCACGTAAATCCGTAGGAATATTTAATCGCGTATTGTCGCCTCTAGATCACGCTGTTTCCTTAACGCGTAACGTAGGAAAGTCAGCCTTTCGTCGTTCTGGCCGTATTTTGAATACAGGTCTCGGATTTATCCAGAATACGTCAAGATCTGTAGGTAAACATTTGAATGGAACTGTTTCAAACATAACACGCTCTCGTAAGAATCGCAAGAGTCGCAAGAGTCGTAAGAGCCGCAAGTAAAGCTAATGCTTCTTAACTTATAATAATTACAAGAGTAATAAAAAGTTGATTTCATCGCCTTTTTTAACTTCCAAGTCCCATCAAGAAAATGCCTCTAAGTCCTAGAATGAAGCAAAACGGTAAGCAGAAGCAGCCAAAACGTAGTGGTCCTAAGGATGAGGATGATAGTAGTGTAGATGATGGTGGAAATATCCGTGATTTAATTGATTACGACTACGAATCCGATGATGACAATGGCTCAGCTGCGAGTATGACTGAATCTGAAATTCATGTTCTTAAGAAATATGGAATCCTGCCTGATCGTGTGAAGGATACTCTCCGTACTCCGCGCAAGGCTGCTCTTGTTGCGCGCGAGCGTATTCGTAAGAAGCTAAAGAAGGAGGATAGCCGTAAAATTACTCCCACGACTAACAGTTCTGACAGTACTTGGGTAGGTAATTCAAAGAAACTGCGAAAGAAGTCTGAAATCAAGAAGCACAAATCTAAGAAGTCTCGAATTGAGGAGGATGAAGAGGAAGAGGACGAGGATGAGGAAGAAGATGAGGACGAGGATGAAGAAGAGGACGAGGACGAAGATGAGGACGAAGATGATGAGGACGATGAGGATGAGGACGAAGATGAGGACGAAGACGAGTCCATGGGCGGCTTCAAGGGTATCTCAATCAGCTTCGGCGGTGGTGCTCCCGATGAATCAGAGCGAATGATACCCAAGCGTCACAATATGAAGAAGGAGAGCGATGATGTGCGCAAGTTCGTAAAGCTTGTTACGAAGCCGCATGAGGAAGAGACTATTGATGATCAGATTGATCAGTTTAAGGTGATGGATTCTTCTAAGCAGAAACTTCTACTAACTGCTCTAGAGAAGCGTTCTGATTATACAAAGAAGGAGCAGCCTCTCATGTTCCGTCTTCTCCAAATGAATCTTACGCCCGATACTATGGCTAATGTAATGAATAAGTACAATGCCATGAGCAGTATGGATCCTAGCAGTGGAGAGTACTATAAGCTCCGTGCCTGGATGGAGAAGCTAGTCAGCATTCCTCTAGGAGTTTACAAGGAAATGCCTGTCCGTCTAGAGGATGGTTCAGAGAAGTGTACTCCTTTCATGGAAAAGGCAAAGAGATGTTTGAATGAGGCAATTTATGGCCAGGATGATGCGAAGCTCCAGATCCTCCAGTTCATTGCTAGCAAGATTTCAAATCCTACGGCGAGTGGTCTAAGTCTCCTACTCCTCGGTCCTCCTGGAATTGGTAAGACCAGTCTAATCAAGAATGGTATTGCGAAGGCTCTTGAATGGCCTTTCCAGTTCATCTCTCTTGGTGGTGACAGTGATTCTACCACCTACACTGGTCATCAGTTTGTCTATGAGGGCAGTCACTGTGGAAAGATTGCAAACTGTCTGGCGCAGGCGAAGTCGATGAGTACCATTCTCATGTTCGATGAGCTTGATAAGATCAGTAATACTCCTAAGGGTGAGGAAGTACAGAATCTGCTTGTACATCTAACGGATCCAGTACAGAATATGGACTTTGAGGATAAGTATCTCAGTGGAATTCCTCTTGATATGAGCCGTGCAATGTTTGTCTTTAGTGGCAATGATATTGACAAGATTGATCGTATTCTAATGGATCGTATGATTGTTGTTCGTCTCAATGGCTATGATTCGAAGGATAAGATGGAAATTGCTGAGCAGTATCTCCTCCCTGGAGCACTCCGTGAAGTAAATTTGGCCGAGAAGGTTGCCATTGGTCGTGATGTAATTCAACATATTCTCGATAACTATGCGAAGGAAGAGACTGGTGTGCGTGAACTAAAGAGATGCATTGAACAAATTGTTCAACGCATCAATATGCTAAGAATGTTTAATGTTAAGGAGCTTCCCTTTCACATTCCAAACTTCACTCTTCCCTTTGTACTAAAGAAGGATCACGTAGATCTCTTTCTCAAGAAGAAGACGCCTATGAACTCAGTCCCTTTCGGGATGTATACCTAATATAAGATCTATATCTGTTTGCTTTTGTGAAACAGGGATTATACTTGTTTCCACTATTTTTTTAGAAGACCACATCATATCTTGTTTATCTCTGGCAGCTATAATATCTGCCATAGATAAGCCACCAACCTTTTGTTTTATGGAAGAATCGCCAGAGCAACGGCCGCCAGCTTTGAAACGATTCACAGAGCAAGACATTCTATATAGCACAAACAGAATGGCTGCTCTAAATGAAAAACAAATTGTAGCAGGAGTATTATTATTTGCGTTTCTTGTATTAATTATGCTATCGGTACAATTTATGCAAGATTCTTCTGGGAATGTACTTATAAAAGAGACCTTTACATCCTTAGGTCCCACCCGGGCTTCAGATTGTCAATGCTTACCAGGCTATATACCATCGAAGAGTGGTAGGGCAGATGTAAAACTTGTAATGTTTTGGAATCGAACAACAATTCTTTATACAGATACATGGGCCAAAGTATATTACTATCATGCTGAAGGTCCGGATAGAATAATGAATAGTATAAATACTCTATTACGTTGTATGGGATTAAATAGATCATATGAATATTATGATGATTTTACCAAAGATATTGAAAATGGATCTATACCAAATTGTTTGTATTTATCTACTGATAAACAATATGAAGAAATAATGAGTAATAAAGCTATAGCAGATATATTTAAAGTTTCTCTTAATGATGTAGATAGCAAATTTCTACATCCAAACACAGTCTGTAGTGCTCTTCAAGCCCTCCCCTCAACAAATAAAAATACATATTCTTGTATGAGTCTTGGAGACAGTTCTACAAAACCCTGCTACTGAGAAATTCTCCGATACATTACAATATAAGTACTAGAATCAAGTCTAGGATTGTCAACAATCGTAGCAGACTCATCATCATAATGTGCCCACTTTCCGGTAACAGGATGTTTGGCGTGCGATGTATAATGTCCGCCTCCCGCCGATCCATGATGATGAATAGTTGAGAAGAGTTCATAGGAATCTAGGGAACTCGGCTCTTGGGATGCCTTATGAAAGCCATCCTTGAATGATGTTAGAAGTGGAATATCAACCTTCGAATTGATGCGTCGTCCAGAATTCTCATTTCTCTTTAACACAATTATAACCCAGTTTCCAAGACGCCAGAGACTACGATTCACTGACGCCTTTGACCGTGTAGGACATTTCTCACAATGGTATTCATCGATTATTTCATCTTCTTCAGATTTTAGTAATTCTGTAATATTAGTATCTCTATCCTTTGCTACACACACCTTTAACATATTCATTGTCTCCCATGAGATACTCTCATTCTTACACTGTGAGCAGGTTACACATTTACGCTGGATCCCGAATACAAGTTCGACTAGAGGACTATAGCTTTTCTGAAAGGATGATTTCCAGAATTCTAGAGCGCCTTTGATATTTATGTCAGAGGAAGTTGATCGGATTACCATATTTACTTCCTCGGCAAGTGCTTCATGAAATTGGTCGAGGAGAAAGACCAGAAATTCATGGGCATCATGGGGAATAGGGATACGTAATTGCTCGACACCGGCATTTATTGCGGCAGGAATCATTTTCCCCCAGAGATCCTTTGTTGATACTGTTGATTCTGACGACCAGAGATTGTGTACAAGCGATCCATATGCTTCTAGGAGGCGCGTTTTTTCAGTGGACATCTTCTTTTTTAAAAGGGGGAGGTGGTTATCTTGAAGCATGAAGAGAGTGAAATCGACTTGATGACGTATTGCCTGAATAACTGAATTACCGTAACAGGTGTTTCCTATATTTGTAAGACCGACTACTCCTTTTTGAAAAGATGCCATTCTTGACTTGGGGGAATTACCTTCCATATAGAAGGTGTATCAACTTTTTTTAGGCTTTGCCTCTTAGCAACTTTTTTTAGGCTTTGCCTGAAAAAAGTGTTCTTGGCAACTTTTAGCTTTGCCTCTTAGCAACTTTTTTACCAACTTTTTATTATCTTGTTTAAACAAATACTATGGATACATGAATAATGAGCTACGAGGTTATTTACAATGTTGGGATCTTAGACGATGTACACAACTACTTCCCATCTCTCCTATACGATACTGGCCGTTTCACAAATTTACAACAAGTCTTTCACTATATACGTACTCAAATGAATACACGTTTTAATCTATATTCCTATGGAGCTTCCAGAGCAAGACCGAATGAACCTCAACCTAGAGTTCCAGTTGCAAGAACAACGCCTAACGCCGCTCCCGATTTTTTGTCTGCAACGATGTTACTCAATATGATGAACAGCTTCGACCTACTTCAACCAGTCGTTGTAGCACCCTCTGCCCAGACAATTGCCACTTCCACAGAAATTCTATCAGGTGATCTTATCCCTGAAAGTGTATGTACAATTTGCCAAGACAACATTTCTAGAACTGATACAGCAAGAAAGATAACATCGTGTGGCCATATCTACCATAAAACATGTATTGATCAGTGGTTTCTTACAAGTGTTCACTGTCCAACCTGTCGCCACGATATTCGCATCTTACCTTCTTAACAACCTATGTTTAATTATAAAATCTAAAAATATTTTAGATTTTATAGTATGAATAGAATCTATATTCGTAGTGAAGATACGCCTAATGAATTCAGAGTCCCTTTAATTCCATCCGATGTAAAAATACTTATTCAAAGAGGCTTCCAAGTCCATGTTCAAAGTTCAGAGAATCGTATTTACAAAGATTCAGAATATTCAAAGGTAGGTGCTATTCTAACAACCGAGAAATGGCACCATGATACTTATAAAGATTATTTGATCGTTGGACTCAAAGAGTTTGATGTATCATATTTAAATCATCATACCCATATATATTTTTCTCACAGTTTAAAGGGTCAAGCCAATAGTCGTGCCATTTTAAATGCCTTCAAAGATTCAAATAGTAAACTCTATGATTTTGAATTTTTTGTAAATAATAATAAACGAGTAATTGCCTTTGGTATATATGCTGGCCAAGTTGGCTGTGCCTTAGGATTACTACAGGCCTATAATAAACTAAACCATCATAGTCTAGGTCCATTAAAGCCATGGTCTTCTTACAAAGAAATGTGCTCTTCAATAACAGCTACTAATCTAAGAATAGCTATTATTGGAGCAAACGGACGATGTGGTACGGGTGTTAAAAAGGTTCTTAATGATATGTCTATACCATTTACAGAGTTTTCTCGTGAATCTGATTATACCAGTTTAATAGACTATGATATAATTTTCAACTGTATAGTACTTGATGAAAGTTATAATAAGATATGGTTTGATAAGAATACTATTTTCACAAAACCGTTAATTATTGTAGATATTAGTTGTGATTATTCAAAACCGAATAATCCAATACAGTTATATGAAAAAGCAACAACCTGGGATACTCCAGTATTTCATTACAATGAGAATGTTGATATTATTGCAATAGATAATTTACCTTCACTCTTGCCTAGAGAAAGTTCTGATGATTTTTCAGGTACTTTTCGAGACTTATTAGAGTATCCAAGCAATATTTGGACTAAGGCCTTAGAAGTCTTCGAACTACATTGAAAGCTTGCTAGTATCTTCAGGGAAGATATGTAGATCCATCCCATATAGCGTAGCAATTTCATGCATAGCACTCTCCTCTTCAGGGAGCAGGAGGTTGATCGTAGTTCCCTTGCGGCCATAGCGACCTGCGCGGCCAATACGATGTACATAGTTCTCCTTGTTCGTGGGGAGTTCATAGTTAATGACTAGACTGATCTGCTGCACATCGATACCGCGGGCAATAATATCAGTGGCAATCATTACACGCGTAGAGCCATTGAGAAACTCTGCCATACGACGAGCGCGCTCACCCTTCTCAAGCTCACCATGTAGGCAGGTGATTGGATATCCCTGAGCCGACATCTTCTCAGCCAGCATTTCAGCCTTCTGTCTCTTGTTACAGAAGATTACCGCCTGTGTGATATTTAGATGCTTGTATAGATCACAGATACACTCGAACTTGTGATCATCACGATCAATATTAATATAGAACTGCTGAATACCCTCTAGGCGAACGGCAGTTGGAGGGATTAGAATACGAACAGGATTATTTAGAATCTTATTTGCCATATCAACTACATTTTCGGGCATGGTCGCAGAGAATAGCGCAACCTTCGTCTTAGAAGGAAAGCCCTTCTCGAGAATACACATTACCTGCTTATAGAATAAATCCTCTAACATCTGATCCGCCTCGTCCATAATGAGAACACGAATCTCACTGCGGTCGAGAACATTGCGATTTACTAAATCGAAGACACGACCAGGCGTGCCAACAATAAACTGAGCACCATCCTCAAGAGCGCGAATATCCTCGCGCAGAGAGTTACCACCGACTGCCGATAGAACCTTGAGCTTCATCGCCGAACCAATGGCCGTTGCGACCTTGGCAATCTGCTGAGCCAGCTCACGTACATGTACTAAGACAAGTACCTGGGGCTTCTTTAACGCAGGATCAATGTGATACAAAGATCCAATAACAAAGGAACCGGTCTTACCGGTACCTGACTGCGCCTGTGCAAGGATATCCCGCCCCTGGATCATGGGAAGAATAGCCTTGCTCTGAATTTGGCTCGGCCGTTCAAACCCATGCTGGTAAATACCACGCAACAAGTTATCCGGCAGACCAAAATCATCAAAACTCGTCACAATCTTTAATTCTTCAGAAGTAGAATCCATCTTATACTTCTGTGGGACTTGACTTAAGCCGCCATATTCAAAATCATTTTTTGTAAAATTGACAACTGCCTAAATGAAATTCAATACGTCCCTTAACAGAATGGCAGATGATGGTGAAGATGTTCTTCTAGCCGATGACATGGATGACGCGGCGGTCGCCTTAGATGCTCTCGATACGGAAGGTCTTACAGAAGATCAGGCTGCTGATCCGATGATGGCTCTTCTCCGTCATCATCCAGAGTGCAAGATTGACTACAGAGAGACTGTGGCTTCCAAGATCACTCTAGTATCTTCTCCCCCGTACGACAAGGATCCTAATCATAAATCAGTACCCTTTCTTACACAGTACGAAAAAACTAAAATTCTTGGACTTCGTGCGAATCAGTTGAGTCAATCTGCTCGCCCTTACATCTCCGTACCAGAGTATGTCACAGATGTTTGGGAGATTGCCAGAATGGAACTTCAGCAGAAACGTCTCCCATTTATTGTTCGCCGCCCAATGCCGAATGGTACGCATGAGTACTGGCGCTTATCAGATCTCCTTATTCTCTGAGTAAGCTATGTGACTATGTATGTGTCGACGATGACATACTATTATATCTCCTAAACCATATCGTGTTCCTTCCATGCGAGTATTTATAATACCATCAAAATATCCTCTTGGTTTTATATTAACAATCTGCACCCATAAATTCTGCTTGTAATTGTGTAAGAGGATATAGTCTCCACAATGAATGTGTTCTACAAATTCATCTGGAAGAGGAGTATCTGAGATTAAAAGTCGGGGATGTATGTACCCCATTGTCGAAAAGTATAAGAAACTCCTTAACTACTTTCTTTTTAACGTTTTTCTTTTCTTGCTTTTACGACTTTTGCGCGCACCTCCATTAGCGCAGCTGCATGTCCCGAGTATAATGTCAAAGTCTTTTTTCGTAAGAGTATTAAATATTGGACCCGTATTTAATTGTGATTCTCCAAGTATTCTAACACATTGATCTCCAACTTGTTTTCCTAGCGCATGAAAATACGTAATCTTAAAACACTGTCTAACATTAGTATTCAAAATTCCTAGATATAAACAATCTCCTGGACTAACTACAATGTTTTCACCATTGTTAAGATTTATTTTAACAACTCCGCCTATCCCATCCTCATCTGGGATTTCTATAAATGTTGCAGACATTACTATATTCTTAAAAGATTTTAATACGATCGGCAGGTTTCACAAACATCTCGTCAGTCTTATCAATACCAAAGGCGCTATACCATTCGTCAAATTGAGAAACAACCATATTGACGCGTAAGAAAGCAGGTGAATGTACATCGGTGAATAATGAAGTACATAGTTTCTCTTTGCGATACTTTGTTCTCCAAGAAGTAGCATAGGAAATAAAGAAGTCTCTATACTGAGCTTGCACCTCTTTTACATCCACAATACCATTTTCTTGTAAATGATCCTTGAGTCCCTGTAAGGCAATGCCAACTCCACCCAAATCGGCAATATTCTCTGATAAGGTTTTCTTACCATTTACATGTATATCACAGACCTTTTGTTTATGATATAATTTTTCCAGATCTACTGTCTTTTTATAATAAGCAAGATTGTCCTTCTTTGTCCACCAGCGATTATCTTCTCCCTTATCATTATATTCTTTTCCATCCTCATCAAAGCCATGACACATTTCATGGCCTATAATAGACCCAAGCGAACCATAGTTCCAGGCGGCACTAGCAGTCTTACTATAGAAAGGCGGTATACAAGTCGCATAAGGAATAATTAGCTCATTTGTTTCAATATAATAGAAGGCATTTACTCTAAAAATCCCTTCGCACCAATATTTGTATGGTTTCCCGAGATGGGAATATAAAACATGCAAACGTCGTTCATTTAAGATAAAGATATTATATAATAGATTCTTTGGATCTAATATAACATCAGGTACAGGAGTCCATTCAGCCGGCCTTACAGTGTTCAAGATCATTGAATCAATCTTATACATTGCGGTCAGCCGTGTTTTGTAAAGTAGCCAGTCAGCCTTTTCTATATTACGTTTTGCCGCTTCTACCAAAGATTTTGTAAATTTCTCTACAGAGTTTCGAATTTCTGGATCTCCAACCTTATCCCAAAATAATTTGGAGAATTCTTCCTGTAAACAATCATAGACAATATTTATATATAATTCATCTCGCGGCATCTTTATTTTCTGACCATTCAAAAACTTGTCAAAAAACTCGAAATATATATCATCATATGGAGCCGGCAATAATCGCAAACTATTTATAATATATATTCTTGAAATATATGATTTCCAATAATGAAAGGGAACTTGTACAATGGCCTTGCCCATAAAACGTAACCATCTAGGTGAATCATAATATATGACCTGCTTTCTCCACCCTTTCACACCGAGAGTAGAAAACCACGCGTTCCAAGGAAATCTGGGAAATTTTCTCTCAAGCTTGTATCCAAGAATCTTATACTTCTTATATTCACCCAAGGAATCATTTATAAAGATAAGATGTTTTTCCAATTGGAATGATTTTTCTAGATCAATTCCAAATAATTTGCCAACCTTATCTTCCACATTCTTATATTCATGCATGAAGTCAGAATTGGAATAATAGGAAATAGGAAGCCCTGGCATATTTCCTACTAAACACAAACACACCTTCTTTTCTGGATTTACATACTGATCTAAGTTAAATATACTAGGAAACCCTCTTTTACACAGGTTTGCTAATTGAATAACGATATCTTCTTTTGTATTTATTTGAATCTCTAGTAGAATAGATTTTAAGAATTCTAAAGAACCTGGTGATGTATATGAATCATGGAGATCTTTGAATATACCCGGTTTACTATTCTCATCCTTTAGCAACCCCTTTGTTATCTTTGAAATACAATGTTCAACTTCTTCACTGATTCCATAATCATTTTCAAAGGTGGGTATCTTTATTTTCGAGATCCATTCATTATTTACCCAAGAATAAAAATCAGTACCCTCTTTACCCTTGTAGGAAAATGTTGAAACAATCTCTGGCGAGCAGATCTTCTTTTTTCTTCTTGTCTCGCCCATCTACTTTTCGACATATTTCTGTCCAGCACCTGCGGCGTACTTGATATTTTACAGAAATAAGTTTGGCCTTATGAATTGTGTGAGAGGCCAACATTACTTTACTCTAAGGTCCCAATATTTGTCGGGGTTATCGTGTCCATCTCTTTCCACAATTCAAGCAATGAATGAATAGCGTCATGGGCTCATCCGCAGAACGAGTCTGTAGCTCATAGTAAGTACACTTGCGCATCTTACATCCATTGCACTGCCATTTGTCTGTTGCGCGTGAGAAATCGCCCTCGAGCTGAGTATGCTCTCTCTTTACTTGCTGATCCAACATTTCCTTCCATTTTTCTGGGCAGAGCTCATAGTAATTTTGTTTGGAAATCTCTTCGAGAGTTAATTCGCCAGAACTATAACGATCCCATAAATTCTTATTTTTTACGTATGAAGAAGGATCCATATTTCCAATAATTCGGCGAGCATTCGCTAGATAAATATCTTGGAAGAGTGAATTACTCCAAGCCTTTCGTATTTCATGCTGTACAGCGTAATCGAATGAACATTTGAATATAATAGCTTCAAGAGCCGAGGCATCGAGAGTATCTTTGAATAATTCAGTAATACGCTCGTATACTTTTGTACGCGCCTTTGATGCCTCAACTAGATCAGTATCTTGTATTTCTGGTTCTTCTACAACCGCGGCAATAATCTTTTTCCGAGATACACGTGTAGGCTTCTCAATAGGCTCTTCTTCTACAATTTCTTCTTCTTCAACCTCACCATAATCTTCAGCTTCAGATTCTTCTTCAGCCTCAGCAACAATTTCCTCCGCTGCCTCTTCCTCCTCAACATCACTTTCCTCTCCTTCAAGTTTGGCAGTATAGAACATTTCATAGTCTGCTGTTTTCAGAGGTACAATATTTGTATATGAATTCGCCTCATTTGAGGCAACGACGAGAATATCTCCAAAATACGTGCAGCCTTCTAGGGGTGGAGGAAGATGATGCTGATTCTCTGTCTCAGGCTTTCCGTCTAAATATCCGAAAAGGAAGAGTGTTTTCTGTTTCCAGGCAAAATGGCCGAGAAGCTCTGGGGGCTCTTTCTTTTTAAAGGCGGCAGTAAGCGTAACAGCATTTGCTACAGTAGATTTGAGTTTACCTTGACGAATCTCACCTTTCTGTCCTAAAAATACTACAGCAGTGTCAGACATTCTGGGGACTTTCTGTTACTTAAACTCTCACATCAACTTTTAGGTAGGAAGTATGAGTACCCATTTTATCAAACGAGTATGGATTCCTTCTGACTCTTCCGATTCTTGGAAACAGTGGACATTGGGTAATGAAGTATGGGATCTTAAGAATGATGTCTTAGAACATTTTTGTATTCATAAAAGAAGTTTTGAAGGAAATGAATTACATGAAATTCTTGTACGACTTCCCGATACACCAGTACCGGCTGAGGCAAGATATCTTTCTTCCGCAGGCCTCGGATGGAGTGTATCTGAAGTAAAAGAAAAAATAAAGAAACCTAAACACGATGAGGTATCAGTGACGAGTGATGCTTCGAATATGTCTAATGTAACTCAAGAACGGTGGACATCTCTTTCACAATGGATCCCCCCTTCTGCTCTGTACCAACCATCTCTTCATCACGAAGCTCTTTTGGAATTATCAGATAAATCAATACATATTGTTATTTCTAAGAAATTACCGAAAAAACAGAACGCTTGTAAGAATGGGTTATAGTGGTCATTTAATTGTTGTTTAACTCATCAGATGAGTGTGCGTGTTGTAGTATCGGTTCTTCTAACCTTTCTGGCCTTTGCTGTATATTCCTGGTATACCACGAAAAAGGGCAGTGTTGATCCATTTATGAATCTTAATTCACAGACATATGAACAAGTTCCTGTTTATCATGAACCTCCCGCTCCTTATGAAGCCTCTGTAATAACTAGTTCAGGACCAAACGCCCCAAATCAGCGGCCACCTGAGAACCCTCCGACTATTGCTCCGCAGGAAGTCGCGTTTGATCCTCAGGAAAATACTCACGAATCTGCTGAAATACCAGAGCGTTTACGGCATCCTGAAAGATCATTTAGCCCTGGACTTTTGAATGAGGATACTGAAAGTGCTGTGGCAGCTGGTACAGCTAGTTATGCAAGTCAGATGACAACCAATGCATCGCAGGTATTTGGTCCCGAATTTGCCCAGAATGGCGGTGATTTTATGGATGGAATTATGGCAAATGATTCAACAATGAACACAGAGTATAGCTCTTTATAAAGCCTAAAGCTGCTATACATAGATATATAGATGGAACAGCCAAGCCTCCGCTCTAGCACCCCGCGTGGGACTGAATGTAAACTTCGCCGTACTGAACCGGCTCTCCACGAAACGATCCAACGATTCGTGGAGAGCCTTTGCCCAGATATTCGGATTAGCCAGTATGCTGATTTGAATTTCACGACAAAGAAACTTCATAATGATACATGGTATTGGTTAGAGCCGATTTCTGGAGGTCGAGTAGGATATCTAGTTTTTCTTCCTGATCAACCGGCTGTTTGGATTGATGAACAGTGTAAACAATCGTATAGAATTCAACTTCGTGTAAGTGTATCAGTATATACACAGCCTTCGGTATTCATTGCAAGTCTCAATAGGACAGTTGGAATCTTACGTTTAGAGGATGCTTGGCATGTTTCAGGCGTTTCTCAATTAGAGGTGCCGTTTACAAAGAGATGGCAGGAAACTCTCGATATGTACACACACAAGTACAAGGCAGATACTCAGTTACAGCAGGGATTAAGAATTGAACTTGCCGAATTCAAACCGCTTTCTGCTATTAAATCTTGGTCACCGATGCCGGCCATGCTATTCGCACAAGGTGAAGTTGCTCCTAGAAGACTTCGTGTACAGTTTACAGAGGAAAACAAGAAAAGAGAACTTCCGAGAGTAGAGCCCGCACTAGCACCCTTTTACTCCCGTGAAACAGCCAAAATGGCGCCTAAACTAAATAAGCCATTCAAGCCTTCCAAACCTTCAAATCCTTCAAAGCAGCCAGAAGAAATAATTGCTCGTGCTGTTCCTCATGAAGAGTATCCCGATACTTATAATTTATGGATCGGTTCAGAGAAAAAAGGATTTGCAGCTGTACAGGATATAGAATTAAGCCGCAAGTTGCGTTCATCTGGAAAGGAGGTGAATGTCAATGTCGCCTGGAATTCTGAATTTAACATGTACGAAATTATATCCCAAGTATAGATGGTAACGCGTAAAAGATATAATGGTGGCGGTCTTGGTTCAGACTATGCATTTAAGACACCGTCGTTTGGATCCTTAGTTCAAAATCCATATGCAATTTCTAGTGTTAGTAGCTGTCAGACAGCAGATCGTCACATGGTAGTTCCTTCAAAGGGTGCTCTTCCTGGAATGGGTGGAGGCTCAAGAAAAAGAAAATCAAAAAAATCAAAACAAAGAGGTGGACGCTATGGAAGCACATTCGAGTCTGTAGGAATGGGAGCTCCTTGGGGATCAGCAATACCCTCTGTACAACGTATAGGATGTGATGGATCTTCATCCCCTCTTCCTCCGAATACTGCTTTTTTGAATAAGGTAGGTGGACCTCTTTGGGATTCTCAAAAGGGTGGAAATCTAACTCTTTCTGGAAAACATGTAATTGATCAGGGATTTGAACAACAGGGCGGAAATTTAACTCTTTCTGGAAAACATGTAATCGATCAGGGATTTGAACAACAGGGTGGATATGCCTCTGCCTCTGCAAATGCAAATGCAAATGCAAATACAAATCCAAATGCATACACTGTACCCACGGCTGGCTATACTCAGCTTGCGAATCCCTCAGGAATTATTTCAACGGGTGCTGGAACTCTATTACCAGAGATTCTACCTACAAATGCGCGCCACGGCGGAAGTCGCAAGGCTAACAAAGGTCGCAAGGCTAACAAAAGTCGCAAGGCTAACAAAAGTCGCAAGTCTAACAAGGGCAAGAACAGACGTTAATCTTGAATCATACACACATCTAAATTAACTTCCTCTTTTACAACTTTCTCCTTTTCCTTTTCACCCTCAATTTTATAAGCACATTTTCTATAATATACTCTACGCTTTATCCACTGGTTTCTGTATACATCGTGACTATCCACAATGTCTACTATTAAAGGCGTAACCTCTCTCTCACTCTTTTGAATTCTTAAAATACGCCCAGTACTTTGTTCAATCTTCTTACGCGGCGAAGCCATGATCATAGTATTTAGCGTTTTAATATTCATAGCCTCCGAAGCCATTGCGTATGTACCAAGCAATACTTGGGCATTCTTTGCTCCCTCTTCACGTATCTCCTCTTTCATTCCTCCAATATAGTATCCAACCGAAGTCCCCGAAGGAAGTCCCTTTTCAATCCGTTCTAAATGCGACTTGCGTTCACTCAAAACAAGAATACGTCTATCTTTTTCTTTTACTAATGATGCAAGTAAAGTATCGATAAGCTTATTTCTATCCTCGCACTCCACGATATGTGTAAGAAGGCGAGCAAGGATCGTCTCTCCTCTTTCATCCACTGGAACTTCATTGTACTTTGCATCGTCAGTTACAAAGCCGATCTTTCGAACAACAACATCAGGATCGGCTTCACGAGTTTTCTCCCAATATACAGGTTTTCCTAGAAACCATTCAAATACCTTTGTAAGTCCGTCATCGCGTGTAGGAGTCGCCGAGAGACCTAACATGTACTTTGTCTGCACTTTGAGAAGAGCTCGAGAAAACTGAGATGCGCCAAGATGATGGCATTCATCAAAGATGGTAAATCCAAAGGTTCGAAAATCCGTTTCAGCAAAGTCGCGTTGTACCAGAGTTTGAATCATTGCAATTGAACAATCGAATTCAACATGCTCAACCTTCCCTTTTACATCGTGCCCTGCATCTTTCAGTCTACCCAGCAATTCATCCTTTGTACCACCTACACGAAGTCCAGCCTCTTTAGCAAGTTTCTTTAGTTCTGGAAGAGTTGGATCTTTCTCGACACGTACTTCACTCTTGATCTGCTTAGTATTTTCTTGAATGATTCCTATCTTAATCCCAGGCATCAGGCTTTCTAATTCGCCCTTCCACTGTTGAAGAAGAAACTCTTTATCGACAACAATTAAGAAACGTTTACGTAAACGGGCTGCTATATTAATAGCCATAAACGTTTTTCCACGACCACAGGGAACACAGATAAGGCCATTCGCAGACTCGACAAAGGTATTAATAATACTTACTTGGTATTCATATGGCTTTCCAATAAAGACAAGATCTTCGCGAAGAGGATCACCGTCGACAAGTAGATTTTTCTCTGCTTCTCCAAATTTTTCTTTTGCCCAGGCGCGAGGAACGTAGATTCGAGAAGCACTTTCCATAGAAAGAGGAAATGATTCTCCTGATCCTGCAAAACGTCCAGCAATAAGAGGAGCTACAGTTAATTCTTTCCGAATTTCTTGTAACTTCTGTAAACTTATGCTATCCTTACGTATAGCATATCCTAGATGTGTTAGAACTTTTGCCATTGCTTTAATTTCTGTCATTTGAGAACATACCTTTTTTCAAATGAACATATCAAATTTTTTAAATCATAAGATCAGATGGATCTAGGAATATCGACCTTAATTATTTTAGGAGCACCTTTTGGATCAAATTTCTCGTTAATTGAGAGTATTCCCGTAAGAGTTGGAATGGTTCTATTTTTGATACTTGCCAGTAAGCAATCTTTTGCATTGTCCGGATTTTTAGCAGCTCTAGCAGTATTTACTCTAGTTCTAGAAAGAAATCATGAAATTCTTACTAACTATGACACATCGCGGATTTCTAAACCATTGAGCCAACCTACGAACCTTGTGTATACACAGGTGCCCATACCAAATGAAAGTGTACATACCATTGATAGTATAGATGATAATGAAGCTAGCGATTTGAAAGATAATATCCCTCGGTACGATTAATTACCAAATTTAAGGAACCGTGAAGTTTTTAAACTTCACGGTACTAGAAAACGCTTATAGTTGGTAAATCGGAATATGTAAGTATCTTATCTATTTTATATTTTTGTGTAACTGAGCAAAAATTTAGTTTTTCAACAGGATCCCATTTAGAAGATCCAGATTTCCAATCATCTAGAGATATCTTGGTGCCAGTAAATTCGTAAATAAGATCAAATAAACCTCTCATCATTCTTTCAACTGAGGAGTCTGTATTACATATTCCAGCGGTTAATGCATTTACATCGCCATATTTACATGATACTAGAGGAGGAAGATATCCATTTAGAGTTGGTAATAGTTGTTTATCAACAGTCATTGAATTTGTAAAACAGGATGAAGATTCAAGGAATTTTATATTTGAACAACTGTCGGTATATCCAAGATCTTCGCGTTTTGTTTCATATATTTTACATGTCTTATCGGAATAACTTGATGGACCATCTCCATTTGCGCTCAAAGAACCAGAAGTACATCCTCTTACCTTTCCATTCATTGATTCATAATAATTTGGCATACTCGATGGACATCTTCCACGACCTCTTTCTCTTAAATATGCGGCGTACCAGTCTGTACATCTTGGGGCAGAATTTGTACCTTCGGATAAAGAACAAATTATTTCTCCAGAACATTTATCAGATTCCACAACTCCTTTACAGCACACTGTCATGCCAACATCATCAATGTATGATTTAGAATCTGCCGGACAAGTTGTAATTTGTAAACCTATAGAACTTTGAAATCCTTCTATAGTTTTAAAGCTTTTAAAGCTTTCGTAAACATTTCTTCCATACACGGTAAAGTATAGAAGAAAGATAGATATAAGAACTACCCCAAGCCAGACGATACTGACCTTCATCTATTAAATAGTATTTAATAATGGGGATATATTGTATTGTTTTTAGCAGAACGAAGGACTGATGCTACCGAATAGCTATTGATATTTGTTAAAGGGGATGTATTTACGGATCCAGGTCCTACAGATCCAGGTGCAGATCCAGGTGCAGACCCTAGAGATCCAGGTGCAGACCCAGGTGCAGCTACAGGTGCAGCTACAGGTTCAGGTACAGGTACAGTTCCAACAGATGATCCTCTGAATATATATACAATAATAGCTATAGTAATTGCAAGAAAAATAATTATAATTATACTAAAGGTTATCCAGTATATGATTCTATTTGCCATACCTGCTGAGGCAAGCTGACTGTCTATGAGAGATGTATCGATCTTTGAAGACTCCGCAGGCTTCATCAATACGTCATCTACATCAACCGGCTTATTTGTATTTTCATCTATATAAATATTACCACTCTCATCAACCTGTGAAGCAAGATCAATTGGATAACACTTTACATTATGCAACCCTTTTACACCAGACACCAGCTGATCAGGACTGTATTGTTTTCCAGTTAACATGCGCGTCTTACAAGAAAAATATGCCGGATTTATAACGTTTTGTTTTACAACATAATCAAAATGTTGCTCTGTCCCAACCAGAAATGGATCTGGATCTGAATATATATATACATTAATGCGCCCTCTCATAAAAAGGTTAAATATCTCATCAAAAGTCTTTCTGCGATATACGGGATTTGTTGGAGAAGGTGTTTGAACTGTCAACATGTTTGTATCGTTTTTTAGCCAATCTGGAATAGATTTCTCAGATATTCTCAGAGGAGAATCAAATAAACAAAGCGTGTAAGTATTTACACTTGGAGCAGGTTGATTGTATTTCAAGCAATACTCTAAGGTAGCGAATTTAGCACCATTTTCATAGCCTCGGAAATTTAGAAGCTCATTTAGCGTTATTCCAGATTGAGCAACAGTTTGACCTATCCATGCCTTTAAGAATTGATTCTCACTATTCTCTGTACCATCTAGTTTTACAGGAATACATATATGAAAAAAATGGGAATCAACAGTTTGAAAGAGTAAACTTACTTGTAGTCCAGAAGAAGCCCATATATTTGCATGAAGAGCAACGAATTTTAAGGTATATGTACTATTCTTAAATCGAAGACTTGTATCTCGACCAGTAAATATATTTTCACCCAGGATAGTAATATCGTAATAATTATCAGCGGCGAAATATGCGATCTTATTTGAAGTATCAGTAGTAGCAGTAGGACTTCTACGTTTTTCAATAGCTCCTTTCATACCTTCTGGTATTCCCACAACTGGAGCACCATTCATTGTAAATGGTGGTGATTGTTGCCCATATGAAGAAAAATCTAATATGGCAGGTGGGCGTAATACTTGATCTGTTGATAAACAATCCATCTACCGTCAACTATATAATTTAAGGATAAGTATTAACTTCTCATTAAATCATAAATCACCCTTTTACAGAGTCGCTTGTGTATCAAATCCATATAGTGTTACCTTAGCAGTATCGCCGGTAGCTGCTAATTTGATCTCATCACCTGTCATTACCTCTGAACATCCAATCATATCCTGACAATCTCTTTTTTTGAAACTCACTGGAAGAGCTACAGGATTATAGGTATCTGTGCGCGTGTAATAGTTGAAGAAATCACTTCTAGCGGCAGTACGCCGTCCATAGAGTGGCAATACCTTTCCATCAGCGGCAGTTATTACACCCATCTGTTGATATGATTCAGGAGGTCCACGAGTGGCAATTGATTCGAGCCCTTCCCATTTTCTTTGAGGTCGGGGAGCGCGCGTATATCTATCATCTCCAGTGTGTATTTGTATGGGAGTCTGTTGTTGAACTTGAAGGTCAGGTTGAGCTACATGCATTACAACATTTGTCTTCGATGTTGTTATATATGTTAAAGTGGCAACAAGTAGAACAAGAAGAATTATTTCATTCTGAGATCTAAGCATCTCTCTTTATCTTTTACTTAGCTTTTTACTCCCCCAAGCATATCTGAAGATGTTTTCATTGATCCCATAGCTGGCGTAAACATTGTGTTAAAGGTGTCCATCATCTGCTTACCTTCATTGACCATGGGTGTGAATGTCTTTAACATAGTCATCAATGATTTTTGAGTCTCAATTAACTGTTGGGTGTCCTTTGTCATTGCTGTGATTTGGTCAGGGTTCAGCGATTTTAACGCATTCACCACTGTTGTTCCAGCATCAATGTGGAAGCCGCCGGCCGCGTCAGAAGGAATCTCGCCGAGTTTGAATAATCCGTTTTCATTCTTGAAGGGTTCCTCTTCTGATTTTTTTACCTCTTTTACATTTGCTGGCTTTGATGTAGTCATAGTAACTATTTCTTCCTTTTCATCCCCTGCTTTATCCTCTAAGGTATGGTCTTTGGCATCAGCATCTTCAAATCCTTCGCTCATTGGCGATCCAACACCTTGTAGATTTCTTTTACTATTTTGTACTCTTTCTACTATTTGGCGCACTGGTCCTTCGCTGGGGACTTGATTTGTAAATCCTTCTTTCTTTACAACTGAGAAGATGAAATGTGAACATAATAGCGAGATTGTAGACAATTCATAAGAATCAGTTAAGCCATATACAATTCCTCCAATCGATAAACTTACCAAGTACTGTAAGAAAGGTAGGCGAAATAGACCGTATAGGAAGTAGATACTAAAAAAAACAAGAGCTATTGTACTTGTATATTTTGTGAAACGTACTGTGCGCATCTTTCTAAACTTATATAACGAAGTTTATTATAATGAGAGGAGTGGGGCAATAACACGGTGCATTAGCCAAAAGGTCGCTCCCATAGTGAGGGATATTACGAGAAGTCCAGAAATATGGAATTCGCCTGTTGGTCTTATTAAAGATGGCATATAGTGGGAAAGAATAATGCGGATCGGAGGAAGACTAAAGATAAAAAATAGTATGGCTACAACAAATGGAATCTTTATCTCATTTACAATATACGTGTAGAGGTTCTTTGTAGGTTCTGATGCAGGAGCTTGCATTCCAGGCATCTGCATTCCAGGCATCTGCATTCCAGGCATCTGCATTCCAGGCATTCCCTGCATTTGCATTCCAGGCATTTGCATTCCAGGCATTCCAGGCATTCCAGCTCCAGACATCGCTACACCTTGGTTAGAACTTCCCATTCCTATCATCGCCGCGGCAAATTCCGCCTGTGTGGGATGTTCATTCCCAATCATGTGCGAAGTAGGAATTCTAGAATCCATTGTTATATGCTGATTTGTATTAGGCTCCTGCTCATATCCCTGATTCTCGTGTCTTTGCACAGGCATGGGCTGAGGTGGTGCTCTCATTCCTGCATCCTGAGTCGGGATGTTCATATCAGATAAGATCTTTTGAACAAGATCACCATCACCGCCACCCGAGCCATCAAGATCTGATAATAAAGTTCCTGCCGATGCCATTTCTAATGAGTTACCATCCTTCTCCATTCAAAAAATTCACGCAGATCGATACACTGAAAACGCCTCTATTACACCTACCGCCGGACACGTCATAGTTTTAGGAACAAACTGGTAACATTTCGAGCCTATGCGATATGTACTTGACTTCATTTCATGAATGAGCGGCGCTTTTTTAACAAAGCAGTCATCCCCCTTGCACGCTGGTATAAGAATGGTTACAATACCAAACCCTATAATAAAACTGAATAGTATTGCAAATTTCTCTGTTTTTAGTATTTCATACATATCTATCTTCAACTCTGGTAAAATCTCCTCTAAGAAATAGAATGTTCGATCACTTTCGTATACTTCCCTTCAGTATTGGAATTGCTATTGCCGCTGTAATTATGTCTATATATAAGCCAGAGAAGCAGATTATTCACCAATATCCCCATCCAAGTGATTCGGAAGAAAAGATCTTCAGAGATCTCAATAAAACCTGCTATACATATTCAGTCCATGAAGTCGATTGTGACAAGAATGAGAGCACGTTAAAAGATTATCCTATCCAAGGTTAGTTTTTCTGGATCTGTAATATCCCTGTAACACCTTGCTTCTCTGTTCCTTTGATTCTTCTAGAGTTTTACCATGTTCCGTATAACCACCGCTTTGTACTTCTTCTGACTCTTTTCTATCTCTAACAACTTGCCACGCCTGGCCAAGAATATTAGGACCCTTCCATTCTGATTTTTCAGTTGCTAGAGGATCATCCGAAGATAAGGCAATACCCCAACGCCCTTCCTTAGGATTTGCATATACAAGAGTATCAGAACCGGTATCTTTTAGATCTTCAAGATATCTGGGATGTTGTGAAACAAGAGATGACAAGATTTGTATCCATAAGTCACGAGGATTTTCAACCTCCCCTATTACTCTAGCGGCAAGTGATTTGACTTGAGCAGCTGAACGGGTGCGCAAGAAGATTGGGCGTAAATCTTTACGACCGAGGCTTGTAATTCTTTCAATCTCATACGCTTGTACAAGACTATTGTATTTGGTAGAGTTGTGTATAAATTCAACCATGGTATCTGGTGATAAAGAACCATGTTCAGATTCAGGATCGTTAAAGAATATGAAAGTTTCTTCTTCTTGTTGGGGTTCTTCTCCCTTAGGTTCTATAACAGGTGTAACTTGTTCTCCGATTCTAGTCAAATCTTCTAGAGCTAAACTGCGTATTTTAAGGCCATATACAGGATATCCCAATTTCTTAATTTGGTAAAATTCATCAACAAGTACATCACGTATAGAGAGACTTTTAAATTCTTTTGTCCATCGAAGAGGTGATCTAAGTTGAGAACGAATTGTGTCTAATCTGGAAAGTTCACGTTGGGCAGTAATTACATCGGAACTAGCACCTGTTCTGCGCCATTCTAACGTAGCCTCTTTCAAAGTACGGAGTGCCTCATCGTATTCTTTTTCAGTAATTACGAGTTCATCTCGACGTTTTGTCTCTTCTTCTAGTCTTTCGGCTGATGTAGAAGGTCTATATCTCGGAAGTTCAATAATCTTGGCAGCTTCGCCACGCATCTCAGGAACTTGTAAATTTCCGTCCGCAGTAAAGGAAAACAGTCTAGGGTTAGTCGCCCGGGCACGAAAGAATGAAGCACTGTCCTTTGGAATAGGAATAACCTTCTTTGATTTCTTTTCTTGTTCTGCCATTCTAACCTGATTATTCAAATTAGAAGAAATGGATGCCTCGCGCAAGGAAACTATGAAATTGGTATTAAGTTTGGTTGGCTCTATTTTTATTGCCTCTATAGCACTTACCCTTGTTGCTAGTGAATTAATGCCAAAGATTTTTACAATAGCACTCATACCATTTATTGCATATATCTTATCGGTTGTAATGAGTATTATATTTCAATATTCTGCTTGTAAAAGTCTTAGTGTGGGAAGTATTCTTATAGGTGATCTTGGTGTTTTACTTACAAATTCTGGAATTGCGGCTCTCTTACTTTTTGAGGATGTTCCTATTTACAAATACATGTTTGGACCCTATGCGCCTAGAAATCCCATATCTGCTTTGCCCTATGATCCGTCGTCGGCAGAGTATGTAGCAGCTATGGTAAATGAGAATCACTATAAGTTTCAATTCTTTACTGGGATGGTGAAGGCAGTATTACCGATCTATTTTGCAGATGAACTGAAAAATGGATTTGTATATTTCTATTGGACATTTTGGATGACAATGTTGCCCTTGTACTTTTTACTAGGTACCCAGGGAATGTGTTGATTTTTTAGAATCATTCTGATGGCTCCCTTTGGAGTCATTCTGATGGCTCTTCTGCTCCTAAATAAACATACTTGGGAACTCCAGATAATTTAGTAGCTTTCTTATTGAGTACATAGTATCCCTTCGGCAAGGTAACAGGCTTTGCATTAGGAAGCTCAACTGGATTATAGATATCGTCCATAGCCTCTTCCTGCACTGCGTAAGATCTCTTTGTTTTAGACATTAGGAAGAGAATTAGGAAATAGGAAATTAGAGCCCAGACAAGGCAGAAAAGCCAGAATGGAAAGGCAGTATATGTATCATCCCTTTTACCAATACCAAATTCCTTCCAATTTCCATCCGGGGTAAACATGTACGATGGTTTAATTACTAAAACCACTCCAACTCCTAATAAATATACTGTTCCGGCGATAATGAATGTCCACATGATTCGCCCTCTAAACGTAAATAACATTCTAAGAGCGAACTTTACGTCTTAGTTTTTTAGTCTTTCTTCCTACTCCAGGAGCACCGTGTTTTCTGCTGTCTAGTTCCTTAAGAAGAAGGTTTTGCGTTTTTCTAGGAAATCCATAGCCTGAAGATGAATTCTGTCCTGTTAAAAATCCACGTATGTGATCTGTAACATTCTTTGGCAAAGGATTGGTATGTTTTTCACCCGTTTCAGGATCGACAATCGTATTAGCTCCAACCGTTAGATTAAACGCTGCAGCATTTCTTTTTCTATTTTTTACATTATAATGCTTCTTTAACATAGCTCGTAGAGTTGGAATATCTCCACCACTTTCATTCATATACGATAAAAAGGGTTCTTCCCACGGATTGTTATACATATTCATATAAGCGAGTGATTCTGGAAGAAGTGGAATTCTTGTTAAATTATTATAATCACACCAAAGATCTACCAATCCTTCAGGAAGATCGGGTAATTCAGCCAACTTATTTTCACCACACCACAGCGCTTTCAATCCCTTTGGAAGAGTTGGAAGTTTCGTCAAACGATTATTATCACAAAAAAGAGACTTTAATGATAATGGTAAAGTTGGCAGTTCTTCTAGGTTAGAAGATTGACATGATAATCTTTCAATTGTAGTTGGAAGATCTTTTAAGTTTTCTAGTGGATTTAATCCACAGTCAAGTTTTGTAAGACCTTCGGGTAAAACTGGAAGAGCCGTCAAATTATTTCTTGTACATGATAAAGATATTAAATTTGGAAGTTCTGGTAAAGATGTTAATTTATTTGAATCACACGTTAACTCTTCAATACTCTCAGGAATATTTAAGACAGTTAATTCATTATAAGAACAATCGAGTTTTTCAAGATCTTCAGGTAAGATTGGCAAGGTCTCCCATTCATTATATGAACATATAATGCTTTTTGTACCAGGAGGAATATTTTTGCTATTTAGCATTCGATACTCTGCCTTAAACTTAAACTCTCTGTTCATTCTATTATATAATTTAAGAATTATTTCTTAAATTATATATTTCTATGAAAAACTAATAATCATCCTCTTTCATAGCTCCATCGGTGTAGTCGCCGTCCATACGATCTCCAGCATCTAAGTCAAGACCAAAGGCATCAATAGGACCTTCTTGATAATCCGTAATACCTGCCGCTGTTCTTTCAGCACGTTCAACCTCATATCTTTCTGCGTCATACTTCCGTATAGACTTACTGCCTCCAGCCGCCCATTTTCCCATTCCGAGACTTTTCATTGTGAGTTCCACCTTACGTTTATCACGTGACATTCTATCAATTTCTCCAATGAACTGCTGCTTTTCCTTCTCTGCTCTCTTCTCCAAAGAAAAGCGTATTTCATCCTCCGTAGGAATCTTAGCTCCAATCGCATACTTGGTTAACCCTTGCGCCAAGGCCTTGTACAGAAGTTTTATATTCACAGCCCCTTCAATTTCTTCATCTTCTCCCTCAGGAATAAATTGAGGATCCATATATCTCTGTATAATCCCCATTATGTAGGCGCGCAATAAATATTCAACCATCACCCCTCCTCCAGGTGTAAGAATAGGGCGCAAGATAGGCAAGATGTTTTTACAAAGAGCGCTCAGATCATCGACAAATCTGCGAACCTTGCGCATCATCAACCCCTTTAACACAAGTCCATCCCCTACTCCCTTCAAGTAGGCTCCTAAGCCGCGAACCATGATATCTTCCTTAGTTTCTGTACTGAGTCCATAGGATCCCAGAATCTTAAATCTCCCAGTATCTAAGCCAGAGACCCACCGCTGAAAGGGCACAAGTAAAAAGGCGGTAATTGCCTCTCCACATTCCCGTGGTGTTTTCTTTGTTAGAGATTCTATATAACGGAATACATCATTTCCAAGACGAGCCTTAATAAAATCCTCCTTTTCACTTACACTCTGAATCAATTCTTCAGCCGCCTTTGCAATTTGGATTCGAGTTGCACTGGATCCAAGTTCAGTCATGGCAACACTTATAGAACTTAAGATTGATGCCCACGAGTCCATAGGCTCAGGTGCCATTTCGCCAAGAGTACTGAAAGTCTTATCTGCGCGAGGAAGACCTACAGGAACTATCTTTTCTACAGTCATTTTAAGATGCGTTGTATTCAAAAGATCTTGAGTAGTTTCTTCATTAATAATGATACCTTGAGATGCGAGATGTGACTGGATTTCTACTCCCTTCTTCTCCTCTTCTTCCTTCTGTTTCTTAGGATTTGCCTCTACAGAGGAAGGCAAATTCGGATTCTCCTTAAAATTCAGTCCGCATTCAGAGCAAGTTAGAGTGAGTCCCAGTTTGTGAGGCAGTCCCTTATTATCTCCCTGCCAGCACAGAGCTACGAATAATTTATAGTATTCCTTCGCATCTATAGTACCTTCAAGAGTTTTCGGCATCTCAGTATAAAAGGTTGTACTCAAACTGCCTGTACGAAACTCCTTCTGTATAGAACGCTTCTCCAACTTAGGAAGTTCATCCCAGAAACTCGGATTTTGTACAGGGTGTAAACAGCAGGTTGTTTCTGAGATTGGTGCATCTGGATTCAAGGCAGACGTTTTACGAGCCAAGCCATGTGCGGCACGAATCCACGCTACCGCCTGTTTTTCCGGATTTGCAGAATCTCCCACTACCACATTCTTAGCAGCCTCTTCCTCACTAATATGATACGGTGTTGGGCGAAAGGATCCAGAAATAGAATCTGAGGCAAGACTGCTAGTATTTCCAAAGATCTTGATGCGATGTTCACGCTTTCTCTTCAAATGCACCTGTTGTATAGGATTTTTAATGAAAGCATCGATCTGCGACTTTACAAACGGCATAAGAGTATCTCTTCTCTGCACAAGATTATCGCGTTTCTGCAAGGTTGTCATATTCCAGGGGAATTCCTTGTCATTGATTCCAGCAATAATACTTGAGATACACTGAATTCCTGTTTGATTTCCTTCTCCTTCTAAGGGATATCCTAAGAATCCATTCTTACAATCTGTACTGGTGTAATAGACAGTGTAGTCTGGTATGCGAGTTTGAATATTTAATAGAAGTACAGCAGCGGCAGCACTGACATAGCGGATACTATACCAAATATCATAATCTTGCGCCTTCTTCCCCTTTGTATCTCTAGCATATGATTCACGAGTAGGAAGACTTGTAATATAGCTGCTAAAGTTCTCAACCATATTTCTATAGTCAGCCTCTTCTGGCGAAATACCCAGGCCTGATGATATACGTCTGAGAGTTTTGTACATTTCTGTGAGTGTTTCATTGGCAAATGTAACTCCCTCCTCAGCCTCATCACCCTTTAACATTTCATCAAAATCGTCGATTTCATCTGGCAGTACGCTGCGTCCAACCATTGGCCGCCCTTCATCATCGAACTCCAGACTTTGATCGAATTCTAAGGCGGCGATTCCCTGGCCACATACACGGCAAATGAATTTCCCAGAAAACTGGCCTCCAGAAAAATGTATGATAAGCTCCTTGTGCAAAGTCTCTTTCTCAGCAGGTCGTAAGAATTCTTGGATGTAAATCATTTCATGGGCACACACCATTTCCTTATCACACACCTTGCAAAATGTCCACTCCCCTGTTTCACGCCCTCTAAATTTGTTCAAGAGTTGTACTAAGAGTTTTACCCGTGTAACATCACGTGGCTCATCCTCCGTTTGTTTCGACAATCTCCGCAGACTTTCAAGAGATTTTACATGGGGACACAGATTTTCAACAGGAATTTCCCCTGCATCGGCGATCTTGCGTTTAATGCGATAGCCATTCATCATAGAAGTAATATATAACTCTCTAACATGGCGCAAACGCTCCTTAGCTACTATATGAGCCTGTTGGCCGAGAACAGCTATAACAAGATCAGGATATTTGAGAAAGATATAGGTGAACCAATTAATATCAATAGCAGCTAGATCTCCCATATAATCGCGCACCTCTCCTAAGGCAGTCTGCAGCAGAGGCTCAGATTCAATATACGATAAGAGACGAGCAGCATTTTCAGGAGCCAGTAAAGGATTCCCCTCAAACACCATATTTGCCATCATAGTATTATTTTCTTCTCTTTGTTTGATCATGAACAATCTCATAGAAGCCAAATACTGGTCAACCTTCTCTTGTAGAACCTGCACCTGTTCCTTATTAAACTCGACATCTTGCGCTCCATATCCCCGCAACTTTTGATAGGCATCGCCGAGCCCATGTATAGAAATCCGCAGATTCTTCAACCAGTCGCTTATGGTCACATTGCCAATAATATTCCCTTTTACACCTAGATTCAAAATACTATCGGCAGTAGGAAAATCACTTATCTCTCCAAGAGTTTCTAGAATATCTTCCATTAGCTTGGGAGTCATGCTGCCGAGACTCATATCTTGGGCTAGAATACCACTGCGTATAGGTCCTGTATCTCTCAGAGTTGAAAGAGGGAAGACAAGAATATTAGTATAGGAAGCAGGTTCAGCAGATTCAACTTGTCTTAGATGCTCACCTTGGAGAAAGCGCGACCAGCGTCCCTTTAACAGACGAGTTATAGAGAATGAAATTTGTTCAATGTTGGGAGGATTTGTCACTCTGGGCAAGGTTCCTTTTACAGGTTCGCCGCTACTCGCCAATGCATTCAATTGAGGATCCGAGTTAGGGATCTCATTGCGGAATACTTCTTCATCCTTCTCTACTGGTACTCCATCAAGTATAAAGGGTGTTTGTATCTGTTGGCGATATTTTTCCATCTCGAGAAAAAACTTTGGCATTCCTGCATTTGCAATTCCTTCATCTTCATAAGATTCTAGAGATGCCGCCCGTTTTAAAAGATCGCCTAGATACTCGCCATATAGACCTTCCTCTATAACACCCGCCGCATCTTGCGTAAGCCCTTCTAGATGTTCTATAGAATGATCTAAGTACAAGACTTTCTTCATATTCACAACCTTGCGTGACATAGTCACATCAGGTTTATTGATTAGCTCAGCAAGTGTATTCATGCTTGTTGGTTTCACGCCACTAGGATCTCCAATAACAGTATATTGTACAACCTTGTTTCTCAATAGTAAGATTTGTTCAACATTTCTGCGAACTTCTTGAAGTTTAATGGGATCTCTTCTTTGATTAGCGGGTAGTAGGCGAATAAGCTGGGAAAGCATTTCAGAGCGTTGAAAGGCATCAGTGTAGATGCGATTTGCTGTACTGATTTCTTCTAGAACAGCGTTTTCTGGAAGATCAAGAACTTCTCCTAAGGCAAATTCTCCTACATTAGAATCGGCTTCTTCCTCCTCCTTTAAAGAAGGAGCCTGGCCTTCTTCTAGGATATCGTCCTCTTCAACTTGAATACGACTGACGGGGCCGACTTCTTCTTGAGGCTCTTTGGCATTCTCTTCAGCCGGAGCCTCACGTGTACGTATCACTTCGAAGGGTAGTTCTGCACTAATTCCTGTAAATCCGAATTCAAGAGGGGTCTGTGTTCCTGATTCATCCTCTAGTACCGCTGAATCGTTCTCTTCATCAACCGATACTACCTTATAAATGCCGACAGGCACAGCGTCTTTGAAAGTCTCTATGTATTGCCCAGCACGCAAATCAACAAGAGACACAAAGCCGGCACGAGGAGCTTTTTTAAGAATAGTGATATTGCTAATTTCTAGGCTGGGATCTGGATTGCCGTCGATGAGCGGTATTTTTATAATGCGATCTGTTAGACCACGTGGCTGTATGAGCATTCGATCCATTGAGAATCCATAGAGTTTGCCCACGGTTTTATTAAGTTGTCCCCCTAAAAGTAGGACTGTATCTCCAATTTCTAGACCAATGGAAGTTTCTACAGACGGCTCCATTCTATCTGTTATTGCGTAAAGTTTCTTAAGAATCCCCGCCTTGTAAAAATTGATACTATCGCCATACTTATGTATAAGTCCTCATCATGATATCTTTTGCCGAATTGTGTACAACATATCCTACGTGGGATCTTTTACAGACCTATCTTACTTCAGCGGAAGGAGGAAATCTTAGATGCATTGATAGAGGTGACAAAGCTATCATCAGATATGTAAAGGGAATGAGTGATTTTACCAAGCCTCATGTTGGAACCTTTCGATCTGTAGTCTGGAATAAGCGGACAAATCGTCCTGTTAGTGTTGCCCCAGTAAAGGCGAATGAGGGAGTGCCTGAACTTACTGAAGATATGAGAGTCAGTGAATTCTTAGAAGGAGTTATGGTTCAGGGATGGAACGAGGATGAGCCATGTATTTCTACACGCACTTCTTTAGGAGGAACAGGCCACTTTTATAGTCAACGTAGCTTTGCTGATCTCTTTCATGAAGCTGGAGGCTTTGATCTTCTGAGTTCAATACCTAAGGGATCATGTGCCAGCTTTCTCTTACAACATCCTGAACATAAGTTAGTATCAAAGGTGCCTTATCCGCGCGTATATGTAATATGTATAGCCGATATTGATGATACGACAGTTACCTTCAAATACAATCCTGCAGAATGGCCACAGAGATTCGTGACGTATGCGCCTGTGACCTATGAAAAAATGGAAGATACTCTAAGTACCTTTCATTCTTATAAAAATGAATATACCTGGCAGGGCATGGTATTTCAGAATTCGATAGGAAGATGGAGAATTCGTAATCCGCAGTATGAACTTGTACATCACCTACGTGGAACTGATCAAGATGAACAGAGATTTCTACGCTTACGAGCGAATAAACTCTTACAAGCCTATCTTGTATATTTTAAAGAAGAAAATGAATTAATGTGGAACTTTGAGAAGATTTTCCGCGAGAATACTGGAAAATTACATAAAGCGTATTGTGATGTACACAAGTCTAAAAGTCTTACAATAAAAGATCTGCCTTATTCACTAAGACCGCATGTATATGCACTCCATGGGCAATATTTAGAATCTAAGATATCTATTGTAAAATCAACAGTTGTAGAGTATGTGAATGGCTTAGCCTTAGCTGATCAAAAACTATTCACATCTCCATGTCTCGTTCGTTTTCATGAGAACTCTTCCACTTGAATCCTTTAACAGTAGCCAAAATCCGGCACTTGCTATTGATCCTGTAGAATTAACAACTATTGTATTATTACCGACTATTATTTGTACTGGAGTATTTGTAAATACGCCTGAAGATGTTGGTGTAATAATATTATTATTTATTCTTAAAGTTCCAGAATTACGTATGTTACCTAATAGAGTTCCAGTAAAGGCTCCATTTCCATTACAGTAATTAAAATAGAATGTAAAAGTGTTATTTGAATATACCTGATCTCCCCAAATCCAATACGTATTTGCTTGACCAGTATTTTCATAATGATCCATATATTCAGGAGTATGACTTATAGTAATACTACTATTCTCTAAAAGATATACATTCTTTTTACCCATTACTTGCTGACAGTTTACTGTATCACTAATATTATTTACAGGAATAACTTCTTTGGGGCGAATAATGGTTCCGAAACAATTCTCCCAGCTTGTTTTTCTTCCACCATTCGAATCAGGAACGTGTATATCTAACTGATTATTTACAGCTCTTGAATAAGTGTATGATAAATAATCATTGACTGCAGCTATTCCTGTCAACATAGGCAGACTATCAGATCTTCTATATCCAAGTGCTATATTACTAAGAGTGGCATTGCCTGAAGAAGGATTTAAAGCCCCTTCTGGTCTACAATATCTATCGGTATTACCATTCAAAGCACGATAATTCAAAAAATTTTCGCCAGCAGCCGAATATGGTGTTACGCTATTTGAGGTTGATATTAGATTTCTTCTCGTAATTGTATTATCATAGAGTAATTGTAAACAATCGCGACTTGGTACAGCATTTGTTCCAATGTAAGTATCACAAACATTACTACGATTGGCTCCATAGCATCCCATAAATATATAAGGATCAGACTCAGCATTTGCGACTGCTGTACTAAGCCAGTTTCTAATATAACTCAAATTTGAACTGGCTATATGAACAGGAAGAATAACTCGCTGATACCAGTCTCCTGCACTGGTACATCCTGCGCTCGTTAGTATGCTTCGTATACAACTATCTGAATACCCCCCTGGAGGTCTAACAGGCGGGCAGTGAGATGAAGTTTCTATTATAGTACCATCTGTTTTATATGGTCCTGCTTTACAATCATAGTATGCAATCTGATTTTTAGACTTATCTGCATAATTTGATCCATCGATATATGTGTAAGGTAGTATACCTTGAAGAATCATACTATCTCTATTAAGTCCAGGAATCATCGTGATATACTCTTTACCTCGAAAGAGTCTCTTTTCTGTAGGGTGAGGTTTTGGTTGAATACCCGTTATAGTATCATTACTTAGAGTATTATATAAATCTGAAAGATGTTCACTACCATTTGGAACAATAGAATGTATTATTCCTTGTAAATATTTATCATTACCTCCTGTTACCGTAATACTAAGAGGGTCTCCTTCTTTTATATAAGGTGGGTTATTTGGATCTCCAAAAGAACGGATGGTAGGTTCGTTTGATAAAACTATACCTGATCCTCCTGTTATTATTTGATTGTTCACTCTAATAGTAGCATTCCCAGAACCATATAAGCGTATACTAAGTTGACGTAAATTTCCAGCAGGTGGTTGTTTAATATAAGACCATGTGCCCCTCTCAGAAATACGGTCACTTTGACACTGGCCACATGATCTAGTAAGTGTATTAAAAGCCGCAGTATGTTTGCACTCATTTCTAGAAAACATATCAGCATACATATTGCTATTTATTGCTAGAACTGGAACTTTCTCATCATCTGTTAAACTAGTTCCAGTGCAGTCTGCTGCTCTTAAAGATGGTATTGCACGAGGATATCTAAAATTATTATGAAGTTGAGTATTACTGGCTAAAAGTTTATCTTCATGATATACAAGAACCCCTGTTCCATTTGAACTATTATATGTCCTTCTGGCTTTATCGTCTATTAAAAGAGTAGTATCGGTCATGCAAATTCCACAGTCTCTAGAAAATTTAGGATTTTGCCAGGCATTTTTTCCAGAAGAATCAACAGTATCCTTGCAAAACTTAATCATTCCTAAAAAACTATCTTCATTATCAATACGTGGACTTATTGTATTCATATTTCTCTCGGACTTCAGGCCAAAGGCTATACCTGGATCTCCACTTGTCCTTGCCTTAAATACAGAATCCTCTAGTGGAGAATTTAAGGCTACCTGTGATAATTCGCGTATATTTGCGCCGGAATCCTGTGATATGCCAATATTTGTCGCTGGATTTGTCAATGGCTGCTGCTGTGCAGCAAGGGGATTTGCACGATCTTGTGTCATTTCAAGAGTAGTTTCAAAACCCTCTTTTAGATGGAAAAAATATAGATATGCCATAAGAAGTAGAATGATAAATCCTATATATATAAATTCCCTCCTCATTCTACACTTAGTTTTATAAATTATCAGGCCGCAATACACTTGTCGCATCCATTTCGCGTGTAATGATTCTCATTGTAATCTGTACCTGATGGCTTTGATTCAAAAGACGTCCTGTTAGAGTTCCATTCGAATGTAAGAAGGATGTTAGGGTATTCGCGGTTAAACTAGAAGGATTTGAGCTGTCTGCGATATTCCCAAGCAAGGCAGTTGTTGTAGTTCCTGTGGTGGGATCCGTGAACTTGCCACGAACAACGATATAATTGCAGTAGCCTTGCGTATTCGCTCCAGTTGCGAAAGTGGCGAAAGATGATGCAAATCCGACATCTACAACGATTAGGCCTGTATCAGATTGTATATAGTTGACGAAGTCTTGGAGTTGAGATACTGCTGCACCTGCAGCGGCAACCGACCACGCCAGATTCTTTAGTATAATACGATCACCCTTTGACACAGTCAGCTTATTAAAGTAAGTAGCAGTATTTATGAAATAATAGGCAGCCGATGTTCCGTTTTCAACTGCCGAATCGTAGCCATAAGGTGCAGAGGTAGAAGCGTCAATTCCCTTTGATGTGTATATGTGTGCAATATCCAAGGTATCTGGCGTAGTACTTATTAAATTTCCATCAGGGCGCTCCATACGAAAGCTGAGCTTTTGTAAGGTGGCCAAGGGAGTTGGAGAATACACCTTTTGACACTTCAAGAACTTAGGGATCATGGCGAAATATCCGCGAGCATTGTCATTAGTTGTATCATAAATCCAATTCGCGTCATATTGCAGAACACCAAAAGAGGCATTTAGTCCCTGATTTGTACCATAGGTATTTGTATCAAGTTCAGGGATTCTCACTTGAATATAGGGGAAGGAAAGAATATTGAAATTATAAGGGGAGGCGTAGCCAAATGAACTTCCATTATAAATCCGTGTTACGAGAGAGTCAACAGATTCTCCAGGCATGATGGCTTTTACCATCTCGATGCGCACAATATTACGGAATTTAACAGTACTTGTTGGAGAAACACGAAGACCTGTTGGCAAATTACTCGGATCAAAGGATACACTAAAATTATAGCGAGTCTCACTGGAATTACTTATCCAATCTCTGTCACCGCTGTACACGAAGAGATTCAGCTCATTTTCCTTATATTCTAGAGTGTCTGGCTCACGAGTAATAATCATTTGTTGACGAGAAGCTGGTACATCTACACCGGAAGCTCTGTTCAGACTACGATCTAAGTTTTGCCGATCTCCTAGGAACACACTCCGCATATCAGGAGGCATAGGTAGCTGGGCTTGAGTTCCAGAAGGTAGACGTGCTTCCAATTGCTTGCGCTCGAATTCGGCAAAGGCCACCTCAGATTCTTCTTCAGCACGACGTTTATCACGAATATAGGAGTCGGTTGCTCTGGCAAAGGTCTGTTGTCCTGGAGGCACGGCAGGTTCACGAGCAGCTTCCGCTGAACGATCGTTTTTCATTCTTTCAAACATGTCCATGCTCACGGGAGGCTCATCTCTTAGTGATAGACGGAAATCCTGCATTTCAGGCACAGGAGCCTTAACGGCCTGGCGACTCGCCTGTAATTTACTGAAGGCAGCACCGACATCCATCCGAGAATCCTCAATGGCTCCCACTACACCAGAATCGGCGGGACCAATCTCAATATCATTTACAGCAGGGCGAGAACTGCGGGCACTGCGCTCCATGTACATCATATAGTCGGGAAGAACAACCTTGAGTACTTCCGAGTTCAACACACTTACGCTAGCATCCCCTTTTACACGGTGTACCTCATTCATGTAATGTTTTACAGTTTTGATAAGACGATCGGCCTGTTTCTCAGTCAAATCGCCGCCTGTACGTCTACATATATCTGTGTAGAGAACACGCTGTAACATGGCTTCATTCTTTTGACTAAAGTATTGATCGGCCTGTGAAGACATTCTAATGGTATCTTCAAATCTAAAATTTTAAATATACGGGTTATTACCAACTTTAAAACTTACCCCTTAGGTGCTAAACATCCAATCACGTAAATCTAGCATGAAGGTATCGGGAGGTGCTCTACGACAAAAACGCAAAAACGATTCTCCAGCAATCATTCGATCGATAAAATACATACAATACATCCCACATTCCGAGTTTTCATACTGAAATCTGCGCCCGTTCCATCCGAGATTTATATCAGGTTCCTGGATGCCGAGCCATTGCATGAAGGTGTAGATCTCCTTTGGCGGCTTCATTCCATAGGAATCAAAGTAGTAGCACTGTTTTTTAGGGATGTTTATATAATTTGCCACCCAGTGTGAGCCACCCTTATCATGGGGATCAAGATTATAGATAATACCAATCTTAGTCTTCCCTTTCAGATCAATACCATCTAAGTCGAGAGAACACATTTCGCCGATCAAGCAGCGACCCTTGTGTGTGGAATCTTCGGAAGCGAAATCGATTGGATAGGGACCGAGGAACTTGAATTCGGGATTGCTGACTTCATACTGTTTCATAACATTCATGATGTCGTCGCTATTGAGCCACATATCTGGATCTTCTTTCCACGCTTCAGGCATAGCTGGACGCAGCCACGATGAGGCCAAGCTTTCTTTATCGGCATCATTGAGTGGAAGACTATTTAAGAAGGTACGCTGATCCTTAGGATTTACATGAAGCGACTTGGCAAGCTTCTCTAAGAGATGGTCGGGTTTAGTTGAAAGTCCGAGTTTACTAGCACACTCCTTTAACACTGGTAAAGGGAGACAACCATTCTGGGGAGTATGGCCGACCCGAGGATGGCATTGATTGGGGCCTGGAAAGGATTGCTTGGCTTTCCTTAGCTTCCGTGTTTTCCGAACCATTCTAAATTATATTTGATATTTTAGAATGAGCTATCGATATATTCAATTTTATGGGACGAGTAACCAAGATTATCCATTGTTGTTACTAGATATTCCAATTACGTGGAGTCAATATCAACCAGGAGAAGGACTTGACGTACGGAATATATCTGGTATCTTAGGCTTTGATCAATGGACAGACGGTACCTTATACTATGGTCCAACAATAATTACGTATCAGAATAATGGTGCCACCTTACATCTCTGGCCTTCACCACTTACTAAAATAGTATATCTTAGTGGATATAACTCTAGTAATGCAGTCGCTTTTATTAATACAACATATAACATACAGGACGGTATTATTCCTAATCACGCTGGATGGTATAAAATCCAAAGTATAGGAGCTTATAGTAATTTAGTAACAGATAGTTTAATATCATATTATGCTGGCTATACTTTAGGATCTAGTGAACTATATTTTGTCTATGCTGCAGAGTATACACCGCTTGTAATATATTTTCCAAGTGTAACAGACGCACTAAATAATAGAAATTTTTTATTCGGAACTGATAATTTTACATTACTCACTTCTGGAAGTACTACAGCATGGTATTTGGCCAATACTTCACAAGGATCATCACCAAAGGGAGTAGCATATGCAGCTGGATCTACACTCATTGGTGATGGTTACTATTATATATATCCTAGTACAGGATCTAATGTATTTTATTATCAGAATAAGACAGATGCTCTTGCAAAAACAAATTCCATATTTTCTGCTAATTCTTTTATAATAACCGTACCTCTAGGGTATACCTATTCAAATTGGATCTTAGCTTCAAATACTACAGGTACTTTAACTTCTGATATAATAGTATATACATCAGGAACAACCTTAGAATCAAATGGAAAGTATTATTTATATCCAGCATCATCGACTCCTACTGCTTATAGTATTTTGTACTTTTCAACTGAAAGATCAGCATCTTCTAACCTTTCACGACTGTTATTAAATACTGGATCATCAAGTACGTATCGATTATCAAATCTATATGGAGTAACAAATTGGAGAATATATAGTGGATATGGTACAACAACAATACCATCAGGAACTCTAATACACACAAGTCTTCTTACAGGAAGCTTACTTCTTTATCCTACAATAGAAAATGTAGTATTCTTTTATTCTCAATTAATTACTAATATATATACAAATGATAATCTTATAGTTGGCCTTAGTAGAAACTACAATACATTTTTAACTGGTTGTAATATTAGTTGGCTTTTATCTGATTTTAGCACAGGTTCATCTAGTAAATTTCGTTCCTTTGGCAGTGTCTCTGCTGCTGCGCTTTTAAATGCGAATGGAGTATATTATCTATATCCAGGATTTATTCCAGGAACAAATGTATATTACTATACTAATAAAAGTGCGGCTGCTCAAGCAGCTGGAAATACCACTAGCATCCCCATAAGTCCTTATATTGCTAATAGAGATTCTTATACTGTAGAAACATTTCTAACATATTCAAATTGGATCTCATATAGTGCTACATCTACAAGTGCTATGAGCGCGAGTCTTATTGTGTATCAACAAGGGACAGTTTTGAATCCAGTTGGTGTAACTAATTCTAGATTTATCTTATATCCAGCAATAAGTTCTTGTAATTATATGGTAATATATAATGCGAATTCAGCGTCGTTTAGTCAAAAATTATCATATTTACTATCAAATAGTGGATTCTCGTCTATATATACAATACAAAGTATATTTGGAGTCTCTAATTGGTTTATACAGAACTGTAACACTACAATTGCTACAGACAGACGGACTCCTAATGGAACTCTCCTATCTTCAGGATCTATAATAGATACAAATGCACTTGTAGCCCCCTTATATCTAACTCCTGCATCACCATTCGTTAACCTATACTATTATTCAGAATCAATTACAAATTTTGCTGCGAGTGATAACCTTGTTATTGGTTTATCATCCTCTTATATTGTTCAAACTATTGGCGGATATTCTAGTTGGATAATATCTGGTCTTAGTACAGGTTCATCCTCTAAATTATTATCATACACTACAGGTAGTGTATTAAATCCTGGAACTTATTATTTATATCCAGGGTATATAGGATCTAATATAACTTACTATACTACTAAAGCACTTGCTCTTGCACAATCAAATACTATTTTTTCCTCAGCTTCTTATACCATACCAACTATTCCAGGATATTCTACAACTTCAAATTTTATCGTAGCTTCTAATTCAACAGGATCATCCTCTGGGTTATTTGTCTATGCAAGAGGGGAAACTTTGAATCCCAATGGCTTCTACTATCTATATAATCTAACTTCTTCAAATGTTCCCTCTTATACAATTGTATATTTTTCATCACAATTATCCGCGGCTTCAAATATCTCAAGAATACTATCAAACACTTATGTATTAACAGCTGCCCTATCAAGAACATATACTCTATCAAACATATATGGAATCTCTAACTGGACAGTGCACAGCGGATATACCACAACTACAGCAAGAGCAGGATCCGTAATAGCTACAAGCGTGCTCACAGGTCCTTTATTCCTATATCCCACAGAATCAAATGCCATTTTCTATTATTCTCAACCAATCACAAATGTCTTAGCTAGTGATAATCTCATCATCGGTCGTTCATCCTCTTACACCTTAGAAACAATTCAAGGATATTCAAATTGGGTAATCGGTTCTACTAGCACTGGTTCATCGTCTCGTGTTTTAGTATATACAACAGGGACAACTCTTAATTCAAATGGGCAGTATTATTTATATCCACCAACATCTACTGCCTATAGTATAAGATATTTTTCATCACCTTATACAGCATCTTTAAATAGTTCAAACATACGACTAGATAGTGGAACCGCTTCAACATATACATTGTCAAATCTTTACGGAGTTTCTAATTGGACGATATATAGTGGATATGCTACAACTACGATAACAGCAGGATCCGTATTAGCTACTAGCGTTATAGGTTCTTTGTTTCTACATCCTACAGGTTCGAATAACGTATTCTATTACTCACAATTAATCACTGATATATCTAAAAGTGATACTTATATTATTGGTCTTTCACCCTCTTATATAGTACAAACAGTGAATACATATTCAAATTGGGCACTATCTACTAGCAGTACTGGTTCATCTTCTGGTATATTACTATATTCAACAGGAAGAACTCTGAATTCACGTGGCTTCTATTATTTATATCCAATAACGAGTTCTTCTTATAACATAAAATATTTTTCATCTAAAATCTCGGCTATCTCCAATGCCTCAGTAATGTTATCAAATACAGGAACTTCTAGTACATATACCTTATCCAATGTATATGGAGTATCTAACTGGACGATACACAGTGGATATAATGAAATTTCAATATCGGCAGGATCCATACTATTACCAAGTGTACTTGCAGGAACCTTATTCCTATATCCTACAGTAGCGAATAATGTATTCTATTATTCTCAATCCATTTCTGTTGTAGTAGCTAGTGATAATCTTATTATTGGCCTCTCACCTTCTTATACACTAGGAACATTTCAAGGAAATTCGAGCTGGATTATATCTCCTACTAGTACAGGTAATTCAGCTCAGACAATTTCCTATACCTCAGGTTCTACACTAAGTGGCAATATACTTAATAAAAGAGTATACTACCTATATCCAGGTACAACAGGATCTAATGTATTTTATTATACAAATCAGACTGATGCTGAGAGAACAATGAATGCCTTTGCTTCTTCTAATACATATACACTTGCTACACTTGGGGGATATTCTAGTTGGCATATTGCTTCCAATTCAACTGGCTCTTCTTCTCAAGCCGCGGTATATGATAGCGGAATGACGTTAAATCCTGCAAATACTTATCACCTATATCCATCTATCCCTTGTTTCCTAGAAGGGACTAAAATTCTTTGTCTAATAGATTCTAAAGAACAATATGTAAATATAGAGTCTATACGTAAGGGTACTCTTGTGAAAACATCTCTCTATGGATATAATAAGGTTACATATATTGGATATTCAAGTATTACAAATTATGCATCCTCAGATCGTTTTGAAAATCGTTTATATATTTGTAAGAAGGATAAATATCCTACGCTGGATGAAGATCTCATACTTACAGGTGCTCATTCAATTCTAGTAGATACATTAAATGATAGACAGATAGAAGAAACTTTAAAAAGTCTTGGCGATATATTTGTTACTGGAAATAAATACCGATTAATGGCCTTCCTAGATCCGAATGCAGAGCCTTGGGCTTCAGAAGGAGTCTACACTGTCTGGCATATAGCTCTAGATCACCCAGACATATTTAAGAATTATGGGATCTATGCGAATGGCTTATTGGTTGAATCTGCTTCTATTAGATTTTTAAGAGATAAATCTAATATGATATTTGTTTAGAATGAACCCGATGAAACGAAGCATCAGTAAAAGAAGTCCTACATGGATTCCTCTTCTTATCAATCTTATACTATTATTGATAGGAGGGATGATATATTTATATACAGTCACAGATATGCCTTCGACCTATGAAATAACAAAGATGGCTGCTCCCAGACAAAGGTAAAACTCATACCTCATCAGATATGGAAGCCTCCGTACCAAAATCAGAATCATGGGGTCTTGTCTTCGCCGGCCTAGGAATTGTAACTGTCATTTGTTCGGTCATGCTTCAGTTCTTTATAATAGGCCATGGATCTTCGAATCAAATCACAATTGATACAGAGGTTCAGAAAAACCTCTATGGTGTACTAACAGGCGTTGTTCTCTTTATAATTGGTTTCGTCCTATGGCTCTGGTTTTCTACTCTCCGAAATAAGTATTTAGCTGTCTTCTTACTATCTTTTTCATCCTATATTATTGCAAATATTGCTGTTGTACTTTCACTCTACCAAGTAACTGTTACAAAGGTATAATATAAAGCAAAACCAGAGATGAATCTGTCAGGACTTTATTATGGTCTACTTTTTATAGGATTTCTTCTTGTATTTATTCCGCCAGTTGTTACAATATCACAACAGAAAAAACTGGAAAGAGAGGATTATGCTGTTCAAATCTTTCTTCCCCAAACAATTGGTTTGCTACTCCTCTTTGGAGGATTCTGGGGATCTATGAAAGAATTTACAGATGAGCATGCATGGCACTTGATTATACCTGCTACAGCTGGAGGAGCGATGCTCTATTCAATAGTAGCGGCCTTTCAAAGTATTATTCTCATTCGCTGGAGATCCGATTAGGTCTGCGCAATAATGCCGAGCACACGGTGTTGTAGTCTACAGCGGCCACTCCAGCTACCGTCAGGAGTATTTAAGAAACTGATGCCGTGAATTTTCACGGCAACACGAAATTTCCGCCCTGGGACTAAGTCCCCAGGCGCAAAGGTCGGCTTCCATGATCCATTATATATAGGAATTCCCCGAACTCCGTGGCCAGAAGGACAATATAACTGCAGGGCGTTGTCCTGAAAAATCGGCTGGAACCCGCCTTTTACATCTTCCTTAGAGTATTCGCTCTTGAACCAGGTGTGTTGGTGGTACACAATGGCGCTAAGAAGAGTTTCTTGTAGAGTCTGTAATTTTATACACGCGAGCATAGTTTCTGACATATCTAAACTGAGTTTTCCGGTAGCGGCATTGTATTCTAAAATTGGTAGAGGTGGAAAGAGTAGACTGACAAAGGGAATACGAAACTCTGTACCAAAATATGATAGGGGTGCCATTGGTTTCTGTCCATATTCTTTGCGACTCTCTCGCGCCCAGGGAGATCCTATATTAATGTTTCCAATTTCTACTTTTTGTATTGGTAACTGCCACTCCATCCTTGTTTATTGAATATATTTATGTTTAGACCTTACTGGCTTCCTTCTAGATAAAATCAGAAAGCAGAAAGCTAAAGCCACATCACCTTAATACAACACATGAGTTTGGGACTTTCAATATGTTGGAGAGGACCTCCCGGATCTGGAAAACGCGAGGCACTGCAAAGTCAACTCAAAGTATGGGCAAAATCCATCGGCCAGATATATTGTTTAAAACGCCAAATGTGGAATGCCCCAAGTCAAGGCGGAGAGGCTTCTGACGACGAAGTATCAGACGATGAAGAACTTTCTTCTAAAGACACCTTTCCGATGGAAATGAGTGTTCTTCATTGGGGCTTCGACTGTTCTAGAATGTCCCTGCAAGACAAGAAGTATATTAAGGGCATTATTCAACGATGGGGACGAGGAAGCCAGGTACTGTATTCTGGTCACAGCCAGCGTTGCTTAGTCTTTTACCATGCCCATCTCTTGAGTAGCGAATCTATTATCTTCTTACAAGCCTTCTTAGAAGAAAATCATAAGGATACTCTACTTTGGCTAACAAGTGAGCAGCCGCTTCCTCCGCGCCTGGCAGATTGGTGCGTAGAAATTCCAGTCCCTGGATCAGTAGACAAATCTCTTGAACTTCTTATAAAATCTTCTCCGCCAGAGGGAAAGCCCGAAAGCATTAAAATTATACAAGAAGAGATTGTCAATATTTACAAGCTCTGGAGCATGACTACTCCTAAGATATCAGATATCAAAGATATTCGCAGAATTGTATATGCACTTCTGCACAGAAATATACGCTGGACGGAAGGATTTCACGAATGGATGTTCGCTCTCGATCGCATCCCTTTAACACAGAAAAAACGAATGGAAGTGGCAGAAATTTGTAAGAGACAGCCATTTACTGGTTCAGGACAGACTGTTCCCTCTTACAGAATACCGGTACTTTGGGAAAATTATTTATGTTCTTTACGTAATGCCCTAGCTCCTTAAAGATTTGGCTACTATATATAACATGCATTATATCGATAAGATTCTATTGGGTTTTATAGGAGCTGGTAGCATTATATTTGGTGTAAGCATGCATTATTTACCATCTCTAGGAGGGACTATTCCCCAAGGGATGAACTTAGATACCTTCGTTAAACAGCAGAGTTCTACCTTAGTACAGTCTGAGGCATTCAAGTGGACTATAGTGGGAGCATCTACTATGTTTCTAAGTTCTGCTACAATAGTTCTAAGAGCGTGGCGTGAAGATTCTAGTATTTTACCAGTGCATTCTTAACTTTTAAACTTTCGGCAGTTTAGATGCTGCCTTTAGTATTGTCGACACTGGGCAGGGAACTTCATACGAAAGATAAATTGCCTGTCTGGGTAAATTCACAACCTACAGATGATGATTTAGAACATCTTTTTAAAGAGGGGGGTTCTGCTTCCGAGTTTGATCCCAGGGGTCTTAGAAAACAGATGCTGGATGATTTAGTGGCAAAGCGAGCGGTTCTGATAACACGTACATGCTCTTTAGCAAAGATTATGGCTGTTGTATATCCTGAACAGATTCCTAGAATTCCTTGGGATCTTTTTGGATCTATCTTTCAGGCCTTTGGCAAAGGCGTCAAAGGCTGGCGTTTAGTTTGGTTTGCAAATCCAACTCCTAGAGATCTTCCACAGAAGGGACACGTTCCTAGTGCATATCATGTGAATGGAGGATATGCTAAAAGATGTACGCCAAATTCTATAGTTATTTACAGAGAAGAAGAGGTTGCTAGAGTTCTGATACACGAACTTTTACATGCGGCGTGTACAGATAAGATAGATTCTCTAGAAATGATCGAGGCAAAAACAGAAACTTGGGCGGAACTCTTCCTACTTGCCATTATTGCTAAAGGAAGACCCAGAGTTTTGCAGAATCTGTGGAATATTCAGTCACAGTGGATTGTAGATCAGGAAGAATTGCTAAAGGCGTATGGTGTTAGAAGTCCCTGTGACTATGCTTGGAGATATACAGTTGGAAGACGCCATGTCTTAGAGTCTCTAGGTTGCACCTTACCCAAACCAAAAAATACTTGCACCTCTCTCAGATTTACTTCGCCGCTTATCTGCCTTTAAAAAATGATTCTTACAGAAGGCCTTTCATTTGACAAATGGGTGTGCGAGGTTTACTTCGGTATTGTACTCCAATACAAAAAAAACAAGGTAGCTGTCAAGATCTTCGTATAGGTGTTGACGGCTTCAGTCTAATGTTCTTATTTCGAGAAGATCGTTCACGATTTGAAGAATATTTACAAAGCTTACTAAAACAATCACCAAAGTCCATAACCTTTGTCATGGATAAGCGAGCTTCAAAAGAAAAGAAGGTTCTGGAAGAAAGAAAGGAACTCAGGACAAAGGCAAAGGAGGAGGCAGATTCAATACTGTCCTTTCTGAAGTCAACGGAAGTTGAAGATTCTCAGAGAAGTATTCTGGAAAAGCTTATAGTACAAAGAGAACGAGCAGCCTGGCATACCTACCCTGAATATATACAATGGTTAACCTCTCTTTTACACAGATTAAATATTCTTATGGTATGGGCAAAAGAAGAGGCCGATACTATGTTAGCAGAAGGTGAGTATGATATTGTAATCAGTTCTGATTCTGATATGTTGGTTCTAGGGGTAAAGAGGCTCTGGATCCCGAAACATGCTACTGAAATAACACATGAAGACTTTATACAGTTTATAGGAATTGATAAAGATCTACTCTTTGAAGTTGCATATCTTGCTGGATGCGATGTACAACCGAAAAGCCACATGTCTATACAAGCCGCTGTAAGTAATATAAAGTTTTATGGAAGTTTGAAGAATATATATAAGCGTCGACCCGAAATAGTGACAAAAGAAATGCTACAAGAATGTATAAGTCTAAAACAAATTCTAAGCATCTAGAAAATGGATGCGTCCGATATCATACGTAAAAAGCATGCGAAGATTCTTGCTGCCATACAAAAAGATCCTAGTGCTGTACTACAAGGTGGTCAGGTTCCGAATAATCCACCTCTAACACCTGGCCAAATATCAGAGATATCTTCACAATACCCCAAATCTGAGTTCTCGCATATAAATAATATATATCCTTGTGGAACAGCAATTTTGTGTTCAACAATCTATAAACCAGCGTTTTATAATTAGACGATCCAACTAAAAAATATAATGAATTCATATCTTTATATTTTTTATTTTATTTTTACTTGTTTTTATATCATTAACCCATCAGTTTTTCTAATCCATCAGCTTTCTAAGCCGTAGGCTTCTCCGCCTTGAGGTAGTGGACGTTGAGGTACTTCTGGAGGTTGAAGTACGTGAGGCTGTCCTCAGCCTTGAGGTTGAGGAGCTTGAGGAGCTTGGCATCGCCGTGGATGGCGTGCTTGTCCTTGAGGTTGTGCTCCTTGACGTACGTCGTTACGAACTTCGTGACGTTTGAGCGGCTCTCCTGGGAGCCCGCAGGGCGACCCATGAAGGCGCAGAGCGCAGGCGAGATGTTCGTAGGGATCTGGAAGATCGAGAGGCGCGCAGGCTTGCCATCCTCGCCCTCAACAACCTTGCGACGGCGGCGCTTGTCGGCCGTCTTCTGGAGCTTCGTCGCCTTCTTCTCGAGGCGCTTTGACTCAGAGATGAGCTCAGAGAGCGTCTCGCGAACGGCGAGGAGGCGAGCCGTGACGGACTTGACCTCCGCCTCGAGGCGAACCTCCTCAACAACCTCCTCGGCGACGACAGGCGCTGAGACAGGCGCGACAGGCGCAACAGCTACAGGCGCAGCGACCTCGGCCTTCTTGGCCTTGACGGCCTTGACAGGCGCAGCGACAGGAGCAGCTACAGGGGCAGCGACGACATCACTCTTCTTGGCAACAACCTTGGCGGACTTGGGGGCGGCACTCATTATACTAGATACGGGGGCAGAAGTGGAGGACATTTTACGCGGGACTCATCTATTACACAAGCTAAAAATTCATTTTTTGACAAAGTCGGGTGTATTCGATCAACTGTATCTCGCCTGCGTTTGTTTTTATTTTGAAGTGTGACCAACTAAGATCGCTAGTTTTCAAATTTACGCATCCTGCTTAAAAACACCAGAATACGAATCCTATTTCTTAGCTTATGAATGATCAGAGAGATCAAGATGAGTACACAATGTATTAGCATTAAGTCAAAAAAATACTCTTCTCTCCGGTGCCCTAACACTTCAAGTCGCGGAGACTTTTGTGCAAAACACTGTAAAACAAAAATTATCTGGGTTTCCAATGTAAAACCCTTTACTAAGCGTCAGAAAGAAGCGGCAAAGAAAATTTTCAGTTTTTTTGTCAATCACTGGAGACGAAAGGCTCGTAGAAGCAGAGGATTGCTGCTATATGCACCAGCCAAGAGTGATAACAATATTGATATATATACTCTCGATCCGATATCAACCATCCCTTTTACATATCATTTTAGTTATTTAGATTCGTCAAAGAAAGCGTGGACATTTGATCTACGTTTTCTTTTACAACTTCTTCAACATGGGTCGGATCTGAAAAACCCTTTTACACAAGATTTAATTGAAGACCCTATTGTGAAACGTCTTCAACAAAGATCTAAGATTCTAATAAGCCAGCGGATTCCAATTATATATACAGATCAAGGTGGTCTTACTCCAGAACAATTATGGAATCAAAAGGTATTAGATGTATTCTTGACATTAAATACACTTGGATATGGCGCTAATATGATATGGTTTGAATCTATGGGAAGACTACAACATTTGCGTTTTTATACGCGATTATATGAAATGTGGAATGAGTCTGGGATGCAGAATTCTGAAAAAGAAAGAATAGTCCCTGGTTATACTGCTGCCGAATCGCCACTATTTCGCTGGACTCCAGAAATTATTTCTGGACAGAATCGCGATATTAAATGGTGGAGAAAACAAAGTCTTGGCCTGATGAATGCATTTTTAACACGAGGACAGGATCGAACGAATCAGACTTCTGGGGCTCTATACATTCTTACAGCTCTTGTAAATGTGATTCCGAAGGCAGCGGAGGCATATCCTTGGTTAGTGTAAAATATATTTTACAGTAGTAATGTTATCTTTAAAATTACCAACTGTAAAAAGTTTGAATGAATTACATAACTCTATTCTAGAAGAATTAAGAGTTTTTGTTATAACTCAAGATATTAAGTTAAATTCATTTGATGAGATAAATCTGAAATCAGAATTATCGCAGACTTTTTATCAGGGTGATACATATTCGTCAATACTCATGGAATATATCAAAGAAAACAATAAACCAACAGTAAAGGGCGTACAAACTCTTATAGATCTAGGAGCTGATATTAATCTTTGTACAACCAAGAGTGGAGTATGTAAAGCTGATTCTGAAAATGCGATTCTTTGGGCAATGACCTTAAATTACCCAGAAATTGTTAAACTATTGGCGAAACATGGTGCATCAGATCTAGGTCGCATGAATACGCATATTAGTCATTTAGATGAAAAGACACAGCAAAAGATTAGAAATTCTTATAGGAATCTTAGAGTGAATACAAAGACTCCTAGAGTGAATACAAGAAATTCTTATAGGAATCTTAGAGTGAATACAAGAAAAACTAGAAGGTGCTAACGACCAACTACGGGTCCACGCAGTCCCTGAAGTTTGGCAGGAAGATTGTAAGAGTTTCTTATGGCAAGTTGTCTTCCTTGATCGGCAACCAACTCCCTATTATCTCTAAATACTTGACTTGTATCATTCTCCCAAGAACATTTGATTGCCGCGGGTTTTGTGCCAGGTGTTGGCTTTGTTGGATCGACAGTGCCAGAATCGTAATTATAAGCAACTGGGTTTATGAATATTTTACAAGGGACTATTGTCTGATAAGGCTCTGAAGAAGGTGGATCCGAGCATACGGCACAGTGTGTCTGTTTTCCTAGAAGATTCGCAGCGGTATCGGCATTTTTTATGCCATTACTTACACCCGAATAAGGTTGTGAAGTCGGAGAAGAATTATTAGCGTCTAAGATACTCACCCGACCATCGATTCTTGAAAAACTTGTGGCAACAGGTACTGCTTGTGGAACTGACTGAGCGCGAGCCATATTCTTATAGGTTACTTGAGAAGCATCTTGACCATTTTGGTATCCTATAATTTTAGATTGTGTATTTGTAATCTTACGCAAATAGACTGCGTAATTCATTCTGCTTTATACACGAAAAATAAGTTTGTTCCTACTCAAAAAAAAGTTGATTTCCCTTTTGCCCCCAATTATCCAGTCCCAACCCAAGATGAGTTCTCCTATTATCCAGCCCTCTGCTTTCAATGTTTCAAAGGTATCAATCAGCCAGCCGAAGGTTCTCGATTCAGGTGCGAAGATGGCGTACCTCAATTATGGCGAGAAGAGTAATCTAATCATGCAGACGCCCAGCCTGCCTTCTCCCTTTGGCCTCAGTGTCTTCGACAAGGCGGGTCCTCCCAAGTATTCTCTCGATCTCGCCCTCCGTGGCTATCAGGAGGATCCCAAGGTAAAGTCTCTATTCACGGCGCTCTCAGCTCTCGATGAGCACATGATTGACCTCGGTGTCAAGAATTCAAAGCTTTGGTTCAAGGCGGACATGAAGCGCGAGATTGTCGCTGCCTTCTACACGCCTGTTGTAAAGTTCGGTAAGGACAAGGATGGCAACACGACGCCCTATCCTCCGAACATCAAGCTTCAGCTCAAGCGCAACCGCGAGGGCACGGACTTTGACTGCAAGTTCTATGATCACAAGTCAAAGGGCAATGCCAATGCGCAGGCCATCAAGGATGTCCCCCTCGAGGACATGCTTGTAAAGAAGGTTGAGGTCACGGCGCTCATGCAGTGCACGGGTGTCTGGTTCGCTGGTGGCAAGTTCGGTGTCAGCTGGAAGGCCGTTCAGATGCGCCTCGACAGTGTCCCTGCTGGTATTGCTGGCTACGGCTTCGACGATGTACAGGATGAGGAGTTTGCTGAGCCTGAGTTTACGGGTAAGGCGATCGTTGATGATGAGGACAAGGATGAGGATGAGGAGGATGAGGAGATGGAGGCACCGCCGGTTCCCAAGAAGGTTGCCACGACGGTGACGAAGAAGAAGGTGGTTGCGGCGGTAAAGAAGTGACCAAGTAAAGAAGTGATCAAGTAAAGAAGTAAACAAGTAAAGTGAATTCATAAAAATGGTTTAAAGATATAAGTACATACATGTGTAGCGGGAATCCAATATGGTGTAACGGTTAGCATACGGCCCTTTCAAGGCTAAGACCCGGGTTCAACTCCCGGTATTGGAATATGAGTTCGGAGTCACTTATACAACAGACCCACATGGCCTTATAGTACAGTGGTAAGTACATCGGACTTTGAATCCGGTAACCCGAGTTCGATTCTCGGTGGGGCTAAACAACATGGATGACCGAGTGGTTAAGGTGGCAGTCTCAAGAACTGCTGTAGCAATACGCATGGGTTCGAGTCCCATTCCATGTACAACTAGGATGTCCGAGTGGTTAAGGAGAGGGTCTTAAGAACCCTTGTAGCAATACGCGTGGGTTCGATCCCCACTCCTAGTAAATTTTTTATCTGATTTTTGTAAATTCTGATAAAAAGGGTTAAAGCCGCATAGGTATATATAGTTTAGGGGAGGCGTCCTCTGGCCTTTGTAGGCTTGTTGGCTATAAAGGCTATCGCCTATAGAGGCAAAGCGCTGATAGTTTAGTGGTAGAATACAACCCTTCCAAGGTTGTAACGCGGGTTCGATTCCCGCTTAGCGCATTACATCCTTTTTAGTTCATCTGCTAAAAAGGCCATGCCTTTTTAGCTCAGTTGGTAGAGCATCTCCCTTGTAAGGAGAAAGTCCTGTGTTCGATTCGCAGAAGAGGCAAATACGATCGGATTAGCTCAGTTGGTAGAGCATGTGGCTTTTAACCACAGAGTCGCGGGTTCGAGCCCCGCATTCGGTACTTTTCAAGGAATTCTATTCTTTGAAAATTACCTTGAAAAAACGCACTTAACTTGATCCTGTTAGTCCTGACGCGCCGCCTGCACTAGGATTATTAGGATAGACTGCTCTATTGGCATCATATGTCTCTCCAGCAAGTCTGCGAGCATCGTTCGATACGGCAAAGCAGGCAGAGCATCCTGCCGCAATCTGAGAAACTTCTTCAGCACTATTCATCGCAGGACCCTTTAAAGACTGTACCACGGTTGTACCATTAACCGCAGATGACCAACTATTATAGTATGAATTGAGTGCTATGTTACGATTTTTGACTGTTACTAAAGAAGCATCACGTATGGTACAAGGCATTCTACATCCGTAAAATATAAAATTTTAACTGCCTAGTTTCAGATCCTTTGTTAGTATACATGCGCGCATAGGAGGAGCAGGGGGTGCAGGCAGCGGTGGACACGTAACAGATATAATTGGTCCCCTTGGCACAGTATCTTCTGATGCAGCAATCGTCGCCTGTTGAATTGATTCAGTAAGAAGAGCCGCTGACCCAAATTGCCGAGTTTGTAAGGCCGCCAATACTGCTCTAGCTCTTTCTTGTGTTACACCGCCACCATTCAAAGCATAGCCAATGGTTGACATAGATTGATAGGCTATTCTAGAATTCTCAGTTTGTGTTATAGGGAACTGAATAGATTGTTTATAAATACATTCGTCGCTGTTACCTTGACGAGGAATAAAGGTAGGCAGGCATTCTGTCAGTTTGCGAAGTCTTGCTCCTTCGGTTAATGCCGATCCACCGTTCAGTGGCATCTTTACTCTCTTGTTGAGCTAGAAATGGATGGCCTTTCATTCTTGTTTGGAATACTCACCTTGTTATTTTTAGTGGCAATTCTTGGGATGAATTTAGCGAATACTAGTCGTGTTGAGGAACCATTTGTAGACTCTGGCTCTATGGCTAAATCTGAGATAGCTATTGAGATAAGAGAGAACTTGGACAAACTGGCCTTTTACACAAGTCCGGATGGTTCTGGTTCTGACGGATCCAGACTATGTATGGTTATGTCTCTTATTCGAATGAGCATGGCAGAGAATGAAGCAGTTGGCCAGAATTTGAGCAATGCCGAGATTTCCAAGCGTGTCGAAACAACACTTTCAACTGCAATCCCAGGTGGAGTTCTTCCTTGTCCTCTTTTACAATATCCCAGCGACTCTGCCACAGATCTAGAATGGCTAACATGGCTTCAAACAGTCCCGACAGATTTTGGTGCCCGGGTAGTCCTAATGGCGGTATACGCAGATGTAACAATAACTTCGGTTGCAAACAAAATGAAGGATGCTCTATCTGGTAACATAAATATACCATCTCTGCAAGGTTTTGTTGACGTATGTACACCTACTATGTCTGAAAAGAAACGGTCTGAGCTGGAAGAAAAGGATTGTTCCTTGCCAGAATCATTAACACCTGCTCAGATCAAAGAGGCAGTGACAAAACTGCTGAAAAAACTTGTATCAGAAAAGGAAAGAATTCTTGCAAAAACAGCTAAAGAAAATCCTTTGACCTTAGGTCCAATAGATGTTCATACCCATATACAAAATGCTATAGTTGCTGCTAATTATTTAAATAAACAGAAGCAATCCTTGGAAGCAGGAACTTTAACTCTTTCTGGTTCTGCGTAACTTAGGTTTCTTTGATTTTTCCGTTTTTGATCTCTCCATCTTTGTCCGTTCAGCTTTTTCATGCAAGAGTGTTGCTATACCCTTTTGTCTGCCAGAGCATTTTAATCCAAAGGCAGGCAGCAACTGTGTTGGACGATTTCTAGAATTTCTTAGCAGCGAGTGCAACTTTTGAATGAGACAATCCAAAGATGTTTCAAAATACATCTTCTCCTTTTTTCCAAAGATATTCAAGGAATAATAAAGATGTAAATACAAGTCTGGGGTTGCTATACGAATCTCATTCGTATCAACACGCATGGTAGTATAAGAGTGGCAAGCATCTTCTTGAAAAATGAGAGCAATTGGTATTCCTCTGCGTGTAACACTCACAAAACTAAAGAGTTGATCTGTCAAGGCATCGGATACTGTAACCTTTATTGCGCTGCTCTGCAAAATATCTTTTAGATCATTTCCATCATTTTTCGATTCATTGCTGAAAAATAGTACGGGACCTCCAAGACGAACTAGAGAATCTAGAGTGACTCGTTTAGGATTTTCAAAGAGTTCAATGTACTCTGGAGATACTACAACATGTTTTCTCTTTATACAAAACTCTAGGATTGCCTTGCGATCTTTTAGATCTATTGGCGGTGTGCGTATTGTTTCACTGCACACATTCACTGGAAAGGCATTGTTGAGTAAGATAAGACGCTCGTATACCTTTCTCCATCTTGACACTTCTCCGCGTGGTCTACTGAGTTCCAAGTGCATCAACATGCGTAGGAAATCAGGATCGCAATACAAGATTCCATTGACAGTTTGAGCCCGCTTCTGAATTATTTTGAACAGCTGTGGATGCATGAGAGAAATATCCGCAATTGGAATATAGTTGACATATACCTTCATGGTGCCTTCATGTACTCCAACCTTCTTACTTATATTATCAAATCCCTCCTTAGCAAGAATATCTACCAGCTCATCAACGTCGGCATCAGGATTGGGAGAGAAAAAATCATAATCGGGGACATTATAATTGGGATCATAGAATTGTTTGTCTTTTGGTAAGAGAGCATTAATAGCCTGGCCTCCATAACAGACGCGCTTCTGTTTGCGTAAGAAACGTTCAACCGTGTCAATAGCCTTCAAAACATCGGGATCGTGAGCAACAGTATAGTCAACTCGTTTCTGAGACTCTTTTACAGTATTCTCAAGATATTCGAATTGTTTCTTAACTTGTAAGGTATTTAATAAGGGACTTAGAATTTCACGGCTATCCTCTTCCATTTACTTTAGGCAACATAAAAAGTGTTTGTATCAATAAAGCAAGGTTCCTGTACCATGGATGTTAAATCAAGATCTGCCTTACAGCGAATGAGTAAAGAACGAGGAGGACAAAGATATACTATCTTCGACAGAATTCTTGGACTTCTGTGGAAGGATATTGTTCAAGTTTCAATACACTTAGGTAAGACTAAACACCTCTTTTACATAGAGACCATGCTTACTAGAGAATATCTTGCCCTACAAATAAAGTGTGCCTTAGATTTCATCTCACTTAGAGATGAGCTGCTACAAATTATAAAAAAAGAGTATACGGATTGTGACGTATATTATTGTAAGGATACAGGACTCTGCACGATCGATTGGACCTAAGTAATCTTCGTCTGCCCTGGCTGCAGTTCAGGACTTACTCTAGCATTCATCGCAGTACTAGGGCTTTGCGGTACTATGGGAGCAGGCTTTGTGTATCTGGCAGATTCAGGTTTCACAATCCAGGCATATCCTTTCCAGCTTTTATAAATATCATCTAACACAGGTGAATCAACACTTATAAAAGGAAGAGGAATACATTGAATTCCTGTTGTTGTTAATTTATTTACAGAACTGGCATCGGGCACCGATAAAGGATCATCAAGAGAGGTGCTGTACCAAGAAATTCTGGCATTTCCAGTCCAATCTGTTTTTCCACCGATGTCGCGATGTATAGAAAAGGATCTAGGAGTGTTTCCAAGAGTTCCCAGATTTCCTTGATTACCTTCACTTCCTAGGGAACTATAGACAAAATTCACATAATTGTATAACTTGGGTTCAAAGCTTTTGTAGGCATCCTTTATTGACACATCTACATTGAAATTTGTAAAGATAAGAATCTTATTTCTCAGTTCAGATAAATGGATTTGAGTTAAAATCTCTCCCTGTCTCTTACCCCCTACCGCGGATCCGTATCCTCCAATTGTTGTTAAACGATATGGTTGTAATGACTGCAATGATTTGGCCATATCAGATGTAAATTGCACATACTCTTTTTCAGAGGTACTTGAATCTGGAATATGTCCCTCAACTCCGTGTAAAAATAATAGGATGGGTTCTTCAGCCTGTGTAACATTGGTAGCCTTGTATTTTACAAGTGATTCGCAGAAAGATTGAAGAGTCAGACCATTTAAACTGAGTATAATTCCGTTTGCATCCCTGCACACAATAGCAGGAGATCTGGATTTTGGCCAATTAGGGACATTTTTATTGTCATCATAGTAGACACTTATAGGTATAAAAAAAGAACGTATCCCAGCTCGGAGAGCTGTGCGAAGATAGTAATCAGCATTAAAGACTCCACTAACTAAGGGACCGATGTATCCTCCTACACTAGCAGTAAGAGGGCAGAGATTTACTAGATATTGTTCTGGAACGGCAAGAGTATTGATCAGAGAACCATATAGGGAATTCTGTCCACTCTTTGCAACAGAATCAAGAGTGGCACTTCTAAGAGCAAGAGTTGCTGCGATATTGGCATCGACTACTCTGGGATCTCTAGACGTGGCACGCAGCGAGTAGGTAATGATTAAATAGAGTATTACACAGAATATGAACATTCCAATAATAAGAGCACTTACCTTTGCTGCAACAACACTGGGTTCGGGATTTGTAAACATCAGTATTAATGATTCACCGAGTTTTGGTGCAAGATCACTCATCCCCTCTACATCAAGCCAAGAAGATTCCTAAATTCGGATATACTCATCATTGTAATTCCTAGAGCTGCTGCCTTTTTTGTCTTTGTCGATTCCTTAGTATCTCGAACAAGAATATGAGTAGATCGACTTACGGTATCTTGAAGAGAGTAGCCCTTTGATGGAAGAAGAAGTTCGAGCTCCTTATCTCTTACACCAGTAAATACAACTTGCTTGTTGTCTTTTACAAGCGGAGCAGTAACAGCAGTAACTGCAGGTGCAGCTGTAAATCCAGGAAAGCTTCCCTCCACCCATGCTAAGGCAAAGGGCAGCGCTTTTAGTAATTCTCCCAAACTCTCAGTAGACCACCCTACTGCAGAAGTATTCGTCCACTTTCTAGGATTTGGCTCACGCTCAAATAACACTCTCATCTTCCTCTCACCCACACCACGAGGTAGACGATTACTTGCAACTAATAGAGTCGAGTAGCTAGCAGCCGCTCTAGCCTTCTTAAGAGACTCTACTAGCACTGGTGCTCTGCCACTACCAATATGAGGAGCCAGATCTTCAGCCTTCGATTTCCATAGAGCGATCATCGTAGTAATTCCACCTTCTACCAAGCTGTCAACCAGCCCAGGACCAATTCCTTCCACTCCCAGCGTCTGCAAGGCATGAAGAAGCGCCTTTGAAGGCGATGCGACAGAAACAATGGCGTGAACCCGAGAAGCATCCCATTCCCAGTCATGCCCTGGAATTTCGAACTCGGCTAGCGAAGGCTCGACAACAGAATCAAGACAAGGAATTACATCGCCACTGCGACGAACAATAATCCGAGCCCCAGTACCTAGCCGATTCTCAGAAATATACGACGCATTATGACCAGACAGCCATTCAATCCGAGCACCACCAATTTCCACCGGCTCAATCTGAATTCGCGGAATCAGGGCATTCTGCCGACTAGTTGTCCAAACAATTCCAACAATCGTTGTCTCAGCCTTTTGATCATCGAGAGATGCCTTGAACGCCACCGAATCAAGAGGATTCTTCACCTCTCCTACAGATAAGCTAAGAGGTACAGAATCAACGGCAACTACCAGTCCATCAATAGGGTACTGACCAGACTTGCGTTCAAGAAGAAGTTTCATGAGTTCAGCCTCCTTGCACTGTCTCGAAATGCTAGTCCACCAAGGGATTTCGAAGCCATTCTCAGAAAGCCACTTCATTTGCGCCGATCTGCTCATCCCTGCCGGCTCAATCAATTGATAGGCAACGAACCGAATCTTTGATGCTTCCTTAGGAAGATCATCGTGTCTGTGCATCCAGCCGTTCACAATAGAACGCCCAATTCCCACCGTATCCTCCTTACGAAGCACCAGTTCTCCACGGACAATACACGGCGTACTCGACAATCCTTGGATAATAGGAATCATGTGACTCACATTAACCCCTTTTACACCGTCTCCACGTAGATACAGACTTTTCTTATTTACATAAAGAGCAGATAAGCCGTCGAGCTTGTCGCTAACTATGTATGCGCTCTTAGTACGTAAAAGCCACTTCTCGAGAGTTCCTGAATTTGCCCGAATCTTATTCTGCGATGCCATTGTATAAGGAAGGAGAACACCCTTTGACACAGGTGCGCCGATCACAGATAGGAAGGGATGATTTGGGGATAGTCTGCGAAGTTTTTCTAATTGAAGATCATATTCATCATCTGACATGATTGGCTGGCCATTGTGATACGCCAAATTTGCCTTTTGCAGAGTTTTGACAAGAGAATCCATATACACGGTATACTGGTTTTTCGCGGTTCAATTTTAACGATTGAGATAGGCATCCATAATTGCGTCATATGCCTCGAAATGTTCTTCTAATGAATTTTCTTTCTTCTGTTTTTCAGTAAGAGCCTTAGGAGTCTTTGCTTCCTTAATCTTTCTCGTCATTGCCTGCTTTATTTGCTTAGAAGGAGGAAGTGAGGGATGGACAAGAACTTCATTGAAAAAACTCGTACATTGTGAAACTGCTCTAGAGAGCCGAACGGGATCTTCTACTAGAACTGGTGCGGCTGGAACCTTCCAACGAGGAACCTCGCATACAATAAGACCCATAAGACCGAGGCAATCTCTTTTATATCTTGCTGGCATTCTTGTCTCAGAACCTCTCCAAAGTCTCATAAGTTCGCCGAATTCTTCATGCATGCGGACAAGTCCCTTTTCGGCAAGTTCCTTGTAAATTTCACTGAACAAGGCAGCTAAGAAGTGGCCGGCATCTGTTGTATTTTTTTGTATAGCTGGACCACGTTCCTTAGTACTTAATCCAGTTTTAGTAGTTTTGCGCATCCGTCCATCCTCTTCCATAGTCCAGCGGATCCAGAAAAGTACACGCTCTGAAGCACCATCGGTAATCGCCTTGCATATTTCATTAGCAATTAGGTACAGAGTGGGTGAATCTTCGGTTGTCCATACTGTGCGAGTGGCACGAGTTTCAGGGGATGAAGCCACTCCTCGTAACCAGCCTGGTCTCGTAGTATTTGTATCAATCTTAGGCCAGACAATTTTTGAACGTTTTGGACAGAGCTGTAAGACTAGAACAGTTTCACTGACCGTACTTTGCACATCATTATTCTTAAAAAAAGCTTCCTGGGGTAAGAGAGTGGCTTTTTTATCCAATTCTGCGAATCGTTGCTTCAGATATACAAAAATACGGGGATTCGCTAAACTGATATGTGAAACAGCATACGAGTAGGCACCACGGATCCAAATATCTAGGCCACCGCTGCAGACCAAGTCGGCGGCGAAATGAAGCGCCTTGCCGCTTGCGACAGCGCCGGTTTCTCCGAGCGCAGTCTCATAACATGAATATGCTTCGGAGACAAGATATCCAGATCTGGTTTTAAATTTAGATTCTTCTTGAATAATTTCTTCTACTCGGATTGGAGCGCGATATACATCCATCTTCTTTTACACAGGGGAATGGTTATTTGAAATTAACGCAATAAAACTTAAGGAATATCATTCTTAACTTTTAGGATCTATGTTTAGGAATCTTACGCATCTTACGCGTTTTACGCGTCTTACTGTTTAGTTTACGCTTGCTTTTTGTTTTAGCACCGGCGAATTGAAGACCACATCCACAGCCCATTCTATTTAACGTCTATTTTTTCTTGTCTTTCTGGATTTGGATTTGGATTTGGATTTCTTTATTTTATATTTACCGTTACTAGCAACTTCCATAGCATTTCTCCAAGACTTCATGCTATTATTTAGTCCAACGTTAGGTTTTATTCTCATATAGTTTTGCTGTTGTAGAGGAGAAAGTTTATTATACTCGGCTTTTTCTTCTATATTCATATTTTCAGCAGCACGCTCATTTGATCTTACAGAATTTGTATTAGAGTGCACAATTTCATTGGCATAATATTTAGCACCTTTTCCATTACACACGACAACTACTTCATTTGTATCAGGCTTAATTCCTACTACCTGTCCATTTGTTGAACATCTTTTATCCTTTGCATTCATGGCTTGTACAGTATCTCCAATCTCAATTGGTGATCCATCATTGTATCTCATATTTTCTGAAGCTGATCCATTATTTAATGCGGCATTATTTCCAGCTGAACCAGCATTTGACGCGGAATTTCTAGCAATTAATCTTTTATTTCTATATAGTCCCTTTTCCTGTTCTGTTAAACCATTGTATTGATTCTCAACTGGTTCAGGTTCTTCATTTCTATTGTAAGGAGGCAATGATGTATTATTTCCTTCGTTTAGATTATTAGAATTACTACCAATTAATCTTTTATTTCTATATAGTCCCTTTTCCTGTTCTGTCAAACCATTGTATTGATTCTCAACTGGTTCAGGTTCTTCATTTCTATTATAAGGAGGCAATGATGCATTATTTACAGATCCATTACTAAATAATTGTGATCTAAAATTATTATTAGCCTTTTCATTTTCTTTTGATATTTTAGGTGCGGTTAGATTATTTCCCTTTCTATAGAGATTTGCCTCATGCTGCGTTAATCCAGTTCCTGTATTATCTAAAAATTTATTTTCAAGAACAGGCTTTTCATTTACAGATCCATTACTAAATAATTGTGATCTAAAATTATTATTAGCCTTTTCATTTTCTTTTGATATTTTAGGTGCTGTTAGATTATTTCCCTTTCTATAGAGATTTGCTTCATGCTGCGTTAATCCAGTTCCTGTATTATCTAAAAATTTATTTTCAAGAACAGGTCTTTCATTTACAGATCCATTATTAAATAATTGTGATCTGAATGTATTGTTAGCTGTTTCATTCTCTTTTGATATGGCATTAGCAGTTACACTACGTCTATCATTATTTTGTGTTAGTACAGAAGCTGTATTTTCATTCATAGCATTAGTACCAATTGATCTTTTATTCTTATTGGTAATTCTATTCACCTTTTTGCGAATATTGTTTACAGCTGCTGTTATCTTATTTAGTCCATTCATACGATTCAGTGTATTTTTCAAACGACGAGAAAGATTTTCTGTATTTATTCTACCCCCTCTTTTTTTTGTTTTATTAAAAACCATCTATAAAGTGTATATAATTTAAATTACATATTCTCGGCCTCAAGATCATCCTTCTCTTGCTTCAGCCGACGAACAAGAGGCTCAACACCCCGCTCCCACGTATACGTGAGTACAGTTTTACGCGCCTCCTTTCCGTGAGCCTCTCTTTTCTTAGAATCAAGTACATACTCCTCCATGCCCAAACATAGATCATGAGGATCAACCGCGTTAGCCTCTCCACCAACAGGTGAATATACCATCGGGAGATAATATTTCTGTGTAGCCTCAACAAGAACACTATTATCCTTATTACAGTACTCTCTGAATCCACCGATATTCGGCACAACCTGAGGAATTCCTACACCCATCTGCTCGAAATTACAGAGTCCCCATCCCTCACCATCCGCCGAGTTGACACCAGCATCGGCCAAGTTGTAGAAGGCATTGATGTCCTCATCCTTGAATACCATATCCTGTGAGCTTAGCATGAGACGACCCCCGAATTGCTCTGGATTTACTCCACGGAGGCGTAACTCTCTCTGGAAGAGCTCGAAGAGCCACCAACCACCCTTCTCACCCTTGTCGCAAATGCACATGAGAAAGATCGGCTTTGTGGGGTACTTTACGAGAAGTTCAACAAAGGCCATGATGAGAATATCGTAGCGCTTGCGAGGCTGATTGCGATTTACATTTAGAAAGACAAAGGCTTCCTCAGGAACCTTGAGATTCTTACGAATATCCTTCTTTGACAGAACGGGGTACATTTCCTTATCAAATCCGTGAAGGATTACATCGACGGGGCGATTGATTCCCTGATCCTTGAGACACTTCTTCCAAAATGGCGTAAAGGCAAAGATACGATCCGCCTTCATATTTAACATATCGAGATATCCCTGAAGTTGAGTATTATATACTTGATCGCAGTATACCCAAGTCTTGAAGTTACGAGGGATACCAGACTTGTCGATTTCCATGATAAACTTCCCTACTACACTCATATCATTGAAAATGAGAACAACATCAGGTTTTACCTGGCGAATGACATCAGGAAGCTGCTTGAAGCCGAAACCCTGCTCGAAGGGCTTCTCATTGGCGCAGGCATCGATCACTTCGATGTTAGAAGGATAGGGGCGATATCCTTCGGCAAACTGCTGTTGAGGAAATCTCTGAAATCCGAAGTGGGTTACTGATACCCACGGGAGCTTGGCAAGTTGGCGGAGGATTCCGTAGGATACCTTGCTATAGCCAGTAAACTGCTGACAGTGTGTGCTTACGAGTAGAAATTTTAGCTTTTGTCCTTCCGCAGGAATAGTAACTCCTACAGGAACAGAAGTTCCCGTATTCTGAATAATAGATTCTAGGTTCTTCACGTAGTCCATTGTTTCTAAACAAATTCTAACTAGTTATCCTTAGGCCTTTTGTCAAAGGCCAAAGGTCTTAGCTACAACCCCAATAGTCTCCTTCTTCAAAGTCTCCCAAGCATCAAGAATTGTTTTACGAAGTTCTTCATACACCTCAGGTTTCTGCTGAATTGCCCGCAGAATAGAAGCTGCATGATCCCAATTATCGGCAAGTAACAAGGGAAGGCTTGGTATATGAGTATACACATCGTCTTTTACAAGAATAGGTACACAGCCAGCCTCTAACGCTTCATAGAAACGGAAGGTTTCCGCATTCTGTCCTCCTGGACAAGGCACAAACCAAGAATTCAAAAGGATGGCCAAATTCTCTTCACGTCCCAACATCTTTGGAGAATTCCAATCATCCATAAATACACATTTGTGTTCGTGAAGTTTCATGAGAGGGAGCAACTTCTCTTTCCGTCCCTTCCATTCCGTACCTACAAAGGACCACAGAAATTCGCGAAAAGGGGGACGCGGTGTATGGGAAAGAGGAATACACTTTGGCACATTCCAATGAAATCCGAGAGGAATCACCTTGGCCTTTTCAGGTAAACCAGGGCGACTATAGTTTCGTATTACCCCTAAGCAGCCAGGCCATTCATAGAAATCAATTGGATCGGTACCGAACTCATCGCTCATATGTAAAACATAGAATTTCACATTTTCCTTCCATGAATCGAGAAGCTTGCGCGTTTCATCAAGAGGCCGCTGGACAATTAGAATTGGCTCATCTGTTGGCTTCGAATCCAAATCTAAAGTTTCAACAGTAAGTGCGACCTTATCATTAAAAAGCATCTTTAGCCATTCATATTCATGCCACTTGCTAAGATCACACCCTCTTACACTAACTAGCCGTTTTCCTAGACTTGGTAAGATGACAGGTTTTATTTCATCTAATCTTCCATCTTCTAAGGCTCCAATAATATCTATCTCTCTACTCATATCAGCCACAACACCTTCAAACTTCTCAGTATTATTCCATAAATCACTGTCAAAGGAATCTACTCTAGAAAAATCATTAAAGGCACTCTCCTGGTACTTAGGATCATTGTCTTGATAACAACCGGCGACTAAGGGATTCAAGAAATATATCTTTAACACATCTTGAATATTACACATCATATGATCGGCACTCGTCCAGTATCCATTACGAGCCTTTAGAACTGCGAGTATCTTCTCTGCTCCCTTGCGCGTAAGAACATAGGAATAGGCGCAGAAGTGGAAATATGTACTGGGAGTTTGAGTAAAGAGAGTATTTGTACGAATCTTGCCGACATGATCGCTTACTTTTTCTATACACGTGTCAAAGCCAGCCTTATTAGGAGGTAGAATGCCGCCGAGATATACTAGATCATGATCGGCCATTAATCCTTCTTCCATGGCCTTTTCCCACGCCATCTTCCATCCTGGCTGAAGTCTAGCATCATCTTCGAGAATGAGATAGCTTTGTATATTCGGCTTTTCATTGAACAACTGCATCCATAGAGCAAGATGACTGAGTGCACAACCCATTACAGACTTTTTCCAATTGAAATCATTCGGTGCAAAAAGTCTCGCGAGTTTAGGAGTCATAGTAAGCTTCTTGCCATCAAAGGCCGATAGGCGCATAAGTCGGTCTCCAAAACCGTGCAACTTTGTAAAGCTTTCTAGACGATCCTTACGACGATCCAGATTAATGACCCAGACATCATCGATACCTTGCGCGTAGGGCTCATGTAACTTGAATAAGCCTCGGTGTACATACATGGATCTTCCTAGTAGATTTGTATGTCTCATACTAGTATGACAGTAGACTGAATCGAGAGGGAGAGTCGGTATACGAAGTCTCTTTGCCAATAAAGAAAGAATACTTTGATCATGGCGATGACCAAAATAATGGCCGTCGATGATTTCGCCTGTCCACTTGGGTCCGGCAATTACCTTACGTTTCTGAGCCCATTTCCAAGCCTCGTTGAAGTATTTGGAAGCCAAAGGATGGCCGGCGACAAAGGCTATGGATCCTGCCCAGATCTGATTCGCCGCTAATTCTTCGGCAGTCATCTCAGTCGCCTTGATAAACTCTTGGTGACAGCGGTATTTGTTGAATTCACGATCGTCGTATAAGACACAGACACCGTATGTGCGAACGGCATTCATCCAGTCGACAGGCCAGCGAACAAGAGTTGCTCCAGTGTCCATGTACAATACAGAGGTGCCAGCCGTAGCAGATACGCAAAGTTCCTGCAGAATCCAGACCTTCCAGGCAAAGTGTTCAGGTGCCCAGAGATCAGCGAAATCGGCTAATCCCTCTGAAGGAAATCTGCGGAAGTCGACGGTCTTGTACTTGGTAGAGTATTCCTTAGCAAGACCCTCTGAGATATCGCTCATTAGATATACGATAGACTGAGAGTCGGCCACTTTCAGAGTAGATGATAGCCATATTTCTAGAGATGGAAGAAACTTGGCATTGCAGGCAGTGACTAGGATTGTAGAAGACGAAGAAGGCAAAGGTAAAGGCAAGTCCTCCGTAAATCCAATCATGTCAGGCACTTCCTCAGAAACTCCAGCAGCTGCAAGAATTCTGCGAGCACATTCCGCAAGTGTCCGCCGCACTGAATCGCGACGCACCTCGTCCAAGCACGGAATAGACCGCATTTTCTCGTAAAGTTCAGGATTCTCATCAACCTCTTTTACACATTCTATAAGTTCTTCCGCCGTCTTTACATTACGGGCATCAATGACACCTCCTAGATCAAAATCGCGTTCAAACTTGGAATCTCCCCAGTAGATTGGAATACATCCAGCGGCCTTTGCATGTAGTACCTTTTCAGTAAGATATCCAGGAGATGAGGCATTCTCATAGGTTAAGCAGAACTTGTACTGTTTTAGGAACTCGTATTTCATGAGTTCTCCTCCACCACCGCCGAGACCGGCAAAGATATCAGATCCAATGTTATTGAAGAGACGGCCGGCAGAATCAACTTGCTTATATTTGCTGAGCCAATCAAAGGCGGAATTTCTCATTGGCTGGCGAGGATTTGTTACGACAAAGGCGCAGAATTTTGATCTATCAGACTTATTTGGATTACAGCAGGCATGAATAGGAATTGGCTTTGGATTCGCAATTCTATTGACATCGGCATGAAACCAATCGATTTCTAGCATCCATAGAGGTACACGAAGATAGGATCTATTATTAAAATTACCGTGCTTGTATCCTATATTTAACTTAATATCATCTCGAAGTACTGGTTCGGTATTTTCACCAGTGTAATGAATCTTAGGGCACGAGAACTTTGTCCAATCAGATCCGAAGGGTCCGAAGATGAGTACATCTGGATTCTTTGAGTCGACGATAATCTTTCTCTTTGTCGAAGCTTCTAGCATGAGAGTAAACATATTATATTCTGGATTGAAGCCGTCCCACATATCACTGAATGCCACTATTACAGGTTTGTCTGTAGAAGTTTCAGGGACTTTTGCAGCAACTTCAGGGACTTTTACATCCACCTTCACCTCTGCTGTTACAGTCATCGCTGCAGTATTCCACGCATCCTGAATGGCCGATGACAGAGGACTGTAAATCTCCATAATCTTCTTACGTGTTTCAACGAGAGCCTCAATACTATAGTCCTTAGCAACCGCTGTCACTTTCAAGAAGGCATCGCGACCTTCACTAATTTGATTATCAGTATAGAAACCGAGAGCGTGATAAGGACCCAAGGAGGCAATGTGCTTACTATTGTGAACAAGAGGAATTCCTGCCCATAAACAATCGAATAAATATGGACGAAGATTCAAAAATCTTGAATGAGCAATAACAATCGACATGGGATCATAGACATAGTCTATTACACGCTGACGACCGATTATGGATCCACTCATATCCTGAATATCTGAGAAAACGTGGTTGAGAGTATTGTATCTAAAGAATTCCTTAGTCTTGACTGTCTCAGAATTGTGAATTTTTACAACAGGATGTAGAACTGTTTCTGTCTTTCTTTTCACTTCGCGCATAATCATGAGAGGTACTATAGAACTACTCGACGCTGTTGTATTTGTTTCACAGATGTGAACAGACCATTCCTGCTTAAGATCTTTATTGTGCGACACTTGCTGCCATACTGGAGCAGATACTTCTCTGCGATGGGCTTCAATGGGTGTTGGACTCCACGTGAAGGGAAGAAGTTTCACAGGCTTGCGAAACAGCAACTGGGCATACTGTATATCATCAGGAGTTGTATGTTGAGAAATTAGCCAGACTTCTGATATCCCTTCAAGATTTCTGGGATTTGTAACTGGGAAGAGACTGGATTCGATATCAGAAAATATCAGAGGTTTGCGACACAGCCATACTGAGGTATGACTCCGCCGTTCCTCAACTGTTAGTAAACAGGCACCGACTTCAATGACAAGATCGCATGAAAAAGCATCCCCATGTTGCACAACCTTCCAATCCTCCTTTAACACCTTCACGTCATCCCACCATTCTGAAGTTCCTACATTAATTAGGAAAACATCGTGACCCTTGGTGCGGTATGTTTCGGCGATCGCAAAACATGTTTGCGGTGAACCGGCACTAAAAAAGGAATACTGAAAATGAACAGTAACACCGATCCGCATATCTAGAAGATCAGGTAGAAGGTCTTTAGCTATTGTAAATATTACGATCCAAATGTTGTAGTGCGCTGATTTGAGCGAGCAATTTCAATATTATAAATATCATAGGCTATAAGTATATATCCAATAGTTGTGAACCAATAGTATTCTTCAGCATTTACAAGAATAGCGAGAAGGGTTTTGGGTGAATATAGTGCTTGACTATATTCACCCGCTTCTGTACCTCTATTAAAAGGATCCATTCCATAAGAATTATATATTAGAATTTCTGGAGTTGGTAAATCAGTGCAATCTACATCATGCGAGGTGCACGAGTTGCAGTAATGGGCTCAGAATAAAAGGTTCCATTATACGCTCTAATGCTAACAGTGTATGGTTGGCCATTAACAAGATAACTAATTGTAAAAGCGAACTGATTAATAACTTGATAAATCGTACCGTCATAACTCCCACCAGATACTGAATAACTATATTCTGTAATTGGCGATCCACCATTATCGGAGGGTCCAGAGAATAGTAAGTCAAGTACGCCGTTGCCAGGTACTATATATTCTATTCTACACTGGCCAGGAGGACGCACTGGGGGAGGCGGCACGAGTTCAGTTACTGCATTTGAAGGGGGGGAATCACCATTTATATTACGAGATCGAATACGAATTGTATATGTTGTACCATTTGCAAGTCCAATTATAAGAGGGTTTGCTGTTGAAGACAAATTAATATAAGGTCCGCCTATGGAATACGTATATGTTGAAATAGTTAATCCATTATCGGAACCTGGGGTGTAATTCACAGAAAGTTGAGCATTCCCAGGAATTATAGAATTTATTGTGGGTTCCCCTGGTAGTTGTGGTGGTAGGAGATACTTTATAAATTTAGAAGAAACTCCAAGTACAAAACCAACTGCTAAAGGCATATTTTCCGGATTATTTTTTAAAGTCCATGTTAATCCATCACGACTTAAAAGTACCTTATAAGGAGATGATTCACTAACCGCTATCCAGTAAGATCCATTCCAAGCAACTGCACTCATTATACCACCGTCGCTCGTAACAATATTAGTAGCACGAGTCCAATTTAATCCATCCGTGCTTGTAGCAATTGCTAGGGAATTGCCAGTACCACTTCCCACCACTACCCAAAGAGATCCATTCCAAGCAACTCCTCTTGCTTCTCCTGAACCAAAGGTATTATTAGCAGCAGTCCAAATTAATCCATCATAACTTGTAGCGATTGTTAGTAAATTTCCTACTGCTACCCATAAGCCATTCCCATAGGCAACATCATTTGCCCTTGCACCCGATGGAAAAGGATTGTTAGCAGCAGTCCAATTTAATCCATCTGGACTTCTAGCTATTGTTACTGAATAACCACTGTCATGACCAACTGCCACCCAATATCTACCATTCCAAGCAACTCTTTTTACATATGAACCAAGAGAGTTAAAAGGATTATTCGAGGAAATTTCCCAGGTTATTGCATCTGGACTTTTGGCTATTGTATTAGGGTTATCCAGACTTCGTCCAACTGCTACCCAATAAGAACCATTCCAAGCAATTCCATTAACACCTTCTCTACCACCAAATATAGTAGTAGTAGGACTCCAATTTAATCCGTCTGTGCTTTTAGCAGATCCCCCTGTTCCAACAGCTACCCAGTAACTTCCATTCCAAGCAATTCCTAATCCATATGCTTCAAATCCATATGCAACAAAAGAAGCATTTGTCTTAACCAAATTTTCGAGATCTACAGTTGAATAAACTTTTCCGTCACTATTGTCGCTTCCAACAATAATAGTTTGTAGATATTCTTGCAGAGGATATTGTGAAGCAATGCCATACCCAACTCCACCAAGAAAGGGATTTACTATATACATATTACCATTAGTATTTTTAAATGTCCAGTCTCTACCATTTCTACTGAAAATTGCTGATACAAAAAATGCTCCAACTGCCACCCATATATATCCGTTCCATGCAACTGATCTATATGCTTCACGACCATCAGGAGTATTAGTACAAGGAGTCCAAGTTAATCCATCTACACTTGTAGCAACTGTTGTTAAAAAATTAGTATTATTTCCTACTGCTACGATTAAAGAACCATTCGCAGCAACTCCATATGCTTTACCTCCTGGTCCAAAGGGATTATTACCAGGAGTCCAGTTTAATCCATCTACACTTGTAGCAAGTGTTACCGTCCCACTAGGATTATATCCAGCCGCTACCCAATTAAATCCAGTCCAAGCAATACCATTTGCTTGTCCACCATTAAAAGGACTATTAGTAGCAGGAGTCCAAGTTAATCCATCTTCACTTCTAGCTATTGTTACCGATGGACTATTACCAACTGCTACCCAATGAGTAGGGCTCCGAGCAATTCCGTATCCAGAACCTCCAGGAAAGGGGTTTCCAGAAGGAGTCCAATCCAATCCATTTGTACTTTTAGCAGCTGTTATTGAAGAACTATTTCCAACCGATATCCAGAAAGATTTATTCCAAGCAATTCCATATGCATTTCCATTAGTAAAGGGATTATTATTGGCAGGAATCCAGTTAAGTCCATTTGTACTTATAGTAATTGTTTGGCCATTGTTATTATTTCCTACTGCGCACCAGTATGATCCATTCCATGCAATTCCATAGCCTCTTCCGCTTCGGAATGGATTTTCTACATAAGTCCAATAATATCCAGATACATTTAAAGATATTGTTGTCTGAAACTGATAATCGTACCCAACTGCTACAAAATGATTAGCTGTAAACGATACATATCCAGTCAATGTAATAATACTAGAAAGATCACTTGGTAGTCTAACCCGTATAATTAATGATGCATAATGCCAGCTACTATTATAAGTAAGCGGAAGTGTATAAAAATAATCTGTAGTTAAAATTCCATTATTATAAGAAAAAGGACCTCTATCGCCAGAATTAACTGATAATATTGGAGTTGAATCTACATTAAATACTTCTGAAGTAAAACTGTAGATTGCTTCAACATTTCTAAAAAAACTTGGATTCGTTGAGAAAAAATTTATACGCATTAAGTTACCACATATGTCTACGTTTATAGGCTGCATAGTACTGGTAGCTCTATAAGATAGATTGTTTGATTTAGGAGAATCACCAAATATATTACGCGCCTTAATAGTTATATTGTAAATTGTACCAGGAATAGCTCCAGAAATTTTAAGAGGGTTTGATAATGAATTTAAATCGATATAATTTGTATCATCTGTTGAATATTTATATGTTGTAATTGCTGAACCACCAATCCCTCCAGCCGTATAGTAGATAAGTAGCTCATTTGGTTCAGTTCCATTTGCTATATACGTTATCGTAGGAGCCTCTGGTGCACCAATTGTAATAGGGTTTGATATACCAGGATTTGAAGAAGATCCTGATTCATTAATTGCAGTAACACTAAATGTATATGTTCCATTTGATAATCCTCCAATTGTTGTTGTCCTGACTTCTCTACCTACGGGCACAGGAGTTCCCACTTGAGGATCTGATCTTATAACGTACGAAGCTATTGGCGACCCACCTGTATTTGTAGGAGCAGTCCAGTTTACAGTTGCCTGCATAGATCCTGATGCCCCTGCAATAGCAGTAACAGTAGGAGTCCCAGGGGCACCCCCAAAATTCGTAGACACTATTATCGTATGATTCATTTCTATAAGATGCGCATATAATTGAAAGTCTTCTTCCGCATCTTCATAAGAATGATGTCGTATCCAGGAATGACTAGATATTTAGAAGACGGATCCCGAGCCAAACAAGAAAATCCACAAACCAGCCTAAATCTAGGAACCCTGATTTCAAGACCCACCGTTCTATTGGCTACCGCCGTAATTACCGAAGATAACCTCTTTAACAACGGTCTATTCCAGAATGTCTATGTAATGTATCGCATGTTCGAATCTATGGGATGGCTGCCAATTCTTATAGTGAACGTGAGACCCGAGGATATGAAGAAGGTTCCGGAATACATGCAAGATCTCAGGCTCATAAGTATTCAAGAAATCAGTCAAAATCCTATACCCATTAAGCTATATATCGAAGTTGGTATGAGTGTTGACGACAACATGAGAAAATTTCTCAAACTCTGTGGAGCAAAGATATGTAAGGTATATCTTGGAAATATTTTGAATATTGATATCGAAACTCCAATATTCTATGATATGTACTTTGCTCACCATGTTATAGGTGATCTCGACGAAATCTGGGTTTCTCCGCATTATACCCAGCATTCCGAATATGCTCGTGCAATTAATCATATAGATATAGGAAAAAAGGAGGCAGTTGTTGTACCGTATGTCTGGGATCCCCAGATTCTGACAAGAGATGGAACTCGAAACTTTTCCTGGAAAAAGGGAGAAGAAGTTTTTTTGATTGTCGAACCGAACATCAGTTTCCAAAAATGTTCCTTGATACCCCTGCTCATTCTTGAATGCTGGTTCCGCAAGAATCCTGATTGGAAGGGCGAGGTAGTGGTTGTAAATGGCGATCGTCTTTTTATGATCCCCTTCTTCAAAGAGTCAATTTGGAATACTCTCGACATTGTAAAAGCAGGCAGGGTAACCATGAAAGGCCGCATGGACATTCTAACAATTCTTACAACGTATCCATCGGCTATACCAATTTGCTATCAATGGAACAATGAATACAACTACATGGTCTTGGAGTACTTTGCATCTGGATACCCTGTCTTACATAATGCGAGTGATTGGTCTGGCTATGGATATTATTACAAAGACTCTGATATTGAAGGGGCTTCCTTACTAATTGACACAATTCGCAAGTTTCACCACACAAATAGAGAAATCTTCAAGTCTCATACACGAAGCTTATTGTGGAGACATTCTCCCTATAACCCACTAGTTCAAAAGCGCTGGAATGAAATTCTAGAAAAACTAGCCTTATAAGATCTAAACACACTTATCTCATTCTTACTAGATGCCTACGATCCACGGAATTCCATATGAACCTGCAGATGAAATTCTTCCCCGTCTTTGGCTAGGAAATCGAACCGCCGCCCTAGACCAGAAATGGCTTTCTGAAAATGGAATCAAGGTTGTTTTCAACTGCACAAAGGATATACCCTTCGTTGAATCGATACAGAGAAAATACAGAATTCCCGTTGATGATAATCTGGAAGCCCAAGAAATCCGAAATCTGGAACTCTGGTCTTACGAAATTGTCTACAAGCTGACAAGAGAATATCAGACTGGCCAGCCAATTCTAGTACACTGTGCAGCCGGCATGCAACGATCGGCCGCGGCTTTAGCACTCTTTCTCATGGCAACGCGAAATATGAATCCTGATCAAGCGATGGCATTTATAAAATCGAAGCGCCAGATAGCCTTTCATCCTCAAGCAAATTTCGAATCGGCCATTGAAGGATTCTATAAGTCCTATCAAAGAGAAATTGCACCACAACTTATTTCCTAGTAGACTAGCAGATGGCATCAAGGCCACCCTTTTACATTCAGATAACTACCGTAAAAGAAGACTCTATAGATCTTCCTCTCGTAACTCTTCCCGCTGGAACCATCCTATTTCGCGGCCTGAAAGTCCCTAAACCCGAGGATGCCAAATATTTTTACCGCGATTTCTTGGGAGACTCGGAACCAGGGAAGGTCTGCCTATCTCCAGTACATAATGTCTTCTTTTACCCAGTTCCGTACGTTGCCTTCGGTGCCCACGATGTTGGCAAAGATTTTACAATGTTGCAAATGGTTGTTCTTGTACATCCCGTAAATGTTGTTTGTGCAGTAAGTCCTTCGCCACTCGTGAGAGGTATGGGACAGAAATTCAGTGGCGATGCTCCTTGGCAACGCTGTAGTCAATTCTCGGGATCGACAATTGACTGCCATCCACCATCGGCAAAAGAACTTGATGCCCGCACCTACGACAACTGCCTAAATCCAGACTACCAGGCGCGTTCTGGTACACGTGGCTGGATGGCCTTGGCCAATCTGGATTCGATAAAACCGAGACAAAAGCGCTGGGATGTAAAGCCACAAGGATCGCACTCGTCGATGGGTACCTTTATCAAATCTCTCGAATCGGAAATACCCGGCGAAGGAGCTAAGGCACTTGCTTGGTCATATGTGGATGATCATGGACACGCTGGATATCCTGAAATCGCTCTATATCCCTATAGAGTTCACAAGGGAAGATCACTTATTACGCGCCCCTGTAAGACAAACGAGGATGCTATGCGTCTGATTGAGAAAGAAGCAGCGGCAGACAACTTGAACTATCTTCCTCTAGCAACCTTTACAAAGACAAATACCATTGATATGATACATGGTGACTTTAGTTATAATTCATTAAAGGCGAGTCAAAACAACTACAATGCGCCCTCGGCACAGAAGATAATTCTGCACAGCGTCTATGAATATATGACGAAGTTGCAATCTGGAATTGATCTCCCTCATTATGGCAAAGCCAAACTCACCTTTGACACCCGCACTGGTTTTTTTGCTCTTGATACAGTTGTTCCGAATATAAAGATCCCTATACCGAAACAGTTTGCTGATGGGTATCCAACTCTGCCTTACAGATTTCTATTGATGCCGATGGAAACAGAAGATGAAAAGAGACGGATGATGACCTACATGTTGATGTTTCGCAATGCGTCGCCTGAACATTTCTTGGAAAAATATCCTTTAGAGAAGGGATTTGGTGTAAGAAGAGCGATGGTGTTTAACAGATATCCTATTTTGACATCGCTATTTACGGAACTAGGGCTACAGATTCCGAAGTCATTCTTGGAACCGTTGGATAGAGCTGGAAAACTCTATAGAAAGGATACAGGAAAAGCGAAAGTTGTGAAGCCAAGTGTTTCAAACCTTCCAAAACCTTCAAACCTTTCTAACCCTCCAAAACTTTCAGTTCCTGCTGAGGAGCCTTATCCTGCGTATGCACCAGGGACACCTCTTGCAACAACACCTGTCTTTGGAACAACTCCTGCTGGTACACCTCCTGGTACACCTCCTCTAACACCAAAAGGAGGTACAAGAAAGAAAAGTCAAAGAGGCACCAGAAAAAATAATAAAAATGCCGCCTCTCTTTTTACACGGATTTGGAAGATACATTCAAAGCTTGGCGCATAATAGATGTTTTAGTATCAGTCAAGTATTGGCGTTATATTGTTTGTACCCGTTAATATTTAAACTTGACAGGATAAGTAAATATAATGCAGACTTCAAAACCTTCAAAAGCTTCAACGGATCTTACTCAAATTCTTTCAAATCTGAGTATGTTTCGTGATAAAACAAAGGAGCAAGCCGAATTTGTTATCACCCGATTCGATGAAACGCTTGAATGGACTAAAGGTATTGAACACCTGTGCACAGTATATAATAAGGGAGGAGTTTTTGAACCTTGCAAACCTCCCGAAGCTCCCGAAGCATTCGAAGTCCTACAAACCCCAAACCACGGTTGCGGACTTGAATCAATGCTTCGACACATTATTACAAGATACCATAAACTAGCCGATATGACAATGTTTTGCCAAGGAAGAATCGCTGATAGACAAGATCAACCACTGTACCCTCTAACATGGTATTTCACATCTACAGAAACTTCTCCAATAAAGGCCTATCTTACAGATGCGTACGATATCCCTACAAGCAGATACAGATGGCGTATAAGTGAGAAACAATATGCATTAAAGAACCGAAACTTGCAAGAGTTTCGAGAAGTGATTGGACTTCCTTATAAGTTTATGAATGAGATCTGGGTTCGCGGCGATTGGATTTCAGTGTCAAAAGAACTTATACATAGTAAACCTCTAGCATATTATTTATTCTTATATAAGTTGTGTCAATTTGAAAGAGGTATTCTGGTTGAAGAATGCTGGTTTCTAGAAAGATCTTGGTATTCTATTTTTACACGGCCTCTTGCAAAATCATTTACATACCCAATCTATATAAAAGATATTCTTATATAGAATGGTCGGCAAGTATGAAATTACTGTAACAGGGGTTCTAGGATGGGCGAATCATGAACTCGATAGTGTTGGGAAAATTGCTTCAATAAAAGATAAGGATGTTCAATATTCATATGCCCTAAGTGCAGTGAATGGAATGGCTCATTTGAAGGATGCTCTAGACGAGATCATTGCGGATCAAGCGTATACAAATAAGAAGGATTTGGAGAGAACAAGAGATCAGGTTGTTAGAGTTATGAAACATCTAATAAAAGATTATGAAGTTGATCTTAATACTATACGCAACTTTAACACAAAGAAAATTCTAAGTAACTTGAATTATCTTGGAACTGCAAATGCAAATGGAAATACGAATGCTAATGCTAATGCGAACAATAGAAGTGTAAACTCTGCATCTACAGCTTCTACAAACTCAGCATCTACAGCGTCTACAAACTCAGCATCTACAAACTCAGCGTCTACAAACTCTGCGTCTACAAACTCAGCGTCTACAAACTCAGCGTCTACAACATCGACTACGTCTGCCAATACAGCCACTAGAGCTGCAGGAGGTGGCAGAAGAAAAACAAGAAAAAGAAAAAACAGACGCTAACTGTTCCAATAACACGCCTGTTCCACATTCCCAGCCCCCATAGGCGTTTCTTCTACAGAAGGCCACACCCAAGAAGAATTCCAAAACGTTGAAATTACAGGATGCCGCTCCCACCGTCCTCCTTTAATTCCAAACATCACTTGAATCGCCCCTCCCATAACAATACATATAAGTCCCGCAGATTTAAGATGACTTCCAATAATCATTCCCAGTCCACCACATCCTATCAGTACAACCTCCGCCTTCGTTTCTAACACTTCGGCAACTACCTTATCAACTGCCTCCTCCCACGAAGCGCAATCCTCCCATCCAGCTCTACCTAGAGCCAGTGAAGGAGCATATCCGGTTTGCACCCAACATAGATCAACCCCATCCCACATTGATCCAATACTAGGCCAAAGCTTCGAATCTCCCTTAAGAACCTGAGACTTCGCAGACTCAGTAAATGAAGTCACCACACAAACCCGTCGACCCTTGAACAACTGCGTATATCGTATTTCCTCATCCACATAATATGGCTCAAGACTTCTTAAAGGAATCTTTATCTTATTCCAATTCCATGCATCCAGAATTTCTCTTTCCTCCTTGGCATTCGAGAACCAACCAACAGCTAGAACATCGGCAGAACACATGGCATTCTTTGCACTAAGAGCCCAACATCTAACAGAATACATGCTGTTAGGGAAGACTCCCGCATTCCTCTCTAACACAATTCTTCTATCTAAGGGAATATTATCGACCATATTCTCAATGTAATAGATGATCTCAAATTCAATGGTTCCAAAGCGACCGACTAAAAAAGGCTGTTTCAATTCTAAGGCAGATTTCAAAGAAGAATATAAGGTTCTGGAACCTTCGTCGACATCCATCTGTATTTTCCTATGCGAATCGTTTAGGTTTTAATCGCATAGTCTTCTACCTGGTTTACTTACAACAGGTAACATTGGAGCATCATCATCGCCGAAAGGAACGAAGGTGGGTTTAGGAGATTCTTCTTCTAATTCGAGAGCAATTTCCGCCCCATCTAGAAAGACTATAGCATCTGGTTCGCACTTGTCAACTAGTAGATGAATTCCTTCAAAGATCGGTGCTGGAATTACCTGACCCTCCTCCAGAACTCCCAACTGTGAAAGAGGTTCTTCTAGAAGTTCTTTTATATCAATACCCTCAGGAATATCTCCAATAATCTTGAAACAAAGTCTCTGTGCTTTGACAAAACTCTCAGATCTCTCAAACTGCACATTCATTGCCCCATCTATTCCAGCATATTCTAAGAACCACTGAGGAACATAGAGATCGCGACCTTCACTTTGAATAGGATCTCCTAGAGCAATATGTTTTCCTTGGATAACAGCGATCCATCGAGCAGATCCTTCTCCACTATGAAGAGTTTGAATTAGCTTGTAGGAAGGGCGCGCCGACCAGGTATCATCGTCAATATATACCTTCGAATGTATGGATACAAATGAGTTCATACTATCCTTTAGTAAGGTTAGTTTTTCACTTTTAAACTTTCAGCAATTAGATGTCCGAGCAGATAATTATAAAATCAAAACACCCCTGTGTACCTAGTGTATATAATGATCAAATTGGTCTAATTGAACATTCTATACAAACAGCCATTCTAACACAGGAACAAAAACAGACTATAATGTTTAGATATATAAGTCTCTTATACGAATATAAATATCGTGCAAGAAAGTATTCATGCTCCTATAACACCTTACGAATCATAATAACAGTAGGATCTTTAATTGTACCAGCTCTTCTTTCTGTCCAGTACACAGGCGGCAACATCACATCTTCTGAGGCAAATATTAGTGCCAATGTATACTGGTGTGTCTGGGTACTGTCACTTTTTGTAACAATTAGCAATGGCCTTACCGCCTTATTTAAGGTAGATAAGAAATATTTTATTCTTAATACAACCTATCAGCAGTTACTAAGCGAGGGCTGGCAGTATATCCATCTTTCAGGAAAATTCAGCGGACCCTATACGCCAAATATAGATCCAACACATAAGAATCAGTTTATCTTTTTTTGCAATCGCATTGAAAAGATTCGAATGAAACATGTACAAGAAGAATACTATAAACTCTCAGATAATCATGAAGCTCTTCAGCCAGTAGATGCTCTTGTGCCTCCCACGCCGGCAAAACCGTTTTCATTCTCATACGATGAAAAATCGACTCCAATAGTAAATGGTTCAAAAGAAACCACAGTTCGCCGCAAGATACAAGAAAACACGGAGGCGCTCACCACAATTAGTGAAGGAATCAGCATGGATGACAGGATCCCCTAGATGCCAATGTCTTTCGAGCTGTATTTCCAAACCTCTAGAAGGTGAGGCATTCTGCAAGAATCATATGAAATCGTGTCCAAGAAAGGCACCGTTGAGTGGATATGAACCTCCCTATGAACCAGAACGATGGAATTCTGACGAAGTTCGTTTAACACATAATTGCAATAGTTATGCCATGAATGTTATTGATAGTCGCCAGATTAATAAGTGTTTAGAGGATCCAGAATGCAATGTTCCCTTTCATCAACCTGGAAGTATCAGTGGATATCCGAAATTTAATAATGTAGATCCCAAAACATGTCCAAATATGATTGCACGTGTTATGGGTGATAATAATACAATTATTCCTAGCGCCTTTGAACTAAAGTGCCCGAAGGGCACAAGTAAGATCGCTCTAATCATTGACGAAGACCAGGACTACCATTTTCTACGTCAAGATAAACCTAATGCAGCTGACTCGAGAGGCTATTTTTCTCAAAAATCTGGAGCTCTTCCTGTAACGGACAGGGATGCAAAAGGCCACAAGATATTTGATGTTCAATTGGCAAATCACAATTTTGGATCTTCCTTGCATTATGACAGATTTTGCGGTTATTTTTGCGTTCCGAGAGATCGACCACTCTACATGAAAACAGGTGGTGGAACACCAATAGGTGTTCCACTAAAGAGTGCACTTGCACTAAAGAGTGGACTTAATGGTCCACTAAAGAGTGCACTTGCACTAAAGAGTCGACTAAATATTCCACTAAAGAGATCACTTGCACTAAATAGATCACAAAGAAGAACACGAAGACACTAATAATACCGAACCAGCTCATATGCCTGCGTAGGAGTCAGCCGCTTACGAGCATCACACGCCAACATACCCTTTAACACATTCTTTATGAGAACAAAGTTATCTATCTGCACTCCTTGAAACACCATAATCTTCAAAATATTTAAGAAAATTACTCCAATTGACCAAGAATCCCAGGTGCGCCAATATTTCAAGAAGAAAGGCACCCAAAGTTCATCTTCATCTTCCCAAAAGGATCTTAGCTCTCTTTCACACTCAAAGCTACTTATGCCAAGTACACTTTCCATTGTCTTAAAAACACTCTTTCTCTTAATTGTCTCTTGAATAGAATAATTACGAGAAAATCCGTCGTGCAATCCATTTTGCACCGAAAGTTCTGGAGCCTGAGGGATATACTCCGGTATAAAATTGTACTGATGAAGCCATATGTTTTTCTCAGTAACCTTGTCTCCGAGAAAGGCCGAGCCAAAGTCGATGATTCGTAAGGTTCCTCTCGAATCAACAACAATGTTATTGTCTTTCAAATCATAATGACACACCCCCTGTTGTTCAAGCTTTGATATACCCTCTAACATATGTCTAAAATTTCTCATAAACTCAAAGTCGCGAGTGATCGGTGTTCTGTGAAGAGTTATTCCACCGTAGGTCGATATTAGCTGTGTGAGATTGGAATTCTTAGAATTTTTAAGAACCTTGCACTTGGCATTATATGTTTCATGCAAGCTCTTGAAATTATTAGCAGTACACTCGTCTTCTTCTTGAATGATATAGAATCTACCCCATCCGTCGATACCTTCAATAATACTAGCCATTGTTAATTCAATTCCTGCATGCTGCTTACGAATAATCTTACCAACCTTTGTGCCGGCCTTTGATTTCTTACACGGAAGGGCTTTTTTGAAGGCGCAACCATATGTCCCTTCCTCTAACAATGGAATTTCTTCAGTCGCAGACATCTCTAAAAGCGGACTATATTAAAAAGTATCTTTGACGTGTCCCGTTAGAAGGGAAACGAAATGTCAGAAATATTTCCAGTACTTCTTTTACTTGGTATAGTACTTCTAGGTATTGTTCTTAGTAGTGAAGTATTTGCACCAGGACTCATTCAAGAGGGATTTTCAAATATAGATTCCTCATTTTGGTCTTCCTATGCAAATCCAAGAGATGATATTGGATCACGATCGGAAGAAAAAGGTTATATACGGGATCCCAGATATTTCAATGATTACACCGATGTGAGTAGAATTGGTGTCAACTATGATTTTTGCCGTGTTGTAGCACGTGAGGAAGATCCTGAGAATCAGTTCCTAGCTTGTGCTCTCGCCTCCACCGATACTCTTACTTCAGTTAGCTTTCGTACACAAGGGACGAAGGAAGGTTTCAAACTAAGTTATGACGACTACATGCGAGATATAAATAACGACGGAAGAGCTGAGTATTGCAGAATTCTGCCTTACAAGGGTGCATGGCAAGCCATGTGCGTACGATCAACAGATTTTGGATTTGATCCAAATGAGGTAGGAGATAGAAGTCCTCCTGATGATATAAGCATGCTTTTAACATTTTATGATGGCTGTGTTCTATGGTTACGATTTGAGAATTCTATGATCGATTTCATAAAGAATACGACTGTTTCCACAGCTGGAGCAATTACTATTAATGAAAGTGTAGATTCGCCAACAGTGGGACTGTCTTTCAATGGAGCACGTCAGTATTTACGTATTTCTGATTCTTCCAATCTTACCTTTGGCAATCTTGTACCGTTGCGATCCATACGATGTGTTATGGTATGGGTGAAATTCGATGCGTTTACCAATAATGCGAAGATCTTCGATTTTGGAAATGGTAAGGGCAAGGATAATGTGTTTCTCGGAATTCTTGGGAAGGGGGAATCGGAAGAATTTCAAGAGTCTGTGTGTGAATCGACAGTCCCGACAGGTCCTTCCGGTCCCCAACCGGTCCTAGAAATGTCTCCGCAGAGATTGATGGAGACTACAAATGCCAATGTGAATGAATATATATGTGGTGGGTTTGAGCCAGATGTGAATACAGAGACGAATACCAAGGTAAAAGCAAAAGCAAAAGCGAAGGCTACAAATGCCACCTTACTTTATGAGGTTTGGGACAAGGAACAGCGCAAGATGAGGATAAAGATTAATGCAATCATTCCTTTGAAGGAATGGGTGCACATTTGTATAACTGCCACAAACAATGATGCGTTCCGGCCTAATATGGCCGTATATGTGAATGGTAAAGAGGTTTACATAAAAGAAAATGGATTCTTGCCATCGACAAATATCATGGAGTCATGTTATATTGGAAAGAGCAATTGGGCAAACTCTGTAAGCCAATATGAAAATAGGGATGAACTATTCAATGGAACTATCTTTGATTTTCGTATGTATAAGACAATGCTTGATGAAACAATGATCTTAGACTCATATGATTGGGGAAAGAAAAAGTTGGGTCTTTCTAGAGATGGGATCTAGTGCATCAAAGGTCCAGCCTAATGTACCAAGAAATGGAGCTAATTCTCGTGCACCTAATGTACGCGTACCTAATGTACGTGCACCTAATTCACCTGTAAGTCAAAACGTAGCCGCGAATGTATATGCTAAAAATCAGGATCCTGTAAACCCCAATGCAAGACCCCGTGGTAATAGTATATATAATGAAGCGATGGCGACTCCCACTATAGGAGGAAGACGCAAGACAAGATCGCGCAAAAACAAGAAGAGTCGCAAGTCCAAAAAATAAACCTTCGTCCTAATCAGAAATGGCCAAGAATACACGCAAGGTTTCCAAGAAAGGACGCAAGACACGTAAGCTCTCACCTGCGCTAAAGGCGTGGAATGAGAAGGTAATGAAGGTATATCGCGCGAACAAGGCGAAGAACCCTAATTACAAGTTAATGGATGCCATGAAGGAGGCTAAGAAGATGAAGTAAAGTTAAGAAGCCGCATCTGCAGCTACAGGAGTTTCCTTCTTAACCTTTGCCTTAACAGCCGTCTTATTGAATGGAACCCACTGCCATGTAGCATTGATCTGTGGTACAGAACAATTCTTCATACGAGAAACTCCCATTAGACTGTCATTCACATAGATTCGAAGATTCGCAAATGCAGCCAGAGTCGGCTCAAATTCTGTCTTTACCTCAGCCATTAGATTCTTCTCTAGTTCTAAAATCTCAGCCTTAAGATCCTTACACTGTTTTTCAAGTCGCACAATCTTCATTGACTCTAGAGTGATAAGTTCAGGTACCGTATCTGGATTCACTGAAGGCGACTCTTCCTTTAACATAGTGAGGAACTTAATAGAATCAAGAGATTCCTGCTGTATCTTCTTTAGCGTAGACTTCATCCCAGAAATCTTCTGCTTCTTGGTATCGCCAGGAGGCTGCGAGACAATGTTATTCAGCATCATGGTACTTGTATTCACAAACATCTCTAGAATTGCTCGAATTGCTAGATGCTTATTTCTCTTTAATTCCCGCTTCGCCAGTTCGACCTTGATCTGATCCTTTGTCATCTCCTTCATGAGATAGGCAACGCCTAGATCTCCGTTGTCATTCACATTAAATTGACCCTGATAGACGGCTAGGCGGAAATCCGTGATTTCGGCAGTCATTCGGTGAATAGCCATTATCGTATTCTGAGTAGTTCTATCAAGCTGCGTAATATTCGTTTGTAAATGATGGTAATACGGTACACCTCCGCAAGGCACATCTCCAGCATTGCGAGGAGCCACACCGTTTCCTTGCTGTCGTAAGAATTCGTAGTAATGAGGATTATGAACAACTCCATTGACAAGTTGTCCAGTTGCCCAACTAAAGGCAGTATGACAGTCAATACACCACATTTGATCACAATTTTTTGTGACAGTCATATCGCTCAGTACGAAGCGGTGATTATCTCCAACATTCCACCCATAGTAAATTCCTCTTCCAACACCTTTTACATGAATTGACGTTTTCATCCAATCCTTATTAGGATTTGAATCAACGCACTTCTTACGAAGCACTCTTGTTGGAATATCTGAAATAGTTTGACCAGAGATTGATACGCGATACTGGGGAGAATAGTCCTTCGCGGCAGTCCCTGGGAATGTTACTCCATCCTTTCTTAGAATATCAACACTAACAACAAATCCTAAACTCCGAGCTAGTATTTCAATCTGTTTACCAATAGCATGATTCACCTGAGGAATTTGAATTCTCTTTCCATCTGATCCAAGATACCCATCAGTATCTATAATACCTGCTAAGAGCTGAAGGCGAGTATCGCGATCATTCATCATATATTCTTCAGGAATATGCTTATTCTGAATAAGATTATAATAATTTAGAATTTCTTTTAGAGGATTTTTCTTTGATGTAGTATCACTGTGTGTAAAAGGTATAATAGGAATATCACACATATTACACGTTTTCTTTACACATCCCTTACACGTAGCAGAAGTTGATCCGCGACCAATAGAATGAATATCAGAAGAAATACCAGCTCTACGTACACGAAAGCGATAGATGTCATCGTGTACAAGTTCACACTCATTCATATTACACCAGTCAAGTAGAGATTTAATAATTTCTGGATCCTTTTCTGCACAGCATGCAAAGTCTGTACCGTTATTAATGCCATCTCCAATCCAAAGACCCATAATGTAGGGATCTAGGAGTACTTCGTTCTTTGTCCAGTTAATATCAGTAGACTTGTAAGCGTAGAGATTATCTTTTACAGCATTAGGTAGTTTCATATAGTCTTCAACTACAATTTCAAGTACATTTGGTAAAGATTGTATGAATTCATTTCTCTCTGAGATATGTTCATTTGAGAATATCTTTGACTTATTAGAAAGAGTAGAATCTATCCATTTTACAATCCACCCCTTTGTATGCTCTGTTACAGATATATATGATTTGAATACAAGGGTATGCTTACTATTCACCGTGTATGAAACTCCACGGGTCTGAGTAACTTCGAATAATTCATCTTCTCCAGAACAAATTTCTTGTACAATGCGTTTCTCACCATTATCACCAACGAGCTCGTCTCCTACACAAATATCTTGTGACATCTTTAGTGTACTGTCCCATAGTAGAATTGGAGTATTTTCTGCAAAGCATCCGTCAATCTTCGAGATACGCTCGCCGCACTTGGGACAAGGCTTTGATTCCTTGATAATAAGAGCCACTGTCTCTTTTACACCTGGATCGCAAGTATGCTCGACATCCTTATCCTTTCCCTTTATCACGAGACAATCAGGACATGCCCACTGCTGACACGTTCCGCACTTATATGCGGTACTTAGAAATCCGCGGCAGTCTTCAAAAGGACACTTCATCACGAACTTCGCCCGCTCAGAACTTTTAGCCTCTCCTTCGGTAAGCGTCCATGCTGGAGGAGCACGACCTTCTGACTCGGCAGTGTACCTAGTTAGACCCCTAGATAGATTTGAAGATACCTTTAGAATCTCCTGGCGCTTCTTTTCCCACTCATACAGCTCTTCGTTTACCTTCTTCATTTTCTCTAGAATCTCGCGCGTTTTCAGAGTTGCCTCTACACGAGGCTGACGTGTAGGAAGAATGGCAATCTCACGTTCGAGAAGAATGTCTTCACGATGCTTCTTGTAGGCACCGGTACGAAAGGCCTTCGTGAAATTCATATCAAGGAACTCGTCATTCCACGCTCTGCGACAACCCATACAATGAGCATCCAACAGACCATTTACAAGATATTTCTTGGTGCATACATTACACGCTGAAAATTCACAGTATGGACATTGTACAGGCTTACGAAGCTGAGCTGTGAATGCATCACAACAGATTGGACAAGAAGTCATGGTTAAGGTGACTTGGCTTAGAAAGGCAAGTCACTCATCAATTTTTTTAGATTCTCTCATTTATCGGCTATATATTCGTTGGCAAAACGCGGCTGAATAGATCCCCAACTTTGTCCAACTAAAGAAAAATACTCTTTTACATCTGCCTTATCAATTGTTCCATCAGCTACAGAATTCTTTAGTTCATGTAAATATGCTAGACTTAATTTGCTAATTTCATCAAGTGTATCTGTTAATTCGGCATTATAGTCATTGACAGCGAGTCCTAATTCCAAACTTAATCTTGCTAAGGTTGGCGAGCCCATTCTAATTTAGCGCGGATTTTCTTTCAATAAGTCTCTTTGTCAACTGAAAAGATCCCGCGCAACTACAATTCTCAGTCCACCACTGAATACACGCGGCAGACATACGATTCCACTCATCCTCTGACATTTCACAAGCAGTTTTGACAGATTCTGGATCTGTGACCCGGATATAGTGTACGCCTTCAATTGGAGGAACAGCATAGGAACTCATATCAACATCTGGTGCACAAAGAGGCACGCAGCCCATCGCCATACATTCAATCTCTCTATGACATTTATAGCCATAGCCAGCTAAGCACAGACCAAATCTGGAATTGGAAAGTTTGTCGAGATACTCGGACTGTGTAAAAGGATAGGGCTCGGTTCCTCTTACCATCGTCCATTCTGAACAGGCGGACGACCAGTCGAGAGGCCGCCGCCGTTCCTGAACCTTGTTCTCGATCTTTCCATAGAAAACCGCACCTGGGGAACGCGCTTTCCAAGCCTTCAAATCCCGTGCAACCTTCCCTTCAACCAGCTCAGGACGACGGGGCCAGAAAAACCAGGGACTTCCTTCAAACGGTTTCGGATTTCCAAAAAGGGCGAATGACCATTCTTGCTCTTCTGCCGGTGCAGCGAGCCGCCAGTCGTGATTGGGACGATCGTACAATAGAACTCCGTCCTTGCCGACCTTATTCCACCAGACCATTGTGGCGGTTGGATGCTCCTTTACTTGGCAGAGACCGGCGGCACCCCAAAGCCGAACCATTTCTCGGAAAGAGTCTCCAGGATGTGAAAAATAGCCGGCAAGTTCAGATCTAGGAACCCAGATCACAGGACGAGCATCGACTACGGAGGGAGCCAGTTCCTTTAGAAGATTCTCTTTCTTGATGAAAAAGTGACGAAGACCAGCAGCCGCAGAAATTTCCAGGCCACTTGCATTCCCATCGGTACTGCATTCAAACACATAAGCTCCCTTTGGTAATACCCAATTCCATCCGCATGCCTCAATACCACTCTTACACACGACACCATAGGCACCTGAAAACACTTCTATCATACGATGCGCAGATGTTTTTCCAGGATATACCACTTTTACATCATACTCCTTGTCTAACACCGCTTCCATAGAAAGAATGTATTCATCCGTCAACACCTTGCCGTCTTGTACAAAGATAAGTTTCTTTGTATCTGATTCGAAAACTCGTAAGGAGCTGCGCAAAGCATCAATATCTTCCGATAAAACGCAGGCGTTGTCGCTAACAGGCATACACAAAGCCTCCTCACACCAGACTAGAATATCTTTCTCATGCTTAATAACTGGAAGCTTCTTTGTATTCCAGCGAAAGATTTCGAGTGATTCAACAACGGACTTTTCTTCAGGGCAGAATATCTCCCACGATTCAGCGACAATCTCAGCAGCCGATTTCATGCGAAAGGCCTTGCTTAGATAGTGTAGAATATACTGTTCTCGGCAAGATCCAGCCCAAGGAATAATCAACCCCCTTTTACACTCTATAGAAGGAGTCAGAGGACTCATAGTAGCCTCAGACCATACATCGTGCGCCTTTTTAGAAGACCCTATATACATACGATCTCTATCAAAGGCGAGTCCTTCTGAAGTCTGAAAACACTGTGAGAGCTTTACTATATGTTCAGGTTTGGGTACGTAGAGATTATCAGATTCGAGTTTATAGTGAGCTGTGTCGAGCTTATTCTTTGCAACAATCCACGCGGTTGCTGCTGATCCGAGAATGGGAAGAGCCAGAGGAACAGAAAGAAGCGAACCAGAAGAAAAGCTGAGAACTGGTTCAAGATCATGAAATCCAGATGGACTTATATAATGAAACATTGGAGCATCGACAACATCTGTCTTAACATACCCTCTTACCTCACTACTATGAAAATGCCAGGTTTTGAGCGATAAGGCTGGATTCACGACCACCAATTTCTGACGAAGCATTTCCATGGCGATAGCATTGTCACATCCCATCTTTCCAAATGGAATGTTCATATTCTTGTAGGAAATTTTCTGAATTTCAGAGGCCTTAATCACCCAAGTATCTTGACTATCGGCGCGTGGACCAAACAGTTTCGCTTCAGAGGTTTTCCATGACGCTGGGACATCGTAGCGCAGAATGGCTAGAAACTTTCCATCCAAATTGATATTCCAGAGTTGCCGCCAGCTCTCATCATCGATACATATATCGGCATTAGCGAAGGCGACAATAACATCTGGAAAATCTGCTGCAGCGTGCATAACATCAGCGTAAGTTAAACGCCTCCCTATTACACGTTGCTCGATAGGTACCTTGCCTACAGGAAAGTCTTCTTTCTTTTCATTCAATAAGATGATCTTGTCAATGAGACTACTATTAGCATTTCTTTCTAGACAGGTTTTAATTTCCTTCTCCCTCTTAGCTGATGAAGGCGTGTAGTACTGGGTGACCCACCAGAGTTTTAAGGGTTGTTGACTAGTCTGAGCAAGTCCTAGAGAGGGGGCACGAGGACTCCAGATACCCATAATATTTTTATAACGGAGGAGTCCAGCAACCATGATCACAGCATCTTCTAGAGTACCGTCCCATGGTGCACCTAGATGGGGATATAGCTTATGAAGTTCTTCTAAAACAATAAGATTCTTAAGATGTTTTGTATCGATGGAACGAACAATTCGTTCGGTGACAATAAGTAGAGCAGGGTTTGATATAGATCCTGGTTCCAACTGAATAAGATAGGTAGGCGAGCCTGAAGTATAGATCGTATCATATACAGAATGCTCTGAAAAAACAAGAGTTTTATTTTCTTTAAAAACGCTTGCCTTTGTTTGAATAATGCGGATTTCTTTTCCAGTTATTGGATGGTGTGCCAACATTCTAGAGATTATAGGCTCTTCTTTCTAAGCCTAGACAGGAGAACAGGCTTCTGAAAGACGGGGACTGGAAGCGGAATTTGGGATGCTAGCGATGTTAGTAATGCTAGAAATTACATTTGGAGGTATAAGAATCGATGGGCGCTGAGTTTGTAGAGATCGAATTTGTTTGCTATTAGAGACATAGACCTGTAGTTGGTGATGTATGTCCCATTTCCCTTTTACACGGACGGAACTATCTGTAGAATACATTGTTACATAGACAAACTATTCTGTAGAAAGTTTTTTCAATTTTTAGAATAACGCGTACTGGCCACCTGTTATAGCTACTAAGGTTACTCCTTGCTTATCGGCAATACTTACAGGACTTAGTGTATTTGTTCCACCACCCAGATTTGTTACTGTAGCTGATATAAGAGTTCCTGTATTATTTCTAAAAACATTATATTTTCCTACATTTACAGGAATCGAGTATCCTGTATTAAGTTCTATGGTATATGTCCCTGTTGCTGTAATATTATAAAATACTCCAAATGTCTTTGGGCTTATCGTAAGAGTTCCACCAGAAGTTACAGATGAATAATATATACCACTTTGTGAAGCTCCATCGACATCGAGTATAAATCCAGGTGTTGGATTTGTGTTAATTCCTATACTTGACGCAACGAATTGTTGAGTACTTATACTTGAAATATTCATAAAACTACTTAGATATCCTGAAGATCCTAAGCCTTGAACTGTATTACTAATTGTGACTATTGAATTTGATAAAGTGGTAAAATTACTATTAACTATACTAGTAACACTGTCCACTGAATTTGAAAGAGTGATAAAATTACTATTCACTGTAGTAGTAAGAGTTCCTATTGAATTTGAAAGAGTGGTAAAATTACTATTCACTGTAGTAGTAAGAGTTCCTATTGAATTTGATAAAGTGTTAAAATTAGTATTAACTAGATTACTAACAGTCGCTATTGAATTTGATAAAGTGTTAAAATTAGTATTAACTAGATTACTAACAGTCGCTATTGAATTTGATAGAGTAGTAAAATTACTATTCACTGTAGTAGTAAGAGTTCCTATTGAATTTGATAAAGTGGTAAAATTACTATTCACTGTAGTAGTAAGAGTTCCTATTGAATTTGATAAAGTGGTAAAATTACTATTCACTGTAGTAGTAAGAGTTCCTATTGAATTTGATAAAGTGTTAAAATTAGTATTAACTAGATTACTAACAGTCGCTATTGAATTTGAAAGAGTATTAAAATTAGCATTCACTGTACTAAGAAGTATATTTGTTGTAGATGCGAGGGAAGCTGCACTTACGTAGGTAGAATTTCCTAGCCCTTGTACTGTAGAGACTAGGGAAGCTGAACTTACATATCCAGAAAATCCTAATCCTTGTACCGTTGAAACTAGAGAAGCTGAACTTACATATCGAGAAAATCCTAAACCTTGTACCGTTGAAACTAGAGAGGCCGAACTTACATATCCAGAAAATCCTAAACCTTGTACAGTTGAAGGAATTAAAGTGTTGAGAATCATATTAGTTGTTGAAACTAGAGAAGCTGAACTAACGTAGGTAGAAGATCCCAAGCCTTGTACCGTTGAAACTAGAGAAGCTGAACTCACGTAGGTAGAAGATCCCAAGCCTTGTACCGTTGAAACTAGAGAAGCTGAACTCACGTAGGTAGAAGATCCCAAGCCTTGTACCGTTGAAACTAGAGAAGCTGAACTAACGTAGGTAGAAGTACCTAATCCTCTTACTGTAGATACTAGAGAGGCTGAACTTACATACCCTGACATCCCCAATCCTTCCACAGTTGAAACAAGCCTTGTCTGTGTTACAACTGGAATTGTATTTATAAATATATTAGACGCATTTATGGTTCCACCAACATCGATCGTATATGCAGGAGAATTACAATTTATACCTATGCTCGATGTTATGGTACGAAGTGATACCGTTGTACTTACTTGAATTGTATCACTTTGAATAAATTCATTTGTTCTAGTATTATATGAAATTACATTGCATCCAGTTGTAGGAAAGGTTGCCGAGTTTGTAAAACGAACAGGATTTACAAAGAATCCAGAAGTTACAGAAGTTATTTCTGTTGCAGATGCATTAATAATTATAGAAGAAGCATTTTGATTATTAAATCCTGCCTTGTAGCCCAAGGCAACTGAATACATTCCTTGATTTGATTCTCCAGCAGATCTTCCAATGGCGATCGATGTGGTGCCTTGACGTAAATTTCCTGCAGCATCGCCAATAGAAATTGAGTAATTGGATTGAGAGGTTTGTCCAGCAGTATTTCCTATAGCAATTGAGTAAGTACCTTGATCTGATTCTCCACTAGATCTTCCCATAGCAATTGAGGTAGTACCTTGATTTGTTCTTCCTGCCGCATCACCAATAGAAATAGAGTAAGATAACTGAGAGTTTAGTGCAGCCCCAGTTCCTATTGCAATAGAATTTCCACCTTGATTTGTATATCCAGCAGACTCTCCTATAGCAATAGAATATGCAGATTGATTTAGTTGTGCAGTACTTCTTCCAATAGCGATCGATCTAGTTCCTTGATTTGCACTTCCTGCGGAATCACCAATAGAAATAGAGTAATTAGATTGAGAGCCTTGTCCAGCCCCACTTCCTATGGCAATAGAATTTCCACCTTGATTTGTATATCCAGCAGAATCTCCTATAGCAATAGAGTAATTGGATTGAGAGGTTTGTCCAGCTCTACTTCCTATAGCAATAGAGTAACTCGATTGATTTGTATATCCAGCTTCATCGCCAATAGAAATAGAGTAAGTTGATTGAGAGGTTTGCCCTGCGGTATTTCCTATAGCAATAGAATTTCCACCCTGATTTGCATTTCCTGCTGATTGGCCAATAGAAATAGAGTAACTTGATTGAGAGGTTTGTCCAGCATTATTTCCTATAGAAATAGAATTTCCACCTTGATTTGCATTTCCAGCTGCATCACCAATAGAAATAGAGTAAGTTGATTGGGAGGTTTGTCCAGCTGTATTTCCTATGGCAATAGAATTTCTACCCTGTCTTATTTGGCCAGTAGATCTTCCAATGGCAATTGAGGTAGTGCCTTGATTTGAATTTCCTGCAAGATTGCCTAGAGCAATTGAGAAGGTCCCTTGGTTTGATTCTCCAGTAGATCTTCCAATGGCGATCGAGGTAGTGCCTTGATTTGAATTTCCAGCAAGATGGCCTAGAGCAATTGAAAAAGATCCTTGATTTGATTCTCCACTAGATCTTCCAATAGCTATTGATGTAGTTCCTTGATTTACTTTTCCTGCTGAATCGCCAATAGAAATAGAGAAATTAGATTGAGATGTTTGTCCAGCTGCATTTCCTATCGCAATAGAATTTGAACTCTGTGATTGTTGTCCAGAAAAACTACCAAGAGCAACTGCATTCATTCCTTGATTAGAAGTTCCACTAGATCTTCCAATAGCAATTGATGTAGTTCCTTGATTTATTCTTCCTGCGGCATCACCAATAGAAATAGAGAAAGATAACTGAGAATTTTGTCCAGCGGTATTTCCTATCGCAATAGAATTTGTAGCTTGATTTGATTCTCCACTAGATCTTCCCATAGCAATTGATGTAGTTCCTTGATTTACTCTTCCTGCGGCATCACCAATAGAAATAGAGAAATTCGATTGAGAGGTTTGTCCAGCGGTATTTCCTATGGCAATAGAATTTCTAGATTGATTTGATTCTCCACTAAATCTTCCAATAGCTATTGAGGTAGTACCTTGATTGAGATTTCCTGCTTCTTCGCCAATAGAAATAGAGTAATTCGATTGAAAGGTTTGTCCAGCATTATTTCCTATAGAAATAGCATTCACGCCCTGTGAATTCTGTCCAGAAAAGGTACCAATAGCAATAGAATTTCCAGCTTGATTTGAATTTCCAGCAGCATATCCTAAAGCAATTGCGCCAAGTTCTTGACCAGTTAGACCAGCATTAGAACCAAGTGGAAAAGTTCTTGATTCTGCAAAATTTATAAGTCCGTATGTTTTACTATATATTGTATTACTAAGTGATAGTGTTGTTGATATCAAATCAACAAGATATACTCCTGTTCCACCAATCGTTGTAATAACACGAAACCCATTCACAAATATATTATTAGCATTTATTGATCCGTCCACATCAACTGTGTACTGTGGTAAATTACAATTTACACCAATACTTGATACTACTAATTGCTGTACACTTATAGTTGAAATATTAATAAAACTACTAAAATATATAGATCCTAATCCTTCTACTGTAGATACTAAGGATGCTGAACTTACGTAAGTGGAAGAACCTAGCCCACTTACTGTTGATGGAAGTATTACACTAACAAACATATTGGTGGTTGATGCTAAGGAGGCTGAACTTACATAGGTTGAAGATCCAAGACCTCTTACTGTAGATACTAAGGAAGAAGAACTTACATAAGATGATGAACCAAGACCAGAAACAGTAGATGGAATTATTAGACTAACAATCATAGATGTTGTAGATGCCAATGAGGCTGAGCTAACATATGCTGAAGATCCCAATCCTTCTACTGTAGATACTAAAGAAGTTGAACTTACATAGGTGGAAGATCCTAAACCGGCTACAGTTGAAGGAATCAATGTATCAAGAATCATAGATGTAGTTGAGACTAAGGATGCAGAACTTACATAGCTTGATGATCCCAAACCTGTGACTGTTGAAGGAATGATTGCACTAACAATCATAGATGTAGTTGAAACCAAGGATGCTGAACTTACATACCCAGACGATCCCAACCCTCTAACTGTTGACGGTAGTAATACACTAACAATGGCACTTGTAGTTGAAGCTAACGATGCAGCACTAACATATGTAACGGATCCAAGTCCTTGTACTGTAGACACTAGAGAGGCTGAACTTACATAAGTGGAAGATCCTAAGCCGGCTACGGTTGAAGGAATCAATATATCAAGGATCATAGTTGTCGTTGAAACTAACGACGCCGAACTTACATAAGTAGAAGTTCCCAATCCTTGAACTGTAGATACTAAGGAAGCTGAACTTACATATCTAGAAGATCCTAAACCTGCTACGGTTGAAGGAATCAAAACGTTAAGAATCATATTGGTGGTTGAGACTAAGGATGCTGCACTAACATATGTGACGGATCCGAGTCCTTGTACTGTAGATACTAAGGAAGGTGAGCTTACATAGGTGGAAGATCCTAAGCCGGCTACTGTTGAAGGAATTATTACACTAACAATCATATTAGTTGTAGAGGCTAAGGAGGCTGCACTGACATAGGTAGAAGATCCCAACCCTTGTACTGTAGATACTAGGGAAGCAGAACTGACATAGGTAGAAGATCCTAGCCCAATTACTGTAGAAACTAGCGAAGCCGAACTTACATATTTGGATGATCCCAAACCAACTACTGTAGAAACCAATGATGCCGAACTTACGTAGCTAGAAGATCCTAATCCCTGTACTGTTGATACTAAAGAAGAAGAGCTTACATATCCGGAAGTTCCTAATCCAATTACTGTACTTATAAGATTACTCTTTAGTGTAGAAAACATTATAGTTGATAGTGTACTAAGTCCCGGCTGTATTGTTGTTAATATATCTAACACAGAACAACTGACCGTAGGTATACTTATAGAACTAAGAAGATCTAAGGTACTGTACCATACAATTTTACCATCAATGCCAATAGCAGGAAGTTGCAAGGGTTTAATAAAATCAGAAGTTGCTGGATCTATTGCAACAACATTACGGATAATAAGATTTTTTGTATCAATTATGAAGTTGCTAGACATACTATTTGTAATAATATTTTATATTGAATGATATAGATGGAGACAATTTCTAGTATTCAGCAATTAAATTTGTCAAATGTAATAAAGCTAAAACTATTTGATCTATCTGGAGTATGTGTTTCTAACTATGCGCCACCCTTTGATAGAACACCTTTATATATACAAAATTTACAGGTAATTAAATCTGTAGAAAGCTTCGATCTATCTGGATCAATAAACTTATATGAAATAGATCTATCTGGAGTAATACATTTATCTACGATAACAGGAATAGAGGATTCGTATGTTATTAAATTAGATGATATCAACTCATCATTACAAACGACTATTCAGAAAGAATCAAATAATAAGAATGCCTTCATAAATCTTGATTATGATCTACTGAAAAAGAATTTATTTACGTGGGCTGCAAATGGATATCCAGATTCTTTTAAAGCTTATACAATGAAAATGAATGACCCCACCATTACAAATGGAAGATACACATGTAGTGATGGCGTTTTTCGCGATGTTTGGGAGTATATCCCATTTATACTAGGAATGAGTATTCATGAACTTGTTACTTCATTTCAAGTAAAGTTAAAGGGAATGACTCTTTCATATTCTGTAGAAGTAAATCCAACTACTCTCAATTTACATGTATCAAAGGCCTAAGTAGGAATAAAATAAGGGTGGCTACGTATCAACAAGGTTTGCATGTTCCATTTTGTTGCTAAATATCCTTCCACATTTTGCCGATCTAACTTACTTAGTACTGTAGAATATAGTATGATTTCATATATTATTCCGGAAAAATTATTTCCTATAGTATTTATAATTGTAGCTTCTGTAGAACCAGAATATCCGTAGTTTTGACGTCCCATATAGTAATTAGAAAAGGATGAAGGAGTTATAGTCCATGATAATAAATTTGTAGGAAATCCTGGGCCACTGCCTCCACCAAAAAAATATGTAGAAGCGCCAGGTCCATTCACCAAGGCATATGGATTAGTAAGATTATAGTTAGCTTGAAGATCATTGTTTCCATTCGTTGTAGTATATACATATGCACCCTGTACCGATGATGGTGAAGCAACTATGAAAGCAGTATATGTTGCTAAAGATCCTGGAGTGAATTGATATACTTGTGAACCCGTAAATGATATTCCGCCGCGGGCAATAAAACTTCCTGCTGATGACGCTGTTGCATTTGAACCCGATACCTTGTTATACCAGATTGGAATATTTGTCCCTGTTAAAGGTATTGCATTTGAGTCATTATTCGGATCAGCGCCATCAAGCCAAGTTATAAGCGATCCTGCAGATATTTGATTAGGAAGTAGTATTCTATTTGCATATGATCCTAAAATGCCTATGAGATGCATACTAACCGTATCGTTAGATATTTTCAAACACGAATTGCATGAATTCCTAAGGTGATTGGACTTGTTTTTACAGAAAATCCAAGAGTAATTCCTTGTAAATTCAGCTGATGTAGTTCAAGCATAGTTTGTATAGAAGAACCGAGTACAAATACTATATATTCCCAGACATCGCGAAGTACTCCATCACTACATGTGTATCTTCCATTCAGAACTTCTGGCTCTGTAAGTACAAATTCATAGACTAGATATGAATCAGAATATCCATGAATCCCCCATATGTGCAAGTTTGTTTCAAGAGTATCGTAGTCAAGATTTTGTAAGACATCGCGATTATTTTTCTCAATTCTCTTCAAATCCTGAATAGTTGACTGTATAGTATCAAGGGTAATTGCGCCGGAACAAGCGATACTTGTATCAGTTGTCACAAGAAGACTTACAATCAGTGGATTTTCTTGGATTGAATAATCAATCCGTATACCCTTTATATTTGTTTGATACGAGTCTATAAGTACTTTAATAGGATTTCCTAGTACAAAGTCTACATATTCGGAAGAATCTCTTATAGTTCCATCACTCGATGTATAATCAGAAATATCTAAGTTAAAAGTATAGACTACATATGAATCAGGAAACCCCTTGCTGCCCCACACATATAGATTATTTTGTAGTACACTAAGATCTAGCGATAATAATACCCTTTTACACCTTTCCTCTTGATATAGTAAGGCCTTATTTGAAGACATAATATTTTGTATACTAATCGGCTTAGCAATTTCATATATAGTTGACACTCCAGATAGATCAACAGCAGTAAGTGTAGAGTATGCACTTAGATTGAACTCGTAAGGGGCAACTAGCTCGACAGATCCTGATATATCACTCACGATAATAGAAGAAATCGTTGATACATTCAATTGCCGGATATTATATAACTTCATCTAAAGTGTAGATCTTTAAAAAAGAGCATATGTTGTCGCGGTTGCAACCATTAGAGTTATAGATTGATATTGATTCACTATAACAGGGCTCATTATACCTCCAGTGGCAGGAGTAACGAAACTAATATTCATTGAAATAATTCCAGGAGAATTGTTTCTAAATACATTATATTTCCCTATATTTGGAGTGGATGAATTAGAAAGAGTAATTGTATATGCCGCCTGGTTACTAAGATTATAAAATACGCCAAAATTTGCTGGTGTTATTGATGTAGCAGTTGTAGTTGAATAGTATGCCGCCCCTTGCACAGGTCCATTCACATCAAGTAAGTATCCACCATAAGGAGTAGCAGTATTTATGGCAACTGCTGGAATATTTATAAAACTACTTAGATAACCACTGCTCCCAAGACCTTCTATTGATGATACAAGACTTCCAAGTACAACGCCATTCGCAGTGTTTGTCGTTACGACTGCAACTCCATTTATAAAAATATTATTTGCTGAATTAATTGTTCCGTTTACATCAAGAGTGTAAGTAGGAAGATTACAATTTACACCTATACTTGAAGCTACAAATCTCTGAGTACTTATATTAGAAATATTTATAAAACTACTTATATATCCAGAAGAACCTATTCCTCTTACAGTTGATACTAGACTCAAAGAACTTACATAGGTAGAAGACCCTAGTCCTTGTACAGTAGATGCTAAAGAAGCTGAACTTACATAGGTAGAAGAACCTAATCCTTGTAGAGTAGATACTAAGGAAGCTGAACTTACGTAGCTAGAAGATCCCAGTCCTGTTACCGTTGAAGGAAATGCTACACTCATAATTCCATCGGTAGTTGATACTAAACTCAATGTACTTACGTACAAAGAGGAACCTAGTCCTTCTACAGTAGACACTAGGGAAGCTGAACTTACATATCCAGAAAATCCTAGCCCTGTTACAGTGGATGGAACTGCCAGATTCATAATTCCATTTGTAGTAGATGCTAAGGATGCTGCACTAACGTAGGTAGAAGATCCTAACCCTCTTACAGTAGACACCAAGGACGCAGAACTCACATAGGTAGAAGATCCCAATCCTGTTACCGTTGAAGGAACTACCACATTGATAAATATATTTCTCAGTTCACTTGTCGTTGATACTAAACTTAATGTACTTACATACAAAGAGGAACCTAGTCCTTCTACAGTAGATACTAGGGAAGCTGAACTTACATACCCAGAAAATCCTAAACCTGTTACAGTGGATGGAACTGCAAGATTCATAATTCCATTTGTAGTAGATGCTAAGGATGCTGCACTTACATAGGTAGAAGAACCTAACCCTCTTACAGTAGACACCAGAGACGCAGAACTCACGTAGGTAGAAGATCCCAATCCTGATACCGTTGAAGGGACTACCACATTGATAAATATATTTGTAAGTTCACTTGTCGTTGATACTAAGGATGCCGAACTTACGTATGAAGCAGAACCGAGTCCTTGTACGGTAGATACTAAGGAAGCTGAACTTACATAGGCTGAAGATCCTAAACCCGTTACCGTGGATGGAACTGCCAGATTCATAATTCCATTTGTAGTAGATGCTAAGGATGCTGCACTAACGTAGGTAGAAGAACCTAACCCTCTTACAGTAGAGACCAAGGAAGCGGAACTTATATATGATAATGATCCTAAGCCGTCAAGTGTAGACACTATCGAACTTGAACTTACATATCCAGAAGTTCCCAAACCCTGTGTTGTTGATACTAGATTCAACGAACTAACATAACCAGAAGATCCCAAGCCAATGACACTAGAAATTGACTGACTAACAGTAACACCTGAAGCCTGAACAATTGAATTTATCAAAGCGAAGGTTGTTGATACTAATGATAGAGAACTTACATAACCGGAAGTTCCTAAACCAACTGTTGTACTTACAGCAGTATTTGTCAAGGTTGATGAAAATACAGTAGAAAGAGTACTTAATCCGGGCTGTATTGTTGTTAATATATGTAGAACAGAACAGCTTACTGTTGGTATACTTATTGTACTAAGAAGATCAAGAGTACTATACCATACAAGTTTCCCAGACTCTCCAACGGATGGAATTTGCAAGGGCTGTACGTAGTCATAATTACTCTCATTTATAGCAATTACCCTAGTAATTCTAAGAATATTTGTATTATTGGGTATCGACATTCTATATCTAAGCAATATTCTGTATACTTATGAATATTGAACCCGTGGTTCCAAAATAAAGATGCATATCATTACTATGCAGAGCATTCTGTAGTTGACCATTATTAACACCATTAGGCATATAATGTACAAGATTATAATTCATACTATAATTACTTACCGTGTTGGGAGGTATTTGTATTTTTATTGGAGTTGTATAAAAATTCGATGCATTAATATAATTATTTATACCACTTTCTAAGAGTATACGCGTGTTTCCAGCATATAAGAAGGAAGTAGTATTTGTTTCTAATAATTGAGTATTGCCATATTGAAGAAAAGAGGAAATAGGGAGAATAGCTACATTTGATGCACCAGTAGCTAATTTAGAGAAAGCAATATTGGGATAAACATCAAGAGTTATTCTAGAATTTGAATTAATATAATTACTGAATGGAGCAAGACTAATAGTGGCAGTTGAGAAGGTCATATTGCGCAAATTAGTAAGTGTTCCTTCTATTCTTCCAGTATTTCCAGAATATGTTAATGAACTTGTGAAAAAGGTAGATATATAAATAACTAAATTTGTATTTTGAAATACACTATTCCCTCCTATTACAGTAACTTGACCGTTTGTATCAAAACGAATAATACCATTCGTAGTTGCTAGAGCGGCAGTTGTACTTACAAGATCAGATGTACTTACATAACCTGATGAGCCAAGGCCTTGTACAGTTGATGTGAATGATACACTACTAAGATATCCTGATGAACCAAGGCCTTGCACCGTTGATGCCATCGATAGACTACTGAGATATCCTGATGAACCAAGGCCTTGCACCGTTGATGCCATCGATAGACTACTGAGATATCCTGATGAACCAAGGCCTTCTACTGTTGATACCATCGATAGACTACTAAAATATCCTGATGAACCAAGGCCTTGTACCGTTGATACTAGTATCAAACTACTAAGATATCCTGAAGAACCAAGCCCCGCCACAGTGGATATAAGATTTATTTGCTGATTGTTAGTAATACCCGTTGTTGTTGATGCTAGAGAGGCTGAACTCACATAGCCAGAAGATCCCAAGCCGCGTACAGTTGATATAATATTTGTCTGTTGATTAGTTGCACCACTGCCAATTTGAGATACTATACCCGCTGTTGTTGATGCTAGAGAGGCTGAACTCACATATCCAGAAGATCCCAGGCCGCGCACAGTTGATACAATATTTGTCTGTTGAGTTGTACCGCCAGTGCCAATTTGATTTACTATACCTGCTGTTGTTGATACTAGAGAGGCTGAACTAACATAGCCAGAAGATCCCAGGCCGCCTACAGTTGATATGAGATTTAACTGGTCATTTGATCCCATAGTAGTAAGTACACCCGCCGTTGTCGATACTAGGGAAGCTGAACTCACGTAACTAGAAGACCCTAACCCGCGAACAGTTGAGATAAGAACTGGCATTGTAACTCCAATACTTCCTCCAAGAAGACTCTGTATTTGAGTATTCATTGTTACAAGATCTGGTCCACCGAGATTTGAAGAAGCTCCTACAAAATCGAGCCACTGCGTTCCGCCGAGGCCGTCTGTTACAAGTATCTTTCCGCTTCCAAGTATCTGATCTGTTCTTGCATCTACTGCATATACTTTACGAAGAACAATCGATGTATTCATTCTTCTCTAATGCGGGATTATTCTAAACAAGCATTATCGCACTCAGGAACAGATGACCCAGGGCGGAGGATTACTTCAATTAGTTGCCAAAGGAAAACAAGATGTTTTCTTAACCGGTAATCCACAAGTGACGTGGTTTAAAATGGTTTACCGCAGATACACAAGTTTTTCAATTGAGCAGCAAATTATACCCTTTGATTCGCAAGCCGATTTCGGTAGGAGGATAACAGTTTTGATTCCACGAAAGGGTGATTTATTAGGTGCCTTGTGGCTAGAAATAAATCTTCCGGCAATTACTGATTCTATCACAGGGGAACGCCTCTCTTACTCAAATTCAGTAGCCCATTCTCTCATTCAAGAAGTTAGTATAGAAATTGGATCGCAAGAAATTGATAAACAGACTGGAGAATGGATGGAACTTTGGTCGAATTTGACAGTTCCTAATGATAAGGTTGATGGCTGGAATTCAATGATAGGAAAAACACTGAGTGCAAATTATGGAAATGCTCCGAGTTCTTCTATAAACAAGTATGGACCTATCCAACTCTACGTCCCTCTTCGCTTCTGGTTCTGTAAAAATCCTGGACTGTATCTACCTCTTTTAGCCTTACAACACCATCCCATTCGTATTAATATAACTCTACGTCCTCTGCAACAATTATTTATTTATGAAACACCTGGGCAAGATCCCTGCGACCAAACAGTTGCTCCAGCATCAATAATCAATATGACAATGTACGGCGATTTTGTCCATCTAGATACTGAAGAGAGAAGAAGATTTGTTGCAAATTCGCATGAATATCTTATTGAACAGATTCAGTATACACCACCGATTTCTATTGATAAAACTGCGACAACGATCCAAGTTCCTATGGAATTTAATCACCCGATTCGCGAATTATTCTGGGTCGTCCAAAGAAGTGCGGCAGTTGCTGCACATCAGTGGTTCAACTATACGAATTTGGCACTTGGTGAAACCTCGACGCAGGGAGTTCAGAATCTAATTACAACGGCCTTACTACGGATTGATGGATATGACAGATTCGATATTCGCAATGCAGATTATTTTAGACTCGTACAACCCTTCCAGTATCATACTACAATACCGATTAATGACTATATTTATACATACAGTTTCGCCATAAAACCAGAAGATATACAGCCGAGTGGAAGTCTCAATGCCAGTCGCATTGACAATATAAATCTACAGCTCGAAATGAATACGAATGTTTTACCGCCGCGTGGACCGGCCACCGTTCGCGTCTATGGATTGAATCACAATATTCTGAGAATTGTTGACGGATTTGGAGGGCTTCTATTTAAAATATAAGAGGCGAGTACATGTAACATGGACTATGGCCCACCATGCATTATTATTCCGACTGATCAAGGAATCATAAAGAAACAACAGCATAGAAAGTATAAGACCCACGATACTAGTATTCAAAAGCGTATACATGAACAGGCCTATGAAATTCTAAAACACTATTCCCTTTTACAAACTCCCAGAATTCTTGAATCAGAACATACTTACTGTATGGAAAGAATTGATACATCGAAGCCGATATGGTTAGGTGTAAAAGATAGTTATATAGAGTATGACGTAAATTTTATTCAGAATCTAAAAGAAGAACTTGCTAGATTCTGGAATGATATGTGGAATCTTGGCTATGCACCGTGGGATTTTGAACTCTATGTACAACCCTCTAACAGGGTGATGATTCTTGATTATGACAAGTATGGTCTGAAAATTGGATCCGTTGTATATATGTATACTAGATCTATAAATCCGCAGTTCTTTCTACATCCGTGTTTTCCTAAGAATTTTTCTGAAAAAGTTGGAAGCTTCGGATTTCAATAGATAAGGATCTATATAGAATGACATCTGTACTTCGCCAACTTGCTAATAATACACGTCTGCCGTATCCGTCTCCTGCGGTTACATTAACATATGGTGATAACAAAGTTGTCCCTTTTACATATAATAAATCAAATGGAGTTCTAGATTTTGATTTTTCTACTGGCTTTACAGCATCGACATCAATAGACAGTAATAATACTGTATATATTCAAGGTGCTTCATTTAATGCATTACATAATGTAACGGATATTGGTCCGAATATTGTTGCCTGGTGTGAGGGATCTCAAGTAAACGCTGATGTAGGATCAGTAAAAATTGTAGAAAAACCTATTGTTGTTCGTACAAACCAAATTGCAGTATTACGCGAACCTGATGATAATGAGGCTATGCATGAATCTGATACACCCTTTGATTTTGAAAGTGCGTCGGGTTCCGTAGCAACGAATTACAATGCTACCTATGTATTTAAGAAACCACTTGTACTAACATATACACGCGAGGGTGAGAGAAAATATAGAATGTTCAATACACAATTCGAGGGAAATACTTAGATTTTATATAGAGAGATGATCTTTGAAGAAATTATCTTCAAACATCATTTTGAATCCGCAAGCTAGATTTATACGTCAAACTCCGGCTCAACATAACATGCTAATATATAGTGGGAATGGGTCTAATGGAGTTTCCAGCAGTTTCCCAAAGTCGTTTAGAATTTTGGAAAGATCCACAATATACCCGAAGTGGAATGTGGTGGTTTACTCTTTTCTTTGGCTTTGTGGGATTACATCATCTTCTTTTACGTAGTCCTCAAACCGCCTTACTTTTTTTTATATTTAATGGTCTTTTGTTAGGGTATCCTTGGTTCTATGATCTCATTCAGCTTTCTTCTAAAGATATCGGCGGTCTAGGAACTGAGGGACTCAATACCTACGGATTGGGTCATCCCTTTGGTTCCTTGGGACTTGGACAAGGAATGTGGGTGCCTGATGGTGAACCAATTCCTGATACAAAGATGCCGAGTCCGTGGTTATTTCTCGCATATGTTGCTCTTCTTCCAGTAGGATTTCTATCAACTCTTATCGCAGGAGATAAGAACAATGCACTCTCAAGATTTGCCTTATTAATAGTTGTACCACTTGGCTGGGTAATAGGAACTATTGCGATGTTGTATGACTGTTTCATTACTCTGGTAAAACCGGCAGAACTTTTCGCCTTTGGTACAAAGCGCTTCTTCCCTTTTACAGCACTAGGAATGGACACGGATGGACATAGTCCAAATTTAACCAATGATACCCAGGTAAAACGGTGTCCAAGTGGAGGAATCTTACAAGATATTGCTAAAACGGGAATTGCAGTAGGTTCACTAGCGGCAACAACAGTAGGACTTGGACCAGTTGTACAGCCGATCATTGCTTCAGGAAGAGCGCTCGAGCAAACAGTTGTAGGTGGGATAGAAGGTTTAGTGGATGGAGCTAAGGTGGTCGTTGATAAGGCTGGTGAAATTCCTCCGATCTTAGGAAAAATTGGAAAACTGGCAGAAATCGCGGGAACTTCAAGCATTCCAAGCATTCCTAGCATTCCTAGCATTCCTAGCATTCCTAGCCTTCCTAAAATGAAGGGCGGAGCCATAACCACCCCTCTAGAGTATCTTACAATCGGCTGCTTCATTGCGGTCGTCGGCGGAGCTTTCCTTCTTACGGCAGGTAGATTTAAGAATGTCCCAGCAAAGGATGATACCCCTCCAAAAGCATGAGCAGTTTGAAGAATTATATACATCAACAAAGGAACCCATCCTAGTATATTTCACCGCGGACTGGTGCGGTGCCTGTAAACACATCGATTGGGAATTTCTTTTAAACGAATTTCCAGATCTTCCAGTCTATAAATGCAATATTGACGAAAACAAATACACTCCAGGCTTCTGCCAAGTACGCAGCATCCCTAGTTTTATGATCGTACACCCAGGAAAACGAGTAACCGGCCCCTTTCAAACTAGCGCAACAGCTAAGGCCGCATCGTGGATATATTCGAATCTTAAATAACAACTAAAACAGATGTTACCGCAAACAATGGCAAACTATCAGATTCTCATTGTTGGTGGTGGTTTAGCAGGACTACACACAGCTCTTCGTACATCAGAAAAATATCCGAATCTACAGATTGCCGTTGCCGAACTTTATCCTGGCTTGGGAGGACGCGTCCAGACTTATTATCCTAAAGAGTTTCCAGGGATACACTGGGAAAATGGAGCGGGACGTTACCACAAATCTCATCGCCTTGTTCGCCACTATATACAAAAATACGGACTCACAGAAATTCCCATCAATCCTAAACAAGTTTACAGAGAGAACTCTATAGATTACCCAGATACTTGGCCGACTATTTCGGATGTCCTGGCGTCGACACTCGGCCAACTATCTGAAAAAAATCTAGCCATTCACACAGTCAAAGAACTCTTGAAAAAATTCAAGCTCGATGACTATCTCCACCATTTTGCATATCGCGCCGAAGCAGATACTCTTCGCGCAGATCTAGCTCTAAAGGCGTTTACACATGAAATGAATTCTTCCGCAGATTTCTTCGTAGTTGCCGAGGGTTTCAGTACCTTGATAAAGAGAATGAGAGAGGAGTTAGAGAGTAGAGGTGTGACCTTCTTATTTAACCATCGCCTATCGGCAGTGGAACCGCACACAACTCCAATTCTATGCAAATTTGTAGTGAAACGGAAACACGCGACTATCACTGCGGACAAGGTAATTCTAGCAGTTCAGAGTGAAGCTCTCAAAGGCATAAGCCCCTTTCAGAATCTCCCCGTTTTAAAACATCTAGCAATGAAACCCCTACTCAGAACCTATGGTATATTTCCAACAAAGAACAAAGTTCCGTGGTTCGATCATATTCCTAAAACAGTCGCACGATCACCGCTAAGATACATAATTCCAATTAATCCTGAGAAAGGAGTCATCATGACCTCTTACACAGATTCCGAAGATACTAATCATTGGCGCACCAAAACAGCTGAAAAGGATATTTTGAAAGAACTTCGAAAGGAGTTTCCTGGTCGCGAGATCCCAGATCCCTTGTTTTTTAAGGAGCATTGGTGGAAGGAGGGATGTACCTACTGGCTTCCCGGCCTTTATGATCCTCAAGAAGAATCCGACAAGGTGATGTGTCCGCAACCAGGAAAATGGCAGAATCTCTTTGTTTGCGGAGAAAGTTATAGTATGCGCCAGGCGTGGATGGAAGGTGCCTTGGAACATTCAGAATCGATGTTAAAGAGACATCTATTCTAGATGAACTCGCACATCGGTCTGTCACTCTTCCATATTCTCGCCGTGGCACCCTTTTTCATATATGTGGCCATTGTCCGTGGTCAACTCATGCCATGGATTTTCACAACTCTCCAAATTCTCGGACTTATTTTACTTGTATATCATTCATATAAGACAGTTATCAAGTGGAAGGCTCATAGCTTGAGCACATGGATCAACATACTCCATGTTGTAGCAGTTGCCCCTCTCATTCTATATATTGGCACTATGGGCTACGATACGCCGAGATGGGCGTTTGAAGTACTTGCCATGTTAGGATTCTCAGCCCTAGGCTACCACATCTATAGCATCATAGTGACTCTACAGGAAATGAATAAAAATATAGCTGTCAAAGAAACCTAGATAGCATCTAGACCTAGACCTTCACGCACCTCCTTCTTACATAGGATAGACGGCGGTAAGCAACCAGCAAGATGATAAATATAGGATGGCTTACTGGCGAAGGTTTGCGAACACTCCTTACAACTTAGAACAGATCCCGTCTTTTCAAGAAATTGATTCACTTCCTTGGAAAGATGACGCAGCGAATAATGACTACGAAGACCCGCCTTCGTTAGACTCTCAAATTCACAAGAAGGACAGTTATATGTCTTAGCCCGTTCGGCAGCACTTTCAGGATGTCTTGCATCAATATGCTTATCTAGACCCTGTTTCGTAGATGTTTCATATACACAATCCTTACATTTATGCTTGAGAGCCCCATCATGATTCGCCTTATAGTGCATGTGCATAGTCGATTGATTATTCTTTACAACATTGCAATGAATACATACATAGTTTCCATTTGTATCTTTTTGATATTCATAGACCATTTTACCTGTGTATAAAAGGGCGGAAAAATTTCAATTTTTAGGAAAATAAAAAATGAATTCAAACCGAATCAAAAAACCAGGTAACAATGCTAAGACAAATAGGAGGAACTCTTGAACTGACATCGAAGGTTAGGTATGGAATGACGTCTCGTGGAGTTCCACTCTTTCGCTTTATTCCTTATGATAAGCGATTCGCTCCTCTAGCCGTCGGTTGTTCTCAGAGAGATCTGATGCATAATATTCATGCAATTGTTGAACCTCAGGGAGAGCCAAAGAAGGGAGAACTACAGCGGGCGAATATTATTAAAAGTCTGGGTCATCCCACCGAAGAAACAGAACTCCAGCTTCTCATCGCCACCTACGCCCAAGATAGTAAAAAGGAGAAGCCTCTAATGAAAGCGAACCAAGGAATTCTGTTTCTTCCTGCGAGAACTCGAATGCCAGGTATCACCTTTCACATTGATCCACCAGGTTGTAAGGATGTTGACGACAGCTTTACTGTATATAAGAAGGATTCTGAGACATGGATTATTACAATAAATATTGCCGATGTTTCCTATCATGTACAAGAGGGTTCACCACTTGATACCTTTGCGAAAGAGAGGTCGACGAGCTTCTATACTCCTGATGGAGAGGCAGTATATCCGATGCTCCCAAAAGATCTTGAAGAAATTGTGTCGCTTCTTCCAGGATCTTCCAAGCTCTCGGTAAGCATCTCCTTCACCTTTTCAAACAATAAGGTTTCAGAGGTAGGCTGGCATCTTACAGAAACATGTACGAACTACTCTTACACCTATAACGAAGCCGATAAGCATCTAGAACAAATTGAAGAACTCTTTATTCTTAAGAAGGTATGTGAGAGTTTGTATGATAAGCCGTGTATGAATAGCCACGAAATTGTAGAACGGCTCATGATCTTTTACAATGAAGAGGCTGGTCATATTCTGAAAAAGGCTGGCGCAGGCATTCTACGCAGACATAAGGATTCTGAGAAAGAGCTGCACATTCTAGGTGTTCCAGAATTCTTAGTGTATGAGGCGGCACAGTATTGTTTAGCAACGGATACTGATACTAGGCACCATGGCCTTAGTTCAGATGCCTATGCCTATGCCAGCTCTCCAATTCGGCGTTATGCAGATTTAGTAAACCAGAGATCGATTAAGAAATTAATTAATGGTGAAACTCCGAATCCTTCCGTGGAAGCACTGGTTGAAGAATTAAATCGTAGACAAAAACAAGCGAAGGCCTTTCAGCGTGACCTCTTCTTTATGAAACATCTTAAGGGGACTAGTCAAGCTGTGGAAGGCATTGTAACAGATGTCTGTGAAAAGACAAAGATTTGGGTGCCGGCATGGAAACGCCGCATTAGTAAAAAGACTACAACCGAAAAATTTCAGAGAGGTGAGAAGGTTCTGATAACCTGGTATGAAAATAGGGAACAGCCGAGATGGAAGGATCGTATTGTATTTAATCTAAGCTAAGTACCGTCAAGTTTAAAAGGTAAGAACCCTACCGGTTCTTAACTTTTAAACTTTCGGCAATGCCGTTAAGTACAGAAATTTAAGGAACTCCTCTAAAGGAGGAGTTCTTAAATTCGGTACTTAACGGTAGAATGCCTTTGGTTCCTCAATCTCAGGCAGATCGAATAAAGAGGTTAGAGGAAAGAAATACATATGCAAACTATGTAATTGATGAGCAAGCTGCGCGAGAAAAGCGTATTCTAAGGGCTAATATTATAGGAGGATCTGATGCAAATTTAGAAGAATCGGCTCATATTCCAATTGTCAGAGGACCTACATATTTTAAACAAGATGAATTAACCAATATATTATTTGAAAATAGTATCCAAACAATTCCCTCTGGTTTATTCATTGATGAAGTAATACCTGGGAATGGATTTGCTAAAATACAATTTAGACTTATATCAAACGGTGCTTCCTATATTAAAGATTATCTCTATTCGCTGGATGGAGAACCTTATATATCTGTAGGATATCTTGTAAACCCTATTATTATTTCTGGACTTCAAAATGGTGTTACATATAGTATTACTATTAAGGCTCTTAATTCAATAGGATATTCTGAACCATCGAATGCTGCTACTGTTACACCTGCAACATTACCTTCTGTACCAAGTATCTCAGGAGTTCCTGGAAATACTTTGGCAATTATTACATATGACGCAACTGTTTTTAATGGTGGAGCGCCTATTTTAGAGTATACATATTCTCTAGATACTCGTATATATAGACCATTTAAAACTCTTGCAAATCCTTTAGTTGTTGATAATCTTATAAATGGAAGTAATTATATAATTCGTATAAAGAGTAGAAATTATATAGGAAGTTCAGATCCTTCAAATTCTGTATCTATTATGCCGGCATCAGTCCCTCTTGCACCCACTATTACATCTATAGACTATGGTAATAGAAGTGCAAGTGTAAATTATATAGCTGGATTTGATGGATATTCAGAAATACTAGATTATGAATATTCAATAGATACTGGAATTAGCTATATTTCTATTGGTTCTACATCAAATCCTCTTTTAATTTCTGATCTTATAAATGGAGTAACATATAATATATCTATAAGAGCTCATAACTTTATAGGTTATTCTCCTGCTTCTGCCATACTACCAGTTAAACCGAGAACAATTCCTTCAGCACCCACTATAACTCGTATAGAAAGAGGTAATTCTAACGGAACGGTATTTTTTACACAGACTGATAATGGAGGAGAGGCTATTACAGAGTATAGATATTCACTAGGATACGGCTATATATCCGCTGGATTAAATAGTCCATTTATAATTAGCGACCTCAGTAATGGCCTTACCTATGAAGTAACCATGGAACTTGTGAATAATGTAGGAAGATCTCCTCCATCCCAGATGGTATCTTTTGTTCCAGGATCTCCACCTTATATAGCATCTACAACTGTAACACTCAGTAATATGTCAGCTCTTCTATCCTTTATAATCTCAAATAATGGTGGGTATGAGATTACAAGCTATTACTACAGCGTCAATGGAACAAGTTACACTTCTTTTACACCAACCAATCCAAACAATCCAAACAATGGTTCCTACCTAATTCCTGGCCTCACAAATGGTACAACGTATCCAGTGACGATGTTCTCTTCTAATAATATTGGAGCATCACCAATATCAACTTCCTCAAATGTAACACCAGGTACAAATCCTACAGCTCCCTTTATTACATCACTAACTCTGGGCAATTTATCCGCAGTGTTAAATTTTACAGTAAGTGATATAGGAGGATATGCAATCACAAGTTATTACTACAACCTAAATGGAGGAGCATATATAAATTTTGGATCATTAAACAATCCTTATACTATTACTGGATTAACAAATGGTACAACATATTCAGTTACTATAAAAGCATCTAATGCTATAGGAATATCAGGATCATCTGCTAGTTCAAATGTAAAGCCAGGCATTCCTCCCTCAATACCAATTACAACTGTAGTACTAAGTAATATGTCAGCTCTTCTGTCTTTTACAATAGCAAATAATGGCGGATATACAATTACAAGCTATTACTATAGTATTGATGGAAGCATATACACCTCTTTTACACCAATCAGTCCAACCAATAATTCCTATCTCATTCCTGGCCTCACAAATGGTACAACGTATCCAGTAACGATGTTCTCTTCTAATAATATTGGAGCATCACCAATATCAACTTCCTCAAATGTAACACCAGGTACAAATCCTACAGCTCCCTTTATTACATCACTTACTCTGGGCAATTTATCCGCAGTGGTAAATTTTACAGTAAGTGATATAGGAGGATATGCAATCACAAGTTATTACTACAATCTAAATGGAGGAGCCTATATAAATTTTGGATCATTAAACAATCCTTATACTATTACTGGCTTAACAAATGGTACAACATATTCAGTTACTATAAAAGCATCGAATGCTATAGGAATGTCAGGATCGTCTACTAGTTCAAATGTAAAGCCAGGCATTCCTCCCTCAATACCAATTACAACTGTAGTACTAAGTAATATGTCAGCTCTTCTGTCCTTTACAATAGCAAACAATGGCGGATATACAATTACAAGCTATTACTATAGTATTGATGGAACAAGTTACACCTCTTTTACACCAATCAGTCCAACCAATAATTCCTATCTCATTCCTGGCCTCACAAATGGTACAACGTATCCAGTAACGATGTTCTCTTCTAATAATATTGGAGCATCACCAATATCAACTT